GGGGGCGCCGCCAAAAATGGTTAACGTAGGGGGCCTTTGGGTCCCTCGTCCCAAAAAGAAACACTACCCCGGTAGGGCCGTCTCAATATGGGACAGCCCTACCGCGAGGCGACCGGGGGCGCCGGGGGTCAGGTCAGAGCACGCCCAGCGCGCGCAACGCGACATAGGCCAGAGCGCCAAGGCCAGCGCCCAGGGCGACGCACTGGCGAAGGGTCAGGCCTTGCGCCTTGGGCAGGGGCATAGGGCGAGCGCCCGGAAGGGTCAGGTTATGCGCCGAGAAGGTGGCGGCGGGCGAGAGGAGCGAGGCGGGGCCGGGGCGGGTCATGTGGGTGTCTCCTTGCGACCCCCCGACTATAGGCCAGGGGGTCTTAACAGAAGGTTACTAGATGCGGGTGTTAGCGAAGCGCCCGCGCACGCTCTGGGCGGCGCCTTCGGCCGCGCGCACGGCTTGCACCGGCTCACCGTCCAGCAGCAGCTTAAGGGCGGCGGCATAGGCGCCCAGAGCGCGGCGCACCGCCCCGCCTTGCATGGTCGCGGGCTGATAGGCATTGGTCAGGGCCAGGGCTTGCGCCGCGCACGCTGCACCGTAGGCGCGACGGCGATCGGTTTCCGTATGGTTGCGGCGCCAGGAAGCGACGAATTCGGCCGCGTCCAGCAGGTAGGAGAAGGCGGCGCGATCGGTTTCCGGGGCGGTCTTAACGACGCCGGCCAGGGCTTCCAGGCAAGCCAGGACGCGGGCGGCGTTGACGTTGAGCAGGTCAGAAGGGCGGGCCATGTGGAGCGATCCAAGAGAGGAGCGGCGCGGGATGCGTCGCCAACAAGGGGACACTATCAGCTAAACTCTTAACAACAAGTTAATACGCAAAGAAAAGCGCACCGCTTGCGAGGCGGTGCGCTAGGGGAGAGGCTAGGCCAAGGCCTAGGCGGTCAGGCGTTCGAAGCGGGCGGCCTTGTCCTCACGCTGGCGAGGGAGGAAAGCCGGGTCTGCGATGCGCGAGGGGCCTTGCACCGGGGCAGGGCGCGCCAGCGCCTCCAGGGCGGCGACGTAGACGGTTGAGCCGTCGGCGTGCTGGACGGTCAGGGCCGGGGCCTCGCACGGGGCGGCGTAGCGGGCGGCCATGTTCTCCAGGCGGCGCGCCATGCGCCCGCCCTTGGCGGTCCAGTCCGCCGACACCGTGAACGCCACACAGTCGGCGACGAACTCGGCGCCCGTGGCCTCATCGGTCCAGCGCTCGACGGTCGGGGCTTGGGTGACGTCGCCGAAGTGCTGCGACAGTTCCAGGGCGAAGACCATCAGCACGGGGCCAAGGTCGGCGCCGGCCAGGGTTTGGGCGGGGAGGATCACGGAAGCGGTTTGCATGGTAGCGGCTCCAGAGAAGGAAGGGCGGCGGGGCGGGATTGCCCGGCCGCAAAGTCACCCTAGCGGGTAAAGTCTTAACAAAGGGTTAAAAGCGCCAGAGGCAAGCCAGAAGCAGCAGCCAAACCAGAACTTTGTGACCCTCTAGGAGTTTTTCCAACGATTTCAATTCCTTGCGCTATGTCACGAAAACAGGCGTGAGCTTTACTAGGGGAAGTCGTCACGAGCCAAGTATTCAGCCCGTGACATGTCATAGACGATAGGTTTGATGACTTAGCCGGGCTTAAGGCTCGATTTTGGCCAGGAAGCGCAAGGCTTCGGCCGCGTTCGCCACGCCAGCCCAGCCCAGGCGGCGCGCCAGGGTCACGGCGTCGTCGTCGCTGGCCACGCCGTGCGGCGCGTCGATACCGTAGCGCCCGGCGGTGAGGGCGGCTTGATCACGGATCGGCGACGCCAGGAAGGTTTCAGCCTCCGACACGGTGGCGAAGCGCCCGACCACGGGGACGGCGTCGCCTTGCTCCAAGGTCACGGCGACGGGGAGGGCGTCGCCCTCGTCGTCGGCTTCCTCGCCTTCCTCGTCGTCATCGGTCGCCCGGCCGTCGGCGGTCAGGTGATAGCGCACCGAGTCCCAGCCGGCGCCGCTCATCGCGTCGCCGATATAGCTGGACTTGCTCGCCAGCCATTGGCCCGCGTCGTCGGCGTCGTCGAAAGCGCCGGGCGCTTCGGTGAGCACGTCGGCGGCTTCGAACACGCAAAGCGCGACGGGGCGGCGGTAGAGTTCGGCGATTAGATCGGCCGTCGAGACGGCGCCCAGGTCCAGCGCCGGGGCGGCGGCGGCGATCATGTCGGCGGCCTTGAGCATGGCGGCGCGGGTCAGGGCGAAGTGACACACATCCGTCACGCCGTCGGCGGCCTTGGCCAGGGCGGGGCCGGCGGCGAGGTTGGCGCGGGCGATTTCCAGGGCTTCCAGGGCGGCGGCGCGGGTCAGGGCGGGGGCGGTCATGCTCAGGCGTCCTTTCGGGTGATGGTGAAGCCGGCCGCGTCCAGCGCCGCCAGCACGTCGTCAGAGTGGTTTTCCGCGACCGTGGAGCCCAGGAACGGGGCGAGGGCTTCGGTGATCACGTCGGCGGGCGTTTCGCCCGTCTGGGCGGCTTCCAGGGCGTCCAGCTTGGCTTGTTCGGCGTCGGCTTCCTCAACCAGAGAGGCGCGGGCTTCGGCGCTGAGTTCCGCGCCCCGGATGCGGGCCACGTCCAAGCCGTGCGCTTCTAGCCAATCGGTGACGAACCCTAAGGCGGCGTGTTCGTCCAGCGCCTCGCGCGCCGTGTTGAAGTCGGAGTCGGTGGCGCGCTCTTGCGCCATTTCGACAACCCAAAGCAGGGTTGCGAGGACCGAGTCGGGGGCCTTGGGCGTATGGGCGCCGGCGCTGTAGGTGATCAGCGACTCGATGAGGCGGGCGCGTTCGCCCGGCTTGTAGGGCGCTTGCGGATTTTTCAGGGCTTCGAACGCCGCATAAAGCGTTTCGGAAAGCCCCTTACCGTAAGCGGTCATGTCGGGGAGGCGGTAGCGGGTGACGGTCATGTTAGGCGACCTTCGGCAGGGCCAGGGCGGCGGCTTCGGTGTACGCTTCCAGGGCGGAGCGCAGTTCGTCGGCGCGGACGGTGGCGACAGCGGCGGCGGCGCGGCTCTTGGGCGCGTAGCCCTCGCAGCCGTCACGCAAGGCGCCGTTGACAGCGGCGACCAGATGGCCGGCGGTGGCGTCGATGGAGTCGGCGAGGCTGTAAAGATCGCCGATCAGGTCGACAGCGGCGGCGCGCTGATTCAGCGGGTCCAGCCGGGTCAGGGGCAGGACCTTTTCCGCGAGCGCGATCAAGGCCAGGGCGTGAGGGTGAGTCATCGGGGGCATGGGGCGGGGTTCCTTCGGTTCGGGCGCGGCGGCTTAGGCCGCGACAGCGGCCCAGGCGTGGACGGAAAGGGCGTTGATGCGAGCGCAGGCTTGCGCCATGCGCCAGTTAGTGACCTTGCGTTGGGCGACGGTGGCGAGGCGGGCGGCTTCCTTGGCGTCGCCCGCCGCTTGGGCGCGTTCGGCGATCATCAGGAAAAAGCGCGATTGGCGGGCGTATTCGGCCGCGCGGCGTTCGTCGCTCCAGTTGAGGCGGGCGGCGCGGCGTTGGGCGCGGCGGCGGGCCTTTTGCTCTTGGGTGAGGGGCTTGCGCATGTCGGGCGATCCTTGCGGGGGTTGATGACCCCGCCACTCTAGGCGGCGAGGTCTTAACGAAGGGTTACGCGGGGTGGCGGTACAGGTGATCACGTTGCGCGGGCGTCATGGCTTCCCAGCGGGCCGACATGTCGCGGGCGGTGGCCAGGGCGTCGGCCTTGTCGTCGCTGTAGCTGGCGACGGCTTCGCGGCGCTTGTGCATCCACTCTTGAGCGCCCCGGCCGCCCGGCAGGGGGCCAAAGCGCAGGGTGACGCGATATTCGCCCGTCTCGCGCTCGAAAGAGGCGATGATACCGGGGAGGGCGTTCATTTCAGCGAGGGCTTGAGCGCGGGTCATGGGCTTGGTTCCGAGTGCGGCCGGGCGGGATTGCCCGGCCGCAAGGAGACATTAGCGGCTAAACTCTTAACAAAAAGTTAAAGCCAGGAATGTTTCAGCGCATAACCGCCGTCACGGTCCGGCTCGCCATTGCGCGAGCCATGGGGCTTTTTCGTCCCGTTCGGCCACAGGGTGCGGCCCAGGCTGTAAACGAGGTGAAAGCCCATATCCATACCGCACCCGCCGACCTTGATTCCTTGGCGGTCGGCGTCGAAGGTGTCGCCCATGGCCTTCGCGGCAAGCCAGCCGATCGAGCGGACGCCGGGGCGCGTGCTCTTGCGGTAGAACTTGACCTGACCACGGGGCCACGTCACCGACTCCGCGTCGCCCCGGCCGTCGGCGGTGGCCTGATAGGCAATGGTCACGGTGTCGGCGTCGAAACCCGTTACGGTTCCGGTCGAGAAGGCGCGGGGGGCGTTGCGCTCCGGCGGGGTCGCATAGGCTTGAACGCCGATCTTGAAGCCGCGCGCATCGGCCGGCAAGGTGTCGGTTTGGGTGACGGTGACCGGGATAATCAGGTCAATGACCCGCAACATGCCGGAGGTCGAGACGTGGCGGAGCACGGGATAAACCGTGTCGCCCGGCTTGATCATCTTGCGCAGGCTGGCGAGGGCTTCGGCTTGTTCGGCGGCGGTCTTGGCTTTGATCAGGCGGGCCATGGGGAAAATCTCCAGGTGAGGGCGCGGAAGTGCGCCGGCAAAGGGACACTAGCGGATAAAGTCTTAACAACAGGTTAACGCGTACACGGAAAAAGAAAGGCCGCGCCAGGGGAGGCGCGGCCGGAGGGTCCTAGGCTTCGCGAAGGCAACGCTTGAGATAGCGCCGGATGCGGCCAAGGTTGAATTTGTCGATCCCGCGCCGGGCGGCGTCGCGCATGTAATAGGCCGCGCCCTCTTCGGTCAGGCCGGCCGCAACATGGGCGTGAAACAGGATCGAGTCGAACAGGTACGGCTTGCCGCTGTCGGCGCCCAGCCAATCCAGGGCCGTTTCAGGGGCGACGAGGGCGCCGGGCGTCATCCAGGGGTCGCCCGACGAGTTGAACGGGAATCCGGCCTTGAAGGCCTCCAGATAGCGGCGGATGAGGGCAGGAATCGCCTCCAGTTCCTTGACGGTGGCGTCCACTTCGATTCGGCCGTCCGGGTGGACGGTGGCGCGCTTGGCGAACGGCTTGGACGCGGCGGGGCTGGACCACGTGACGGCCTCGCTACCGGCCGGCATGGCGCGGACCATGGCGCGGCCCTTGTCGCTGTAGACGCGCACGTGAGGCGGGGCGAAGGCGTTGATGCGGTCGCGCGTGGTCAGGGTATTCCAGCCGCCCGTGTTGATCTCGACGGCGCCGTTGACATGGAAGGTCAGAACGTCGGTGTCATGCAGGCGCACGCGGCGCACGCCGTCCGACGTCGTGTAATCGAGGGTGTTTCGCGCCGGCTTGCTGGCCTTGACCAGAGTGTCGCGGCGGGCGGCGGGCAGGGCGTCCAGCATGGCGGCTTTCGACAGCGGGGCGCGGGCGTCGGCGGAGAATTGACCAAAAGACACGGTATGGATTCCTTTCACGGAATGGACGCGCCGGGGTTTCCAGCCCCGGCGCCGGGACAACTCGACCCTAGAGGCCAAGTCTTAACAAAAGGTTAAAACAGGTAGACTTTTCCGTCCTCTTCGAAAGAGGCGTTTTGCTCGCTGTAGCGGGCGGCCTTGCTCAGGGCCTCGCCGATCTCGCCGAGTCCGCGATCCCAAAACCCGACGCCATGGCCGTTGCGGGTGTACCAGTAATCGCGGCCGGCTTGGGTTTCGTCATAGTCGCCCGCCGCGCCGCCGTGGTCATAGGCCTTGGCCAGGGTGTCGGCGTGCTCGCGCTTGAAGTTGGCGCAGTCGTTCAAGATGCGGTTGAGGGTGTCGGGCGCGAGGTCGGAAAACCCGACATCGCCCGGAATGTTGCCGTCCGCCGTGCCTTCGGTCAGGGCCTCTTGACACTCGGCGCCGAACCATTCGGCGCGGTCATAGGCCGGCGACGACTCGGTGAAAAACAGGGCCTCGATGTAGCCTTGAGCAAAATCGCTCAACTGATTCCAGGCCAGGGGGTGCGGCCAAAGCTTGGCGGCGGCGGGCGGGGCGACTTGGCCCGACGTATCTAGGACAAATTCCGGCATGGGAAGAACTCCAAGGCCGGGCGGGATTGCCCGGCGGCAAGAGGGACACTAGACGCCATTCCTTAACAAAAAGTAAACGCCCCGGAAAAGTTTTCCGGGGCGTCTGGTCTAGCGCTTGAAGGCCAGGAAGCGGCCGGAGCCGTCGCGCACGCTCTTGACCTGATCAGCCGGGAACATGGCGGCGAAGGCGTCGGCGGCGGCCTTGGCGGTCGGGTACAGCGCCCGTTTCATGTCGGCGTGAAACTGGACGCGCCAGCCGGGGCGGGTCCAGAACACGGCGAAGCTTTCGCGGGCGACTCTCACGCTTTCACCTTGGCGGCGTCGCGGCCGGCGGCCAGGGCTTCGGCGACGCTGTAGAACCCGCCGCACGAGTCGAGCACGTCGCCCCGGCGGTTCGAAATGACGAATTGGTAAACCTCGCCTTCGGCCCATGCGCCGTAGGTGTCGGCGACGCCTTGGGCGGTCTTGAGGTCGGCGGCGGGCCACTCGGCGCGCGCCAGGGCGATGACTCCGACCCGGCCGCTATCCCATTGGGCGTAGGGTCCGGCGCCGAACGGGTTTCCGGCGCCCAGCGCGCCGGCCTTGAAGGTCCGGCCGCTATGGTCCATCACCCATAGCTCAAAGATCGCCCATTCGGAGTCGGGCGCGGCGTTCTCCGCCTCGAAGGCTTGAACGTCCGCGACCGAGTCCAGCAGGCCGGCGGCGGGGTTCGTCCAATGGCGATGCAGGACGACGATTCGCACGCCCTTGTCGCCCGCGTAGGGCTCTTGGGCGCAGTCGTCGATTTCGACCGTGAGAACACGGCCGCGCGAGAGGTTGGCGGTTTCGATAGCGGACATGGGGCAGGGCCTCCAGGGGTTGGACATGGCCCCGGTATAGAGGCCATGTCTTAACAAAAGGTTAAAGGTGTAGCTCGCGCACCGGGTCGGGCGCGGGGTCGCGGGCGGCTTGTTCGGCGAAGCGCGCGACAATGGCCGGCGCGTCCGGGGCGGGGGCGAAATTCCAGCCGCCCGCCTCCCCGTTGTCATAGACCGAAGCGACGAACCACGCGGGCGGCTTGCGGGCGCTCTGGGCGGCTTCGAAGTGTTCGGCGGCGCGGTGATTAGGGCGCCCGGCGCGGGCCATGACGATGAGAGTCGAGCCGCACGGGTCGGGCGCCCACAAGATCACGTCGCCCGCCTCCAGTCCGTCAATGACCTTGGCGTCATGCACGGCGAAATCGTCGTGATAAGCCTTGATGACGGGGGCGGCATGGGTGGCCATAAGGCGCAAGAGGCCGGAATTTCTGGGCATGGGGAAGGCTCCGAAAGAGGGGCGGAGCGCCCCGGCGCGAGGCCGGGGCGCGGGGTTAGAGGTAGGCGACGAATTGGCCCGTCTCGTCGTCATAGGCGACAGCGTAGCCGGCGCCCTTGGACTCGACATAGTAGCGGCCGACGGGGTCGCCTTCGGTGCAGCGCGCGGCGATCTTGTCGGCTTCCTCGCGCGAGGCGACGGGAGTCCAGTGCTCGCGCGGATTCAGGATTTCTTGGGGAATCATGGGTTGCCTCACAATGTCAAAGAGCGCCGGGGGTGGCCCCGACAAGAGGGACACTAGACCCCAATTCTTAACAAAAAGTAAACGGCAAGAAAAATCTCACGGTAACCTTTTGTTAAGAATTGGCTGTCAGATTGCACGGGTCGGGCGCATCCCGCGCCCTTGGAGAACGCCCCATGTACTCAGGACCGCTTCGGATATCGGAGGGCGAACGCTTCGCCCTCGACAGCTACGGGAACGGCGCGGCGTACACGTTCCGCGACAAGACCGGCAAGGAGTCGGTCTGGATGCAGGACGACGACGCGAGCGCCTTCCGCGAGACATACGACGCCCTGCAAACCCTTCTCCCGTCGTTCGGGCCTGACGAAATTCTGGGCATACTCTGGAATGATCACGACTACGGGGCGGCGGCGTCGCCCGACGCGGACGCGTGAGGCGCACTCTGGCGGGTATGGCCGGCAGGTCATACCCGGTAGGGCCTGGGCTCGCCGGCGAGCGCCTGGGCGCGGCTGGGCGCCGGCCGTTAGGGTTAACGCCGGTCTGGCCCGTTAACCATGTTTGTTAACCTTAACGGCCTGGGCCGGGGCGTTAACCTTAACACGCTAAGGGTTAATGAGGCGGGCGCGTTAACCTTAACGAGTGATAGGTTAACGGCCTGAGGGTTAACAAACATGGTTAACGGGCCTTAACCCTTCCCAGGCTCGGCGGTTAACCTTAAGGCGCTCTTGGTAAATGAAACGACGTCAAGTTGAAAAACGGTCGGACGTCAAAACGCTCGCCCGTCGAATCGAAAATGCGCTCGCGTCAAAACGCTCGGACGTCAAAACGGCCGCGCGTTGAGTTGGAAATGCGCCGACGTCAAAACGCCCCCGCGTTCAGAGGAACACGAGGGCGTCAAGAGGGCCGTAAGGTCTCATATATGCGACCTTAGAGGGGTTAAGGGCTCATATATGACGCTTTGGCCGGGCGATACCGGCGGCGCGGGCGCGCGCGGCCGGGGTCAGGCGGGCGGTGGTGGGGCGATCAGCCGCCGTAGCGCCCAGATCGCCCAGGCCAGGGCGATGCAGGCGGCGGAGAGCCAGAAACCGAGGTGGGGCATGGGGTTGTCCGGTAACGGGATCGTGAAGCTGTCACGAAAGCGATGGTCTATGACATGGGCGCGCGGCGCCAGAGCAGGTATTGACACAGGCCCATGGTTGTGCATGCGGCGGCGAGGACGCCGAAGCTCCTCAGGAGAAGCACGCGCCCCCGGAGGTCCTGCCGCTCGACCTGGGCCGGCGGGATGGGCTGAAAATTATGCCCTTTTGGAGCCCATTTCTGGGGTTTTTGGGCAAAAATCCACCCCAAAACGACGAAACGGACGGCGAGGTCGTGGAAGAAGGTGCGGATCGACATGGCGATAAGCCTTTGATTTCGTTGTGGAATAATCCACCTTGTCATGAAACCTACAGTCCGTGACATAGGTCGTCAGGCCGGCGGGACGGGATTGCCGTTGCGGTCGCGGCCAGGGCTGGAGAAGGGGCTCAAGGCCCGCTCCAGGGTCAGGGCCTCGCTGACGTCGTCGCGGTGGAGCTTCCACAGGGTGCGCAGGCCGTAGACCCACAGGCTGATCGCCCAGACGGCCTCCAGGACGTGGTAGACGACGATCGCCAGCAGCAGGAACGGGGCGATGTTGAACAGCAGGCTCATGAGTTCGGCCATCGCCGGCTCCTTGATTTGCCAGGGTCCCCGAGCCACGATTCGCTAGGGTCCCCGAAGGTTGATTTTGGTGGGTCCCCAAGGGTTAATTTCCCAGGGTCCCCGGCTGACGATTCCCCTGGGTCCCCAAGGGTTAATTTCGATGGGTCCCTGGCCTGTTAACCATCGGTGTGTTAAGGTTAACAGGCCCGGACAGGGTGAACGAAGATGGTTAATCAGCCCATCGAGCCGACCTTGCGCGCGCCGAACCGCGAGCGCTTGGACTTGGCCCAGCGGAGGTACTGCGTCATGGCGTCGACTTGGTCATCGTGGGCGCCTTCGGGGAACTGCCCGACTTCGCGGATGAACAGGTCCAGCCACGGCGCCTTGTCGGGCAGGTAGACCTCTTGCGCCTCGATCATCGGGATGACCTCGTTGAAGCGGAACTCCTTGGAGTAGGTGCTGGGGACCTGGATCGCCTCGATCGGGGCCGGCGCGAGCCGGCGCTGGCTGTCGGTCTGGCCCCGCGCCTGGATGTAGGCGGTGCCGTTGCCCTTGTCCTCGACCAGGATAGAGTCGACGTCGAAGCGCTTGGAGATGCGCTCGACCATCTCGATCAGGTCGTTGATCTCGACCTTCTTGCGCTCCTGGTAGATCAGGTAGTGCTTGCGATCGTGGGTCTCGCCCCACACCTGGACGACCGTGTAGTCGTTGCGCGCGCCCTTTTTCTGGGCCGCGTCGACCGAGGTCACGATGCGGCGGAAGTGCTCCTTGCGGTCCGGGATCGGCCGGCCGCGATCGTCAACATGCCCCGCGTCCATGCGCGCCTTGAGGACCTTCGGGTCCAGGTGCGGCAGGTGCTGGTAGGTCTGGAACTTGGACGCGATCGACGTGTCCGAGGCGGCGTCCGCAAGTTGTTGATAAACCAAAGCAAATCTTTGGTACTTCCACTCGGAGCGCTTCCGTTTGAAGTAATGCAAGTCATAGTAGTCCCACAAAACTTCGCCCAGAGCGCGGCCGAGGACGTCGTTCTCGGGGTCGTAACACAGAGCGGGCGCTTCGACGATGTGGTAACGGTCAGACTCCACAAGTGCGTCTTGGTTGTACTTGAGGATCGTACCCGTCAAATCTTCCTCATGAAAGCGCGTCATGATGAGGAATACTTTAGCGAGCGGCAACAGACGCGAGCCAACGTCACCGAAGAACCACGTGCGGACTTCCTCGCGGTAGGCCCCGCTCTCGGCCTTCTGGATCGACGGATAGGGGTCATCGACGCAGACGAAGTTGGCGCGCAGACCGTGGATGGCCTGACCGGCGCCCTTGGCGGCATACTGCCCGCCGTGCCCGGCGATCGCCCACATGTCCTTAGCCGAGGTGGCATGGTCGATGACCACGCCGGGGAAGACGTCCTTGAACTGGGGCGTCCGCACGAGGTTGCGAATCTTGCCGCTGAACTCGTTTTCGACGAAGCGTTGGGAGTGGCCGCCGCCGATGATCTTCTGGCGCGGATCGCGGCCCAGGCGCCACGCCACGAACAGGCGCGAGGCGTAGGTCGAGTTGTGGACCACCACGCCCTGGGCGATGAAGGTGTGCTCGTTCTCGACCGTCAGGCAGCGGCAGGGGCGCACCCCATGCGGCTCGATCCAGGTGACGTGATCGGCCAGCGTCGAGGGCGCGGTCGGGAACGCCGCGCGCTTGGCCGGCAGCTTGTCGGCGTTGGGGCCGGTGTAGGTCAGGCCGGCGGCGAAGTAGGCTTCGAGATCGGCGCCGGAGATGTGCAGCCGGGTGCGACCGGTCTTGCGCGGCTCGATGCGCGCGTTGACGCCGACGGCGGCGAACAGGCGCTGGACGTCGGTGGCGAAGTCGGGGTTCTTGAAGTAGAGCACCAGACGCGGGATGGTGTAGCGCTCGGGAGCTTCGCCGGCCAGCGAGGTCAGGGTCGACAGGTAGCGGCCGATCTGCTCCTCGTCGCCTTTCGTGACAAAGGCCGGAACACGACGCGCGTCGATCTTGGCGTCCAGGCCGTACTCCTCGGCCAGGGCGTCGCCCCACTCGGTCGAGAGGCGCATCTTCCAGACCTTCTCGGTCTTGGCCAGCCGCCCCTTGAAGGCCACGCCCATGCGCTTGAGGCACGTGCTGATCTGGCTGGCCTCGCGGTGGTCGGACGTCCACAGATAGACGTTGCGGTAGGTCTTCGGCCCGCTCTTGTGGACGCGGTGGAAGTAGGAGCGCCCGCCCTTGGCCTGGAGGTAGGCGGCAAGCTCGAAGTGGTCGATCGACTTGCCGCTGGCGTCGTAGTTGAGGTTGGCGGCGCCGACGACGGACAGGGCGTCACCCGGACGCAGCTTGCCGGCCGGCTTCCAGCCGTCACCGACCCGGAACGAGTGGTCGGGCGCGGCGATGATCTGCCGGCCGTGGGCGGTGGTGATCTTCAGGGTGTCGAGGTCGCCCTGCTCATGGACGGCGGTGACCTTGCAGCGCGCGCCGCTCTCGCCCACCACGTAGTCGCCCACCTGGATGTCGCCCAGACGCTTCCAGGCGCCATCAGCCATCAGCACTTCGGTGTCGACGTCCAGCGGCTTGGCGTGGCCCGGCGGGCAGTTGAGCACGAAGCGCTCAAGCTCGGGGTTGTTCTCGATCTCCTGGAGCGTGCCGGTCAGGAAGACGTGCCACTTGGAGGCCGGCGGCTCGTCGGGGTTGACGTACTCGCAGAAGGCGTTGAAGTCGTCCTTGGCGATCGGCTTCAGGCGCGAGAGGTGATCGGTCTGGACGCGATCGGCGAACTGACCCAAGAGGTCCACCCAGCGGGTGTGATCCTCGGTCTCGGTCAACTGGGTGATCAACTGCTTGCGCTCGGGCGGCAGGATCAGCCCTTGACGGCCCACCTTGACGGCTTCGCGCTGGAGGTCCAGCAGGTTGGTGACGACGGAGCGAGCCTTGGCCCGGTCCTCCATGGGATAGAAGGTCATAGACGATCAGTGGTCAGCGCGAGGACCGGCGCTTGGGCCGATCGTCGCTGGAAGTCGGGGATTGGTCGGCCTGCGTGATGCGGGCCATGATCTCTTCGGGAGAGGTCTTGGGATCGATGCGCTCGAAGGATTCCCCGACCATCGCCTCGGGCTCCTCGTCGCTCAGGAAGTCCTCGGGCGCGGGACCCGACCAGGGGCCGTCGGGCACGGCGTCGATGTCGGCCGCCTCGGTGAACGCCATATCGGCTTCCTCGCCGTCGGAGAAGGCGCGGCTCTGGCGGGCGCGCTTGGCGGCCTCGCCCTGGCCGGCGATCAGGTCGAAGGCGACGTTGGGGTCAACCTTGGGCGCCGGCGCGGGCAGGCTCTCGGCGGCCTTGTCGAGCAGGGCGCTCATGGTGTCGAGGTCGTAGGCGCGCTTGCCGTCGCCCTGGTCGGTGCCCTCGCCGGACGCGCCGGTGAACATGCCGAACTCATCGCCGATCAGCTTCAGGGCCGCGTTGCTCTCCTTGTAGTCGCCGTCCTGGGCCGCCATCTGGGCGTTCTCGGCCAGCTTCTGGAGCACCCAGGATTTGGACACGCCGCTCATCTGCCCGACGACCTTGGCCGCCTCGGTGGCGGCCGTGCGCATCTGGTCGCGCTTGAGGTTGTTCTCGTCGAGCAGTTCCTGGGCGCGGGCCTTGATGTCGGGGTCCTTCTCCAGTTCGCTGTAGACGGCCGAGCCCGCGACATAGCCGGCCGCCGCCGCCGCCTGGGGAGGCTTCATGCCCTTGGCGCGCATGATGGCGTAGGTTTCTTGGCGGTCGTTGGCGAGGCGAGGCATGGGATCAGAGTTCCGGGCGCTTGGGCGGATCGGCCGCGCGCACTGCGTTGAGGATGGCCAGCGCGTCGCTGGCGTTCTTCATGTTGTCGAGCAGGGCCTCGAACGCGGCGATCGCATTGAGGCGGTAGTCCTCGACAATGGCGGGGCGGACCTTCTTGAGGTCGACCTGGGCGGTCAGGCCCGTGTACATCCGCACCGCGTCGTGGAAGGCGCAGACCGAGGCGTCGAGCGCCGCATCGTGGGCACGGTGATGGCGCGCCGCGCCCACGCGGGTGGAGAGATCAGGCTGCTTGTCCGCCATCGACCTTTTCCTGGGTGACCTCCTGGCGCGCGGCATGAGCGGCCTGGAGGAAAGCGATCAGCGCGTCAGTCTGGGCCGAGGCCAGACCGCGCAGGACGATGAGACCCTCAGGAGTGAGCGCCACGTGCATGGCGGTGACCTGATCAGCGACGGCCTCGGCCGCCTCCTGCATAGCGCCATGGGCGGCGATGACCGACTCGGTGGCGGGGATGCGGATCGACACGGTGGTCTCGCCCTCATCCTCGTCGTCCTCGGGGTCCAGGTCTTCGGCCTCGTCGGCTTCCTTGGGCGTGACGAAGCCCTGACCCAGGCCGATGTCGGAGACGATAAGCTGGCTCTCGGGCACGTAGGCGACCACCTCGTCGGCGTCGTCACGATCGGACGGCGGCAGGGCGAAACCCATCTTGACCTTGATGGGCATGTGGACCTTCAGGAGCATCTCGCCGCGCTCGTCCAGCAGACCGATCGGCACGATGTTGGGCTCGCGTGGATCGTCGATCAGGTGGTCGGCGGTGAACGAGTAGTCGCCGTCATAGGTCGGGATCGGGCCGGAGCGATCGGCGGGCGACAACCGGCGAAGCGGGAGGCGCTGGCGAGGAAGCTGCGCGCGCGTCAGGTACTGGGGCTGGGTCAAGCCGGGAACTCCGCCGGTTCGATGGGGGCTTTGGGGACGACGCCGAGCTTCATCGCCCCGTAGAAGGCGATCAGGGCGGCTTCGGCGCGCCCGTCCTTTTCACCGCCGCGCGGCCCCTGGAAGAGCTTCACGCAGCGGGGGAAGAGTTGGTAGGCGCGGGCGATGGCGCGCTTCTTGTCGGCCGGCGTCTTGGTGACGCGCTTCCACTCCTGCGGGGTGACGGTGGTCAGCGCCGTGCGGGTGCCGGCCGCCACGCCCTCCAGGCGCCCCAGGCCCCGACCAAACGAGAAGGCCCCGACCGCGCCCTCGCCAGGACGAACCCCGACCTCTTCGAGGAAGATGTGATCGGGCTGGACGTCATGCAGGAAGACGGTGAGCAGGGCCGAGGAGGCGAGCCTGCGGCCCTTGGTCGAGGGCTCGGTGGGCATGTCGGCGACCGTCAGCGAGCAGGCCTCGGTGTCGAGCAGCACCACGCCGCCGGAGATGCCGGGGTCGACGCCGATGATCTTCATGCACCACCGCCAGCGTCGTCATCGGGCTCGGCGGCCATCTTCTCGAACGCGCCCTGGTAGAGCTTCATGCTCGCCAGATCGATGCGCTCGACCTGTCCGTCATTGGCCAGGGCAGCGGCGACGCCCATCTCGGCCATCAGGTGCAGCACCTCGTGCTGGTTGGTCTTCAGCGACACGCCGGCCGGCAGGTCGATGGTGATCTGGATGCGGCCGGGGCTGTCATGGATGTGGTAGTGACAGCCGGGCGTCATGCAGGGGCGCTGGTGGGCGGCGATCATTCGGTCACGTCCACGCCGTCGGCCATCAGGCGCTCCAGGCGCCGGCCCTTGACATTGGTCAGGACGTAGAGTTCGCCCGACGCGTCGCGGCAAACCACCGCCACCTCGTGCAAATCGAGGTCGAGCGCGTCCTTGATGCACTCCTCGGGATCGTCGATGTAGGAAAGGCTCATGGTCCTGCTCTAGGCGATGGCCGGCCCGTCGGGGTCCGGGCGGAAGTCAGTGAGATGAGGGAAGGGCGCCGGGGTCTGCGGCGAAGCCGCGCCGGCGGCCGTCTTGACCCTGGCGGCTTCGGCCGCCGCACCCAGGGCCGGCGCATCGTCGTAGCGCGCGCCCAGGATCGGGGTCTCAGGGGTGAAGCGGTTTTGGGTGACGTTGGCGACCACCGCCTCGGCGGCGATCTCGATCGGCGGATCGGTGAACTCGGTCCCGTTCGAGGGCTGGACGTAGGCGGTGGCGGTCAGGGCGCTGACGCCCACCACCTTGCCGACGAGGCGCTTGCCGGCGGCCGAGAGGAACTCGATGGTGTCGCCTTCCTTGGCGGGGAAGCGGATGCCGGTGCGGGCGGCCCAGCGGCCGGTCACCGCCCGGTAGGCGGTGGGCAGGGCCTCGACCACCGCGCTCATCGCCCGCACCAAGGTGTAGTCGACCGGCCAGTTGAACTTGGTGCCCAGCACCACCCCCATGCGGAAGGCGTCCGCGCCGCCCAGTTCCAGGGCGATGATCAGGGCGTGCTCGGCGTGGGTCTCATCAAAGCCCGGCTGGTGCAGGCGCGCCCAGTCGAGGATCGCCGGCAGGGCCGTGCTGATGGCCAGCACCTGGACGTCGCGGTCGACATGGGTCGGGCGCGGGTCTTGGGGGTTGGTCGAACGCAGGGTGGGGGCGGTGATCATGAGCGGCTCCCGAGGGACCAAGTGGGTCCATCTCGTTAACCATGTCTCTCATGCAGACCACCGCATGTCAAGATTCACGACATCTAGCGTCGTTAACCACGACTGTCAACTCCCCGCCGACGCGGCCTGGAAACGCTGCGCTCTCCCTCCGGGACCTGAACGCGCGTCACCAGCTATCGGCTACCGGGTTGGGCGGTGGTTTCGGCCGGCGACGGGGATCGGTCGGGTATGGCTGGCGACGGGGATCGGTCAGGTAGGGCGATGATTTCGGTCGGGTATGGCCGGCAGGTAGTGCCGGGTAGGACCGACGCGGCTGGTTTCGATCCTGCCGGCGGCAGAAAGTAGGACTATTAAACTTCTAGCCCTCAATCCTGCTCATTTTCTCCTCTCTATACCCCCCATCTAAGGAGAAGTATCTATATATCTAAAAGTTGGTTATTAATGTGAGTAGATGGTGTGTTATAATAAGAGTGTATTATATAGTTATACACAAATGACTAGGGAGAAGTATAGGAGGGGTGGCATGCCCATACAGGTATATTAACATGCTTACACATATGGGTACACATTTGACCTATAGTGAGTAGGGGCCGGCCAGCCCTACTCGGCCGGCGCGGCGTCCTCATACCCAGGCAGCGGCCCGTCTTCGAGGGCGTCCAGCTTGCTCATCCGCTTGATCCGCGACAGGTCGGCCATGATGATGCCCCGGCTGAGCGCCGGCGCGTCCAGCCCGGCCCATTTGGCGAAGGCCTCATAGAAGGCGATCGGCGCGCGCTCGTGCGCATGGGCGTCCCCCTCACAGAAGAGGTCGATCAGCCGCAGCGGGGCGTCGCGATCGTAGTCGAGCAGGGCGTCGCGCCGGGCGGTGTCGATCTCGTCGAGCGACCAGCCCTTCTGCTGGAGGGCGGTGAACTTGTCGCCGGCCGGGCCGTAGCGCTCCTCGATAAGCCGCTTCGCGGCCGAGTCGATGTCGGAGAAGGCGCGCGTGTAGGCCTTCATGGCGTCGTGCAGGTCGTCGTCGTTCTCCAGGCCGTCGACGAACTCCTCGTCGATGTGGTCGAGCACCAGCCGGAAGATCGCCCCGATGTTGCGGTACTGCTGGCGGGCGGCCTTCTCGATCAGATTGTAGATGTCGTGGGTGGGCTTGCCGGTGATCATCCGCAGGCCGGCGGCCGACTGGAGATGCAGCCACCGACCCTGCTGGGGCAGCAGGGCGAGTTCCTCGGGCGCGAGGTTGTAGAGCGCGTAGGCCATGCCCTTGTAGTCGCGGCGGATGCGGTCGTTCTGGTTGATGACGCGGTTGATCGTCACCTGCTCCTTGGACCACCGCTCGGCCCCCATGGCGACGTCGATCACCTTGCGCCGGCCGTAGCCGCCCTGCGCGGTGAGCACGTCGGCGACGGCGATCTCGATCTGCTCCTGCACGTCCAGGCCCAGGCTGGCCTTGCCCTCGTTGACCAGGAACAGGCCGCGCTCGGGGGAGCGGACGTAGTTGCGGTTCTTCAGGTTGTTGAGGGTGACGGCGATGATCTGGAGATTATCGCGCTCGCCCCAGGCCGGATCACCAAAGCGCTCGGCGACGTCGCGGGCGCGGCATCCCCGCTCGTAGGTCGGCAGGGCGGTGATGGCCGTGACGGTGTCCAGGACGAGGCGCAGGAACTCCCGCTGGCTGTAGCGCTTGCCCTTGACGAACTTGTCGAGCACGGGACCCTTGGGCATTGGTATATTTCCCCTCTTGTATCGAAAAATTTTCGGCGTTCGCCTACGGCGCCTCCGGGCGACACCCTTCCAGGGTCTGGGGGCTGCGCAGGCGGGGAGCCGGGTAAGCGGCGCCCTAGACCTCAATTTCTCGCATACTGTTAATGTCGGGGAAGAGGGTTAATAGACCGCCCTGCGGATGTCAAGCGTCACGACGGTCGTCAATCGCGTCATCGTGCGGCACGGGCGCGAAGATTGCGTAGCCCCAGCCGTTGGCGCCGATGCGGTCGGTCAGGTCGCCGCGCGCGGCGTTCGTCATCAGCGCGTCGCCCAGGTCTTCGATGTGGAACCACGTCGGCCGGCCCTCGCCAGTCTCGACCACCTTGTGGCCGATGAACTTCAGGAACCGCTTGATGTCGTCGTCCTTGCCCAGGCGGCGCACCACGAAGTGCTTGGCCGAGGCAGGCAGGATGATCCACGACAGGCGCGTGGTGCGGAAGAATTCGGTGAGCGCGGCGCGCTCTTCAGGATCGGGGCGGAGGGTTTTCAGGCTCATAATGAAGCCTTACTAGAGAGTCACCGAGAGGGGCAAGACCCGATAGCAGATCACGCGCGCCTGTTGGTCCCAGGCCTCGGGCAGCAGCAGCCCCAGCGGCTGGCGCGTGGAATAGGCGTCGCCGTCGTAGGCGCGCACCGTACCGCGCGAGGCCAGGATCATGGTCCGCACGGTCTTGGTGGTGAAGTGGGCGATCGGCTTGCCGAATTCGGCGCGCGCGACCAGCACCATGCCCGCGTCGTTGTTGACCCACATCGGCAGGTTGTCCCAAAGGAACACCCAGCGCCCGAACTCGCGGCGCTCCAGCGTGACGCGGCCGGGGAACCCGTCACAGGGCTGGTCGGCATAGTCCTGGGACAGGATCAGGAGCGCCCGATAGGCGCGCTCGAATTGGGTGTACCTGGGGACCTTGATCTTGCGCTTCATCGCACCGCCCTCAACGTGTAGCCGACCGGGGTGAGGTTCTGATCGCGCGCGGTGACCTCCAGGGCCAGCCAGCCGGGCGAGGTGCGCACCGCCTCTTCGAACGTGCGCCGGCGCCAGGGCTTGGCCAGCGCAGGGTGTGCCGCGTACACGACACGCCCCTGCGGGTTCAGGGCGACATAGCCGTAGTCGCCCCCGATCGTCCAGCGCTCGCGGCGCGGGACCTCCAGGACGAAGCGGTCGCCCTCGACGTGGAGCAGCTTGGCCGTCTCAGACGGGTAGAGCCCGATCGCGTTGATCACGTCGAGGAACTGGGCGCCGGCCGATCTCATGCGAGCAGCAGCCGGTAGTCGATGGGCTTGAGCGACTCGTTCCAGGCCGTCGGCGTGAGCACGGCGGTGGGCCAGCGCTTGAGCGCCTCGCGCACCGTGCCGATGCGATAGCGCGCGCCCTGGCGCTGCAAGCCGGGCGTGACGAGTTCGCGGGTGAAGGCTTGGCCGAGGCGGTCGCTGTAGAAGCCGACGCGCGCGGCGCCGTCATACTCGACGATCTTCACGCGGTAGGCGTCGCCGCCCTGATGCTCCAGCCTGATCTCGGCCGTCGGGTAGCTCTTCTGGATCAGGTCGAACAGGGAGCGAAGCTTGTGGATGGCGCTGCTCATCGGCCGGACCCAAAGTAGTCGGTGATGCGGTACTCGATCGGCCGCTTGTGCTGGTTCCAGGCGCTGGGCTCGATCTTCAGCCGCTCGTACCGGATCGCCTGCTCGATCGTGGAGAACGCAAAGCCCGTGGCTTCCAGCGGGTTAAACGTCAGGCCCGGCTCGGCGTCATAGGCCCGGAAGCGCCCGACCACGCGGGCGGCCGAGGTGACGATCCAGCCGCGCGCCTCGCGACGCAGCAGCGGCTCGGTGGTGGCGTAGCCCATCTTCTGGACCAGCAGGACGAGACGGACGTGAGGCTGGAGTCGCTTCAAGCGAACATCTCCTGGAGAAACGCGCCGGCCAGCCCCGGCGCGACCAGCATCTGCGGCCGGCCGTTCTCGTCGGAGAGCACCGGCGCCAGCCAGCCGGTGGCGACGAGGCTGTCGATCGTGGGCCGGGCAAAGCGCGTGGTGTAGCAGTAGACACGGGCACCGGATCGCTCGCCCTGCATCATCTTCTGGAGATCGGCCGTGCAGAGCGAGTGGACCCGATAATAGCCGTCGTCGCCCAGGTCGACGAACTTCAGGCGCGTGCCGCGCGCGAGCAGGCCGATCACCGTGGCCTCGGCCTCGGTGACCGTGACCCCGCTCTCCACTTCGGTGAGGCGCCGGCCCTTCTTGATCACCGTCAACTTGCGCTTACGCGTCATCATAGGTCCAGATGTTGTCGACGAAGCGCACGGTCAACGGCCGGCAGTATTCGTCCATCGCCTCGACCACCAGGGCGCCGTCGGCGATCAGCGGCTTGAGCGAGCGGATGCCCCAGGCGTGGAGGAAGAGCGGATGCAGCAGCAGCCGGCTCATGGCCTGAAATTCTTCCACCGTGCCGGTGAAGTCGGCCTTGTAGAAACCCCCGGCGGTGCGGTGGAAGACCACCTTGCCCGGCAGCGTCTCGTCAAGCAGGGCCTGGAGCTTGAAGCTCTGGCGCCGGCGGGCGCGGTCCTTGGCCTGCTTGTACTGGAGGGTCAGCTTGTCGATGCGGGCCTGGATGCGCGGGTGGATGACCTGCGAAATCGTCGGCAGGACGATCGTCACACCGGGGATCGCCGAGGGCGTCAGGCCAAAGCCGGTGGTCACCTTCTTGAGCGAGACGTGCGAGGTCACCAAAAGCCCCGATGATAGCGGATCGCCCAGGCCAGCCCCATGGTGGCGGCGCCCGCGACGATCGCCAGCAGGACGATCACCGGCAGCGACAGCTTCTCGGCCTTGTCGGGCGGCGTGTAGTCGCCGTCGCGCTCGATCAGGCAGGCCAGGACCAGCAGGAAGCAGAAGAACATGAAGTAGGTGAAGACCGCGCCGATCGCCGTCATGCGGCGCGCCCGGCGGCTTCGGCCTTGGCCTGGGCGAAGAACTGGCGCAGGCGCTCGACGCTCTCGGACTCCAGGTCGATGCGCAGGCCCTTCTCGGGATTGCGCACGGTCATCGAGTCGTCGCTGTAGCTGCTGGCGTACCAGCCGAGGCCAAGATCGCCCATCTTGACGCAGGTCTTAGGCATGCGGGGTCTCCTTCGTTGTCGTCGAGGCCCTACATTTAGTCCGCTTTCGTTACCTCGTCAACACAGTCGCGCTACAACCGAAAAAGGTTGTGAACTCACTTTACAACCAAAAACGGTTGTCACCACCCGCGCCGCAAGAGCCCATAGCCGCGCAGGGCGTAGCGGGCCGCGTCGGTGATCGGCGAGCAGGCCGGCCAATCGGGGAGGAGCTTCTGGCGCAGCTTCCACCACTTCAGGGGCATGACGCTCCCGCGATGGGAGTTGCAGGTCTGGCAGGCGGCGATCAGGTTGTCCCAGGTGCTACCACCGCCATCGGTGACGCGGGTGACGTGCTCCAGCGTCGCCATGTCCGGCTCGTTGGGGCCGTCGCAGTCGTGGGGCATGCGCATCTGCCCATGGCAGTAGCAGCAGCGCCAGTTCTGGGCCTCGCTCAGCCGGCGCAGGCGGTTGGCCTTGAGCCGGCCGGTGTGCCCGCCGCGCGCGTAGCTGGCCAAGCCTGGGTAGAGGAAGGTGGCGAGCGCCTCGGCCGCCTGGGAGATCGCCCAGAATTCGCCCATGACCGCGCCCGACGCGTCCAGCGCCGCCCAGCGGTACTCGGTCAGCGACAGCTTCTCGTCCGGGGTGAGGTCGAGGATCAGCGGCGGCGCGTTGGGATCGAAGGCATAGGGGTCCGCCACCGGCTCCTCCACGGGGAGGGGCCGGTCGAACGCCGCCGCCAAGGTCTCGCGCCAATCGCTCTTCACTGGACGCCCCGATACTCCAGAATCCGCCCGGTCTCGTCCCGCACCGTCGGCCGCAGCCGGCAGTCCTCATCGGCGGCGATCTCCACGATCGCGCCGCGATAGCCCTTTGGGTACGCCATGGGGTAGGCGATTCCAGCCTGGGCGGTGACCAGGACATATCGCCCTTCGCGGCCCACTTGCAAGGGCCTCCAGACAAGCTTCCAGTGGCTGGGGTCTTCGAGCCCGCCGACGCGGCCGATGTCGTCCCACAGGTTGAGGACCATGGCTTTCTCGACGTCCCAGTAGCGCGCCTGATGGGGCGAGAACCCTATCTGGGCGTAGTAGGGGTTGGCCATCCACTTGTACTTCATGACGACCTCCAGCCGTCGAAGGCCTTGCCCAGGCGATAGACCTGGACCACGCCGTCCTCGTCGAACTCGTGGACGTCCAGCGTCCCGCTTGCGACCATGCGCCGCACCGTGTCGTCGCTGTAGCGCTCGGCCATATCGGTCGTGCCGGTGGCGGGATTGTAGCAGCGCCAGCCGCGATAGGCGCGGATCAGATGCTTCCACGGCCCGCGCTGGAGTTTCGCACGCACCTCCAGGTAGCGAAGCTGGGTGATCCTGACGCGTACACGGGACCTCGCCATCAGGTCCGCCTCGGCACGTCGGCCACTTCCAGGCGCTGGGGCGCGCCGCGCTCGGTGCTCGTCACGACGAGTAGGTAGCCCAGTTCGACCAAGTTCATGGCGATGCGCCGGGAGATCACGATGTCGGCCTCGAACGTCAGCCGGTCCTCCTCCAGGCCGATGGGATCGCAGTCGAGGTCGAAATCGCCGTCGGACCGCCGCAGCAGGATCGGGTGCTGGTCAAAGCTCTTCCACATCTTGTCGAGCAGGACCGAGGCCGTCGCCGCGCAGATCAGCGACGGGAAGTCGGTGCCGTTGAAGCGCACCTTGCCGTCGTTGCGCGGCAGCATCAGGCGCCGGGCGCGGACCTTGGGATCGCACCACATCAGATGACGTCCCGATGCAGGCCGATCACGTCGGGCCGATTGCACTCGTCGAACGACTCGACCGTACACAGGCTGTCGACGCAGAGCATGGCGGTGCGCGCCGAGTAGCGCCCCGACCCTGGCACGCTGCGGAAGTGGTTGACCCCCGTGCGGCCCTGGAGTCGGAACCAGCCGTCGCGTCCGCGCACCAGCCGCACGTCGCGGTGGTTGAGCAGATAGCGCTCGATCTGGTAGGGGATCGGCTGGGCCTTCAGCGGGACGGGCTTGTTCCAGAGCTTGGGCATCAGGTCACGGGATCAAAGCGCGCTACAGTCGTCTTGCCGTCATAGCGCACGTCGAGCACGGCGGCGACCAGCGCGCCCTCCTTCTCCAGCTTGCGCATCAGGGCGAGGCTGAACTGCCGGGCCGAGACGTCGGAGAACGGCGGGGCGGGGATTTCCTCGCCGTCCCGCTTGAACCGCCCGGTGATCGGCGTGATGCTCCAGCGATCGCCGCCCAGGTCGAGCATGATACCCGGATAGTAGCCCTTCTCGTCCTCGAAGAACCGCACGTCGGGCACGCGGTCGATATAGGCCTTGAGCCGGCTGGCCATGGTGTTGCGCACCCACTGGCCCTTGTGCCAGTAGCCTCGCGCAATCAGGTCGGGCGTGTCGGTCTTGCCGGTCATCTGCGCGTGGCGCGCCGAACGCGACAGCATGTCAGCCCCTTGCGTGCAGGGCGTCGAGCGCGGTCAAGGCCGCCTGGACCTGATCGTCCGGGACGGGCGCGTCGATCTCGGTCGCCTCGCCGGCCATCCAGAGCAGCGTCTTGATCTCCTCGGAGACCTTGCCACTCATGGTCGAGATCAGGGCCAGCATGCCCCGCATGACGCCGGCTACGTAGAGGTCCGAGCGCTTCTGGATGTTGGCCGGCGCCCAGACCAGGGTCTGGAGAATGATGTTCTCCTCGGGCGTCCAGGCCTTGGAGCGGGCGAGCGCCTTCTGGGCGCCCACGCGCAGCTTATCGATGAAGGTCTTGGGGGTCATGCGTTCCTTGCCGTGTCGCGGACCAGGGTGTCAAACTTCTGGCGTTCCTCTTCGAGCCAGCGGGTGGCCTCGCCAATCGAGTGGAGGGTCGCCGTCTCGATCGCGGTGATCGCCCGCCTCAGATCGTCCCAGCCGGCCAGGAAGTCCTCGGGCAGGCCGGTGGACACCTCGCGGGCTTTGAGGCCCCTGACGGCCTCCTGGAGGTCGGCGCGAGGCACGCAGACGTTGATCGCCACCTGCGAGGGATGCTCGATGCCGGCGATGCTCTCGTCGAGGATCGTCTGGAGCCGCTCATGCAGCAGCGGCGTCGGGGGCAGGGCCTTCTTGCGCTTCTTGGCGCCGTTGGAGGTCTTGCCCTTCAGATAGGCCACGCCGCGCTCGTGGATCACGAAGCTCCAGAAGTGCTCGGCGTCGATCTTGGACACCACGCGCAGATCGCGCAGGCTTTCAAGCACCTCACCGGCCTTGCCGCCCGCCCCCGGCACATTGGCGGCGACTTGGCCGACGGTCGTGGCCTTGCCCTTGCGCAGACCCAGATAGGTCAGGACGCGGAACTCGACCTCGGAAAGGGTGCGATCCAGCTTCACAGGTCGGCCTCCAGCTTGCGGCGCTGGGCGGTCAGCAGGGCGTCGACCTCGGCCAGGGTGAAGGTGATGGGCGCGGCCTCGGGGTCCTCGACCTGGATCAGCGCCACGGTGCCGAAGGCGTCGCCGACGATGTCGCGCGTCTCCTGGGTGATCTTCAGCGGGTCCTCGCGGACCACCGTTCCATCCCTGGGAACATGCGGCGGCAGCAGGGCCTCGAACGCCGCGTACTTGCCCGACTGGATGGCGCGCAGGACGTTGCGGGCGTACATGCCCGCGCCGTTGTCGTAGAGCGAGGCAAAGCCCACCGCCTCCATGATTGCCTGGACCATCTTGTCGGTCTCGGCAATGGAGTCGAGCGCCGCGATGTCGATCGGCTCGACCATCAGATTCTCGCGATCCTCGGCGGTCTCGACGCCGCCCCAGAAATACTCGCCAGAGCCCAGGCAGTAGACGTCCGAGCGGTCGGTCATCTCGTAGACGTGCGGCTTGTCCACGGCGTCCTTGCGGCCGATGATCGTGCCGTACTCGGTCTTGCAGAAGAGCAGGCCGTCGTAGCGGAAGACGCCCGGCGGGCAGGCGCGAAGGGTGACGAGCGGCTTCATGCGGCCTTCTCTTTCAGCATGTCGAGGATCGAATGGGCGAGCGGCGTCAGGCGCGCCTCGTAGACGCCCGGCGTGCTGCTGGTGACGGTAACGACGAGGCCCTTGTGCTCCAGCACCCGGACCAGCACCTTCAGTTCCTTGCCGGTCATGCCAAACTGCATCGCCAGTTCCGACGGCGTGTTGCGGCCCTCGCGGATGTCGGAGAGCACGCCGAGGTTGGCCTTCACCACGTCGATTATGTCGTCGTCCGCGCGGCGGGTCGCCTCGTAGCCCATGATCTCGCCGGCCATCGAGAGTTGCCCCAGGCGGAAGGCGGCCATGATCGGATCGCCCATGTCGGCCTTGTCGTGGATGATGGCGTCGCGGGTCGCCTGCGGGGCCTGGGCCAGCATGGCGTGGGAGATGCTCGTCAGCGTGGTGGCGAGGTCGAAGAGGTCCTGGCGCTTGGGGCTGGCCAGGGTGTCGCCGATGCGCATCGAGATGCAGGACGCATAGGCGTCGGTCATGTGCTCGGGCTGGGCGAGGAGGTCTTGCAGGATGTTCACGTGGCGGCTCCTTCGCAGCGTTGTTCCAGGGCGCAATAGGCCTTCCACAGGGTCTTGAGAAGCTCCCGCGTGGCGGCCGGCAGGTTGGGGTTGTTGGCGGCGTGGAAGACGTGAAGCTCCAGGCTCCAGTCATCGCCCGGTTCTTCGGCGTAGAGGCGCTTTTCGATCGGGGCCTGCCCGCCGTTCAGCGCCCGCTCCAGGGTCTTCTCGGCGTCCTTCAACTGGGCGTGCTTGGCGTCGGCCGTGAAGTAGCAGAGACCACCGCTGATCTGGACCAGGGCCGTATCGATCGCGGCCTTGAGGGTGTCGCGCTCGGTGATGATCGCCTGGACGCTCTCCCAGGCCGCGCCCACGTCATCGCCCTCGCCGACCATCTCGGCGATGTGGGCGAGGTGCTCGTTGGCCTCGGGATCGCCGATGCGCTGGCCCATCTTGAGTTCGCTGACCATGCCCGGCTCGACCTGGATGTGGCGGCATCCGGCCTGAACCGTGACGGTCTCGCGGTCGCGCTCGACCGCCAGCACGCCGATCAGTCCGTCGATGTCGCGGTTGTCCTTGGCGACGATGACGACGGTCGTGCCGTTGCGGATCACCCCGCGCGAACTGACCACGTAGGCCCGCCCATCGGAATCGTTGGTCACATAGCTGGTCATCAGTCGTCGTCTCCCAGTCCCAGTTTGTCGGCCATCGTGACGGCGGCTTGGTGCAGCGTCTCCATGACCTCGTCGGCGGTGCGCTCGGGCGCATCGTTCCAGGCCCAGATCAGCATCGGATTGCTGCGGTCGAAGAGGTGATCGCGCTCGGGCTTGACGATGTCGAGCACGGCCGCGAAGCAGTCGCGCACGCGGTTGCTGTAGCCGATCACGAAGCGCGGATCGTCCGAACGGCCCTCGAACTTGCAGGACTCGTGGATCGCCGTGGTGGTGCAGTAGGCCATCGTGCCGTCCGGCGCGGCGGTCGGATTGCGCTCGGCCGCCGGGCGGGCCTGCGCCCAGCCATGGACTTCGATCAGCCGGCAGGCGCGGGCGAGGTCATGAGCGACGGTCACGATTGCTTCCTCTGCTCGATGATCTGGGCGGCTTCCTGCGGCGTGATCCACATGTCGCCGTTCGTCCACATCCCGCTGACATCGCGCCCGTACTGAGGATTGGCCGGCACGCCCAGGTCACGGAATTGACGCTCGCCCATGACGTCCCAGACGTCGTAGAGCTTCATGTGCGGCTGGTCCTTCGAGGGCGTCTCGGACAGGCCGAACGTCGAAGGCGGTACGCGCAGCTTGGTCAGTTCGGCGACGAGATTGTCGCCGAACGAAACACGCAGGGCTCTTCCTTGCCAGATCATGCGAGGCTGGCCTCCACCAGACCGTCACCCACCAGGGCGTAGGCCGCGCCACGCAGGGCGGCGACGACCTCGGCGGCCGTGCGCTCGGGCGCGTCGTTCCAGTCGACGATCAGGGAGCCCTTGGTGGTCTGGTTCAGCAGGGCCGGGGCGATGCCGATCTTCAGGTACTTGAGGAGCGCCACCTGGGCTTCCAGGTAGGCGTGGTAGTTGGCGCCGAGGACCTCGCTGCGGAAGCGCGCGGCGTCGCCCAGGGCCAGATTGGCGCAGGTTGGGCAGTCGGCGGCGGCGGGGCCGGCCTGGACTGCTTTGCCTTGAGCCCAGCCGTTGCGCTCGATCAGGTGGGCGGCGTCGGTGAGGATGTCGAACGCGGTGCGGGTAGCCATGGCTTAGACCTCCACCTTGATGTAGTCCCAGTCCTTCTTGCCCTCGGGCGTCTGCCCCGGCGCCGGCTGGGCGTAGGGGCTGTCGCCGGAGATGAACGCGCCGCGACGATCCTTGCGGCAGTCGTCGGTCGCGTGATCGTAGGACAGGAAGCGCGAGGACTGACGCCGGCGCGCCTGGAACTTGAAGCCCATCTCGACGAGCTTCTGGTGGCCCTTCCAGAGCTTGCTCTTCTCGGCCAGGGCTTGGCCCTCGTCGGTGAGCTTGTAGACGTGGCGGGTCAGTTCGGTGTCACCGATCTTGTACGTGACCGGGACCAGCTTGTGATAGGGGTGCAGGGCGATCCGGGTGTTGATCGTGAGGCAGTTGGTGCCGCCCGTGATCGCCAAGTAGGCGAGCGCGCGGGAGATCGTGGCGGTCTTGGGCTGCGGCATGGGGGCCTCCTCGTTGTCGTCGAGGGGGTTATAGGACGGGCCGTCCGGCTTTGTCAACACACTCAAGCCAATCGAGCAGCGTGCCGTCGTCCTGCCCCACGAGGTGGTGCTGGACCTCCATGATCACCGGCATATCGTCGTCCGCGCCAGGGCGGTAGACCACCGCGCCGATCGTGAGCACGAAGAGTTCCAGGGCGTAGGTGATGTTGAGCGACAGCACGTGCAGCCGGCGGGCCGCCAGGGTGAAATCCCAGTAGCCGAGCATGGCCAGATGGAGCCCCATCTGGAGGATCGCCAGGGCGAAGAGCCCGGCGCGCCAGCGCTGGTAGCGGGCGGAGATCATGACGCCCATGGCGCCGGCGAACATGCCGTCGACCCAGGCGTAGATGTAGGGCTTGTAGGCGGCGACCAGCACCTTGCCGACGGTCACCGAGAACGCCCAGGTCGCCAGGAGGAGCAGGCCGCTCGCCTTGAGCGCCCTGCCCCCACGGTCAACCGCGAAGGCGACCGAGCCGGCCGTCAGGAGCGCAAAGCTGCACCCCGTCAGGCCCATGATGCACCCGTCAGCCGCCGGGCGGAACTTCCGGCGCGTCCGGCTTGTCCTCGCCGCCGGTGCGGCGCGTGCCGATCAAGGTGATCGACTCGTCGCCGAAGAAGTCGCCCGCGCGCACGGCGCCGTAGTTCAGCCGCGCATGCAGCGTCTTCTCGGCCGCGACCACCGCATCCTTCTCCGGGCCAGCCGGCAGGGCGTCGATCGCGTTCACCAGCGCCTCGGCGGCGGTCTGCACGCCCCTGGCGAAGAGTTTGACCTTGAGCCTGTCCATAACGAATCCTCTGAGCCGCAACAGCGCGGCGCGGGGAAGCTAGGCCGGGGCCTGGAGCGGCGCAAGCGCTCATCAGGGGTAGCCGTCCGAGACCAGATCGTCGTGACGGTCGACCATCTCCTGGAAGGTCTCCTCCAGGTCGAGGAGGTTGTAGCTGGCCCCGAGATAGTTCTGGTCCGTCAGACAGCCGCGCACCGTGGCGATCTTGCTGTCGAGGTTTTCCTTGTAGCGATCCATCAGGTAGCCGTAGGCCGGGATCGTCATCTGCTGGGCGTAGAATTCCACGCGCTGGGCGATGGTCTCGAACGGCAGCGTGATGCGCTGCTGGGACTCGTTGAGGACCCACTCGGCGCAGGTCGACTGGAGGTGATGGCCGTTGACCACCGCCGGCAAGGCGGCCGTCAGCTTGTTGAAGCGGGTGACGAGGTCGACGAAGTCCGGCGACTGGTGCTGGAACCGCTGGACGGCCTCCAGGGCGGTCAGCCCTTCCGGCTTGGTCTTGATGATCTCCACGCCCACGAGGACGGCGGCGTCGAAGTTCGAGTTGTCAGGCATGAGGGCCTCCTGTTGTCGTCGAGGGTCTTCTACAGGAGGCCGCGCAGCCTTGTCAACACATCGCAGCCAAGGCTCAGAGCCAGCCGGTATAGGTCCAGGGGCCGATGTCGTGGCCGGTCCGGAGCTTATGGCGCTGACGGAAGGCGCGATGCCGCAGGATGTCGAACAGGATTGCGAGGAGGTGGAGGGGGATGGCGATCATCCAGAAGATCGCGTAGATCAGCCGGGCGCCCACTTCATCGTCCGAGCTTCCGGTGGTCTCGCGCGTGACGTAGCGGTCGATCAGGGCCGCGTAGATGCAGCCGCCGACCAGGACGTAGGGGATGGCGCAGAGCAGGAAGACGATCATCCGAGGTCGACGCCCTTCATGGCCTTGCGGTAGGCCCGGCCCCGCGCCGAGACGGCCAGTTCGAGCTTGCGCTTGAGGGTTTCCAGTTCCTCGCTCAAGGCCTCGACCTCCTTGTCGTGGAGCGCGTAGGCTTCCTGGGCGGCGGTGAGGTTGCCCACGGCGTCCTCGGCGGTCGCGAAGCGCGCCTTGATGACGTCGTAGTAGAAGCGCTCGCCGTCCAGCGTCAGGGCGAAGTCCTGCTCCTCGTCTTCCCAGCCGCTGACGTTGACGGACTTGGTGTCCAGGTCGACGACCTTGAAGTGCTGGGGCGACCAGCCGGTGAAGCCGGCGATGGCGTAGCGCCCGTCAGGGGTGGTCATTGCCATGTCGGGCCTCCGGAGTTTCGTTGTAGGTGTTGGTGAGTTCGTTCAGCGCGCACATCAGGCGCGGTGGTAGGGGCTTGCCCAGGTCGTCCTCGCGGGCGTAGACGTACTTGGGCGTGTAGTCGAGTTCGGCGATCACGTCCTTGACCGCCGCGCGCAGCTTCTCGTAGGGCGTGGGTTCCAGCGGCGGCGGGTTGCGCACCGCGATCGCGTACTGGGTGTCCTCGTCGCCGTTGACGACCTTCCAGCCAAACGACTCCCAGCGGTCGATCGCCGGCAGGCCGCGCTTGATCCGGATCAGCCTGATTTCGACCTCGTCGCGGATGCTCTCGCGCGACGGGGCGTAGTCGCCCGACAGGCGGTTGATCGTCTCGCTGGCAAAGACGGTCGCCGGCTTGGCGTCGTCGTAGCGCAGCATGTCGGTCGGGAAGGGCCAGGAGCCCTTGACGGTGTAGGTCTGGTATTCCTGGGCCATGTCAGGTCTCCTCCGTCGTCGTGGTCCGCTGGTGCAGACCCTTGACGGGGCTCAGGGCGATGACCCGGTCGGGCGCGTCGCTCAGCATGATGCTGAGTTCTTCGTCCAGGATCGCCTCGATCCGCGACAGCAGGGTTTGCATCACATCGCCCCTGGCGGGCGCGATCAGGAAGTCGACCTGAATGGGGATGACGTACTTGGTCATGGGACCTCCTAGCGGTAGTCGGTGGGGGTGCCGAGGAAGGCCTGCCGGCTGGCGCGCCGCTGCTCGGTCTTGGCCTCGTTGTGGGCGAGGATGGCGGCTTCATAGGCGCGGGTCGCGCGCATCAGTTCGCCGTTGGTCTTCTCGACCTCGGCGCCGGCGGCCTTGTAGTCGGCGCGGGACTTCTCGCGCGCCGCCGCCGCCTGCTCGTAGGTGTCGAAGACGCCGAGCACGATCTGGAACTCGACCCAGGGCGGGCACGGGTTCACCGTGTCGGCGTCGCGGGCGAACATGCGCCCGTCGCCGGGCCGGCGGCTGTCGTCGACGACCTTGAGGTCGACGATCTCGAAGAAGTTGGGCGTGGAGGAGACGAACCCCACCACCGCGATCGACGGCTTGCTCATGCGAACCACCCCGAGGCGAAGCGCACGCGCGCGGCGATGATGCTGTTGTGGGTCAGCGAGCGGGTGTAGCCGGCCCGCTTGCCCGTGCCCTGGATCAGGACCGAGACGTGACCCGAGCGGTAGACCTTGTAGCGCCGGCCATCGATGTCGATGAACTTGTAGCGCTCGTCGGCCTGCTCCGGCGGGCCAGGAAGGGGGCTGCGGTGGAAGCTCATGGTCAGCACCCCGCCGCGCGTTCGACCGCCGAGGCCTCGGCGCTCTCGCCGTCGATCAGGCTGTCGATCTGCTTCTGAAGTTGCGCGACATAGTCGGTCTTGCCGGCCGCCTGGGCGCGCTCCTGGGCCTCGGTCAGGCCCTTGACGCCGGCGAGCGCCGCGCGGGTGGCGGCCTCATAGCACGAACGCAGGATCGCGGTCTCGGCGTCGGCCAGCGACACGCCCTTCTGGAACATGTCGAAGGTGTCGTCGAGCGAGTAGCCCATGTCGCAGAAGTAGGCGCGGGCCTCTTCGGAGTTGTCGCCGTCCAGGTCTTCGATCCCGGTGCGCTGCTCCAGCGTCTTGACGTAGCGCCCCCAGGCGCCGTCGCCGACGTCCATCTCGTTCTGGTGGAAGGCGACCAGCGCTTCCATGTGGGCTTCGGTGTAGGACATCTGGACCTCCTATTATGTCCGAAATCTGTGTACAAATTTCGGACAGGCGTTGTCGTCGACGACCCTTCTAGGTTGGCGCGAGAGTGTTGTCAAGCGGTTGAATGACGACCTGGGCGAACATCGCGCCCAGGCTATGGCGCAGGGTGATCTCCTCGGCGGGTCGGCCCAGGAGGTAGTGGCTGCGCAGGGTGCGCACGACCTCGCCCGGCTTGATCAACTCCCGCGCGCTCAGAAGCACCGAGGTGTGGACGAGACGCCCGTCCGGCCAGCGCTTCTTGCGGTCCTGCATGATCTCGCCGACGAGCACCACGCCCGGCTCGGGCACGGCGTCGCCCCGGACGATGACCGGGATCGGCGTCAGGCAGATGACCCAGTTGGTCAGGCAGGCGTCATAGTCGGTCACGTATTGCCTTCCTCCCAGAACTCGGTCAGCAGGTGGATGATGTACTCGGCGGCCGGCACGATCTCGTGCTGCTCGAAGATTTGCCGGCGGTGCATCTCCTCGACGTCGGGCATGTCGTGGCGAGTGGGCGGCAGGTCTTCACGATAGGCTTTGCGCCAGCCGTTGACGACGATCTGGTCGCTGACGCCGTGCTGGTAGAAGGTGATGTTGATCTGGCGCCAGCCTTCGGGACCCATCCAGGCGCACGCCCGGCTGTCGGGCATCCAGATCACGTAGCCGGCGACGCGGTTGTTATCGAAGCGGGCCAGACGCGGCTCGGCGAGGTATTCGCCCAGGTCGGTGCTCCAGGAGGGCTCGAAGTCCTCGCCCAGCATGTCGCGGACCACCGCGAGCACGGCCTGGGCCTGGAAGTTGGCGCCGTCGGTGTTGATGAGGAGGCGGTTGTCGCTCATGCGCTCACCGAAGCGTAGGCCTTGCCGATCTCCAGCAGGGCGTCGATCGTGCAGTTGAAGGCGCGGTTCTCGTTGTGGGCGCGGACCTCGGCCGACATGGGCGCGCGGTGGTCACCCAGTTCCCCATACTGGACCCAGTCGCCGACGAGATCGCCCTCGCCGAAGACGGCGCGGACATGCCAGAAGTCGCGGGGCGCAGCGGCGTCGTCCTCGAACACCTTGTGCTCGAACTGGACGACCTTGCGGATAGCCTCGGCGCGGCTGATGCGCTCTCGCATGTCGATGACGACGTCGGCGAGATATTCGGCCGGACCACCGCCGGCCTTGTACGCCGCGAGGGCCTCGTGCTCGGCCAGGGTGAAAGGCTGAAGGTCGATGAGATTGGTCAAGACGGGTCTCCTAGACGAGAGGGATGGGGTTGTTGCCGGTGGCCTCCAGGAGCTTCCACATAAGCTCAAACTTGAGGGCGTTGGCGATCGGGTCGGGAAGCTCCGACAGCGGCATCGACCAGAGGAGGTTGCGCTTGTCGTAGGACTCGAACGCCTCCAAGCGCGCGTCCGCGCCCGCCGTCGGCAGGGTCATCCGCAGCTTCACCTCGTCCTCGATGCCGCCCATCGCAGCCTTCACGGCCCGCCGGACTTCGGGCGAGACCAGGATCAGGCGATCGCACTCGAACGGCGCGTCGACGGGGAAGACGTTGATGTCGTGCGGGCGGCGCGCGCGTAGGGCAGCGACGAAGGCGGCGGTCTGGATGGGCCAGAAGTTCACGTAGCTCAAGGCTGGGCCTCCTTCTGAGGTTCGGGGCAGATGGACTCGATGTAGCCGCGCAGCAGGGAGCAGCGCTCCAGGACCTTGTCGGCGTTCAGCGGCCCCATGCCGTAGCGGATGGTCTGGATGCCCATCATCTCTTCGATCTCGGCGATCTCTTCCAGCGCGGCCGGCTTGAAGGCGGGGGAAATGGCGGGTCTGCGCTGGCTCAAGAGGCGGGCTCCTTCATCTGGATCGCCTCTTCGGCGATGGGTTTCAACTGCTTGGGGATCGGCGTCTTGTAGGCCACGTGCCAGTGCGCGCCGCTCCAGGGCACGCGGCGAGAGCCGCCCTTGTGGCGCGGGACCTTGCCGACCACCGCCAAGCCGGAGATGGCGATCACCTCGCCGGCCTCGTCGATCGTGACGTAGTAGGTCGTGGCGCCGCGCTCGACTTTGACGGTGCGGCTCACAGGTCCACGCCCGCCAGCAGCGCCATGACGGCGTGGTTGATCTCCGCCAGCGGCGGGGCGCGGCGGGGCGCCGAGAAGAAGACGAGGCGCATGTAGCGCTCGGCGTCGTACTTGCGGTGCAGGGCGCGCAGGCTCTCGACCGAGTTCAGTTCGGCAAGCTGGCGCTTGCCCAGGCGGACGCCTCGCTCCCAGCCTAGGCGACGGCTGGCGCGGGCCTCCAAGGTCATCTGGCGGTCGCGAAGCTCGCCGGTCTCGGGCTCGCGGTAGGACTCGGTCATCGGGGCCTTGGGATCGGCCAGCAGCCGCTCCAGCATGTCGACGCTCTCTTGCGCCCGGCGCACCGCGCGGACATGTTCGGTCCGGTCGCGCAGGCACATCTCGAACATCAGCCAGACGAAGCCGGTCGGGTCGTAGAGGTAGACGGTCTCGGCCAGGGTGCGGGCGACGTCCTCGGCGGCCTGAGGCCAGACTTCCCGCCGGTGTGCCGGGAAGACCTTCGAAGGCTCGACGTCGAAGCTGCCGTCCGGGGCGAAGATCGGCTCGAACGAGCGCTGGCCCCACAAGGGCTCATCGGCGCCTTCCGGGCAGAAGCGGACGCTGACCACGAAGGTGGCGCACGAGCTATTGCAGCCGGCCTGGAACTCGCCCAGGCCAGGGACCGTGACGGTCTTCATGTCGGTGCGGTGGGTCCTGAACTTGGTCATGCTCAGGCCCACAGATCGTAGCCGTCGTGGGAGACGCTGGAGCCGTGACGCTCGCAGTAGGCCTTCCACTCGGGGTTGCTATGGCCGCCGACGCGCGTGGCTTCGGCCTTCAGGTCGTTGTAGCGGTCGACCAGTTCGAGGCACGCCTTGGTGCCCCAGTTGATGCCGCGCGCCTGCTGGGCCTGGATCGACTTGTAGGTCTTCTCCAGCTTGTCGATCACGGTCTGCTTCTGGCGGGCGCTCATGCGGCGTACCCCATGCGGTCGTACTGCTCTTCGATCCACATGTCCTCGAAGCGCTGCTCGGTCGTGCGGGTGTCGGGCTGATACTCGACCCAGAACTCCGGGCGGATCACGCCGCGCGCGCGGACCTTGGCGGCGAAGGCCTCGGCGTCCCAGTAGACGGTCGCCATGCCGAACAGGGGCTCGCCCTCGCAGGCCATCTCGAAGTCGAAGCGCTCGACGTCCGAGTAGGGGCGCATGGCCGGCATCAGGAACCAGCGGCCGTCCATCGTCTGGACGTGGACGAGGCTCATCACGCGGTACTCGTCACCTTCCTCGCCACGCCAGGAATAGACGGCGTCCTGCGAGGCGGCGAAGACTTCCTTGATTTCCAGTTGCGCGCCCATCGGGGCCTCCTTCGTTGTCGTCGAGAGGGTTCTATGGCGTCAGGACGCTGCTGTCAACACTCTCGCGCCAACAAAGTTTAGCCGGCCTTGACCACCGCGAAGCCGTGCTGTTCAAGGTTCCCCAGGAAGACGCTGATCTCGGCCTGGGTGTAGCTCTTCGAGAGCTTGGCCATGACCTCCTCGCGCACCGTCTTGGGCTCGACCGGCGGGCGGTTGATGTAGCGGACCTGCTCCAGGTTCTTGTAGTGCGGCCGGAACTCGGCGGCCCAGGTCTTCAGGGTCTCGACCTTGGGGTACTGGCCCTTCCAATAGCCACGGAAGGTCGCCTGGACGTCGAACAGCGTCCTGGCCAGGGGACGCTCGCCGACGGAGGCGAACAGGCCCGTGACGTCGTCGGCGATCCGGTCCAGGTGGAGCATGTTGTAGTAGCCCTCGCCGGCGCTGTTGGGATCGCCGTTGTTGCGGATCAGGTAGGCCAGCGCGTCGGACACCTCGTTCATGGTGCGCTGCTGGGCGGTGTTCAGGATCAGGTGAGCCATCATGTCGGGGTCCTCCCTAGTAGTCGACGCGGCAGATGAAGCCGGCGGTGTTGTAGAAGCGCTCGACGACCTCGTTGAAGAAGTCCCAGGCCGCTTGCTGGGTCAGGACCTCCTTCTCCAGGACGCGGGCCGGGCCGCCGGGATAGCGGCGGATGATCGCCTCGATCGTCCAGGCCGCGTCCTCGTCCGAGAACGACAGGCGGGCGGCGAAGACGCGGGTGCGGACCTCGGCCAGCACGACATTGGTGTGGCGGTACTCGTCGCACTCCAGGGTCGACAGCGTGTACACGCCACGCTCCACGTTGGCACGGGCGCCGGCCATCATCTCGCGGCGCAGGTCGTCCAGGGCGATTTGCTGCCGGCGCTCGCCGGCCTCGCGCTCCTTCTCGACCGCCCGCGCTTCCATGCGGCGGAAGGCGCGGTTCTGGGCCGCCATGGCGGTGGCGATCTCGTCGGCGGTGAAGGTCTTGGGGGTGTCGTTCATTCGAACCACCCCGAGGCGGCGCGCGCTCGGATCGCGGTCGGCCCCGTCAGGGGCAGGGAGCGCAGGTCCTCGTGATGGATCGTCAGGACGCGCGGGTTGCGCACGTAGCCCCGGACCTCGCCGGAGCGGCTGACGCGATAGCGCCGGCCGTTCAGTTCGACGTCCTTGACGGACATCCCAAACTCGGGGTGCGTCACCGGCGTCTTGATCGGTGTCAGGCAGTGCATGAAAAGGGCCTCCGGCGTTGTCGTCGGAGGCCCTTCTATGTTGGCGCGAGAGTGTTGTCAACAGCCGATTAGGCCTCGACGCCCTCGGCCTTCAGCGCGGCCAGTTGCGCTTCGAGTTCTTCCAGCGGGGTGCCGGCGATCTTCTCGGAGCGCTTGGCGGCGATGGCTTCTTGCAGGATGCGGGCGGTCTCGCGCTTGGTCGAGGCTTCCAGCTTCTTGCGGTTCTGGTCCTGGCGGTAGGCGATCACCGCCTTGACGATCTCCAGGCGCGGCGCGACGGTCTTGTCGAGCGTCTTGGGCGTCACGAACGAGATGTCGTCCAGGTCCTTGACCTGCTTGAACAGGCCAACGGCGATGTCGTTCAGGTTGGCCTTGCCCGTGTCGCTGGTCAGCGGCAGGTCCCACAGGTCCTCGGTCGAGATGAGGCCCTTGGCGGACTCGTAGCGGTACTTTTCGCGCGAGGCGACTTCGAAGATGTTTTCCATGGTCTTCCTTTCCTAGAACTTGATTTTCAGAACGCGGGTGAAGGCGCCCGAGACCTTGACGGTCAGGGTGTCGGGCTTGGACGACGAGAAGCCCAGGCCCGAGAGTTGCTCGGCGGCCGGCGCGGGCTTCAGCTTGGAGCCCAGCATCTCGAAGACGCGGCGGTGCGGGCTCAGCGAGTCCTTGAGGAACTCGTTGTAGAAGCCGCGCGCGCCGTCCTCGTTGATGCCGCCCTCCAGCATGAAGAAGAAGTGCTTGTTGCCGACGCCCGGCTCGCCGTCCCAGAAGTTGGGCGACAGCATGACGACGTTGACCTTGCGGAAGGTCTCGGTCTTCACGCCCCAGACGTCCTTGCTCGCCGAGGACGAGGGCAGCGACGACAGGATTTTGATCCCGCCGGCGTGGCTGTACTCGAACTTGGCGACCGTGACGTATTCCTGGTAGCGCAGGGCCTTGGCGTAGGCAAATTTGGTCACCGCGCCCAGGTAGTCGATCTCGACCTCGAAGCCCGGATCGCGCGAGGCGTCACGGTTGTCGAACTGGTGGACCTTCAGTTCGTAGACGCCTTCCTTCATGCGCTTGCGATCGCCGTAGAAGATGTTCTCGACCGGCGAGCGAGTGGTGCCGCGCCCGGCGTTCATGTCGACGTCGAGTTGGCCGCGCGTGAAGGGCGAGACCTTCTCGCGGAAGAAGATGTGACCACCGCCCGGCTCGAACATGTGGAAGTCGAGGTCGTCGTGGTTGAACCAGCCCAGGCGGCAGCAGAGGTCGCCCGAGACGTTACCGCCAGCGGCCTTGACGCGCTGCTTGATGGAGTCCGCGACCTCGCCGGCATAGGACCAGGAGAAGTTGTTGCCCCACTTGAAGAGGTTGCCGGCCGTCGGGTTCTTGGGCGCGATCAGGCTGACGAAGTTGCCCGCCAGACGGTTCTCGACCAGGGCCTCGATCGACGTGACCTTGGGCAGGATGTCGCTCAGGAAGCGGTCGATCGGGACCTCCTCGACCTTGTCGAACGACTTGGTCTTCTCGCCCACCTCGGCCGCCATCTCCGAGAACACGTCCGCGCTCAGCGCCGCCTTGGCCGAGCGATCGGCGAACAGGACGTCGTTGATCGACACGTCCGTCAGGACGGCGTAGCGGCGCTCCAGGGCCGAGGTCAGGCCCAGGTCCTCCAGCGTCTTCTTGGCGGCCTCGATCTGGCGCTTGGTGGCGATCGTCGAGGTGCGCTTGTAGTTCTGCGGCGCGACCTTGGTCTCGTACTTCTTGACCGCGTCCTCGATCTCCATGTCGCCCGACAGGTCGAGCAGAAGCGAGCCGATCACGGTGTTCTTGATGCCGATCACCGAGCCCCAGACTTCGCCCTTGGTGGCCGTGCTCCAGGCGTGCAGCGTCGCGTCCAGGCCCGTCTTGCCGGCGAAGCTGTTCTGCATCGCCCGGAAGGCCTCGACGGTCGCCTTGTGCTCCTCGATCCGGTAGACCGACTTCTGGGCGACCAGTTCGAGCACGGTCTCGACCGCCTCACGGCTGATGTCGGTCACCGCGCGCAGCAGCGTCTCGGCCGCCATGCGCGGGCCGTGCAGCGCCGTGGGGATGTCGGTGCGCTTCTTGACGAACTGCTGGGGCACGTCGCAGTAGAAGTGGTTCCAGGTCACGTCGCCGCCCAGCATCGACTCGATGCTGCGGTCGGTGCCGATCGACTTCTGGTCGTGCAGGAAGACGTCGGCGATCGGCCGCGAACGGATCAGGCCCGCGAGGCTGTCGGCGACCTGCTGGTAGGCCGGCTCGCCCGGAACGGTGATGTCCCACAGGGTGACGATCTTGTTGTCGACGATGGCCACGACGTCGCCGCCCTGGCGCACGAAGGCGCGGCAGCACGAGCAGTTGTGCTCGGTGCGCGCGCGGAACATCGGGTCCGTGCCCGGCGGGAAGGCGGCGAGGTAGGTCTGCCACAGGAGGTCCTTGTCGACCTCGACGCGGTAGAGTTGGCCCTTGGACATCTTGGCGAACTGCGCCGCGACGGCCGTCTTAAACGGTTGGAAATTCAGCAACTTAAGGCCCTCTCCAGATTAAAATTTCATGCACGGAGGCGCAGGTGCGCCCGCCAGTGCAGCGTGGTTTCGTGGACGATCCTCCGAGACGTCGGGCTCAGGCCTTCGAGATCGAAGGTGTCGGGATCGCCAGCATATTCGGCCAGGACCGCGCCGACGCGGCGCTCCTGGAGGGCCGGGTCGTTGGTGCTCTTCATGGCCTCCAGGACCTCGGCGGCGATGCGCGTGCTGCTCATCACCAGCCCTTCGTCAGCGCCCAGTCGATCATCTTGTCGATGGTCTTCTGGGGCACCTTGGGGCCGTCCTCGCCGATGGTGCCGAAGTCGTCCAGCAGCGCCAGCGAGCAGCCGTGGCGCCCGCACTCGACGTCGGCGCAGACGCTGTCGGCCTCTTGGATCGTCAGGGTCAGGGGCTTGCCGTTGATGGTGCCGAACTGCACCGAGACGCGCCCGCCCCGGCCCTGGACTTCCACCAGGGGAGCCGGCGCGGGCTTGGGCTTGCGAACGCCCAGGGCGATCTCAACCTCTTCGAGCGTGCCGCGCGTCTCGGGCTGGTGATAGCCGTTGACGTAGGCATAGTAGACGCCCGAGTTGAGGACGCCGATGCGCGGATCGATGTTGTGGGTGATCATGGCTTAGGCCTCGCCCGCCACGTAGCCGACGAAGAAGCCGTCCTCGTCCATGACGCGGACCTCGACGCCGACGATCGCGCGCGCCGCGTCGTAGAGGTAGCGCGTCTCGTAGCGGTAGAACTCGGTCGTCAGGGCCTCGAACTCGCCGGCCGCCGCCAGGGCGTCGCTGGTGTAGTCGAAGCTGTAGGACTGTTTGCTCAGATGCGGCATGGGGGCCTCCTCGTTGTCGTCGAGCAGAGGTCTACAGAACCGGACTGGCGCTGTCAACACACAAACGCCAAGCTGCTATCAGCGCCCGCCGAACTGGATCAGGCCCTTGCCTTCGAGGTTGCGCAGCGCGCGGCGGATTTCGTCCTGGTGGATGCCCAGTTCGCGGCTCAGCATCTCGACGGCCTCGCGCCGCTCGGCGCCCTGGAACTGGTAGGCGTCGCGCTGGGCCTGGGTCACCTCGGGCAACGGGCAATCGCCCTCCAGCAACGTGTAGCCGTCCTGCTGGATGCAGGCCAGGGCGCCGGCGCGGCGGCTCCAGGTCTTGTGCAGGGCGTTGCGCGTGTTGGGGAACAGCACGCCCTTGGTGATGACGTGGAAGCGATCGCCCTTCTTCTCGATCCAGGCCGGACGAGGAGTGGCGATAGCCTCGGCGATGCGTTCGTCGAGCGTCTTCATTAGAACGGCAGCGCCGCGCCGAAGTGGGTCAGATCGTTGATCACCCAGGTCAGGCAGAAGATGAACACGAAGGCGCCCATGATGAAGCCGGCGAAGCGCTTGCGGTCGGCCCGCTGCATCGCCTGCCACTGTTCACGGGTCAGGTCCGGGCCGCCCGAGGCAGCGCCGTACTTGCCGGCGAGTTGGCCATCGAACGAGCGCTGCTCGGTCTGATAGCTCTCGTTGACCTCGACGCCGCGCATTAGAAGCGGCCCTTCATGACGCGGTCGAGCAACTCGGCCTTGGCTTGCAGGTCGAAGCGCTCCATGTCGTTGGCCTCGGCGTTGGTCGAGCGCGACGACCGCGACGCGTGGTAGACCACGTGATGCAGGAGCGCTTGCTGGAGTTCCAGCTTGATCACCGCCCAGGTCTTGTCGGTCCCGTGCAGGAGCGTGTCCAGGGTCTGTTCGAGGGCTTCCTTCGCCGCGTTCTGACGGACGGCGGCCAGCTTGACCGACAGGCTGCGCTCCAGAGCGCGCACGGGGTTCTCGATCAGGCTCTTGGCGAACTCGTCGATGATCGCTTGGTTGGCCTCGATCATCGAGATCATGGCCCTGGCGAAGCTTTCCACCGACGGGTCGGTGAAGGTGAAGGTGCTCAGGTCGGGAATTGCGTAAGCCATGCGGCCCTCCTCGTTGTCGTCGAGGAGGTTCTATGTTGGCGTGAGAGTGTTGTCAAACACTTTCTAGCGGCCGTGGACCCTGATGTTGGAGCCGAGCCCGCAGACCAGGGCCTCGCCGCGCTCCCCGAACTCGATCACGTCCAGAAACTTCTTCTTGATCAACACGTTGACCGTGCGGGATCGAACGCGGTCCTTGCCCAGGGCCACGCCTTTGCGGCAATAGGAGAACGTCCCGTCCTTCTCGCGCACGAGTTCGGTCCCCTCGTACTGCGCGACATTGTGGACCACCGCCTCCTCGGTCGCGTTGAGGTCCTTGAAGCTCCCTGCCGGCTTGTCGGCCTTCAGCTTCGTGGGGACCGGGGCGGGCCTCCAGGCCGCGTTCCGGCCGTCGTAGGCCAGAACCTGCCCCGATGTGCCGTTGTAGATCAGGGTGCCGCCGGACCCGCCTCCACTGCCCCCGCTGGCGCTCACAGAGCCCCCACCGCCAACGCCTGGGTAGTAGAAGTGCGACACGCCGCTGCTACCACCGGCGACCTGAGGCGCCTGCGTCATCGGCTGGGGCGCGATCCCGGCCACGGGCTCCTCCGGCTTCCGGCTGAACCGGCGGGTGAGGTGCTCAACGATCTTCAGGTCGGCCGTGATGTACTCGCGCATGCGGTCCAGAAACGACATCGTCACACCGTGATCTTGAGCACCTCGACCGGGCCGGCCGTCTCGTCCGGATCGAAGACGCCCACGCCCAGGACGCCGGTGAAGAACGCGCCGGTGTCGAGGTTGGTCCGGTGGGGCAGAAGCTCCGGCTCGGACGGCTCCTCCTTGAAGACCGGCACGGTGTGGGTGTGGCCGTGGATCACGTGGTGGGTGAAGTCGCCCGGCTTGCCCAGCAGGAAGCGATCCCTGATCCACAGGGTCCACTCCTCGTCCTGCTGCTCAAGCGGGACGCCCGGCATCAGCCCGGCATGCACAAAGACCCGGCCGGGCGTGACGTGCATGGTCGGCAGGCCATCCATCCAGTCGATATGCTCCTGGGGGATCATGTCCCACTGGGCGTTCCAGGCGTTGTCGCCGGCGCCGTAGGACTTCAGGGTCTGCTTGCCGCCGTTGCTGACCCACATCTTGGAGAGCGCGCCGTAGTTGGCGATCCGCCAGCTATCGACCATCATCTGCTCGTGGTTGCCCTTGAGGGCGATCTCGCCCTGGCGGTGAAGCTCCATCACGGCCTCGACCACCTCGCGGCTCTGCGGGCCGCGATCGACATAGTCGCCCAGGAAGATCATGCGCGTGGCGTCGCCGCGTACACGGATGGCGTGGCGCGCCTTCTCCAGCAGGTCCATGCGGCCGTGGATGTCCCCGAACACGTAGAGCATCAGCAGCGCTCCTCTTCCTCACGCATCGCCTTCTCGTAGGCGTCGAAATACGGCCCCTCGTGCCATTGGCGCTCGCCGTGGCCGATCGTCTTCCACCCGCGACAGAGGCGGCAGATGTGGACCTCGTAGGAGCCATAGACCGCCGGGTAGCGCGGCAGGTGGAGATTGTCGCCGCCTTCGATCCGGTAGGACTGCGGATGCTTGCAGGACGCCAGGGTCCGGTGCAGGCCGCTCATGTCCTGGGCGGTGGCGGCGGCGCTGCGGCCCCGGTTGAAGACCATGTCGCCCTTGTACTCGGCTGGCACATCGCGGGCGCCGCTACCCCAGTACGACCAGCCCGCCAGGAAGCGCTTGCGTTCGTCGGCGCTCTTCTTCCAGGCCAGGGTGTTGGGGTGGGTCTCCAGCGGGCCGTCGACATGCTCGTCGAAGGCGTTCTCCAGGGCCTGGATCGCCTCGTCCCAGGCCTCGCGGTCCTCGGCCTCGACGGCGTTGCGCAGGTCGAGGATCAGGCTGTCCCAGGCCTCCTCGCTCAGCGCCATCCGTTCCACCCGTCGAGCGGTTGTTGCAGGGCCGAGAGGTCGAAGGCGATGGTCGGCACGGCGCCGTGCTTGGGCCGCATCTGGAAGTACGGCGTCTCCTTGATGGCCGCGACGATCTCGTGTCCCGCCCACCATTGCAGGCGGATGTCGTAGAGCAGGGCCTGTTGCTCGGCCCAGCCCGAGGGGTGGTTGTCCGCCACCAGATGCCAAATCGCGCCGGTCGCGGTCAGCGTCCAGTCGCCCCCGCTGTTGGCGATCATGCCCCGGTTTTCCAGGATGCGCAGGATTTTGAAGGTCTGCTCGCGCGGGTCCTCGACGCCGGTGCTGGCGATGTGGTCGAGGATGCCCTTGACGCGCCCGTTCATCAGGTAGGAGCAGATGTGGGAGACGTCGACCCGGTTGCCCAGGCGGTTCTTGGGATGGACGATCTCCAGCGCGTCGAGCGCAGTGTCGTAGCGCAGCTTCTTCATCTCGTAGTCGACCTTGGGCGGCCAAAGATCGTTGCTGGTGAAGTCGAGGCGGTGGGAGGTCATGTCAGAAGCGCTTCAGGCTGGAGTCGGAGAGGGTGCGCGCGGTGTTTTCGATGAGCAGCATCCGCGCCACCAGGGTGATCAGGTTGGCCATCTCGTGACGCCGTCGCAGGTCCATCGGGATCAGGGCGAGCAGTTCCTGGAGATCGTCGGTCTTGCGGCAGATCATCAGATGCCGGCCGCCGGCCGTGGCGATGTCGCGGCGGTACTCCTCGCGGACCCTGGTGTGGTAGTCCAGGGCGTTGAGGTCCTTACCGTCGAGCGGATGGGCCTGGGGCGTGCCGATCTCGGCCTGGGTCCAGTCGGCGTCGCCGGACATGGTCCCAAAGGCCCGGTAGAGCCGCTCGCCCATGATGGCGTGCATCTCGATCGCGTGCAGCGACGCGCCGACGCAGATCGGGACGATCTCGCCCCGGATCACGTGCTCGGTCAGCTTGACGCCGTCGGCGGTCGAAGCCGGCTCCCAGTTGTACTGCGGGCCGGCCATTACTCGCCCCGCCGCCGGGCTTCCTCGTAGGCGCGGTCGTAGGCCGCGTCCTGACGAGCTTGCCACTGGGTCGCCAGGGTCGGATTGAAGACCTGGATGGCGGCGCCGGCGACGACCAGCAGGCCGATGACGACGATGATCACGATCGCGATCCGGTGAAGCCAGAAGGTCGGACGCTTGCGGTTCAGCCGCCGCTCGACCTCGTCGAAGATGTCAGTCATAGGTGGGCTCCTTCTGGAGGTAGCTGAAGTAGGCGCGCCACGTCGCCAGGGCGATGCCGGGGCCAAAGCCCCAGATCATCCCCCGATGCTTGGCGACCTGGGCGCAACGGGTGTCGATCAGCGTCTCCCACTCGCCGTCACGCCCCTTGCACTTCTTGATCTCAAGGGCCGCGTCGGGCAGGAGGGTGGTGATCATCCGCAGCGCCAGATCGGCGTCCTGGAGGGTCTTGGCGTTCGGGTCCTGAACCATGCAGATGTCGAACGGCGCCTGGATATGCTCGGCTGTCCAACCCGGCACCGGGCGGTCCTGCCACTCGCCGACCACCCGCCCGTCGCAGTGCGCCCAGATCATCGCGCTGACCTGCTGCCAGTTGGCGTTCAGGGTGTGCGGTAGGCAGAGCATCCCATGGATGCTCGCTCTCTGGGCGGCCCACCGCTCCTGCATCTTGCCGGAGGTGACCTCGGGCGGCTCGTTGCGGGAGCGGATCATCAGGCCTGGGCCTTCTTGGCTTCCAGGTCCTTCAGGACCTCGGTCCACATCCGGTCGTCAAAGCCGACCTTGGAGTTCGGCGCGCGGTAGCCTTGCGGGTCGTCGCCCAGGGCGAAGCGAAGCTCGCGCTCCTCGTCGTAGCGCAGGTACGGCTTGCGGACATAATAGGTGTCGCGCATCGACTCGCGGACGTAGGTCAGGCCATGGGTCGAGGCGAGGCCGAACGGCGCGAAGACCGCACCAGCCTCGTTGACCTCGATCTGGAGACCCTCCTCGTCGGTGTAGCCGGTGACGTGGTTCCAGACCTTCTTGCCCGGCCGGATGACGATGTGGACGTCTTCCAGGCGGACCTTGCGATCCATCCAGTGGATGTCGCCGAAGCAGTAGAGGTAGCCGCTGTCGATGGTCTCGCGGACCCACTTGCGCACGATGTCAGCGTGCGGGTGCTGCATGGCGCCCTGCTCCCAGCGGATCGTGTAGCGGGTGTCGTGGGTGTCGCGCTGGCGGATGCCCGTCTCGTAGCTGGAGTACCACGTGTAGGTCGTCGGCTTGACCTCCGACACGTGAACCGGTTTGGCCTGGGCGACCCCGGCGGCGATGACGGCCGCGCCGGCGCCCAGCAGGAGATTACGACGGTTCATGGCTGGTGTTCCTGACGTGTTCGATGATGATGTCGACGCAAAGCTCGGCCGTCTCCAGGAACGGCGTCTTGAACCGAGGCGGCAAGGTCTCCCAAGGCGGCGGGACGACTTGCCCGCCGCGCGCCCACTGACGCTCGTAGAGGGCCTTGGCAACGGCCTGGACGGCGTCTGCGCGGGTCTCCATCAGCGGCGACTCCAGCACGTGGAGACCGCCTCGACGAAGACGATGTCCTCGGCGCGCGCCTCCTTGGCCGGCACGGGCTCGTACTCGGTCGGGTGGTAGAAGTTCTCGTGGCTGGTCAGGCGCTCGACCTCCTCGGCCACCTCCTCGCGGAAGTTGCGCTCAGCGATGCGCCCGAAGTCCTTGGCCTGCTCCAGGGTGCGGATGACGTGGGCGTTGCAGGGGTACTGCCCCGCGACCTTGCCGTCCCGCTGGATCGCCCGATACCGCCCGTTCGTGTCGCGCAGCAGCACGAAGAACCGATCGGCGGCGACCTGCTTGATGCAGTGCGTGCCGGTTTCTTGGGCGCGCTTGAGGTTGCGCGCCCGCGTTTCCTTGGCCTGCTCTTCCCAGAGCGCTTCACGCGCGAGGCGGCGGGCTTCGAAGCCGAAGGGGTCCTTCCAGTTTATCATTTGCCCCGAACCCCTTTGGCTTTCTCGGTGCGCTCCGACTTCGGAACGGGATGATGCGCCGGGTCTGCCAGATAGGCTTCGCCGGCCGGCGTAAGGAAGGCCTGGGTGCGCTTCATGAAGCCGCCCTTGGACTGCCTGTAGAACTCGGCGTTGGCCGGCCGGTGCAGGCGCACGAGACCATCGCGCACCAGCTTCTTCATCAGCGGGTCGCGCAGTTCAGAGCCCGAGAGCCGGGCGGCCTGGACCGCCTGAAGGCGCTTGAGACGCTCTTCGTGGCTCGGCTTCTTGAACGTCGTCCGGAAGGCCATCGCCGAGAACCACGAATGGGCGGGCGGGATTTTTCTAAGACCCAAGGTCGTCTCCTTCGCGCAGCACGCGGACCTCCTCCTGGAGTTCCTCGATCTTGCCCTCCATGCGCTCCAGCACGTCGGCCAGGGAGTCGTAGACCGGCACGTCGCCGCCGCAGTGCGGGCACTTGCGCTCGTTCTCCACGACCTCACGGATCGAGGGCGGCCCGAGGCCGGCGCCGCACGTGCGGTTGGGGCAGTAGGTGTAGGAGCCCATCAGCCCTTCCTCGCGTCCATGATGTCGACGTGGCAGTAGTCGCAGACCACCTTGCCGTCGACGACGTTCTCGTTGCCGGGCACACCACCGCGCGAGCCGTTGCAGACCTCGCAGCCATCGCGCTGGACGCCGTCGCGTTCCTGGGCCTGGACGGTCTCCTTGAACCGCCGGTCGCGCAGGTCGGTCAGGGCCTGGAGCATGGCCTGGGCCTGCTTGACCAGGATGTCGACCTCGGCGCGCGCCGCCAGCCCATCGTGCAGGGCCTTCACGGCGTCGTCCTTGGAGGCGAAGCGCGCGAGGATGCGATCCTCGTAGCCGCCCCAGTATTCGAGGTGGCTGGCGTTGGTCTCGTCATCGTAGACGTAGGAGACGCCCTTCAGACCCGTGTCGATCTGGCGACCCCGGAAGTAGAGGAGCGCGCCGCCGTGGCGGTAGCGGCCGGCCTCGGCCAGCCGCACCAGGGTGATCGAGCCCTCCAGGCGATCGGTGACGATCGCGAAGGGGTCGACATTGATGGCGCGGGCGTCGATCAGGTCAGGCATCAGCAGCCACCTCCACGCTGAGCGTGCGGAACGGTCTCGTGAGCGGTCGCGCGCAGGTCGATGGCCTTGAGGCCCGAGCCCGCCATGGCGAGATTGGACGCGCCGTGGAAGGCGACTTCCAACTGCCAATTGGAGCCCGCGTCGTCATGCGCCGCCGCAATCCGCTTGGCATAGGCCACGGCGTTGATCGCGTTTTGCGCCTCGACCACGTAGAGCCGACGCTCGTCGTAAAGCGACAGGAGAACGGAGAAGGTGCTCACGGGCGCATGTCCCTGATGTAGCGCGGGCCGGTCCAGTCGACGTACTCGGCGCCGTGGCCAGCGGAGTGGATGGTGCCGCGCGCGTGCTTGGCCGGGACCTTCCACGAGGAAGGCTTGTAGATCAGGCCGTTCTCCAGGCGCACGAACGCCCAGACCGAGCGCTGGGCGCGGTCGCTCGCCACGATCTTGGCGAACTGGCTGTTGGCGCGCACCGGCTCGATCGTCAGGACCGGCGGGCTCACGTTCGGGAAGGTCTTCGCCATCTGGGCGTTGACCACCGCCTGGGCGCCGGCGACGAACGCTTCGACGTCTTCCATCGTGGTCGGGCCGGTCGGGAAATCATACAGCGGCATGGGGCCTCCTTTGTTGTCGTCGATGACGTTCTAGGCCGGCTAACCTGCCTTTGTCAACACAAGACGGCCAAGAGAACGAAGGCTCCAGACCAGGAGGAGGATCGGGCCGCCCAGGGCGAGGGCGGTCAGGGCCATGGCGAGAAGGGGGAGAAAGAACAGCATCCCGAAACCCGTGCCGGCGATCACCACCACGATGGCGTAGATCGCGCGGCTGACCGGCCCCTCAATGCCGCTCCTCCACTTGTCATAGTCTTTGACGGCGAAGAACAGCCCGATCAGGAACCATAGGCCCGCGCTGGTGGTCATGGCATAGCCGAACCACAGTTCGGCGTCCTGGGGGCTCCAGGGGACCTCGATCGGCATCAGAACCTCGGCGGGATGATCTGGGCGGCGCGGTCGCGCAGGCACCCGGCGTTGCGGAACTGGTAGTCCTGGACATCCAGGCTCCAGAACTCGGTGGGCATGGCGGGGCCGATCACGGCGGTCTTCGGCCCCTGCTGGAGGACGAACTTCTGGTGGCGGCCGTTGAGGATGATCTCGCCGCAGGTGGTCTGGGCGCCGGCGAGTTCGGCATAGGTCCAGGCCCGCTCGATCGTCACCGTCGGCGAGCGCGACAGGTCGGCGATCACCCGCTTGAGCGGATCACGTGAGGCCGAGGCGTCGCGCGTCTCGGTGTAGTGGAGGTCGCTGCCGTAGTTGAGCGGCTGGGACAGGCGGAAGGACTGGGCGCGGGCGGTGTCGCCCAGCCACAGGATGGTCGCCAGGATGATCAGGAACAGGCGCATCAGAGCTTGGCCTCCACGTGCGGGTGCAGGGTGAAGACGCCGTCGCGGCCGAAGGTCCCCAGCTTGGTGAACTTCGAGACCCAGCCGCCGGTGTCGCCCAGGGCGCCGCTGCTGATCTTGACGTGGTCGGGCACGACCTCCTCGTCGATGGTCTGCCAGCCGAACCACCGCTTGAGTTCCAGGACCTGCATGTGGACGATGTCGTGGTCGAGATAGCCGCGCTGGGGCGGCAGACGGCGCGTGAAGGCTCGGACGCGGTACTGGGCGGGCTTGGTCATGTCAGCCTCCGTGATGGGCCAGGAACTCGTCCGGGCGGGCGAAGTAGTCCTCGCGGTTGGGTTCGACCTGCGCGCGGGCCGCGACGATCTTCGGATCATGCGGCAGGTTGCAGATGTTCTTGAGGAAGATCAGCGCGCCGGCGCAGAACGGCGCATCGGCCGCCTGCTCGCGCCAGTCGTCGGCGTCGTAGTCGACGGTCATGTGGCAGGGCATCTGGACGCTACCCGACATGGTCGCGCGCAGGAAGCCCTCGGGGGTGTCGGCTCCGAGCCAGCCGGGCGCGGCGGTGCGCTTGAAAGGGCACTCGCGGCATCCCTGGGTGTGAGCCAGATGGCACATCAGACCTTGGCCCACGAGAGCATGAAGCCGCTGCCGTGGACGGTGAAGCGATCCTTCAGGGCGAGGATGTTCTGCTTGGTGGTCTCGGAGATCAGGCCCCAGAACTCGTCGGACACCGGCGGCACCTCGGCGAAGCTCAGCTTGGCGCGCTCGTAGAAGGTCGCCGGCGCCAGGGTGTTGCCCGAGCATTTGGCGAGGTCGCGGCAGAGGACCGAAATCTGGTCCTCGACCTGGGCCGGCGTCACCGCGCTCCAGCGTTCGTCCAGGTGGATCGGGTACTCGGCCGGGCCGCCGTAGTAGAAGACCGCCTTGATCAGGCGGTAGTCGGCGTTCAGGCGGGGATCGGTCCGGTCTTGGGTCGCGAGCTTCACGGAAGCCTCCTTCGTTGTCGTCGAGAAGGCTTCTATGCTGGCGCGAGAGTGTTGTCAATCGTCTACGTGCAGGACGTCGTAGGCCTCCAGGCCCCAGCCCTTGCCGAGCAACTCCAGCACGTCGGCGTCGCGCAGGAGGTTGTTCTCGTGCAGGACCTCGACCAAGCGAATGAGGAAGTCCTGCTTCTCGGCGGCGACCACCGCCAGGGCTTCGCTCAGGTCCATCCGCTGGGCGCCGTAGTCGCTGCCGCGCGGGTCTTTGCGGTAGACGTAGTCGATCATGGCTTGACCTCGCTGGTCGGGGGTTCGGGCTGCTCGCCCAAGCCCGACTTAAAGCTGGCTTCGGAGAGTCCCACAAGAGCCAGCCGGGCATCACGGATAACGTGGTGCTCGATGTAGTGGACCTTACGATAGACCTCGTGGAAGATGTAGAAGTCCAGGTGGTCGATCAGGTCGGCGGTCTCCTTGGTCTTGGGCTGGGCGCGCAGATAGTCCGCCAGCCGCTGGATGTCCTTCTGGATGAACTCGACCTGGGCCTGGATCATGCCCACTCCGTCGTTCAGCCGCTTGAGGTCCGCATCGCCCTTGCCGGCGATGAACTCCTGGATCACCCGCAGATAGGCGCGCTCGGTGTGGAAGCGCCGCGTCTGGCTCAGTTCGAGTTCGGCGACCCGCGCCTGTTGCCGCTCGATGATGGCCCTGGCGTCGGCGATGAACTCCAGGGTCTGGTCGGCGAGATTGCTGCCGCCACGCTCCTGGACCTCGACGCCGAGGCGCGCGGCATCTTCGAAGAGGCCGGCCACTTGGTCAGCGAGCTTGGCTTTCGGGTCGATCATCGGGCGGCTCCCAGGGCGTTGCGGAGGATGGAGGCGGGGTTGTAGGCGTAGCGGCGGGTGGACGAGCCAATGTTCCAGCCGCACTTGCGCAGCCGTTTCATCTCGTCGGCGGAGAGGGTGGCGACGACGTTGGTGACGCCGTCCTGGATTTGGTGGACGTGACCGTCCTCGGAGACCCAGAAGCGCGGGCCGGTGTAGCGGCGGCTCAAACCTTCGGCTCCGCATCTTCCAGGCCCTTGAGGGCGGCGACGGCGTTGCGGTGCGACCAGAGCATGGACGAGCCCAGTTCGCCGGCCAGATCGTGGCGGATGTACTTCCAGATCAGCCGGCGGATCGGATCAGGACCAGTCTTGTTCAGCAGGCCCGTCTCATCCACGGCCTTCTCGAAGGTGCGAACGATCGCCCACATGCGGTCGTAGAAGGTGGAGAAGACGTGCAGATGGGCGGCGGCGCGCTTGAAGTCGGGCGCGCCCTGGTCCTGGGTGACCATCGTCCTCCAGGCATGGATGGCTCCCATAAGGCGCGCGATCGTGGCCTTGTTGCTTTGGACCTCATCTTCGTACTCACCAAGGCGCAGGATCGCCGCCGCCAGCGCCGACTTGGTCTCCTCGTCCGGGATGTCGCGGGCGTCCTCCAGGTCCTTGAGGGCCTTCAGGCGCGTGATCAGTTCCTCGGTCGCGACCGCACGCCGGGCCTCACTGAAATCGGCCATGTCAGTTCTCCTCGTCCAGGTGGAGCTTGATCTCGGGGTCAAGGTCGGCGTCGTGGCTGACGATGTGGCTTCCGGTGAAGCCAGACTCAGCCACCAGTTCGCGGGCGTGGTCCTCGTCCTCGGCGTCGATCACGACGTCGTCGTGGTAGGTGACCGTGGCCTTGAAGCTGAAGAGCGGCATCAGGCCTCAAGCTCCAGGCCGTGGGCGAACAGCCACTTCTTGAGCAGCGAGCGCCCGCTGGCGACGTCCTTGCGGCTCATCAGGTCGCGCAGCACCTCGTCGGGGATGGTCACGACCTTAGACGGCGGCGGCGTCGGCACGAAGGTCTGGGCGACCGATATGGCCTCGCAGTTCTCGCCGGCATGCGCCGTGGTGATGTAGAGCTTTCCGCCCGGCACCTCGGCCTCGCGCGTCTCGATCGAGAAGTGCGAATGGGCTTGCCCACCCACCTGGACCATAATCAGTTCATGCGTCATCTTGAATCTCCCATTCCGGCGGCAGGTAGAGGTCGCCCGGCGCGGGACCGCGCGAGCCTTCGTAGATACGGCGCCATGCCTTATCCAGGTCGAGGTCGACCTCCATGCCGTCCTTGAAAATCTTGCGGGCGTCGGCGATGCGCACCAGACGCAGCGGCTTGTCCCGGAACTCGGTGACGAGGTGGGCGACGTTGCCGCCGTTCTCGGTGATCAGGGCGGCGTTGTTGTCGATCGCGCTGACGGCGGCCTGGACGTAGTCGGGGCCAGCGTTGCGGATCACGCCGATCTGCCCCCGCTCCAGGGTCTCGCCCGGCTTGAGGTGCTTGATCTTGCCGGTCACGAAGCCCGTGCCCAGCAGGACCACCAGATTGCCGCCCATCTTGCTCTGGGCGACCTCGAAGCGCTTGTCCCAGGCGGCCTTGTGCAGCGGGTCGTCGCTGCGGGTCGGCCAATCCTCGGGCTCCAGGCCCGCGCCGATGACCCAGTCGGTGTGATAGGGGTCGTCGCCGAAGCACTTCAGACCCGAATAGGTGACGCGCTTCCACGGCTTGGCGAGGTGAGCGCCGGCGGTGCGCCACAGGCACCACTTCTCGAACGGCGCGGTCGGGACCTTCAGGGTCACCTCCTCGCCACCCTTACCCGTGTACACGAGATCGAAGTAGTCGCCGGCGGCCTGCTCCTGGATCGCCTTGCGGTAGGTCTCGTTGGACTTGCCTTCGGCGCGCTCGGCCTCCGCCGCCAAGTGGGCGTTAATCGCCGACATGCGCTCTTCAGGGTCCTCGGCCATGCCGCCCATCAGCGCCATCTTGGCGCGGGCCAGGGCGATGGCGGTCGACATGCTCGTGCCGGCGTTGACCTCCTTGACGATCATCCGGTTCATCGCCGAGACCTCATCAGGGGCGCTCGCGACGCCCTGCTTGAAGTCCTCCAGGGCCTTGACCGGCGCCGGGGGCTCATAGGCGGGGTTCTCGATCACCCACTGGGGCGGCAGGTTGTCGATCGCCGTGGTCGTCACGGCGTGGAACTCGGCCTGAGGATCGTTCAGCCCATACTCGTGGACGTACCCGCGCTTCTCCAGCCGGCGGCCGGCGGCGGTCGCTTTGTCGACGGCCTCCTGGGCGCTGTTGGTGACGTAGGGCAGCAGGAGCTTGGGGTAGTCGTGGATGACCTCGAACAGCGCGACCATCTCCTGGATCGAGCCGTGGTAGTCGCCAGGGTTCTTGACCCGCTTGACGATGTCCTGCTGGGGCAGGTTGGCGTAATGCAGGGCGCGGTAGGCCCAGTCGATCGGGTCCTTGCCCAGGATGTCGTGGTAGCGCACCGGGCGCGACAGGAACTCGTCCGAGCCGCGCGCGCGGGCGTGGTCGTAGCGGTACTTGGAGTCGAAGTCCTTCTTGCCGTAGCTGTCGACGATGGCGTAGGGGCGCATGATGCGGCCCGTCTCGTCCTTGAAGACGCCGGCGAACTGGAAGTCGAACGTCTCCTTGTAGCGCTTGAAGGTCTCGTCCTCGGGGTCTTGCTCGGTGAGGTAGACGCCCTCGGGGTCCGAGGACCAGCCGCCCAGGGTGTACTTGCCCATCAGGATGTCGATGGCGATCTCGTAGGTCATGCCGTGCAGACCCTCGACGAGGATGCGCAGGCCATGCTCCCAGGCGCCTTCGATGACCCGGTCGCGGGCGCGCTCCACCAGGGCGGCGCCTTCGATACGGAAGCTCAGGGTCATGGTCTCGGCAGTCATCGGGGCCTCCTCGTTGTCGTCGAGGGTGGGTATAGAGGAGGCCCTGACGGCTGTCAACACTCTAACGCCAACTAGGCGTCAGCCAGCACGCCGACGCGCTCGACCTCGTCCGGGCTGGAGCCGCTCGCACCCTCGTTGTTGGTCCAGCAGCCGTCGTCCCAGGCCGTCCAGTCCCAGCCGAAGTGCTCGCAGATCGCGCGAAGCTGGGGCTTACCGTACATGGTGTAGTTGTCCAGGCGCAGGGCCTCGACCCAGGCCTCGTCGGCGCCGTAAAGCCAGAGCCACGCCTTCATGTGGTCGAGCGAGCGGCCGGCCGACAGGCCCCGGCAGTTGTTGGCCTTGTCCCAGGCGAACGCCATGTAGTCGTGGATGGTCGACTTGATCGCCTCGGGCGTGTTGACGCTGGGCGCCCAGGCCTCGGCCGTGGCGTTCTCGTTCAGCCAGGGCTTGGCGTCGGCGAACGGCAGGTAGCAGACGAGGTCGCCCGTCTGGAAGCCGAAGAAGTCGGACGTGTCGTTCTCCAGGGACTTGATGCGGGCGAGGATGTCGGAGGTGCTGCGGGTCATTGGATTTCCTTCTTGAGGTCACGGGTCAGGCGGCCGTCGGGGTGGAAGGTCCACTTCTCGACCACCGCCCAATTCGGGGAGGCTTGGCTGATGGGTTCCTGGTGCTCGACGCGGACGATCTCGCCCAGGCGAGCGGCGATGCGCGCGGCGTGGGCGAAGGCCAGACCCTTGGTCTGGAAGGCCTTCTCCTCGGCGAGGTCGCGGTCGCGCCAGCGGTTCAGGAAGCGGGGCGTCCTCACGTCGGCGGCTCCTGGGGCGGGGCTATCGCGTCGAGCAGGGCTTGGCCGACCGCGCCCGGCTCATGGCCCGCGTCGATCGCCGCTTGCAGCCGCGAGCCCAGGGCGCGCACGCCCAGTTCCCGGACCACGAAGTCGACGTGGGCGTCGACCTGGGCCTTGGCGTCGACCACCGCCTTGTCGATGGTCTCCTCGACCCGCTCGACGAAGTAGCCCAGGTTCATGTCCATGTCCTGGTTGGCGAAGTAGAGCAGGTCCTTGAGCGCTTTGAGGTCGCCCTTCTTGATCGGGCCGCCGTCCATCAGCCGCTGGAGTTCGGCCTGGGCCTCCTTGACCTTGGTCGACAGGCCCTTGGCGCGCGCGGTGACGGCCTCGCGGGTGCGGTCGATGCGGGTCAGGCGCTCGCGCATGTACTTGGGCTGCTTGGGCTCGCCGGTCAGCGGGTCACGGTAGAACTGCAAGGTGCAGGGCACGCCGTCGCCCCGGTTGGGGTTGGCGATGAAGGAGGCCCACTGGACCTCGCTCATCGACACCTTGCAGATGTACTTGTCGCCGTGGAAGCGATCATGCGTCTCGCCCTCGTAGGCGATCGCCGTCTTGATCGTCAGGGACACGTAGTGCCCCTGGGCGTAGTCGACGCCGACCAGATCGGTGTCGCCCTGGGTGTGGCTGTAGCCGATCACGCCGAAGGCTTCGTGGGTCTTCCTGATCTCGTCGGACATTAGCCCTCCCTCTTTTTCATGGCGTCAGCGTAGGTCTGGGTGTGGAGGCCGGGATATTCACGGGCGGCCATCTCCCCGAACGCGGCGGCGCACCGCATGGTGCAGAAGAACTGCGCCTCGTAGGTCTCGCCGTCCCAGACGTTGGCCTCGCCGATGAAGGTCTTCGTGCGAACCGGCTCGTAGTTGGCGTCATAGGTCGTGTTGTGATCCCAGGTGAACGAGATGATCCGGCCGTTGACCGCGCGCTGGAGTTCCTCCTTGGACATCGGTTTCTCGGTGCGCGAGATCGACCAGCCATGGTCCTTGTACTCGCTCTTGCCAAACGAGTGCCGGAGCGTGAACTTCTTGATCGGCTTGCCGCAGCAGCGGCAGTAGGGTTGGTTCGGGGAGACGAAGCGCATCAGGCCACCGGCTCCAGGCTCTCGACGTTCCAGGAGACGAAACCGCTGGTCTCGGCCCCGAGACGCACGCCGCCCGCGACGTCGCCCGGCTGCGGCGGATAGTGCTGGTAGAAGCCCTTGATGCTGCCCACCGCGCCGTCGGCGGTCTTGACCTCATCACCGATGAACCAATAGCGGCCCTTGGCGAAGATCGCCTTCTGGCTCCAGGCGTCATAGCGGGCCTGCTGGCGCAGGATGTCGTTGTCCAGGCGGCCGATCTCGATGTCGACCATGCCCAGGGCCTGCTCTTTCAGGCCGTCGAAGGTCAGGGCCTCGTAGGTGTACTTGCCCTCCTTGCGGGGGTTGTACTTGCCCGAGAAGGCCTCGGGCGTGGAGACCTTCAGGGCCTCGAAGGTGTCGCGGGTGACTTCGATCTGGCGATCGACGGTCAGCTTGAAGCCCTGCGCCTTGCGCGGGTCCTGCTCGGAGACCTGATACTTCAGGATCAGCTTGACGGTCTCGGCTTCGATCGCCGCGCGCTCGTTCACCTTGCGCACGCGCCACGCCTTCAGGGCGGCGATCTCTTTGCCCAGTTCGTCGCGGCTCAGTTCGAACGGAACCTCGCGGGCGCCAGAGCAGGAGGCGGTCTGCCAGCCCTCGTAGGGGCGGGTGTAGCCGTGGTGGGCGATGATGCCGCCCTCGGCCAGGATGCCGCGACCGCAGATTTGGCAGGTGCGTTCCTTGCCCTCGCGCTCGATCTCGACCTTGGTCTTCTTGGGCGCGCGCTTGCCGATCAGAGGCTTGAGTGCCACCAGCTTGTCGTTGAGGGCGATGCCCTCGTTGAACAGGGCCACGAGGTCTTCGCGGACGTTGGCCGGGATGTTCTTGGCCGCCAGGGTCTTCTTCAGGAAGCCCGGCATGACGTGCGGATAGGGGATCGAGAAGCTCCAGAAGAGGTCCTCGACTTCCTTGGAGCGCAGGGCGTGGTCGATGAAGAAGTGGCGCTTGCGCACGACTTCCCAGGCGTCGGAGAGGCAGCGGCTGAAGACGCCCTTGATGTCCTCGAACTCGGCCTTGATCAGCACGCCCTCGGCAGCGAAGGCGTCGGCGTTGGCCAGGACGGTGTCGAAACCAGCGGCGCGGCGGCCTTCAATGGCGGCGCGGATGATCGGGAAATCGGTCAAGACAGGCTCCTTGCGTTGTCGTCGAGGAGGCTTGTAGCCGGGCGCGGCGAGGCTGTCAACACTCTCACGCCAACGGATTGTCGAATTCTTCGGCCTCGGCCTTGTCGCGGATCACCCGGATGATCCGGGCGTGCTCCTTGAACCAGCCGTCGATCTCGGCGGACTTGAGGAGATCGCCCACCGCGCGGGCTTCGCGGCGGGCGTCCTCCATGGCCTTGATCAGGCCCGCGAAGGTGATCTCCTCGTTGGTCACGTCAGTCCTGCTTCTCCAGGAACTGGAAGATGCCGCCGTGCTCTTCGAGCGCCCGGCTGTTGCGTTCGCGCTGCTCCTCCAGGCGCCGGTAGGCCGTGCGCAGGGCATCGAGCCGGTCGTCATGCTTCTCGGTCCAGCCCGACAGGTGCTTGGCCTTGGCGTGCCAGCCCTGGACGCACTCGTAGGAGACGATGGTCTCGACCGGGCCGGCGAGGTTGCGGAAGGCGTCCTTGTCGGTGACGCCGTAGCGGCAGGGGTCGACGTCGTCGGGATCGAAGGCCAGGATCGTGCCGTTGAGCAGGGTCACGTTCCAGAACCAGCCGTAGCGGACGACGAAGCCATGGACTTCCTCGTCCCTGGCGTCGCGGGGGCGGATCGGCGGGAAGGTGTCCTGGGTCACGCCTCGAACGCCTCGACGATGTAGTCCAGGTTGTACCAGTGACCGGGGTCGGCCCCCTCGCAGACGGCGTAGCTGCCGGCGCCGTCGAGGGTGAAGGCGTAGTTGCCGTCGCGCTCGCTCCAGAAGACGGCGGGATAGCGGCCGTACTCGACGCCCAGGCGGGCGAGCATCTTGCAGAGCAGCGCGGCGCGCGCCTTGCCCTCCTCGGCCGTCTTGGGCTTTTCCAGTTCGATCCAAACGCGGTTGCTCATGGTCCCTCCTAGTCGAAAATGAGGGCGTCGAAGGGCGCGGAAATCTTGCCCTTGTAGCCTTTGAAGATGGTGGCCCCGCGCGAGGTCTCCATGGTCAGGCGATCGCTCGCCGAGCCATAGGTGGTGAGGTTGTACACCTCGACCTCAGTGAAGCCGGTGAAGCGACCACCGCCGCTGCGGATGCCGACCTTCATGTCGTCCGGGAACTTGTCCAGGAACGCCTTGAGGTCGGCGACGGTGACGGGCAGGTCCGGGCGTTTCTTCCTACGCATCGAGAAGCTCCTGGGGCAGAACGATCAGGGTGAAGACCTCGGGGTAGGCGCGGAAGAACGCGCTGATCCCCAGGCCCTGGGTCTTGCCGGCGCGGAAAAGGGTCTTGCCGCCGGAGGAGCCGTTGTAGAAATCCTCCAGGATGATCGGGAAGCCTTCTTCCCATTCGGTCTGCGGCTTGCGGACATAGAGGCGCTGGACGAGGCCGGGCTCGCGGAACTCCAGGTAACGGCGGCCGGCCTCGTCGCGATGGGTGCAGCGCAGGAAGGTGGTGATCAAACCTCTTCCTCGATCTTGTCGGCCCAGCGAGCGAACGACGCCCGGCTGGTGCAGGTGGTGTTCAGGAAGCCGCCATAGGGCAGGCGATCGTGCGGGTTGGCCCAGCAGACGAAGCTCTCATTGGCGCCGTAGCTGACCACTTGGCGCAGCGCGCCGCTCTTGCCCCCGCGATAGATGAAGCCGGGCTGAACGTCCTCGATCCGGATCATGCGGCCATGTCCTGGCGGGCGATCTTGGCGTCGCGGTCGTCGAACGAGATGTTGGCGGCGGTGACCTTGCCCAGGCCCAGGTAGCGGCTCAGGGTGCCGAACGGGACCAGCTTCACCTTCATGGTGATCGAGTGGTCCTCGAACATGTAGCCGGTGAAGATCGACCGGCCGCTGGCCTCGACCGCCTTCACGAAGAGGCGCTTGGCCTTGGCGATCGCCGAGGCGCGGGTGGGGGCTTCGAAGTCGACCTGGACGATCTGGTCGTCGCAGTCCATGTACTCCAGAACGTAGCGCATCAGCGCCTCCTTTCGTTGTCGTCGCCGCCCTTCTAAGGGACCACCGCCGCCTTGTCAACACTCGCCAGCCAGAGCCATTTGGCGCTTGTCAACACATCGGCGCTCCTCTAGGGTGCCGGCGAAAATCGAGGAGCGTCATGGCCAAGAAGACGAAATGGGAAAAGATCGACGAGGGCGATGGTCAGGTGACCGAGCGCCTGGAAATCGAGGGCGGTTGGCTCTATAGCCGCCGCACCAAGTACACCGGCGGCTCGACCGTCGCCCTGGTGTTCGTCCCGCGTCAGTCCAGAAGCCGGCGTCCCGCCAAAGCAGAACAGGAGTAGCGTACAAGGTGGTGAAGAAGCGTAAGTCGGATTGGCTGGCCGAGGACATCGCCCTGCTGAAGAAGCTCTGGGCAGAGCCTGTCGGGACCAAGCAGATCGGGGAAATGCTGAGCGAGCCGCGCAGCAAGAGCGCCGTCTGCGGCATGGGCGATCGCCTGCGCCAGAAGGGCGAACTGGGCGAGAAGGTCCTGCCGCTCCAGGAGCGCCGCAAGAAGACGCGCGGCTACGGCATCCAGATCAAGAAGGTCAAGGTCGCCAAGCCCAAGAAGGTCACCAAGCCCAAGGCCGAGAAGCCGTCGAAGCCGAAGATCGAACTGGTCCCCGAGGGTCAGGCGCCGATCCCGGTGCGCCCCGAGACCGTGGTCCCGACGCTGAAGCTGACGCGCGGCATGTGCCGCTGGCCCTACGGCGATCCGACCGACCAGAACTTCGGCCATTGCGGGTGCCGCACCGAGCAGGGCGTCTACTGCATCGAGCACCACCGCGTGGCCTATCGCCCGTTCGTCTACAAGGCCGCCACGCGCCCCTCGCACGTCGGCAAGATCAAGAGGGCCTGATGAGCGAGCGTCTGTCCAAGTCCGAGCCGCCCATCCAGAACATCCCGATCCGCACCGAGGCCGGCGCCAAGATCAGGAGCAGCTTCCTGGAGCAGGCGGCGGCGGCCGAGCGCGCAATGGCCAACATCGACTTCTCCGAGATCGAGGCGCGCATCCTGGCTGAACTGGGTCCCGGCTACAAGGTCACCCTGGACGGGCGCATGCACGACGAGTTCCACTACACCGCCCGCAAGAAGGACCCCACGGCATGAGCACGGTTGCGCCCCAGGCCCACCACGTGATGAAGGGCAAGACGGTCTTCTTCGACTACTATGTGCCCATCACGGCGCGGAAAACGACCGAGTTCGAGGGCGTCATCCTGGCGGTGACCAACGGATCGTTCGGCCCGCTGGCGATCATCGAGTTCGAGCATCAGGGCCAGACGCACGTGATCGACGTCCATCTCGCCCGCGTGCGGGTCAAGGGCGCGCTGGGGCTGAGCGAGCAGGAGGCCATGCTGCTGCGCAGCGTGCGCATCCTGGGCCTAGGCGGGCAACTCAACGTCTTCTACAAGCACGCCGACTATCCCGCCGCCCAGGCGCTGGAGAAGCACGGCCTGATCAAGCTGCTGACCATGGTCAAGAGCCCTGACGGCTACGCCACCTTCGCCCTCACCGATGAGGGCGAGAATTTCGACCTGGACGCCCCGGCGTCCGTCATTCCAAACGAATAGGGGACCGCCTTGACCGAAACCTTCCTTGACCGGGTCAAGCCCGCCTGGATCGCCACCTACAGCGAGGTGGTCCCCTACGTTCACGGCGTCTCCCCGCCGGTGGCGGACGGGCAAGTGTTCGTTGATCGGCCGCGCTTCCCGAGCGGTGCGGTGGCCACGCCGCTCTGCGTCGTCGACTACAGCGGCGTGCGCCGGGGCGACAACCTCATCTACACCACCACCGCCTATCCCAGTGACTACGTGGACCGCCTGAACCACAAGTTCTCGGCCCTGCCGGTGATGGTCATGACCCCGCAAGGCGAGATGATCGGCTACACCGAGCGCTTCCACACCGACCACGGCCCGATCTTCGTCGAGATCGAGGACGCGCGCCCCGGCGTCCATCACTCCTACCCGCTGCGCGAGGTTCGCCCGGCGTCCCGCGAGGACATCGAGACCTTCGCAGGCCACCTGACGGACTACTTCGGCGGCGCCGACGTGATGTTCCGCTCGGCATGGGAGGACAAGATGGTCAGCGGCGAGATCGGCAAGGTCGCATGGAACCCCATGTCGGGCCGCTACGCCGCCCAGGTCGACACCAACTGGTCGGTCTCGCTGAGCGAACTGACCTCCATCGTTTTCAAGGAGAAAGCCCCCGTGATCGAAGACCCCATCATCCCTCAAGAAACCGAGACCACCGGGCCGGGCCTGAGGTTCACGAAGGACCAGCCCGAGGAGGTCTCCGGCATGGGCGAGCAGACCCTCTCCAGCAGCGAACTGCTGTTCGCGCTCGACAAGGGCATCTTCAACCAGGAGTACGTCGAAAGCACGCTCTTCGAGCGCTTCATGACGCTCAACCAGTCCGGCCGCTTCCTGAACCTGGAAATCCTGGAGCGCGAGGGCGTCTACACCATCACGGGCGAGGAGTTCAGCGCCCGCCCCGAGCGCCTGACCCTGAAGCTCACCGTGGACACGGCCGACGCCTACGAGTCGATCCAGGGCCTGAGCGATCGCCTCAAGACCCTGGAGCCGCTCCAGGAGCCCGAGGAGGGGGTGGAGAAGGTCATCACGGGGCTGAGCGCCGAGGAAGCCGCCGAGGTGCTCCACGCGACGCAAAACGGCGTCGTGGGCGGCTACACGCCCGCCAGCATCGACGAGTCCATCGCGGCGGTCGAAGCCGCCACCCCCGACCAGTTCCTGTCTTTCGGGGCCTTCCAGATGCCCAAGGTTCTCTGGGACACGGTGCTCGCCGCGTGGCCCGAGGACATCGTCGCCAATCTGCGGGCGATCTATCCCATGGGCATCGACGATCGCATCACCTTCAAGCTCGACGAAATCCCCAAGGACCATTTCCTGGCGGCGCTGCGGGCGATCAAGGACTTTATCCTCCTGCATCCGGACGAAGCCATCGTGCCTCTGTCGAACGGCAGGGGCGTGCCGACCGACCTCTCCGAGGAGGAGAAGGCCGAGCAGGTCGTGGCGGTCATGCCGGGCATCGCCCTGCTGGCGGTCCTCAACGCCGTCGACGTCGACGGCCCGGCCTACTTGAGCGAAATCCGCAGCCACGTCGGCTTCGTCGATCCCGAGTTCCTGGCCTCGCTGCTCGACAACATCGAGCAGGAAGGCCTCGTGCGTCTGTCGGAAGACCGCGACTTCGAGGGCGCCTATGAACTGGCCCCGGCCGGCGTGGTGATCACCACCCTGAACGAACTGTCGCTGCAAGACCTCAAGGTTGGTCAGAACGTCGGCTTCTCGCTGACCCGGATCAGCGAAGCGTCCGACCTGTCGCTCTACCACACCGGCAAGGCGATCGAGGCGCTGCTGGAGTCGGGCTTCATCGTCGAGGTCCAAGGTCCGGCGTCCAGCGAGCGCTTCTTCATCCTCGACGTCTAGTTCCCGAGCCCACACCTCCCAACCGCCGGCCTTCGGGTCGGCGGTTTCTTTTTGCCTCGTTGGCGGTTGTGTGTTGACAGAACGGTAACCTCCACCTAGAAGGGTCGAGACGACGACATAGAGGAGTTCCCGTGCAGACCGTTCAAGACCTGATCACCAAGCTCAACCAGCCCGGCGCGCGTCTGCGCGTGGCGGTGGTCCGCATCAAGGGCGCGAAGGACACCTTCGTCGACATGGCGCCGACCGAGGAGCAGGGCGCGATCCGGGGCGTGGTCGAGGCCACCCCGCACGCCATCTACCTGGACAACGGCAAGATGCTGCCGATCGGCTGCGTCGGGAAGTACATCTTCGACGGCTCGGAGGACCGCTTCACCGTGGACCTGGGCGGCATCTCCAAGATCGTCTACGAAATCGCCCAGGGCGCCGCCTGATGCTCTACGACATCACCCCGCGCCCGGCCTCGGCCGTCGATCCCATCGCCCGCATGATCGCCGAGAGCAACAAGCGCTCGGGCTTTCCCAAGCGGCTGGCCCAGGGCGTCTTCGCGCTGGGCTCCTGGAACCCCGAGTACGAGATCGTCGAGAAGATCGAGGACAAGTGGGGCCGCTGGGGGCCTGAGTACAAGGCCGGCCAGACCGAGGAGGAGCGCACCGCTGCGTTTCGCGCCTGGATCAAGGCCGATGGCGAGCGCCGCGAGGCGCGCATCAAGCTCCTGCACGACAAGTACAAGATCGAGGTCGTCGGCGACCTGGACAACGAGGACCTGCCGCCGGTGGCCGAGGGCTACAAGCGCATCGCCGAACCCATCGACAGCTACGGCGTCTGTGACGGCCCCGAGCAACTGCTGGCGCTGATCCCGGACCTGATCGACGATCCGGACACCAACTACTTCATCTCGATGGTCGAGGTGCGCCGCGAGCACCAGCCCGATCGCGGCGGCTGGCGCTACCACAAGTGGGGTCCCTATATCGGCGAGCAGAAGCCCGAGCACGAGTACCTCTACCACGACACCCACATCGAGTCGGTGTGGACCTTCCACATCTACGAGGTCGTCAAGACCGTCGAGGAGGTCCTGGCCGAGACCGGCTACAAGCTGACGCATGTCGGCCCTGGTCGGTTCCTGCTCACCTTCCGCGCCGAGGTCGCCGGGACCGAGCGCAATGCGCGGCTCTTCCTGGGCGACTACGAACTGGCCCTGGCGGAATACTACCGCCACCTCGCCCAGATGCACGAAGAGCAGGCGCTCTACGAACTGGAGGCCGAGGGCTATCGGTTCGGCCTGAAGAACAGCGTCGTCGCGCCCGATGGGATTGACCTGGGCGCGCACGACGACACCACCCAGGCCCTGCGCGCGACCTACACGCACCGCCGCAAGGCCCGCCAACAAAAGAAGGAGGAAGCCGCCAATGGCTGACGAAGACAAGACCCCGCACCCGGTCGACAAGTACGTCGGTCAGAAGCTGCGCAACACCCGCAAGGCCGCCGGCTATTCGCAAGGCGATCTGGCCAACGCCCTGGGCATCACGTTCCAGCAGGTCCAGAAGTACGAGCGCGGCGACAACCGCATCTCGTCCTCGAAGCTCTACGACGCCGCGCGCTTCCTCAAGCAGCCGATCGAGAGCTTCTACCCGCCGGTCGATGATCCGACCTTCATGACCGACGGTCGCGCCGACCTGGAAAGCGCCGTCGCCCAGATCGGCGCCGGCACGATCCTGGCCCTGGCCAGCATGCCGGTCGAGAAGCGCCGCGTCGTCGCCGACGTGATCGCCGGGTTCGTCGCCGCGTGAGGTCCGTCTGGGCTACGTTCGCGCTGGGCGTTTTCTTCCTGACGATCGGGATGATGGCGCTCGGCTGGGAAGGCAACCACGCCCGGCGGCTTGTCGAGCGTGACACCGGCTCGCAGATCGTCAGCTTCCATCGCCGCTGGTTCGGCTGCGCCGGGACCAAAGGTCGCCAGGGCTTTTCCTTCACCACCGCCAGCGGGCTCCGGGGCAAGATTTGCGTCGGCGGCCTGCCCTACAGGATCACCTATGACCGCTGAGACGATGTCGGACGCCGAAATCCTGGGCGCGGTGATCGAAGGCAAGATCGGCATGCCCTACGAGGCCAGCAACAGCCGGGCGATCTGCGACTACAAGCTGCCGGCCATCGTCCGGGGCTTCCTGGCGCTCAACGCCGGCAACGCCACCGAGACCCTGGCGATCGAGGAGGCGGGCTTCATGCCGGCCCTCTACGGCCGCAAGGGCGGCAAGGCCTGCCGGGTGATCATGGTCTCGTCGATGGGCGATGTCGGGATCACCTTCGCCAACAACCGCTATGGCTACAGCGAGCGCCTGTCGATCTACGACCTCGACTTGGACGGCTTCAGCCTGGAGCGCCCGGTCGACCTCCCCGACCCGCCGCCGGAAGCCGTGTACACGGACATGATGATCAACCCTCTGCGCTTCTCCTCGCCGCGCCGCAAGAAGAAGAAGCTGATCAAGTCGAGGCCCTGATGGCGAACATGCGCACCCCTCAGTCGATCCGCGACGTCGTCGCCAAGATCAGCTATCCGGGCTTTGAGTTCCTGCTGAACACGAGCCATGCGGAAGTCTGGCTCCAGGTCTCGTGCAAGGACGGCGTCAACACCGTCACGGGCGAGCCCGAGGCCTGGAAGGGCCGCAAGTGGAAGCTCTCCTACTACGCCACCGACACCGAGATCGTGCAGACGGCCTGGGCGGCGGTGGAGCGGGCTCTACTGCATGAGGCCAGCGAACTCTTCAAGTACCGGGGCGCGGCGATCTACAACCGCCACCTCGACGTCGACCTCTTGGCGGAACTGGCGGTGCGGCCCGACGCCGAGGACAGCCGCGACAACGCCATGCAGGGCCTGGGGGACTAGGTGGCGATCGTCGAGGTCCGCGCCACCGTCTCGCACCGCTACTACGAGAAGCGGCGCAAGAGCGACATCATCCACGCCATCCACATGATGAGCGACCAACTCAAGATCGCGCGCACGCCGACCGCTGAGTTGGAAACCAAGACCGCCTATGAACTGGCGCGCATCGCCATGAGCCTGCACGCCCAATTTCCGGAGTAGACATGGAAGTCGTCAACATGACCATCAAAGGCCCGGTCGGGGACCTGCGCGACGAGGCTATGGCGCGGGTGGCCTCGCGGCTGTCGGGCTTCGTCACGGCCGGCGCCCAGGTGCCCAGCCCCAACCTCGCCGCGTTCAAGGCGCTGCTGGAACCGGGCGGCAAGCTGGCCAAGTTCCGCGCCATCGGCAACATCGCCGAGGTGGGCGGGACCCTGACCGAGGACCAGGAGATCGACCTCTATGATGGGGTGGGCATGCTGGTCGACTGCATCGAAGACCTGATCGGCATGTGCGAGCGGCGCGAGCAGGCCCTGGCAGAGTGCGACGTCCAGATCGGCGGCCTGGGCGAACTGCGGGAGTGTAACTGACCATGGACCTGAAGAACTACGCCATCTACCTCGACATGGACGGCGTCCTCGCCGATTTCGACGAGGGCATCCGCCGCCTGGGCTTCAAGCCCGATCCGCTGTTCAACCAGTCGAGCCACGCGATGGACGACGAGGCGAACCTGTGGAAGCAGGGCATGTACGACGTCATCAAGGGTACGACCTTCTTCGAGACCCTGCCGTTCATGCCGGGCGCCGTCGATCTCTACAAGGCCGTCGCCGAGGCCGAACCGATCATCCTGACGGCCTCGCCGAAGTTCGGCGCCAGCGAGGACGACTACCTGACGGCACCGTTCTTCCAGGGCGCGGCTTATGCCAAACGCCGCTGGATCGAGGAGACGCTGCTGGCGGAGGTCTTCAAGGTCCCCTATGGCATGAACGATCGCGATGGTTACGTCACCCCGCGCCGGCGCATCCCCGACGAGCGCTTCATCTGCACGACCTCCTCGCGCAAGCAGTTGTTCATGCACCGCAAGCACTCGGACCACCAAATCCTGATCGACGACCGCACGGCCAACTGCAACGCCTGGATCGACGCGGGCGGCTTTGCGATCTACCACACCTCGGCCCAGGACACGATCGCGCGGCTGGCCGAATACGTGGAGAGCAAGGCGGCGTGATCCTCCAAGTCCTGAGCCGAAGCGATTTCCCAGGCCACCTCCCGCCGATGTCCAAGTACGTCGGCCGGGGGACGCCGGCGGGCAACGAGTTCCGGATCGGCGTCGACGGAACTCGCGATCAGGTGATCGACCGGTACATCGCCCACAGGCGGGACGATGCGCAGTTCATCGCCTGGGTGAAGGCTAATCTCAAGGGCTTCCACCTCGTCTGCCACTGCGCGCCCAAGCGCTGTCACGCCGGCTGGCTGATGGCGGTCGCCAACGATCTACCCTACGAGCCCCAGCGGAATCGTTACTTGGCTGTCGAGTGTTGACAGGCTGACAGACCGGGTCTATAGGGAGCGTCGACGACAACCAAGGAGGCCCCGATGTCCCTGCTCGAAACCAACCTCGCCGCCCTGCCTGAGACCGCCTATGTGGTCCTGTCGACCACGGGCGAAACCGTGATCGTCAAGCGTGGCGAGACCGGCTACTACAATCCCAACTACGGTCCCCAGGGCGCGGAAATCGTCGCCAGCCTGAACAAGCGCATGGGCGTGACGCCCGCCCAGGCTTCGGCCATGGAGTTCGGCTCGATGTTCGGCTGGGACACGCCCGGCGCCAGCGTCGACAGCTACGACGAGAACGGCCGCTTCAAGCGCCCGGCGAAGGGCCACTGATGCCGTCGCACGATCCGTTCTGGCTCCAGGGGTTCTATCCCCTGCCGCGTGGCCGCGAAACCCTTCCCGACGCGGCCCGGACGTGGAAGCTTCATTCGACTTTCGATGACGTGACGGACGCGGCCCTGGACGTCGACCACTACGTCGGCAAGGACCTGGAAGGGTCCTGGCGGGTCGTCGACATCCGCACCGGGCTCGTGGTCCATCCCGCGCACATGGCAGGCCAACAGGCCACCGAGGACGGTGGTCCGCTCCCGATCTACGCCGTCGAAAGCTATGGCGGCGAGGGCTACAACCGGAAAGGCAAGGCCTGGACCGATCATTCCGGGTTCGTGGACTTGGCGACCGCCAAGGCGACGCTGAACTATCTCGTTCACGCCGATCCGGTCGATTCCACGGGCTTCCCCACGAAGTTCCGGATCATCGACATTCGCACGGGCGAGGTCATCGACGAGCAAGCGCTGATCGGGGACACGGGGCAGTCGTCCAGGCTCCTGGAGGAGGCCGACAAGCTCATGCAGGCGGCCAAGCTGCTCAAGCAGGCCGCCGCCGCCAAGACGATCAAGGGCCGCTTCGCCAAGGAAGACAAGGCCCGCGACATCCTTCTGTTCCTTCGAAACTAGGGAGGGCTCATGACCACGTTTTCTGATCACCTGCGCGAAGCCGCCCAGGCCTACTACCGCCGCGATCGGATGCAGCGCACCGCCTGGGACGTCCTGTCCGCCAAGGCCTGGGGCGACATCTGCATGCGCTATGCCGCACTCCTCGAAGGCAAGACCATTGCCGAGGGCTGCGCCTACATGATCACCCTCCGGGACGGGGTCAACCCCGAACTGAGCCTGTCGGATGGCTATGCGGCCTTCGTCGGGATCGACGTCTATCGCGAGATCACCAAGCTGGTCGATCCGTTCGTCAAGGACGGTCGTGGCTGGATCGAGCAGGACCTGTCCAAGAACGATCTGGCCTTCGTCGATCACCACAACAACGGGCGCCCGACGCAGCACGGCGCGGCGCCGGAGGCCTACTGCCGCTACATCGGCATGAACCAGATGCTCTCCTCGATCCGCAAGGGCAAGGAGAACGGGCGCGGGGTGTTTGGCTGGGACCACGACGAGGACCCACAAGCCTGGGCCGAGCGCAAGGCCGCGTGGTTTGCCCGCTACGCCCCGGACCTGCCGGTGATCAGCCGGGAAGCCAGGGACCGGCCGGGCGAGATGTACACGTTCTATCCGATCATCGGCCGCGCCGGTGATTTCGCCGAGGGGGACCGCACGTGACCAACGACACGCCCAAGTTGGGCGCCTTTCTCGGCGCCGTCTGGATCAACTACTACCACGCCCTGATCTTCCTGGTGGTGCTGCTCTACGCCTGCCTGATCCATCCGTTCCTCTTCATCGGCGCCCGGCTCTGGTTCGCTCTGCTGGCGCGTCTGCCGCAGTTCGACTTCAAGTCAGCGCTGGGCCGGCTGCAATACCGTCGCCGGGGCGATCCCCTGGCCGGCGGCTGGAACCTCGATGCCGAGGCATCCTTCCTGGGCGGCGGCTTCATCTGGCGCTCGATCTCCTGGCAGGGCTTCAAGCGCTTCGACCTGGGCTGGCGCTGGCTGATCCGGCTGGCGATCGGCGGCATGAACGACGTGCCGATGATGCGTGGTCGACGCGAGAACCACGCCTATGTCAGCCTGGGCCTGCTGGGCTTCTCGCTCGACATCGGCAAGCTGGGCGACAAGTTCCGGGTCCGGCTGTTCTTCAACGGCCGCCGGCTCTTTTATCATCGCGGGCTCGAAGCCCTGACTTGATGTGTTGACAGGCTCAGCCGTGACCCTCTAAAGTCACGGCCGACGACAACGGAAGGACCCGATGAGCGAAGCCCTGCACGAAATCATGGACTACCACCTCTATCATGCCGCACACTCGCCCGAGCCGGGCGGGCGTGAGTGGCATACGGAAAAGGCGGCGGTCCTGCTGGGCGCGATCAAAGCGCTCGACGGCGCGACGCCCGAGGGTTTCCTGAGGGTTCCGACCACGGTCGACGAGGCCCACATGATGGCGCTCCTGGGGACCAACTACCTCGAAGATCACGCGCCCGATCGGCTCCGCAAGGACCCGACCGGCGAGATCGCCGCCGGGCGCTTTGCCCTGGCGACGGTCTATCAATGGGTTCGGGGGCCGGGCTCGCACTTCCCGCATGGCGTCGCCAAGATGGCCGACGCCCTGAAAGCCTTCCTGGCCGAACTGCCGCGCGGCATGCGCCGGTTCCGCCACAAGAAGCGGGGCTCCGATTATGCCGTGGTGGGGACCATCCGCATCCAGTGCGAGACCCCGATCCAGGACGACGAGACCCTGCTGAGCTACATCGACGGCGGCGGGCAGGTCTGGGGCCGGCGCGAGGCCGAGTTCATGGACGGCCGCTTCGAGGAGATCACGGCTTGAAATTCTGGTCCGCTTACGGCGCCGCCATGCTGGTCGGCGTGATCCAAGGCTTCGTCGACGGCTACAACCGCCAGCCGCCGATGATCACGGCCGCCCTCTTTTCCATCCTCTTGGTGGCGATCATCGCCCGTGCCTCGGAGAAGGCCCTTTGACTACGACCTGGACCCGCGACCTGCCCGAGAAGACGACGCGCGAGCGCGACTGCTCCATGGCGGTGATTAAGCACCTCGAACGCTACCCGTTTGTGGTCAAGACGCCGCTGGCGGCGCCGACGCCCCCGATCGCCAAGCAGACGCTGGGCGGGGTGGAGTTCTTCCGCCAGCCGTTCCCGCGCACCAAGTACGCCATCTGGATGTTCCAGGACCCCGAAACGCAAACGCGTTTCCTGGAGGTCTATGTCGGGGAGAAGCTGAAGTGAGCATGAGCGCCGAAGTCGACCGCCTCGTCTTGATCGAGGCCGCCACCAAGGGCGCCGAGGATTTCGAGGCCCAGGGCGACGCCATCCGCGAGGAGACGATCGCCAAGATCATGAAGGTCGAGACCACCAGCGTCGCGCCGTGGTGGCTCTTCCAGCGCCGGCCGGTGACCCGCGAGGAAGCCGAGAAGGTCCTCGATAACAACTATCGTTGGTGGGACCACGCGAGGACCTACTGGAACCTCGCCAGCCGCTACACCAAGATGGCCGAGAACGCCCGGTGCTCGAAGCTCACGTCCATCCGCCTGGAGGAGGACGATCTGGCCAACCTGCGCCCGTACCTGGGGTATCAGGCCGATGAATGATCGGCAGATCGTCGTCTTCCATGAGCCGTTCGGCCGCCTCGTGCGGTTCCTGCCGGAGTTCCAGGCCGAGTTCGAGGCGCTCAAGCAGGCGGGCTTCTATCGCGACCCGGTCGGCAATTCCTCGCGCTATACCCTGGCGGGCTGGCTCATGCACATCCTGGCCAACGAGATCAACCCGCGCCGGGCGTTCGAGCGCACGACGCTGCGGCTCAACCACCGCCTCTACTGGTGGGCGCGCAACCACTGCGAGCCGGGCCAAGAGCCCCTGAGCGAAGAAGCGTTCCTGCCGACGACCCTCGCCCTGATCGACGATCTCAAGGATCGCGGCTACATCACCCCATCCGCCTACGCCAAGACCCAGACGTCTTGGAGCGTCCTCTACTAGGAGACCCCATGCTGAACCCCCTGCGCAAGATCAAACAAGCCGAGAAGAAGTCGGACGAGCAACTGGCGATCGAGGCCCGCGAGGAGGTGGTCCTGCGCCGCGCCGAGTCGCTGAAGGTGCTCGACACCAACCCGACGACCTTCGCCCTGACGGCCGGCGTCACGGTCAAAGACCTGAGCGCCTACCTGGACACCCTGCGGGGCCTGGGTCTCGTGGACGTGCGCAGCCGCCAAACCGTGACGGGCGCGGCCTACCGCGTGCTCGTCGATCTGGCGGCCGACGAGGTCCGCCAGGGCCGCTCGCCCAACCTCTTCACCACCGTGATCGCTCGCCGGGCGATCTGGGCCAAGGTCGGCGGGTCGGAGGAGGCGTTCAACGTCGCCCTGGAGAACCTGCGCTTCGCTGATCTCGCGTTCGAGAACGGCGAGGACGGCTATGTCGTCCTCTGACGTCATCGTCTACGATCCCCTCCCGCCAGCGGCCCCAAACCGCCGGCAACGGCTCTTCCTGGAGTCGGGCGGCCTCTGCACCTACTGCACGGGGCAGATGAAATATCGCCGGCGCGTCGGTAAGAAAGCCGGCAACCTGGAGCCGGACGAGGTCACGATCGAACACCTGGAGGCCAAGGCCGAGGGCGGCTCGAACCACGACAGCAATGTCGCGGCGGCGTGCGTGGCGTGCAACAACTCCAAGGACAATGCCATGTTGGCCTGGGAGTTTCGCCGCCTGCGCCAGAGCCTGCTCGACGTCTGGCCGCCCTGCACCTTCCCGCCGCTCAACGTGCGCCGGCAGGTCGCGGGGCTGCGCCCGGTCAGCAAGCGCGTGGCGCGCTTGTTCGACAACCTCGACACGCCCGGCTACTGGCGCCGGTGGTTTGGCAAGAGCCCGACGTGCAAGATCGCCCTGGTCGTCCACCGCGAGCAAAAGCATATCGCGATCAAGCGCCGCGAACTGCTGGAGCATGTGCCGGGGCGCCATGAGCGTAAGGAGGTCCAGCTTTGGCGGCTGGGGCCGCTGCGGGGGATCAAGCTGATCACCGGACGCAGCGCCGCCTACGAGGACCACGACATCGTGCTCAGCTTGAGTTGGGTCTGGCGTTAGAGTGTTGACGTCCTGGTGAAGCTTCGCTAGAAGCGCCGGGCAGCAGCAGAAGGGGAAGTCCTTGGCCGATACAAAAGTCACGTGGAGTGAAGTCCAGATCGCGGTGTACGAATTCGCGCACATGATGAGCGAGACGCCCATCGTTCTGGACGACTACCACAAGGACCTGCGTCTCGGTCCGGACCTGCGGTTCGACAGCCTCGACTTTGTCGATCTGGCGATGTCGCTGGAGGAGGAGTTCTTCATCGAACTTCCCGAGGACTTCCCCGACCAGGACACGACCCTGGGCATGATGATCGACGTCGTGTACGCCGCCGTGACCAAGCAGAGGGCCTGATGACGAAGACCAATTCGCCCGAGCACCACGTCGACCTGCTGCTGGAGTTCTTCATCAAGCCGCCGGCCGAGGACCGCGAGGGCATGCGCGAGAAGCTGCTGAACTGCTTCTCGCCCGAGGACCTGCACCAGATGGCCGAGAGCGCCACGGCCGCCGCCCAGCGCGCGGCGCAGGCGCTGTCCTGGGCGGTGCGCGACCACGGCCTGCTCAAGGATCACGATGGTGACTGGTTCCCGATCGGGCACCGGGGCGTGCGCATCAGCGACGCCACCGTCGCCATGCTGGTGCGCTCTGGCGATCTGATCTCCCACGGCAGCGACTGCGCGACGGCGCTCAAGCGGGACCTGAACGTCGATGTCGAATAGCTACTGGCGCGACAGCCTGGACCTAGCCTTCGACGGCGAGGGCCTTTGGGACGTCTGGGACGGGCTCACCGAGGAGCAGCGCGTTGGCATCGCCCAGGGGATCGAGACCTCGGCCGAGAACTACGGTCAGGCGATGGGTCACGACGTGATCCCCAACCCGTTGGACACCGAGTTGCGTCAGACGCGCGATCGCCACAAGCGCGAGACCGAAGACGCCGACAAGCGCCACGCCAGGGAGATCGAGGACCTGAAGAACACGATCTCGTCGCTGCGCGGACGCATAAACTACCTGGAAAGTCAAAGGTCCGATCGATGAAAATGCTGATCTCGCTTCTAATGATCATCGTCTCCGTCCTCGTCGTTCCGATCTCGGCCCTGCATGTCATGCGGGTTCTGGGCTTCGCCATCGAGTCCCAGACTTTCCTTCTGCTGGTCTACTTCGCGGCGATCGTCGCGCGGGTGGGCATCGCCTGCCACAACGGTGAGAAGTTCCTCTGATGCCCAACGCGGTCAAATACGCCCTCTGGTACATCGCCGCCTATGCCTGCGGCGTGGTGATCCTCGGCTTCACGGCCGGCTATCTCTATGACCAGCCGCATCCGCCAGCCTACCTCGACTACTTCTTCCTCGACCACCCGACCCTGACCTTCTTCCTGTCACTGATCCTCTGCCCGGCAGTCGCGGTGGTGACGGTGGGGCTGGTCATCCTGGTGATCATGGCGGCGGTCGCGGCGGCGTGACCCAGTCGTGCGGAACCTGCCGGCTCTGGCACCCCTGGGTGGGACAGTCGCTGGGGCACTGCATGAAGGCTCCCTACGCGTCGGGGCTCACGCCCGACGGCGTGATCATCCGGGCCGAGCATACGCGGTTCGAGGACGAGTACGCCTGCTGGGAGCGCAAGATGACGCCGGCCGAGCGCACCGCGCTGATGGAGAAGTTCCGTCGGCCTCGGGCTGTTGACAACACACTCGCGCCAGTCTAGGAAGGCCTCCGACGACAACGAAGGAGGCCCACGTGGACACCGTCTACATTCTGGTCATGGATGACCGCGACTACGACGCCGGCGGCGTCACCAACCTCACCGCGTTCGCCGACTTGGCGCACGCCGAGGACGTCGCCACCAAGCTGAACAGCGTGATCTCCCGCCGCTACCAGATGCCCAGCGTGGACCCCTCGGCCAAGCCCTCGGAAGTCTACGCCGCGCGCGACGCTTGGGAGCGCGGGACTTGCGACGCCCTGGATGCTATTCAGCCGGGCGCCGGCAACTGCAACCACAAGCACGTCGATTTTTCGATCCAGACCATGCCGGTGGTCCGTCGATGAAGCGCCCCGCCATCTGGATCGAGCGCGACCACGCCGGCCGCCGCTACACGCTCTACGACAAGAGCGTCAAGTACGGCATCGTCGCGACCTGCCTGTACCAGCCCTACATGAGCGCGGGGCAGTGGGCGGAGAAGCAACTGGCCTTCCTGGAGAAGACCGACCGGACGACGCCGATCTTCGACGACCGGTTCCTGACCGGCGAGGAGATCGACAACGTCTACGGCCGGCGCACGCGCGTGGCCTGCGAACTGGCGGTGCTCTGCCAGGACGGCTACATGCCCGAGGACGTCAAGACCTTCGATCTGGTCAAGATGATCCTCGTGCATCCGCTGCACGTGCCGTTTGGCGCGGTCTTCACCCGCTACGGTCAGGTCCAGGGTTTCGAACTGGCGCTGAACGGCCTGATTCGGCCCTGGGACGAGCCGCATACGCGGCCCACGATCTGCGAGGTCTACCGCGTAGGCATGGACGCCTTCCACGATCAGCGCTGCGAGAGCGCCGACGGCGGAGCCTACATCCTATGAGCCAGAACGAGGACGAGGAGCGCTGTGCCAACTGCCGGTTCTTCAAGGACACCCGCGAGGTTGAGCGCCACGGTCAATGCCGGCGCTATCCGCCGTCGATCAAGGTCAAGCCGTCCCGCTACCATGGCGCTCGGTCGGGCGGCAGCTTCCACGGCGACCGCGAGCCCGATCACATCGGCTGGGCGGAGTTCCCCCAGGTTCACATGAACGTCTCGTGCGGGGAATGGAAGCCGCGCCCATGAAGCCGACGCCTGAGATCGCCGCCGCGATCAAGCTCCTGCGCAAGGCCGGCTACGAGGTCGAGCCGCCACCACCACCGCCTCCCGAGGAGGTGAAGGTCAAGCTCAAGGCCGTGCGCGACCCGAACCTGACGCCGGCCCAGGTCGCGGCATGCTTTCGCATGACCGGCTTTTCGGCCGACGCTGAGAACTACCCGCACACCGAGGAGGCCTTCCTCTGGCTCTGCCGCTTCAACGGCGCCCGGCCCGAGCAGGTCCCCTGGACGTGGCGCTATGCGTCCAGCGCGGGCATGCGCGCCTACATCCAGCGCCTCGCCGAGGCTGAACACGGAGAAGACCGATGAACCTCTCGGGACTTGTGCTCATCGCTCTGGTCAATCCCCAATCGCTGGCGTGATTGTGTTGACAGGCTCGGAAAAGCCTCTTAGATGTCGAGACGACGACAATCTGGAGACCGCGATGACCCGACGCCTGTCCCCACTGACCGACCGCGACTGGGAGGTCCTGGGGTGCCTGATCCCATCCTTCCGCGATGAGCCGATCCGCCGACACCGCACCATGGATGTCGGCGGCTCGAACGGCTCGCACCATTCGGCGACCCTGGCCAAGCTCGAAAAGCGTGGTCTCGCCAAGTCCGAGCAGCGCATGCCACACATGGAGCGCGGCTCGAAGTTCTACACCGTCACCGAGGAGGGCCTTGCCCTCTACAACGCCCACCGCACCCAGCCCTGGATGACCAAGGCTGAGTGGCACGCGTGGTTCGAGAACAATCGTCCGAGGGGCAAGAAATGAGCACGACCAAACTTGCCACGCGCGAGTCGTTCCGGGTCGAGATGCGTCCCCTGGCCACCGACCCCAACAAGCGCCAGAACCACGTCGTGGCCGTCTGCCGCAAGTGCGACCGCGATGACGCCGTCCCGGTGACGACGCGCAGCCCGCACATCCCGGCGGAACTGGCCTCGAAGATATTCCGTAAGCGGGGCTGGGCCGTCGGCGCCAACCGCAACAAGGACACCTGCCCGTCCTGCCACGGCCGCGCCAAGCAGGACTCCGCCCCGGTCGCCGACCGCGACGACATCGCCATCGACACGGCGATCCAGGTCGTGTCCAACGCGATCAAGCCGATCGAGATGATCGACCCGCGCGAGGCGGGTGACTTCGTCCTCGAAGACGAGGCCGTGGGCAAGATGCTGGCCACCGTGGCGGAGATCGATCCCGACACGGCCGACAGGATCGTCCGGGGCGCCATCCGCAAGACGACGGGCGGCTACCCGCGCGAGCAGCGGATCAAGGTCGTCCTCACGAATTACGCCGGCAAGTTCTTCCGCGAGTGTGGACTTGAAGCGCCCACGGCTCCTCTCCTGGCGTCGATCCGCCGGGTGATCCAGGAACTGAGCACCCAGGATGACGTGCTGCCCGAGGAGATCGTCCACTACGCGTCCGACAAGTTCCTCAATCCCATTTTCGAGGAGGCCTACGCCATCGTGAGCAAGGAACAAGGCGTCGACGCCAAGGTCGATCGGCGCAAGCTCTTCGATGGGGCGCATCTGCGCGCCCACCACGAATCCCTGACGCCCGAGCAACGGTCGGAACTCGCCAAGAAGGGCCACGCCACGCGCAAGGCCAAGCGGGAAGCCAAGATCGCCGAGCAGCGTGAAAAGAAGGGGCGCGGCCCGCGCGCCTACTGGGCCGCCATGACCCAGGAAGAACGCTCCGAGCGCCAGAAGGCCGCCGCCAAGACGCGGCTGGCCAAGAAGAACAATCCGACCACCATCGAAACCCATATCGAAACCCCTATTCCGGAGATCGCCATGCCCCCAGCCGCCGCCAAGACCCTGCCCCAGTCCGCCGAGCCGCCGCGCGCGGCGACGCCGGCCGAGAACCGCCGTATCCTCGAAGCCCTGGACACCCACTACGATACCAACCGCCAGTGCTATGGCGGCGACATGACCGACGAGAAGGTCTCCAAGGAACTGGGCCTGCCGCGCGCCTGGATCGCCGAACTGCGCGAGCGGGTCTACGGCCCAGAACGCAACGAGGCCCAGGACAAGGCCGCCAAGGCGGTCGTCGAGCAGTGGGCGGCGCTGGACAAGCTGGAGGCCGAGATGATGTCGACGCTCGACGCCTTCGACAAACGCATCAAGGCCCAGCGCGAGTCCCTCACCAAGGTCGCAGCCTCGGTCGGCGTAAAGTTGGCGTGAGAGTGTTGACAGGTCACTGACCTCCGCCTATAAGCCCCTCGACGACAACGACAGAGGAGACCTCTCTTGGAGACCAGCGACAAGTTCACCCTCAAGGTGACCCCGACCTACACGCGCAAGAGCGCCATGCTGCATCTGGCCTCGGTGTCACTCATCGCCGTGTCCTTCGCCGGCGCCGAACTGATCGAGCGCGCTGACGCTCACCAGTTTGGCGGCGCGTTCTTCGTAGCGCTGGCGGCCGTCGTCGCGAGCGCCTGGGCGACCTTCTGGGGCGTGACCGAGGTGCGTGGCCTGCGCGACAGCACCGATGCGGACACCCGCTCCTTCGACAACCCGGCCGACGCCGTGGCGTTCATGAAAGAGCGCCTGGGTCTGACCGACGCCGAACTGCGCGCCGAACTGGAAAAGCAACTGGCGAAGGTGTCGGCCTGATGGTCCGTCAACCCTACGCCTACGCCCGCGAGCCGGCCGACATCATCCGTGACCTGCTGGCGCTCGAAGCGGCCGGCGGCTCGGTGGCGATGTTCGACAAGCTGGTCAGTGACTACCGGGGCGGCTCGATCTGGCCGTTCGAGTACGACATCGTGCGCGCGATTCAGGACCTGTTCCACGGCCGCGACGCCGAGGGCAAGTACAAGCGCTTCACGGCCGACGAGGTCAAGCGCGAGGACATCACCAAGGCCCTGGAAGCCTTCGATCCCGACAATGAGCACTATCGCTGGCCGTTCCCCCAGAACGCCCAGGCCGTCTATGTGGGCGGCAGCGAGAGCTTCACGGTCGGCAAGACCTACACGCTCCAGAAGTGCTACTCGTCGCAGTCCTGGAACGGCGAGAACTGCTATGTCGCGGTGCTCAACGACGTTGGCACCCTGAGCGGCCCCGGCTACGAGCAGTTCATGCTCGCCGACGAATACCACGCCATCCACGCCGCGCGCGCCACGTCGTCGGGCACCCTGACCCAACTGGGCACCGACTGCTGGACCACGTTCCCGGTGAACGAGGCCAACGCCCACTTCACCGACGCCACCGTCGCGCGGCTGGTCGAGGCCGGCGCCTTCAAGGACATCGACGACGGCGCGCGCCGCGTCGTGCGCATCCAGGACCTCCACTGGAAGGTCAAGAAGGCCAAGGTCAAGCGCACCCCGGCGGTGATCCTGGCCGACGCCCTCAAGCGCGCGATCGAGGCCGCCGAGAGCACCGCCTACCAGGGCGCCTCCAACTGGGTCGACGCCGACGACATGCGCGATGCGATCCTCGACGGCCACTTCAACCTCGAAGCCATCGCCCAGGCGGTGATCGACGACCTGGGCCTGGAGAAGCACCTGTGATCAAGCGCCCCTACACTCGTCCGATCACCTACAGCCTGATGAAGGTGATCAACCTGCTCGACACGATCGAGACCGACGACGACCGCGACATCGAGGCCATCCATCGTCTGGAGTCGGCGGCCTACTTCCATGGCCGCGACGGCGAGGGCAAGGAAATCCCCTCGCCCACCGACAAGGAGTGGAAGATCATCCACTACTGCCTCCACGGCGACTGCTACAGCCATCGCTCGCTGGCGACGATCCGCAAGATGATCGACGACCACCTGAACGATCCCGAGGTCCGCTGGGAGTTCCAGCCGGGCGACAAGGTCGTCCTGGTGACGCACAATCCGCCCAAGGCCCCGCGCGGCTCGATCCGCACGGTCAGCCACTGCGAGCACGTCCCCCAGGTCGTCAAGAACCTCGCCTCGGGCGGCGTGCGGATTATCGAAGCCCACGATGTCGCTTACCTCTGCGACGTCGACGCCTACGTCCCGGTCAAGTTCCACGACATCGTGCGCGTGGTCGAGGATGATCTGACCGGCTACGTCCAGCGGGCCTATGCGGGCCTGTGGAAGATGCAGGACCTGCTCGCCGACACGCCCTACTTCAAGGAATTGAAGGCCGACGTCGACCAGATCAAGTCGGAACTGGCGGCGGCGGTGGGCGCGAACGCGTTCCATGAGGCGCGCCTGCGTGGCTGAGACCTTCCTGATCAAGGTCACCCAGGCCCTCGTCACCGAGATCGAGGTCACGGCGGTCGACGAGGACGACGCCAAGCGGATCGCCACCGGCCTCGTCAAGGCGGAGTCCCATCCTGACTCGGCTTTCCAGGCGTCGGTGCTTGGGTCCTGGCCCGACGGTGAGCCGCAGGAAGCCGACCTGGGTATCGTTTGCGGCCTGGAGTTGCGGCGCGGGTGGTTCTGGACGTCCTGGCGACATGCCAGGGTCACCGGCGGGATGTTCGGCAAGGACGTCTCGTTTTACGTCGGCGTGGACGACGCGCAGATCGAAGCGGGCGAAAGCCCCTACGAGGTGATCAGCATCTTGGCTGGCGTCGACTACGTGGAAGAGCCCATGCGGCAGTATGGGATCGCCGCCCGGCGGCCGGGGGACCTGCTCTGGTTTGGTCCCTGCAAGACCGAGAAGCGCGCGATGCGGATGTACCACCAGGGCCGCGCCCACCTGAAGACCTCTCTTCACGGATAGAAAGGAGCCAAGATGCTCGTCAAGCTCACCCTCGCCGACCACATCGAACCGGGCTCCTATGAGGCCCACCAGATCGCCACCGCCGCCCTGCGGCTGATCGCTGACCTGCCGCACGATCCGTCGGTCACCGGCCGCAAGGGCAAGGTGGTCTGGCGTGACGTCGACCTCGACCAGCCGTCGCAACTGATGCTGATCGGCCCCGACGACTACGGCCGGGCCGAGGCGACCTACGTCCTCTCGACGATCACGACATGAACTTCTCACCCTATGTCCTGTCGGTGATCCTGCCGCGCGAGAACCCCAGGGCGCGCCGCTGGGTCGGGCTGTTCGATCCCAAGTACCGGCGCATCCCGCTCCAGCGGCGTTTTGGCGGCTACATGCCCAAGCGCGTCCGGGGCAAAGACATTATCGCCTTCATCGGGCACGGCCGCCTGGAGCGCCGCGTCCTAGCCGAAAAGGGTCGCCATGCTCCTGCGCCTTAATAACGGTCCCCGGACCTTCGACTTCCGCCCCGGCAAACAGGGCTGGGGTCACGCCATGCACTCCAGCACGTTCAGCGTCGCCAAGCCGCGCTTGGTCAAGCGGGGCTGGTTCCGCAAGCCCCTGGTGATCGAGCGCATCAGCGTGATGGTCCACTGCCAGGGGCCGCGCCTGGGCGACTTCGTCATCTACCTGACCCAGAGCGAGCGCATCCGGACCTGCGTGATCGTCGACATCATCCCGTGCGGCGATCCGCGCGACATGTACACCCTGATCCTGGAAGAGGCCGAGCAAAGCTGATGACGACCTTCAGCAACGAAGTCACTGGCCCCGACATTCGGTACGCGAGGATCGTCTATGCCTGCCTTGACCCTAACTACGCAGAGGATCGTGCGCCCATTCGCGTGAGGATCGCCAAGACCGTCGCCTGTCAGCTTATTCGTGACGCCGGGCGTCCTTTGTTCGGGCGATGGGACATCGACGATCTAACCATCGTCGTCCCGCCCGCCGAGAAGGTGCAGGCTGATGCGTGAAGGCACTCAAACCAGCCGCGCGACGAAGATCATGGATGATCGCTACGGTCCAGGTTGGCGTAACCTGCCGCTGCTGCGGAGCCCCGAATGGGCCAGAGCCTGGGAAGAGGCTGGACCGGACGAGGGACCAGACGATCCGCCGGCGGCCGGCGAGGACTAGCCGACATTTTGTTGGCGCGAGAGTGTTGACAGGCTAGGTCGAGAGGGCCTAGAAGGGCTCCATCACCTGCTGATGGAGACCCGCCGTGGACCTTTTCGCTGACATGGATGAACTGATCACCGAGCCGGTGGTCCGGGAAACCCAGCCGGGTGAGCCCATGGAAGCGGGCGTCGATTTCGTCGACGAGACCCCGCCGCCGGCCGAGTGGATCGAACTCTGCCCCAAGTGCCGGGGCACGGGCACGTATCGCGGCATGTCGCAGTACGGCCGCCAGTGCTTCGTCTGCAAGGGCAAGGGCAAGTTCGTGCGCAAGACCTCGCCCGAGGAACGCGCCCGCCGCCGCGCCAACGCCGACAAGAAGAAGGCCCAGGCCGTGGCCGATCTCCAAGCCCAGCGCGCTGCTTGGAAGCTGACGCACGCCGAGGAGATGGCGTGGATGGTCAAGACCGCCCCGCGCTTTGACTTCGCCCACAAGATGCTCCAGGCCGTCGAGCAATACGGTCACCTGTCGGAGAAGCAGCTTGCCACCGTCCAGCGGCTGGCGGCCGAGGACAAGAAGCGCGCGATCCAACGCGAAGCCGAGCGGGTCGCCCGCGAAGCCGCCGCGCCCGCCATCTCGCTCGCCAAGCTGGAAGAAGCCTTCTTCCACGCCAAGGGCTCGGGCCTGAAGAACATCACCCTGCGGCTGGCCGGCTACAAGTTCAAGCCCGCCGCCATGGATAGCACCAACGCCGGCGCCATCTACGTGCGCACCGTCGAGGGCGTGTACATGGGCAAGGTGATGAACGGCAAGTTCCTCAAGGTGCGCGACTGCACCGCCGAGCAGGAAGCCGAAATCCTCGCCCTGGCGGCCGATCCGCACGCCGCCGCCATCGCCTATGGCCAGCGCACCGGCTCCTGCTCGTGCTGCGGCCGGGAACTGACCAATCACGCCTCGATCGACGCCGGCATCGGCCCGGTCTGCGCCACCAAGTTCGGCTGGTAGGAGGACCCATGAACAACCCGTCCTGGCCCCTGTGGCGCCATCCTCACGCCGATCCGCCCGAGATCAAGCAAGAGGACCCCTGGGGTGCGAAGGCGTCCGACTGGGTGCTGGTGAAGACCCAGCACGGCCGCATGTACACGGCACAACTGGTCGACTGGCAGATCGACGAGGATGACGACCCGTACATCTGCTGGAAGATGGCCGGGCGCGACGCCTACACCATCGACGACGTCATCGGCTGGATGCCGCTGCCGCCCGAGGAGCCCGCCCCGCTGCCGAAGATCGAGCGCGGCATGATCGTGCTCAACGTCAACCGGCAGGTCATCGACCGCAACACCAAGCACCAGACCAACGCCCCGCCGATCCGCATCCAGAAGGGCAAGGGCGGCAAGCCGACCTACGCCCACGCCGCCGCCATCCTCGACGCCAACGGCCAGGAAGCCGGGCGCCTGATCTACAACGCCCAGGGCTCGCTCGTGGCCTGCGGCGCGCGGCTGGTGCTGGTCGCGCACTATGGCGCCGCGCCCGTGAGCGAAAGTGTTGACAGCCCCACGGACGCCGGCTAGAAGTCACGCCCGACGACAACAAGGAGACCCGATTTGACCGCTTCCCAGACCAAGCTCGCCGTCGTGCCGGCGACCACCGAGATCACCACCGCCCAGCGCATCGCCGCGCTCCAGTCCGAGGCCCTGAGCCTCGCCGACGTGCTGATCCGCGACACCCTGATCGATCTGAAGGCCGTCTCCGACCGCCTGCATGAGATCGGCCAGTGCAAGATCGGCGTCCCGGCCGGCATCAAGGAGCGCACCGACCGCCTGTCGGAGCACATCCTCAAGGAGATCGAGCAGATCGTCGCCTTGAAGCAGCGGGGGCTCGCGGGCTGATGCACCCTCTTGAGGACGCCGATGGCGCGCTGAAGATCGCCGACCTGGAGCGCAAGCTCGCCGAGGCTAACGAGGCCCTGGACGACTACGCCAAGGAAGCCGTCGATCTGCGGGCGACGATCCGCCGCCTGGAGGGTCGCTGCCGCGAGTACGAGTCCTACGAGAACGACGTCGCCAAGCGCCTTCTGCGGGCCGGCGCGCCGAGCGCGGTGGTTCCTCTGACGCGGGTGGAGTGGGCCGAGCGGCGCATCACCGAAAGCCGCCCGATCACCGACGAGCGCGTGCGCCGCCTCCTGATCGTCCTGGACAACGCCGACGCCTACAGGGCCTCGGGCATCCTGCCTGACATGTGGCACGGCATCCGCCGGGACATCATCGACATCCTGTCGGCGGGCGCGCACATCGGCCGCGACGAAGGTCCCTACCACGCCGCGCGCAAGATCGCCGACAACAGCCGCTCCGACAACATCATCGGCACGTGGTTCTACTCGGGCGCCGACGGCTGCTGGCGGGTTCGCCAGGAGGTGCTCGTCACCGCGATCGTCGAGGCGATCGAGGAACAGGTCGCCATCGCGACCGTCAAGAAGACCGACCTGCTGTCGGAGGTCTCCTTGGCTTTCAAAGCTGGCGGCGTCGATTGCGGGGACCTCCTCGCGCGGATCGACGCCATTCTGAAAGGTCCCACCTCGTGAGGCTCTTCTTTCCTCTCTTCCCTCTCTACTTCGTCCTGATGGTCGCCTTCCTGGTCTCGGCCCTTGGCGGTCCCAGCGCGGCGCTGCGGGACAAGCGCCTCCCCGGCCTTTTCTACCGGCTGGCGATCTACCCGATGATCGTGATCATGGCCGGCATCCTGGTCTACATGGCTTTCGCCTGGACCCTGACCGAGGCCCACGTCTTCGGCTCGACGTTCGCCGCCTTCGCGATCCTGCTGATCGGGATGCCGACCGTCCTCATGTTCGCGATCAAGCTCCTGAGCGACATCGCAAAAGCGTTCCACAAATCCCCGAAACAAGACGAGGAGTAACCCCTTGAAGATCAAGTCTCTTTTGACTGCCGTGGCCCTGATGGGCATGGCGGCGACCATGTCGGCCTGCGGCTGGCACACCGTCGAGCCCGGCAATATCGGCGTGAAGATTCGCACCGTTGGCGGCTCGGGTGTCGATCCCGCCCCGCTGTCCTCGGGCATGCACTTCAACAGCTTCGGCGAGAAGATCGTCGACTACCCGGCGATCCAACGCACCTACACCTACACCCGCGAACGTGATGAGCGCGGCGGCGAGAACGAAGAAGTCACGTTCTCGGACAACAACGCCCTGCCGATGACCGCCGACGTCCAACTCGTCATGCGCGTCGACTCGGCGGCGGCGCCGGCGCTCTACAAGAAGTACCGGCTGTCGTTCGACCAACTGTTCGAAGGCCCGATCCGCAACGACGTGCGCTCGGCCATCGCCCGCGAAACCGAACTGGTGTCGGTCGAGTACCTCTACAAGGGCGGTCGCCAGCAGGTGATCCAGAAGGCCCTCGCCACGGTCCAGCACAAGTGGGCCAAGGAGGGCGTGACGATCAGCCAACTCGACTGGATCGGCAACATCCGCTACCCGCAGGTGATCCTCGACTCGATCCAGGCCAAGACCAAGGCTGACGCCGACACCGTGGCGGCCACCGCCCGCGTCGAGGTCGCCAAGGCTGAAGCCAACGCCGCGATCGAGCAAGCCCGTGGTCAAGCCGAATCGAACCGCCTGCTGGCGGCGTCGATCGCGGCCAGCCCGCAGATCGTCGAACTGAAGGCGATCGAGAAGTGGGACGGCCGCCTGCCGACCACGACCGGCGGGGCGGTGCCCTTCGTCAAGGTGAACTAACGGCCTGACGGCCTAGATTTGGACTACGGAAACGCCGGCGGGACCTACTCGCCGGCGTTTTTCGTTTCAGGGAGGCAGCGATGACCCACAAGGGCGCCCGTTTGAACTATGAACTCTTCCTCGCCGTCCTCGCCGATCTGGCGCTCTGGGCGGCCCTCATCCAAGTGCTGAAAGCGATCCCATGAGCACCCCGCGCGAGAACACCTACCGCAGCATGCTGGAGGACACCCTGGAGGTCCTCGACCAGATCATCGGGCGCTGCGGGGCCGACGACGCGGCGATCCGTTTTCTGGCCGAATCTCAGATCGAGGCGATCGAAGGTGTGTTGACAGACGACGAAGGGCGTGGTCAAAAGTCGTAAATCACGACAACGGCAGCGAGGAGCACATGACCGCCGAGACCCAATACGAAGAGATCACCGGCTGGAACGGCGGGGTGATCAAGGCCTGGGTCCGGGGTGTGACCTTCGAGCAGCCCGCCCAGGTGCAGGCGCACAACCTCGCCGCCCTGCCGTTCATCCACTCGCATGTGGCCCTGATGCCGGACGTCCACATGGGCATCGGCTCGACCGTGGGCTCGGTGATCCCGACCAAGGGCGCCATCATCCCGGCGGCCGTGGGCGTGGACATCGGCTGCGGCATGATGGCCGTGCGCACCTCGCTGAAGGCCTCGGACCTGCCCGACAGCCTCGCCAAGCTGCGCTCGCTGATCGAGCACGCCGTCCCGCACGGCGGGCCGGGTCCGTCGGGCGGCTGGAACGGGCGTAGCGGCATCCCGAACTCGATCATGCGCAAGTGGGTCGACTCGGGCCTGGAAGCCCGGTTCGAGAAGCTCTGCGACAAGTACAAGACCCTCAAGAACGCCAACAGCGTCGTCCAACTGGGCACGCTGGGCGGCGGCAACCACTTCATCGAGGTCTGCCTCGACGAGGACCAGCGCGTCTGGGTGATGCTCCACTCGGGCTCGCGCGGCGTCGGCAACACCATCGGCCGTATCTTCATCGAGAAGGCCAAGGAGATGATGCTGCGTCGGGACGGTCAGAAGCCGCTCGACAAGGACCTCGCGTGGCTGTCGGAAGGCGAGCCGGAATTCTACGACTACGTGGAAGCCGTCGCCTGGGGTCAGGACTTCGCGCGGATCAACCGCGAGATGATGATGATCCGGGTCCTGGACGCCATGCGCGCCTCGGGCCTGCCGCCCTTCAAGACGGACAAGGAAGCGGTGAACTGCCACCACAACTACGTCCAGAAGGAGTTCCACTTCGACGAGTGGGTCTTCGTGACCCGCAAGGGCGCGGTGTCGGCTCAGAAGGACCAGTTCGGCATCATCCCCGGCTCGATGGGGGCCAAGTCCTACATCGTGCGCGGCAAGGGCAACGCCGACTCGTTCTGCTCGTGCTCGCACGGCGCGGGGCGGACCATGTCGCGCACCGCCGCCAAGGCCGCCTTCACGCTGGAAGACCAGATCAAGGCGACCGAAGGCGTCGAGTGCCGCAAGGACATCGGCGTGATCGACGAAATCCCGATGGCCTACAAGGACATCGACGCGGTCATGGAGGCGCAGAAGGACCTCGTGGACATCGTCCACACCCTGAAGCAAGTCCTCTGCGTGAAGGGCTAGTCGATGACGGCCTTCCTGGACGTCCTGGGGCGGGCGGCGACGATCTACGCGATCGTCGCCGTCATCGCCTCGATCCTGGTGATCCGCCCCTGGCGCTGGTCACGCGATACCCGCCAATCGTTCTGGAGCCTGTTCAAGTGGACCAAATCGTGACCGAGGTGGACGCCTGCCACGAGCACCGGGCCAAGCGCCAGACATGGTGCTGGAAGTGGGTTGAGGAGGTCCTGACGGGCCGCGTCTTCAACCGCCGCATCCAGGCCTTCCGGACGCTGGAGGAGTGCATGGAACTCGTCCAGACCCAGGGCCTGACCTTGGAGGACGTGATCCGGCAGGCCCACTGGACCTACGGGCGCCCGGTCGGCGAGGTCAAGGAGGAGGTCGGCGGGTTGCTCCTGTCGCTCTACACCCTCTGCGAGAACCTCGGCATCAGCGCCGACGGCTGCGAGGCCGACGAGATCAACCGCGTGAAGAGCCTGTCGCATGACAAGGTCCGCGCCAAGGAGGCCGCCAAGCAGGCGGCGGGCTTGCTTTGAAGTACATCCTCTTCTCTCTCATCGTCGGCGTGATCGCCGGCCTGGGCGCGCTCTTCTGGGCGATCAAGCACGAGACCAAGGACGGGGTGCTCAAGCTCTCCGACGCGGTCGGTGCGGTCTTCCTGGGCGTCTTCGTCTTCCTGGGCGTCACCTTCGCATGGCCCCTGGCCGTGCCCGGCTTCCTGATCGCGCTGGCGATCTGGTTCTTCGTCAACAAGGGGTCCAAGCATGGCCACGCCGCGTAACTTCGCCGGCTCCAACAAGGTCTGGAACCCGGCGCCGGGCAACGAGGACTCGGTCATCCCGCTGCACACCTACACCGGCCCCGAGGGCGTGATCTCCTGCTGGGAGCTTTCGCCGGCCGAGCGCGCGCAGGTGGCCGAGACCGGCCTCATCTGGCTCCAGCAGCCGCGCCGCGACCTCTTCGTGCCGCAGTTCGTCTCCGGCCTGCCCCTGATGGAGCACCGGAACGAAGACGGCATCCTCGTCAAGTACGACCCCGACCACGGGCTCGAAAAGGAACCGACCTGATGTATTTCCTCACCGCGCTCTTCATCTGCGCCGGCGTCTGGGCCGCCGCCGCGACCGTCTTCCCGGCGGTGTTCCGCAAGCTGGGGATCACCAACTACGAAGGCATCGGCGTCTACTGCTTCTTCTTCGGCATCGCCGGGATCATCATCGGCCTGATCTGGCCGCTGGCGCTGTTCCTGGGCTTCTGGGCCGGCGTGTTCTTCTTCGTCCGCAAGAAGCTGGGCGCCCTGGCGGAGAAGGCCGTCGACGCCGTCGACAACGCCTCCACGAAGTAGGTCCGCCATGCAGGACATCTATTTCATCCTGGGCGGCCTGATCGCGCTGGCCCGGATCGGCTACCGCTACGCCATCGACTACCCCAAGGTCTGGGAGAACCGGGAGAACCGGTTCAACGACGACTGGAAGATCGGGTTCTTCTTCATGACCCTGGGGCAGGCGGCGATCCTGTGGTTCTGCTGGCTCGGGGTCCTGGTCGCCTACGGCTTCTACCTCCTCTTCAAGCGGTACGCCAAGAAGGATTGATCCCATGTCGGGGGCAGAGTACGTCATCCCGGTCGAGTACCTCAGGGCGCGCTATCGCTACGAGGCCTCGTCCGGCGCCATCTACCTGCGGGGCTCCAAGACCCGCAAGCGCCTGGGCACGGTCAACCAGGACGGCTACCGGGTGATCAAGGTTCCTTTCGAGGGCCGCCGCATCCAGATCGCCGCCCACAAGCTGGCCTGGGCGCTCCACCACGGGGTCGTTCCCGACCATGACGTCGACCACGAGGACTGCAACCGCCGCAACAACCGGATCAAGAACCTCCGGAAGGCGACGCGGTCGCAGAACCTCGTCAACCGCCGCCCGATCGGCGCCCTGCCCAAGGGCGTGACCAAGTGCCGGTGCAAGAGCAAGCCGTTCCAGGCCCAGATCACCATTCATGGTGTCTATCGCTTCCTGGGGCGCTATACTACGCCGGAGGCCGCGCACGAGGCCTACCTGAAATACGCCGCCCCCGCCTGGGGCGAATTCTTGAGGGTCGCCTGATGGGCATCAACATCAAAGCCGCCGAAGAGCACTACAACGCCAAGTACGTGGGCTACTACGACCTCCCGGATCGGGAGGGGCCGTTCTACGTCTTCTACACCGAGACGCCGGATCGCTCGCAGGGCCACGACAACTACTTTGGCCTCTTCATCCACCCGCTCAAGGACGGCATCTACATCACCTCGGCGGCCTCGATCCGCGAGGCGGTGTTCTCGGCCATCAAGCTCGCCGACGGCTCGTTCCTGGTCTCGCGCTTCCGCCACGACTACCAGGAGCGCGGCGGCGCGATGATCGACGGCGGCCTCGCCGGCTACATCCGCTACAACCCCGCCCACCCGCCGACGCACCACATGCGCATCGACGAGGGGGTGGAGGTCTTCACCCTGATCCCCGAGAAAACGTCATGACCGACACGCCCCTGTCCGATCCCGATCAACTGGCCAGCCTGATGGAGGACGCCCCCGGCACCTACCAGCAGGAGGACCCGACGAAGTTCGCCATCGCCGCGCACGGCGAGCAGCAGTACGCCGGCCAGCCCTACCTCTACCACCTCCAGAAGGTCGAGCGCATCCTGGACGACTACGGCTATGCGGGCTTCACCTGGACGGCGGCGGCCAAACTGCACGACGTGATCGAGGACACCCACCTCGACATGACGCCCGAGGCCCGCCGGCAGATGGTTGAGGACAAGTTCGGCGAGCGCGTCGCGGCGCTGGTCTGGGCGGTGTCGGGCATCGGCCCCAACCGCAAGGCCCGCAACGAGGACATCTACCGCAAGCTGGGCGAGCACCCCGAGGCCTGCATCCTGAAGCTGGCCGATCGGATCGCCAACGTCGAGGCCTCGATCAAGGACCCGGCGACGAACGCACCGCATCTGGGCATGGCCAAGATGTACCTGAAGGAGCGCGCCCGCTTCACCGAGGTCGTCAAGCCGCACGTGCCCGGTGCCTTCTGGGGCCGCCTGGAACTGGGCTTCGAGCGGATCGCGCGGCTGGTGGAAGACGCTGGCTGACAAGTGTTGACAGCCTGACACCGACTCGCTAGAAGGGCCTTCGACGACAACGCCGGAGGCCCTTTTCATGATCCGCTTCATCCACCGCCACGGCGGGCTGATCTACCCGACGGTGCTGATCGGCACGGGCATGAACGTGGTCACGCCGCACGCGGTCTGGACCGACCGCCTCGCCTTCTTCCTGGTGGCGATCTTCCCCTCGGTGATCATCGCCACCTTCCTGGCGGCCCAGCGCGAAGCCAAGGAAGCCGAGGCCATCGCCAAGCGCCGCCAGTCGCTGGCAGCGAAAGCCCACGCGGTGATCTGGGGCGCGACCCTGGACCATCCGGACCTGCGCCGGGCCGACGATCCCGCCGGCGACTGGATGCGCCTGCTCCTGGCGCCCTCGGGCAGCGCGATCAAGATGCTCTCCGAGCGGCCTCTGACCCTGCGCACCCTGCGCGAGCTTTCCGGCGTCGTGGCGATCCACGGCGAGACCCTGCTGCGCCTCCACAATCTCGGCCTGACCGAGGACTTCACGTGGTCGCGGATCAACGCCGTCGCCGCCGCCCTGACCCAAGACGACCTCAATCCCAAGCTGGTCACCGACCTCTTGGCCCTGGTCGAAGACTCCCTTGCCTTCGCCATCCCGGCGCCGGCCCAGCCCCAGTAGGAGCTATCCTTGAGCAAGTACACTCGTCTGCCCGTGACCGTGGATGCGGTCCAATACACCTTCCAGCGCCTGGAAGACCTGCCCGAGTGGCTGACGCAGCACACCGCCTACACCGCCATGGGCACCATGGCTGTCGGCAAGGATGCCGTCGGCAAGCTGCTGGTCCCGATCAACGGCCAGATCGCCTCGGCGACCCAGGACGACTTCATCGTGCGCATCCCGCGCGGCGACGACTACGAACTGCTGATCCTGAAGCCGGCCGCGTTCGAGGCCGACTACGCTGCGGTCGACGTGCCGGCCGACGCCGAGCCGGTTCTGGTCGAGACCCCGGCCGCCGCGCCGGCGGCTGACGAAGCGCAGGCCTCGCCGTCGTCGGGCAGCAAAGGCAAGGCCAAGACCACCGCCGCCGCCGAGCCGGAAGCCGAAGCCCCGACGCCCGAGGCCTAATCGGTGCCGATCGCCGACGTCCTCTTTCGAGCGCGGATGCTGGCGGCCCATGAGGCGGAGGATTGTCGCGATCCTCCGCCGACGGCCAAGTCCGACGACATCCAGGTCCGGCTCCGCAAGCTGATGCGCTATGTGACCCTGATCGAGCAGACCGCCGACCTGATGTCCGACCTGCACGTCAAGGACTGGGAGACCTTTCCGAAGGTCAAGAAGCGGCTCTACGCGCAGAAGCACCCGTTCGGACCTGAGGTCTACGGCGTCAAGCTGCTCGATCGACTGGCCCTGAACATCAAGACGCTGTCGACGCTCAACAAGGCCTACGAGCCCCTGGCGTTGATCAGCCTCCACCGATCCTGCGAGGTCATCATCAACGAGGACCTCATCGACATCGCCTTCGACGCGGCCATCGCGCTGGAGGACCACTACGAAAGGGCCTTGCGGGCATGAAATTCTTCGAAAGCTGGTTGCACGCCTGGGACCTCGTGATGGCGTGCTTCGCCGGCAAGTCCAAGGCTGAACTGCGCCTCTACGCCATCGTCAGCCAGGAAGCGCTCGACGCGATGACCGTGGCCAAGCGCAGCCGCAAGCCCGAGGACAAGTCCCTCAACATCGGCAAGCTCTCCGCCCAGGCTGGCCACGCCTACCTGCATGCGTGGTGGGACGCCATGGAGCGCTTCCCCAAGACCGCGCGCCAGTACCGCTACTCGCAGTCGGCGGCGAAGATCGCGCTCCACACCGGCACCAACGAAGAACTGGAAGCCCTCTACGAGCGCTTCCGGGAGTATGCCGGCGCGACCCTGGTCGTCGACGCCGGGCGCACCGTCTTCGAGAAGCCGACCGTGACCTTCGTGGGGATCGGGCCGATCACCGAGGCGGCGTTCAAATACCACGCCCCCTCGTCGCTGAAGCTCCTGCGTTAAAGCGTTGACAAAGCCGGAGGGAAATCGATAGTGTCGTCCCTAACGACCAAGCCGATCACCATGATGGTGCTGGACATCGAAAGCTACGACGTGGGCGACTTCGCCCAGCGCTACGGGCACGAGGCCATCAACGTCCTGGTGAAGACGCTCCCGGCGCGGGAAATCAAGCTGTCGTGGGTGGACCCGTCCTTCCACGACGGCGCCAGCCTCCAGGAGGCCGAGAAGACCAGGGCGTTCGAGCACCTGGGATCGGCCATCACCTGGGCGCGGCGGCAGATTTTCCACGGCAAGGTGTTTGGCGACGTCGTCGACCTCGAACTGATCGAGCGGCGGCGCAGCACGCACCTGGACGGGATCGACACCAAGAAGCGCCAGTTCGCCATACGGCAGAACGGCATCAGCGAGCTTTCCTTCCCGTCCTTCAGCGGGCGGGAATTGACCGAGAACAAGCCGGCCCGGCGCATCCGCCCGGCCTTTAGGAGGTGATGGTGGATTTCGAGTACGACATCGCGGTGCTGATCACGCGGGCGCAAATGCCGACCAAGCTCGGCCACTTCCGCCTGTATCAGGCCGCGCGCAAGAAGGCCCGCAAGGTCCTCTGGTTCATCGGCTCGGCCAACCTCGCCCGCGACACCCGCAACCCGTTCCTGTTCGAGGAGCGCAAGGCGATGATCCTGGACGGGATCAGTGATCTGGCCGCCGAGGAGATCGCGGCCGACTTCAGCGGCGAGTACGTCGATGTCGAGGTCACCGGCGCCCGCGTCCTGGAGCACATCTCCAACACCGAGGTCATCGCGCTCAACGACACCGGCCCGTTCGGCAAGAACGAGTGGATCGCCCAGGTCCAGCAGCACGTCAAGAACGCCACCAAGGTCCTGCGCCCGCGCGTCACCCTGATCGGCAACGTCCGCGACGCCACCAGCGAATACCTGACGTGGTTCCCGCAGTGGCCCTACACGCCGGTCGAGGACAACGGCGTCAACGCCACGGCCCTGCGCCAAGCCTATTTCGCTGGCGGGGTCAACTTCCGCGACACTTCCTGGAGCGACCGGGGCTACGCCTGGAGCGATCTGCTCTACCCGAGCACCATCGACTTCCTGGAGCGGTTCCGCGACAAGCAGGTCTACGCCTACCTGCTCGCCCAGAAGAAGGCCGAGGACGCCTACCGCGAGCGCTGGGGGCCGGGTCCGTTCCTGGCCGTCGACGGCGTCGTCGAGTGCGCCGGCCACATCCTGCGGATCGAGCGCGGCGGCGCCGAGGGCCTGGGCATGAAGGCCCTGCCCGGCGGCTTCGTCAACGCGGGCTCCTCGCTGCTGGCCAACTGCCTGCGCGAGATCATCGAAGAGACCGCGCTGTTCATCTCCGAGCGCGACTACTACAACTTCGTCCACTGGCTCGCCGCCTGCAAGCAGGCCGAGAAGCTGGGCCTGCGTCCGCCGGCCGCGCCGGGCTACGTGCTCAAGGCCATGGAGGAGCTTCGCCGCTTCCTGGTGGGCGAGCCTCAGGTCTTCGACGATCCGCACCGCTCGCGGCGCGCCCACATCATCTCGACCGCCTACCACTTCGTCATCCCGCCGCCGGCTCTGGGCCTGAGCCTGCCGGTGGTCAAGGGGCACGACGACGCCGCCGCCGCCGACTGGGACCCGATCTCCGAGATCGACCCGTCCAACACCTTCGAGGACCACGCCTTCATCGTGGACCGCATGCTTAGCCTCAACGCTTAAAGGGGAACCTCATGGCCTTCGACATCGCCAACTGGGACGGGGTCGCCCCCGTCGAGACCTACAACCTGATCGCCGACACCGACAGCTACAAGCTGGGTCACTGGGTGCTCTATCGCGACGGCTGCACCACCGTCTACAGCTACATCGAGAGCCGGGGCGGGCGTTACCCCAAGGTGATGCTGGCCGCGTTCCAGCGCCTGCTCTTCCAGAAGCTCTGCAAGCCGATCACCCGCGCCGACATCGAAGAGATGGCCGCGTTCGTGCCGGCCCATGGCCTGCCGTTCAACCGTGACGGCTGGGAGATCATCCTGAACGAGTACGGCGGCTACCTGCCGCTGCGGATCAAGGCCGTGCCCGAGGGCATGATGATCCCGGTCAAGAACGCGCTGATCAGCGTCGAGAACCTCGACCCGCGCCTGCCCTGGCTGACCTCGTACTTCGAGACCATGATCCTGCGCGATGTCTGGACGGCCTCGACGATCGCCGCCCGCGTCAACAAGATCGCCCAGTCGATCAAGATTTTCTGGGAACTGACCAGCGACACCCCGATGTCGCCGTTCGCCTTCCTGGACTTCTCCTCGCGCGGCACCATGGGCTATGACCATTCGGTCCTGGCCGGCATCGCTCACCTCTTCCACTTCCAGGGCTCGGACAACGTGCCCGGCGTGCGCGCGGCGAACATCAACTACTTCAGCGAGATGTCGGCCTATTCGGTGCTGGCCACCGAGCACTCGATCTCGTGCTCGTTCGGGCGCGACAACGACGACGAGTACATCCTGCACTGCCTGACGCGCGCGCCGGTGGGCTCGATCGTCTCGCTGGTCGGCGACACCTGGAACATCTTCGAGTTCGCCAAGAAGCTCGTGAAGTACAAGGACCTGATCGCCAACAAGAACCTGACCATCGTCTGCCGCCCCGACAGCGGGCGCCTGGGCGAGGTGATCCCGCCGGTCCTCAAGACCCTGGCGGACGGGTTCGGCACCCAGCGCAACAGCAAGGGCCTGGACGTCATCAACATGAACGTCAAGGTCCTCCAGGGCGACGGCATGAACGAGCACACCCACATGGACCCGTTCTACCTGGGCCGGGACCTGGGCATCGCGCCCGACAGCATCATGACGGCGGCCGGCGGTGGTCTGGCGACGGGCGACCTCGACCGCGACACCAACAAGTGGGCGATGAAGTCGTCGGCCCAGGAGATCAACGGCGAGTGGGTCGACATCTTCAAGGACCCGATCACCGATCCGGGCAAGGTGTCCAAGAAGGGCAAGCTGGCGCTCGTGACCAACGAGCATGGCGGCTTCGAGACCATCACGGTCCACGAAGGCGACGTGGTTGAGCACGACCTGCTCGACGAGGTCTTCAACACCGGCAAGGTGCTGGAGCCGACGACCCTGGATCAAGTCCGCGAGCGCGTGGCGGCCGGCTACGACACCGGCGACTACGCCTTCGTCGACGAGCCCGCCTGATGTCTCGCCTGCGTGATCCGCTCTTCTGGCTCCCGGTGCTTGGTGTCCTGGTCCTCCTCTTGCTGGTGACGGTGTCGGTGTCGTTCGACGAGGAGCAGAACCTGCGCTGGTCGCCCGAGCACAAGGCCCTCGTCGCCAAGAGGGCTCGGTGGGCGCGGATGGGCCATGAGCAGTGGCTGCGCGACGAGGCCGCCAAGAAGCGCAAGCTCAACTACGCATGGCGGATGCAGATCGCCAAGGTCTGCCGCCAGAGCGGGCAATTTGTCCTGCGCGGCACCGACGGGCGCCTGTGGCTATCGGCCTATCCCAATCCGGGCAAGGTCGCCAGCAACGGCGGCTCGATGAGGCCGCCGTCGCCGGACTACCAGTACATCGAGGGCGGCAACGTCCCCGGCGCCTGGGACCCCGACACCTACATGTCGCCGGTCGCGGCCGTCGACCCCGTGAAGGTCTGCCAATGAACCTGCGTGACCGCATCGCTGAGATCGCCGACGACTTCCATCCCGATCGGGACGAGGACGCGGCCCAGGCGCTCGATGAGATGCGCAGCGCGCTCAAGGCGGCCCTGGCCGACTGCCTCACCCCCAAGGATGAGGCGTTCTTCCAGGGCTGTCCCGAGGACATCCGCGCCCTGCTTATCCGGCAGGCGGAAGACGAGGCCTACGAGCGCGCCAGGATTGCCGCGTACACGCACTCGGTCAAGGAGAGCGACGGGCGGGTCGTCCATTATGCCGGGGACATGCCCATGCCCTACGCACCGGTCGATCGCTTCTTCGGCCTGGGGCGGATGGCGTGGTTCACCCTGCCGCGCATGTCCCTCCAGGAGATGCCGCCGCCCTGGCAGCAGAAGTTCTTCGACCTCATCGCGGCCGGAGAGAAGATGGGCTTGGTCTCGCCGGAAGTCGAGGTCAGCCTCAAGCGCAAGGGTCGCTACGCCACGAGCGACCACTGGAACAACTACCGCTACAGCAGCACCCAGGTCGCCCAGGCGATCGATGAACAGGAATAGGAGCAGTCCCATGGTCGCCACCCGCGCCCTTTCAATCGACATCAACCGCCTGCGGGCCGTGAAGGAGCAGGTCGACACCTACCTGCGCGATCCTGAGCCCACCTATCTGGCCACGACGGTCATCGATCAAACGATCGAGAAGACCATCGCCGTCCCGAGCGGCTACAAGGGCGCGCTCAATTTCACCAGCAGCTATCACGCCGCCCTGGCGCTGCTGGAGCACATCGCGCCGGGCGCGCGGGTCGACGTCTCGACGCGCGAAGAGGTCTCGGGCTTCCTGAAGAACAAGAAGACCAAGCAGATCACCGTGCGCGTCAGCGGCAAGGCGAAGGGTGAGGAGACCGGGTTCACGGGCGCCTCGACCGCAGCCTCGGTCAGCGCCGAAAAGGCGATGCTGTCGGCGCTGGTCAACGCGGTCGTCGACCTGACGACGCGCCAGATCGCGGCCGGCTCGGACGGCACCGTCCAGTCCAACAACGTCGCGCCCTCCAAGCGCCGCGACAAGCTGGTCTCCGACGCCAAGGTCCAGAGCGAAGGGGGTGACGACCTCGTCAAGGAGCGCGCCGCCGCTTCGGGCAAGTCCCGCACGCCGCTCCTGCCCGAGGGCTTCAACCCCAAGGCCGGCGCTCGCCAAGCCGGGCCGACCACCGGCTCGCTGAAGAACCCGGCCGCCGCCCGCCTGCCGCGCGCACCGCGCTAAACCTAGAAGACATCAGTAGGAGTTTGGACGTATGACGTGTATCGTCTATCGAGACGGCGCCCTGGCCGCCGATGCGCGGGTGCTGGACCTGTGGACCCCCTGCGGGGACGTTCCCAAGATCGGCAAGCGCACCGGGCCGGGCGGCACGCTGCTCTTCGGTGCGGCGGGCGAGTCGTCCTACGTCCAAATCTTCCTCGACTGGGTCAAGTCCGAGAAGTTCGATGAGTGGCTGGCGGATGGCGGCAAGGGGCCGTACTGCGACATGGGCCGCCCCGAGAAGCCCGACAAGGAGACCAACGGTTACGTCATCCTCCCCGATGGCTCCTGCCTGCGGTTCGAGAGCGGCGCGCCGGCCTATGTGATGCGCGCGCCCTTCTACGCCTTCGGCTCGGGTACGTGGTCGGCCCTGGGAGCGCTTCACATGGGCGCCACGGCCGCCCAGGCGGTGGGGATCGCCGCCAAGTGCGACATCGGGACCGGGCCGCTGGCGTCGGTGCTCTATGCCGACGACCGCGAGGACTGGCACGCGCCTAAGCCGCTCTGATGCTGCGCCATCGTCGCGTGCGGCAGCGGATCGGCACCCTCGTCGCCCGCCGCCGCCAGCGTGAGCGCCGCCAGTACCGCGAGCGCCTGTTTCGGACCATCGACAGGATGGACCAGGACCTACGCGACCTCGTCAACGAGTTCGACTTCGACGACGTGGTGCGGCTCTACGCCATGGCTGAAGGAGACCGCAAGGCTCTTCGCAAGCTCCTGGAGTACAACCGCGCCCTGGCTCAAAAGGCCCTGCTTGAGGTTGACGACGTAGCGCCGCGATCCTAGAACAGAGCCGCAAGTGGTAGGAGGCCCTACACGGAAGAGACCGCCAGCGATCACCTGCCGCCCATTAGACCATCCGACCCGATTTCTGGTTTCCTTGATCGGGGTGCGGAGGGGCAAGCGTTAGAGGCGCTACAAGACCAGACTCCGAGGCGGTCGACGTCCAGGCGGACGTGCATACTCGGCGAAGTCTGGTAAGGTCGAGAAAGGGCCGTCCTGCGGGGCGGCCCTTTTGATTCCAAGCGTTGACAAAGCCGGCCGTCTCGGGGCAAATGTCAGGAATGACGACGATCACCGCACAACTGAGCGCGCCCTCCTGGGGCGACTTCCTGCGGGTCCTGGAGGACGGGACCGCCGAACTGTCGATCGACGATCCGGAGATCACCGGCGTCTATGGCGACGTGGTGATCGAGGACGGCGTGATCAAGGCCGCGATCCTCTCGGACTGCGAGACCTTCCGCTACATGCTGATGCGGGTCTGGGACCCGAGCAAGCCGCTGCTGATCTTCATGATGCTCAATCCGTCTACCGCCACCGCGCAAGTCGACGACAACACCATCCGGCGCTGCATGGGCTTTGCGCGCCGCGACGACTACGGCGGGATCATCGTGGTCAACCTCTTCGCCTTCCGGTCAAAGTCGCCCGCGATCATGAAGGCCGCGCCCGACCCGATCGGGCCACTCAACGCCCGTTTCCTGCAACACGCTTTCGAGTACGCTGTCACCGCCAAGGCCGACGTCATCGCCGGCTGGGGTGTCCATGGGGAGTTCAAGGATCAAGACTATGGCGCGGTCCAGCAAGCCGAAATCACCGGGGTCGAAGTCAAGTGCCTCGGCAAGTCCAAAGGCGGGCATCCTCGCCACCCCCTCTACATCCCCAGCGAGCAGCCTTTCGAGCCTCTTAGGGGCGCCTAGCGCGGCGCTGATGAAGCAGGTCAGCGCCCCGCCGGCCGACGTCTTCAGCCTGTTCAAGGAGCCGCCCGCGCCCTCCAGCTTCTTCGTGCCGGCGCCGACCGGCAAGGCGGCCAAGTCGATCCAGAAGCTGGCGGACACGCTGAAGGTCGCCAAGACGACCCAGGCCAAGCCCGATTGGAAGGACAGCGTGTTCCCGCTGGAGATCAAGGTCCTGGAGCAGGCCTCGGACCTACCGTCGATCGAAGAGCGGCTCAAGGAGATGCAGCGCAAGATCGAGGACGCCACCCTGGGGCCGTTCAAGGTCCATTACGGCATCGACCCGGCCAGCAAGACCGGCAGCACGATTCACCGGTTCTTCGGGCACGACACCCTGAACAACACGTGGCTCATCGACGAGGCGGCCATGTTGCAGGACGTCACCGCGTTCGACGCGCCCTGGCCGTCCCCCTGGCCTGCTCCCTTGGACGCCAAGTTCGACAACCTCTGCCGCACGGTACACGTCGCCCCGCGTCAGGCGGGCAAGTCGCGGCTCAAGGAGATGGTCGACAAGCTCTACGGCTTCCCCGTCACCAGCCACAAGGCGCAGGGCAAGACCGCCGCCGAGATCATGCGTGACCATCAAGCCCTGTCGCTGCGCCCCTATCAAAAAGACATGATGCGCTGGCTGGCCGCCTCGCCCCTCAAGTACATGGACACCAAGATGTCTTCGATCCATCACGATATGTATGGCCGTCACGGGCGCGCGAGCGACCGCTACGAAGTCCACGTGCGTGAGTTCATCCACAAGAACGCCCACCACTTCGCGCCCTATCTGCCCGAGCGGACCCCGACGGTGGAGGAGATGGGGCCGATGGCCAACCTCTTCCTCTGGGGTCCGGACGGCGAGTGGACGGGCCTGTGGGCGATCCCCGACGCTGAACTGGAAAAGACCAGGGACTACGACGGCTACTACGACCTGGGCAACATCTTCGAAGCCCACGCCGACATGCCGATCATGAAGGTCGGCGGCGACATGTACTATCGGCGCCGGGACCGTTACGGCGGCTATGGCGCGTTCGACGAGTTCGCGCAGCTTGACAACGTGCGCCAGGAATACGATCGCCAGCCGCTGCACCAGCGGTTCTGCACCCTGGAGGCGTGGACGACGTTCCAAGGCACGATCGTGCGCGACAGCACCAGCACCGACGTGCCGGCGAACGTGCGCTACCTCCAGAAGCTGCTCCAGCAGATGTCGGTGGATGCCGGCATCATGGCCGAATGGACGGGGCTGATGGCCAAGACCAAGTTCGGCTTTGGGGTCCTGCGCGACGGCAAGGATCGCTACGATCCGTTCGGTGTCCTGGCCCTGATGCACAACGCGCAGTGGACCTGGGACGAGGCCGAGCGCGGCTGGGCGATCAACGGCTCCTGCTACGACGTCGAGGGCGGTCAAATTCTGTCCTGGCTGGGCGGCTCGCCCAGGGCCGTCAAGGCGGCCCAGGCCTTCGTCGACGCGGTGACGGAGTTCTCCGACGGGCAGAAGTCGTTCAAGCCCTTGATCAAGCTCCTGGCGGACGTGGGCCTCTACCACGCGGCCGTGACGGCGCGCTACGGCAAGTTCCGCGACCGGTTGCAGCAGCAGGCGGCGTTGTCGGACCGCGAGTTCGGCGGCAACTTCCGCAGCCCGCACTACGACTACGGCGGCGGCAGGCGGGGGCGCAGCTACGCGCCGCCCGAGGAGACCATGGAACACGCGTCCAAGATGTACCACAACAAGTACAGGTACAACTCGCATAACGAATACCAGCGCCACCGCCTGGAGATGGACCTGCTCAACCCGCGCTATGAGGCACCGACGCCGGGCGTGCGCTCGGGTAAGCTCGACGGCTCGTTCATCGACATGGAACCCGAAATCCTCAACCCGGACATCTTCGATGACGCCTGAAGCTGAACGTCCTTTCGTCGCGGTGGTCTGCGGCGGCCGGGTCGGCGTCGTCGAGATCGCGCCCACCCTTGTGCTGTCCGCCCTGGTCTCGGCGCTGCGCTGGCCGCGCGACATGATCTGGGTCGACGGCGACGCGGTGGGCTATGACCGGCTCTGCCGCGCCTGGGCCGCGAAGTGGGGGTTCGCCACCGAGGTCTACAAGGTCGACCCGGCGCTCGACGGCGAGGGCGACGATGCGCCCAAGCGGCGCAACACCCGCATGCGTGAGACCAGCCAGCCCGACGTCTGCGTGGCGTTTCCCGGCGGGCCGGGCACGCGCGACATGTGGATGCAGTGCCTCAACGCCGGCATCCGGGTCTACAGCGTCGAGTTCGACGGCGATCGCTACACCGTCTACCAGATGGACCGGGACCAGCCCGGCCTCAAGTTGATCGAGGGGAAATTGAGATGAGCAAGATCAAGAAGCCCAAGCTTTACAAGCGCTTCCGTATCGCCCTAGCCGACACCGACTCGGTCAAGCCCAGCGAGTTCGCCACGCGGATCACGTTCCCCTGCTACGGGTCCTTCAAAAAGGACGGGGTCCGGGCCAGCGTCTCGCCGGTGCATCCCGACAGGATCGAGGCGGCGATCACCCACACCGAGGCCGGCTGGGTGACCAACGAGCGCGACACGATCGGCCACGGCATCACCCGGTCGCTGAAGTACATCCCGAACCTGCACGTGCGCAAGCTGCTGTCGACGCTGCCGCACGGCCTGGACGGCGAGATCGGCATCCTGACCGATGGCAAGCTGAACTTCCGGGGCTCGACCTCGGCGGTGATGACCCATGAGGGCGAGCCCGACATCCGCTACTATGTCTTCGAGCACTTCCTGGCGCCGGGCGGCAAGGCCGAGCGCCTCGCCGCGCTCAAGGCCCTGGAACTGTCCCTGCCGTCGTGGGTAGTGGTCCTGGAGCAGCGCCTGCTTCGCAACGCCGAGGAGGCGCTGGCCATGTACCTGGAGGCGCTGGAGAACGAGGACGAGGGCCTGATCTTCTGCGCGATCGACGGCCCCTACAAGCCCGGCCGCTCGACGGTCCTGGAGGGCTACAACGTCAAGGCCAAGGACAAGGCCGACCTGGAGGGCGTCTGCATCGGCGTCGAGGAGGAGTTCGCCAACAACAACGAGGCGACGCTCGACGAGCGCGGCTACACCAAGCGCTCGACCCACAAGGCGAACAAGGCCGCCAAGGGCCGCGCCGGCAAGCTGCTGGTGATCTTCCCCGAATGGCCGGGCAAGGTGGCGCGGATCGCCTCGGGCCTCAACGACAAGACCAAGGCCGACTACTTCGTCAACCCGCCGGTGGGTCAGTTCGTCAAGATGAGCTACGCCCTGGCCGGCGACTACGACCTGCCGCGCCACGGGGTGTTCGAGGGCCTGCGTGATCCGTCCGACATGGACGGCGCCCGCGTCAAGGTCCTGGAGGCGCTCTACGCCGACTGGCTGGCCAAGCAAGAGGACACCGACGATGAAGCCGCCTAACGAAGACGTCAACCCCATGGGCCTCCTCCAGCGGGCGCTCAAGATCGCCAACTGGCGTGAGAACCGCGCGCATCAGGTGTTCTTGACCGCGCCGCTGCCTTACGAGCCGACCGAGGTCCACGGCTCCCAGCGCGTCTGGTTCACCAACGCCCTGATGGCGCTGACGCGCGAGGAGCTTCTGACCCTCTACGACCACACCGTCATGCGGGCGCGCGAGTGCGTCAAGGACGGGGGCGACTTCACGCCGCCTGACGTGCGCGCCCACTACCCCGTCATCTATGGCGATCCGCCGGCGCAGCGCCGGTAGACCTGGACGAAGAAAAGGCCCCGGATCGCTCCGGGGCCTTTTGAGTTCTGGTTGGGATTTCGTCTGGGATCAGACGTTGCGAAGGTAGCGCGAGACGGCCGCCGGGTCAATCTGACCGGGGTAGGTCTCTTGCAGATCGGCGACCACCGCCTTGGTGCTCTTGACGTCGCGATCGACGCCCAGCTTGGCCAGGGTCACGTGGATGGCGTCGGTCAGGTGACCGCCGTCGAGCATCTGCGGCAGGAAGCCCTCCAGGCGCCGCTTCTCGACGATGAAGCGCGAGCGCTCCTCCTCGCTCCGGGCGGCCTCGATCGAGGTCTCCAGGCCGGCGATGTACTTCTTCACGACCTTGGCGGTCTCGTCGTCGGTCGGTTCGCGGCCGGGCGCGGCGCGGTCGTTCTTGCCGATCATGGTGGCGTCGGACGCCACCGAGGCCAGGAGCGCGGCGTGCTCACCGCCGGCTTCCTTCTTGATGGCGGCCTTGCGCGCGGCCAGGGCGTCGTTGCGGAGTTGTTCGATCAGGGTCGTCATGGGGTCCTTCAGGCGTAGAGAACTTTGTCGCGCAGGAGGCGCACGGCGTGATGGATGTGGCGCTGGGCTTCGGCGACGTCGGCACCGTCAGCCTGGGGCAGGCCGGGCGTCGAGAGCAGGTCCGAAAGCTCGGCGAGGTTGTCGAGCATCAGTTCGAGATAGCTGTCGCCCAGCGCGGTGTTGGGCGTGCGATCGCCGTTGAGGTAGCGGGTGATCTGCGACTTGGAGACGCCGACGCGGCGGGCGATCGAGGCCTGCCAATGGGTCCGGCCGCCGAGCGCTTCGCCGATCTGACCGATCGCCTCGGGGCTCAGAAGCTGCGCAGCCTGGGCGGCCTCGCCTTGAGAACTTCCAGGCTGCGCGCCTCCCTGAGCCCCAGCGGGCTTGTCGGCTTGGGCTTGGACGTCTTTTTGGCGTTGAGGCATCTCATGAATACTCCGTCTCGGAGGCCCCGAGGGGAGCCCCGCCGCGCAACAAGGCGGCGTGTTGGAACAGGTTGCCGGGTTCGGTCAGGCTGCGATTGGCCCAGGCCGAGGCGTTGCGCCCCACCTGAACCGCATGCCCCGGACCGAGGACCTCCGCCAAGGCCAGGGCCTGGACGGCGATCGCCGACGGGTAGTAGGTCGCCCGCACCCCTTGCCATCCGTGGTGGCTGCGCCGCGTCCGGATGAGTCGGTTCTTGAGCAGGCTGACGACCATCGGACGCACCGAGGCCGCCGGCAAATTCATCTCCTCGCCGATCTCTGCAAGACTGGCGCCAGGATCGGCGGTCTGGGCCGTGCGCTTGCGCGACCAGACTCGCCAAAGAGCGTGCAGCGCCGGAACGTGCGCGAGCGACAGACGGACCACGCCCAGCGGACCGCGCAGGAGCAGGAAGTCGCGCCGATGCGCATCACCCGCTTCACGCATCGCCGCCATCCGCCCGCCGGCCGGAGCCTGGGCGACATCGGCGATGTCCTTGGTCGTGACCGGAGCGCGGGCCGGCGAAAGCTCGCCGTCCTGCCAGTCCAAATCGTCGTCGTTCATCGGTTTCCCTTACCGTACAAGGATCACATACCGGGATCGAGTGTCGTCTGTCAACACTTTACGTCTACTGCCGGGCGTGTCATGAAGGGCGACATTCCCGCCTCTGGAGATTTTCATGACGCCTCACCCCTCCACTCTCGACCCGGCCGAGGCCCTCTCCCCCGAGGAGAAGGCGGCCTATCTGGAGGCCGTCCGCGACAAGTACCCGCCCGATGCGATCGCCGTCCTGGACCAAGCGATCACCAGCGGCAAGCTCACCCGCCAGGAACTCCAGTCGGCCTCGTTCGAGATGAGCTACGGCCGGGGCTCCGAGCCCGACAGCACCAATTACGCCGTCGCCGATGAAGGGCAGATGAACCGCCGCCAGCGCCGGCGCGCCCAGGCCGCCCAGAAGGGCAAGACCAAGACCTCCTCGCTCGACAAGATGTTCGCCAAGCTCGTCGCGAGCGGCGACGTCAGGATCGTGCGTGAGCGGGGCAAACCGCCTCGGGTCGTCTGGCTCTAAGGCTACAACTCAAAAGGCCCCAGGATCGCTCCTGGGGCCTTTCTCGTAGTCCTGGAGCACTCACCCCCGTCAGGCAGTCTCCAGGACCTCCTCCGGCGCGCTCAAGCGCTCCAGATGATAGGTGACGTTGCCGTCGACGTCGGCGCCTGCGCGGACCATGCAGTCGCCGCGCGGCATCTTGAACGTCCGGCCGTCCAGGGTCGGAAGGATGCGCATGAAGCGGGCCTTCTTCTGGTCGTCGTTGGCGCCCGACACGATGTCGAGTTCCATGTCGAAAGCGTAGCTCCACAGGTCGGCGATCTTGACCGGAGCCTTCTCGCCCCACTTCAGCAGCCAGTCGCGGACGAACTGCTTGATCGCGGCCTCGTCCATGTCGGCGGCCACCGAGCGGCGGTTGTCCAGGAAGCCGTCGATGTTGGCGCACATCAGCACGCCGCCGACCTTCTCGGACCAGTCCTCGAACGAGGCACGCTTGCGCGCCGTGAACTTGGGCATGCCGCAGTTGATCCAGTGGGCGATCAGGGTCAGGATCGCGTGGACGATCTCGCCCCGGTTGGCCTTCAGCCACTGGACGTAGTCGGGGTGGCGATAGGTGCGCTTCTGGATGTCCGAGGTCTTGGCGTTGAGGCGGATGTCGACCACCCGGCGGGCCATTTCCGAGGAGATCAGCGGGTTGTTGCCCGTGGCGATCCAGATCGAGTTGTTGGGCATCTCGATGTTCTTCGAGGAGCCCAGGACGCGGCCACCAATATAACGCGAGGTGATCGCCATCAGCAACACCCGGTTGTTAAACTCCTTCACGTCATCGAAGAACAGGTAGGCCTTCGAATTCATCAGCGACGCCAGGAGGGCCTTCTGCATCTCCTCCTCGTTCTGGGTATAGCGGATCGGGGCCGGCTCTTCCCCGTCGAAGAGGATGATCGGCACCATGCCCAGGAACGTGCCGCCCGTGCCCGGCGTGGGCTTGGAGACGAAGAACACCGGGGTGCAGCTATCGATCATGCGGCGCATGAACGGGGTGATCAACATCGCCATGGCGTTGGCCAGCGACGGCTCGCGACGCTCGTTGCCCTGGGTGTCGTAGTCCAGGAACGGGAAGTCGATCAGCACGTCGTCGGTCAGCAGGCGCACGGCCTCCTGGACCTCCTCGGGCGTGGGGTCGCTGAAGACCTTGGGCACCTGGAAGCCGATGTCGGCCATCATGATGTCCAGGTTCTGATACCAGCCCGGCTTGCGGATCAGGTCACCGTCGGCCGTATAGATCGGGGTGTACATGATCTCGGGCGTCCGGGGCAGACGGGTGTAGCACTTCTCGTAGACGTGGCGGGCGACGTCGTCAGGCACCCGGCCGCGCACACCCGTGCCCTGGTCGTTCTTGCGCACGAAGGTGACAAGCTCGTTCAGTTCGGCGTTCATCGCGGCCGAGGCCCCGATCTCGGTGAACTTCAGGCGCCCATCGACGTCCGTCGCCATCCGGACCGGCTTGTCCTGCAAGCAGGAGAAGATCGGCTGGTCCTTCTCGCGGTTGGTGTTCAGCAGCGCCCGGAAGCAGCAGGAGAACGCCTCGTCGAAGTTGAACTCGCCAGCGTAGGAGAAGACGCTGCGGCCCAGCGGGTCCTTGATGTTGCCCTCGGTGTTCTGGTCACGGGCGATGGCCGCCTTCATGTCCTTGAACATCTTGTTGATGACCGTGCCGTTGACGCCCAGGCGCGCCTTGAGGGCGTCCTTGGCCTTGTTCTCGGCCAGGGTCCCCAGGGCGGCCTCGCAGCAGGTCCGCACCACCTTGTCGACGTCGTCGTCGGTGAAGTCCACCTCGGGCAGGTCGAAGATCGCCTGCATGTAGGCTTCCTTGGCCTTGTCCTCGGTCTCGATGCGCTTGGCCGCCACCGGGTTGGGAGCGTTCTCGGCCTCGACGATGTTGTAGTCCTCGTCGTCCAGGCAGGCGCGATCGAACCAACCGTCCTCGACCATCTTGCCCAGCATGTCGAGGTTGGTGAACTCGCGGCAGGACTCGTGCTGGCAGCGGACGGTGAACCACTCGCTAGGGCCGTCGCCGGCATTGACCGCCAGACAGGCGCGGTCCTCGGTGTCGCCGGCGTTGGAGTGCAGGTCGTCGAACGGGCACTCGATCTCGTAGCCGGCCGAGACCTGATGGCGCAGCTTGTCGGGGCAGTGCTCCTCCATCACCTGCACGACCTGGAAGCCGTGGGCGGCCTTCATCGACCAGCGGCCGAGGTCACGGCCGGCGGCGGTCTTGGACTTGCTGGTGCCCTTGGAGAGCTTGGCGATCTCGGCCTCGAACGGATCGTCGAGCGTCAGGCTCTTCCAGTCGAACAGGTCGCCGCCGAACAGGCTGACCTCGAACGGCTTGCCCTTGGCGTGGCGCGGCAGATAGAACAGGCGCGAGGGGTCCAGGCACGACTTGTCGAGCGGCACGCCCAGTTCCGCCGCCAGGGCGGTCGGGACCTTGGCCCACTTTTCCATCGCCTCCTTCTGGGTCGGGGCGACCTTGGAGATGTCGAACGCCTCGGCGAGCGGCACGATGATCCGGTGCTTGGCGATGGGAGCGTGCTTGACGCTCACCATGATGCCGCCATCCTTGTGCTCGGTGCCGTTGAACTCGACCGTCTTGGCGATCTCCGGCGTCATCAGGTCCTTGGCCAGGAAGTAGCGCTGGAGGACCTCGTCCTCTTCGTAGTCGGCGCCGTCGGCTTCCTGCTCGCACCACTTGATCAGCACGTCCTTCTTGACGTCCGTGACCGACTTCAGGTGCGAGTGGGTGGTGTAGCGCACGGCCATGCGGCCGAACTTCTTCAGCGCCGCGTCGATCGCCGAGGAGGCCATGCCGACGTCGACGTCCAGGCCCACCGCGTAGAGGGCCTTGACCGCCGTCTTCTTGCGCTGGCCGGGCACCATGTCGCCCATGACGAAGGAGACGCCATCCTTGGCGCCCTCGCGGTGCTGGCAGAACTGCGCGACGAACGCGCCCAGGGGCATGGCCTTGGGTTGCCAGTTCATCGACTTGCTGTTGCCGCCGACCGAGACGATGATCTCGCGGCTCAGGGCCGGGTCGCTCTCGTCGTAGCGGGTCTTGATTTGGGCGTCGGCATAAACGCCGAGGTCCTCGTCCCACGGCGGGTCGTCGGCGCCGGTTTTCTTGCCGGTCTTCGAAGCAGCCTTTTTCCCAGCCTTTTCCGAGGCTTGCGAGGAAGCCGTGTCAGAAAATTGCCGATCTTTTTGCCGGTTCTTGGGCGGGTCGGGGTAGCCGACCTTGCGGTCAGGCGCGTACACGCGTTCGACCTCGTCGAGCTTGTAGTAGTCGCTCTCCTCGGCGTGGACCAAGGTCCAGCCGTTGGTGCCCGGCAGCGGGATCGGCTCTTCCAGATCAGCCATGCCCAGGGCGTCGGCCAGCCGGCGGACGTCGTCGGGCTCCTGGGTCTCCTCGAAGGCCCAGGCGACGATCATGTCGCCGGTCTTCTCCTTGTAGAGGACCACGGTCGGCTTGAGGCGGAACGACTCCCAGGCGTCGCGGTCGACGTCCTGGTCGGAACCAAACACGAAGGCGACGCGGCCGTCCGGCGTGGACGGCGAGACGTAAAGGGCGCCGGCATGATCCTCGACGAACTCAGGTTCGCGGGTCTTGACGGTCTTGTTGTCGTGTTCGAAGGCGATCGGGCCTTCATGCGCCGCGAACAGCGCGGCGAGGAAATCAAAGGGATCGGACATGAAGCCTGTCGGGACGGGGGTGAAAGGCGGGGGTCATCTAGCCCCCTTTCCCGACAGGTGTCAAGATTCATGACAGTTGTTGCGGACGACGTTTTTCAAGGGTCTCGGCGATGCACTCGCTCAGGCTCTTGGCCTGGGCATAGCGGACCAGTCCGTCGACGTGCTCGGGATCGCCTATGCCGTTGAGCGCCTTCCAGAACGCCGCGCGGGCGGTCTTGAGGGTGCGCTCGTTCTCCGCCCTGATCTCGGGGTCGGCGCTGTCATTGAGTCCGAGCTTGGCGTTCAGGTACTCGTCGAGCACCTCGGCGAACGACAGGATCGGCAGGCCCATGGCGTGGTTGCGGATGATCCGCGCGAGGCGGAAGGCCGCGCCGCCGACGGGACCGTTGTAGAAGTGGCGGTAGATGAGCGGGGCCAGGATCGTCGGGTCCAGGCGCTCTTCGACAGGAGACGCCATCAGGCCGCGACCACCGCGCCCAGGCGCTTGAGCTTTTCGGCGGTGAAGTCGATGACCTGGGCCGTGCGCTTGGGCTCGGCGTGCTTGCGGGCCAGGGCGCGCAGGGTGACATCGACGGTGTCGCCGCTGACGCTCAGGACGCCGTCGCAGAAGCCCAGGTAGGCGCGGCCGTGGTCAGCCGGTGCGGCGTAGACCTGGAAAAGGTAACCGCCGCTCTCGGTGGCGAACACGGGCTTCTCGGTGGGTTGGTTCAAGCTGTACTCCTTACTTCAGGCGCGGCGGCGGCCGGCGATATTGGTGGCGACGACCTTGGCGTGGGCGGTGGCCGGCGGATCGGGGTAGAAGTCGCGCTTCAGGGCCTTGTCCATGCGGATCAGGTCATCAGCCATCTTGGTCATCAGGGCGAAATCGCCGGGGCGGCGGTAACGGCGCCAGCGCTTGATGATGTGGACGATCGAGGCGCCTTCCATCTTGGCCCGGTTGTGGAAGTCCGAGCGGCAGCGGGCCGAGCAGAAGTCCGCGCCCAGGCGGCGCTCGTGCTTGGGCGCGCCGCACTCGCGGCAGACACCCTTGGCCTTGGCGAAGTTGGCGCGCTTGCGCGGGGTCGTGGCGAGGAGGGCCTCGGCCGCGTCCAGGTCGACGGGGGTGGCGTTGTCCAGTTCGGTGCAGATGAAGGTCATCGCCGCCCCCTATCGCAGGACCATGTTGACGAGCCGGTCCTGGCGGGGGCTCGTCTCGATATAGGTCCCGGTCGTTTCGATCCGCCGGTGCCCGACCATCTCCTGGATGTCCCGGAGCGAGCAGTCGAACATGTTCGCCTTGCGCGCCAGATCGGTGATGAAGGTGCGGCGGCCCGAGTGCGACGAGGCGCCGTCCAGCCCGATCTCGCGGTACATGCGGCGCATGTATTGAGCCAGGGTGTTGGCGTCGGTCTTCTCGGGACCACCGCGCATCGAGGCGCGCAGCGGGTAGACAACGAAGCGATCGCCGCCGCGTTCCTTGCGCAGGGCGCGCAGGTCAGCCGCCAGCGACGCCTCGATCGGGACGTGGCGGGCGACGGCGTTCTTGCCGATGTCGTGGGTGATGTGGATGGCGGGGCGCAGCCGGCCGCTGGCGTCCAGGAGGTGCTTGCGCCACTCCAGGCCGGCGATCTCGGCGACACGCATGCCGCAGTAGAAGGAGAGCTTGAAGAGCACGCGGTCACGCAGCGGGTTGTCACCCTGCTCGGCGCGGTCGAGAACCATCTGGAACTCTTGGGCGTCCAGCACCTTGGCTTGGTGCAGGGCGATACGCTTGCCTTTGATCCGCTTGGGCATGAAAGCCTCCTTCGTTGTCGTCGAGGAGGCTTCTATGTCACAAAATCAGAGATGTCAACAGTCTCACGCCAACATTATGCGACATAATGCGGCGGGTAGGGATGCTCGTCATGGGCCAGGGTCGGGGCGGGCGCGACGCCGGCCTTGCCATCGCGGAACTTGGAGGCCCGCTCGCGCTTGACCGAGGTCAGGGCGCGGGCCAGCAGGTCGTCGTCATCGCCGATGTGGCGTTCCCAGAGCGCGTCGAAGCGGTCGATCACGTTGTCGAGGTCGGTGCGGACCTTGACCTCGAAGACCGGCACGCCGTCGTGGATGATCTGGGTCCAGGTCTGGCGCTTGACCCCTTGGGCGTCGTAGCCGGGGCGGATGACGTCGAAGGTCTGGCCGGCGCGCACGAAGCGGCCGACGCAGTTGCCTTCCAGGGCGCCGTCATAGAGCAGGGTCAATTGAGCACGCGCCCGTCGGAGACCAGCACGCCGTGGCTGCGGCGCTCGACCATGACGTTGAAGGCGTGGTGCCAGAACTCGGCCTCGCCCTGGCGCACGAAGCCGTGCTCGTCGTCGGGCTTGACCTCCAGGGCGTCATAGAACTGGAGCCGCAGGTCCGACAGGTAGAGGCCCGCGACGATCAGGGAGTTGTCGTCCGAGGCGACCCAGTCCTCGACCGGGAACGGCAGGTCCAGGTCGAACGCCTGGGCCGGGTGGCGCAGGACGCCGCAGAGGAAGGCGGTCTTGTCGCGGTTGCTGAGCTTGCGATTGTAGCGCGGGTCCTCGCGCGGGTCGCCGACGATCAGGTCGTGGATTTTGTTTCGACGTCCACCGTCGTGATCTTCGGGCCGTGGATCGGGCATGTCGTCCTCGCGTACCATTGAATCTCGCCATGGCGGTCGATCAGCAGCATGAAATCCCGGTCACGGCGCGCGCCAGGGTCGCGACAAATGCAGCCCTCCGACCCCCGCTCAGGCCACGGGTAGTCCTTGGCGGTGCAGGTGCGAATCGAGTGGGAGGCTTCGGTCGTGATGTTGCGGATTGACCACATGAGAAAATTGTGCCTGACCCGTGCGAGAACGTCAAGATTCACGACCAAAAAGCCGGAGCGAGTGTGTTGACAGAACCGGATGCCCTGGATAGAAGGATCGTCGACATCCACCTAACCACTCTCCTCTGGAGTTGATAATGCGGCTTGCAACCGAACCGGTCTTCCTCGAAACCATCGGCGTTCAGGAGGAGCAAGAGTTCAAGATCAAGGCGTCTGGCAAAGCGTTCCGGATGCTGATCGACGGGCTCTACTCGGACAAGATCGGCTCGCTGGTGCGGGAAATCTGCTCGAACGCCCAGGACGCCCATATCGTCGCCGGCTACCCCGGCAGCTTCTTCGTCCACGTCCCCAGCGAAATGCGCCCCGAATTCTACGTGCGCGACTACGGCCCCGGCATGGACCACGCCAAGGTCATGCACCTCTACTCGACCCTGTTCGAGTCGGACAAGGACGAGACCGACGATCTCACCGGCGCCTTCGGCCTGGGCTCCAAGAGCCCGTTCGCCTACACCTCCCAATTCGCCCTGTCCTGCTACGACGGCGACGTCGTGCGCCACTACACCGCCGCGATCGGCAAGGGCGGCGTGCCGCGCGTCATGCTCCAGGGCACCGAGGACTGCTCCGAGCCGGCCGGCGTGCGCGTCACCGTCGCGGTCAACCCCACCGACTTCGCCTCCTTCGAGCGCGCCGTCAAGAACGTCGCCATGGGCTTCATCCCCATGTACGACAGCAACATCGACCTGGGCCAGCCGCTGGGCATGCCGCAGTACGAAGCCGCCGACGGCACCTGGGCCGCCTACGAGAACTCGGCCCTGCCGGCGACGTGGAACGTGCGCCAGGGCTGCGCCATCTACCCGCTGGCCGCCAAGGGCGGTCTGAGCCTGCCCCACGACAACGGCCGCAAGTGGCTGATCACGGTGCCGATGGGCACGGTCGAGCCCATCCCGTCGCGGGAAGAAATCCAGTACAAGCCCGAAGCGGTCAAGGCCCTGCAAGACATCATCGGCACGATCAGCCAAGACGTCGAGGCGGCGATCTGGGTCAAGATCAAGGACATCCAGTCGGTCACCGAGTTCTTCGCGACCCACAACAAGCTGCGCCCGCCGTTCATCAGCAGCAAGCCCAAGCACCCGGCCACGGGCCTGGAAAGCACGACGATCTCCTTCCCTGGCGTGGCCTGCCTCTACAAGGCCTCGTTCGACCAGCACCGCGAGCGCTGGGGCTACCGGATCGAGAACACGCTCGACCTGAGCCAGAAGGCCGAAACCCACTTCCTGGTCCTGCGCGACATCTCCGACCTGCTCGACCCGTCGCGCGACGACTCGACCAAGCGCGAGTTCTCCCAGAGCGAGACGCGCCGCCTTGCGCGCATCCTGCGCCTCTACCTGGAGAGCAAGAACCTGAAGGACGGGGTCTTCATGCTCGGCTACGACCGGGACAAGGCCTTCTGGAACTGCGCCCTGCCGACCGCCAAGTTCGAGGACATCGACGTGGCCACGCTCAAGGGCGAGGTCCCGCGCCGCGACAAGGTCAGCAAGGACGCGCCCGCCTATGTGCCGCCGATCCGGGGTCTGGCCCTGGCCAAGCGCGCGGGCGAGCAGATGGCGGTGACCGGCGTGGAGACCTTCCCTGCCGGGACCGTGGCCTGGGTGTCGTCGGACCAGTACCGCAAGAAGGCCGAGGACGTCTTCGTCGTCGCCAACAAGTACGGCATCAAGCACATCTACATCGCCTCGCCCACCGCCCAGAAGCACGTCGAGGACGCCAAGGTCCCGACCATGCGCGAGGCGATCGACGCGGCGATCCAGGCCAAGCACAAGGTCAGCCTGGATGACTGCGTGGTGGCGGTGCAGAAGCTGTCGACCTCGTCGACGGCCTACGGCTTCTACAACCGGGCGATCGAGAAGTGCCCGGCCGATTTCGACCGCCTGACGCGGATGAAGTCGTCGGTCGCGGCCTACTTCGGCGCGGTCAAGCCGCTGCTGGCCGCCGGCCTCGTCGAGTGGACCGAGCGCGAGCGCTCCTTCATCAAGGCGCTCTACGAGGTGGACGGGCAGTTCAAGGCGCCGCCGCGCTCGGAACTGACCAAGACGTTCGAGGAGGGTCATACCAAGCTGAACGCCACGTCCAACCACCCGATCCGCAAGTTCCTCGACAACACGAACCACGCGACCTCGACCGAGCAGGTCACCGCCTGCACCAAGGCCCTGGAAGCGCTGATTCGCACCATCCCTCTCACCCTGAAGTTCGGCAGCTACTAGGCCGCGAGCAAGGAGTCTCCCATGACTACCCAAGCGAAGGTCGCCGTGACGATCACCGTCGACGCGATCTCGATCACCCTGGACGGGCGCTACCGCTCCTTCCCTCGCGGCTCGTCGCAGGGCAAGAAGCTGGAAGAGGCCGTCAAGAAGGTCCCGCAGGACATCGACGAAATCCGGCTGATCGCCGACGTGGCGGCCTATGTGGCGGCCCACTCGTTCGGCCGCGTCATCCTGGACGATCGCGACCGCCTGCGCCTGGACGGCAAGGTCGTCGACTACGTGGCGGCCGGCACCTTCAAGCGCGTGCTGGCGGAAGGCTTCGACATGGAGCCGCTGACCAACTTCATCGCCAATGTCGACCAGAACCCCGACAAGTCGATCGCCGCCGATCTCTACGCCTTCCTGGAGAAGGGTCGCAACCCGCTGACGCCGGACGGCATGTTCCATGCCTTCAAGCGCGTGGGCGAGGACTACTTCGACCTGCACTCACACACCGTCGAGTACAAGATCGGCAGCACGGTCTCGATGGATCGCGACCTCTGTGACCCGAACCGCAACCAGACCTGTTCGCGCGGCCTGCACGCCTGCTCGTTCGACTACCTGCGCTCGTTCCACGGCGGCCGGGGCAAGATCATCATCGTCGAGATCAACCCCAAGGACGTCACGGCGATCCCGACCGACTACAACCTCACCAAGCTGCGCTGCTGCGAGATGAAGGTCCTGGGCGAAATCCCCGAGGCCGACGCGGTCAACTACTTCACCGCCGCCGTCGAGCGCCGCTACGCCGAGGAGAAGGCCGCCCAGGCTGACGCCCAGGCCCAGGTCGATCCCGAGATCGAGACCGACGCCACGGCCGCCGACGGCGTGATCACCACCGAGGCCCCCGAAGCGGTGGTCGAAGCCGAGGCGACCGACTGGGCCAAGATCGGCCACGACGCTGGCCTGAAGGCGGGTGCGGCCGACCAGGACAACGGCTACGAGTACGACGCGTCTTTCGATCTGCCGGGCGAACTCACCGACGGCCCCGACTCGGCCCGGCAGGCGTACTCGGAGGGCTATGTCAAGGGCTATGGCGTCGGCTTCTCGGCCGCCGCCACTGACGACGCCTCGGACGAGAAGGTCGAAGAGACCGCCTCGACCGACGAGACCCCCGCCTACGACGCCAACGGCTTTGCCGCCGTCGACCACGATCTGGCCACGACCATGGCCAAGTCCTGGGGCCGCGAGGACGCCGAGAAGCTGATCGCCCAGGCGATGAGCCAGACCGACGAAGGCGTGCGCCTCCAGGCCCTGGTCGACCTCGTCGAGGGCGAAGGCCCCGAAGGCGAGCGCCTGGACGTGGTGGCTGAATCGGCGCTCGACAACAGCGCCAGCGCCGACAAGGGCGTGGGCACCTACTCGTACCTCTATGAGGAAGCGTTCGAGGAGGTCCTCGTCCACCACTACGCGGCCTGGGCCAAGCTGGCGGGCGACCGCGACGGGCGCCTGGAGGGCGAGTACGCCGAGACGTTCGACCTCGACGCCGAGAAGGGCGAGCACTACTCGAACTTCACCGACCTCGAAGACGAGAACAACGACGACGTCGGCCCGCTCTACAAGGAAGCCTACGCCAAGGCCTACGTCGCGGCGTTCGCCAACAAGTAATCGCTCCCACCCCGAGGGGCCGGTTCGCCGGCCCCTCTCCCACTTCAGAAGGATCGCCCCATGCCCGTCATCTACCAGCACCGCATTTTCCGCGAGGACCTGCGCCGCAATCCCGACGTCCTCTACGTCTTCGGCGACAACATGATCCGCCAGGGGATGGGCGGGCAGGCCGGCCACATGCGCGGCGAGCCCAACGCCATCGGTGTGGCGACCAAGCGCACGCCGGGCATGCACGCCACCGACTTCTTCGGTGATGATCCGATCGCCACCGACGCCCAGTGCCGGACGATCGACGAAGATTTCCGCCCGCTGTTCGAGCACGTCAAGAAGGGCGGCATCGTGGTCTACCCGTCCGACGGGATCGGCACGGGCCTGTCGGAACTGCCCACGCGGGCGCCGGCGACCATGACCTACATCGAGCAGAAGATCATCGCCCTGCACCGCGTCTCCGAACTCCACAAGCGCGGCGAACTCGACCGCCTGGAACGCGAACTGGCGCCGCACCTCTAGTCATGGCCGGCTACGCTGTCTCCGACAACGTCGACCTCTTCAGCGCCACGGTGGGCTACACCTGCGCCTGCAAGACCTGCGGGCGGACGCTGAAGAGGGCGGTCACCGTCGAGCGCTACATCACTGGCGCGTACACGGACGACGAGTTCGCCGCCATGGTGCGCTCGCAGGCCGAGACCGAGGCGATGTTCGCCGCCGAGGACGAACACACCTGCCGCGCGTGCGAGATCGACGGCCCCAAGTGGCTCTTGATCGAGATGGTCGCCGACGAGCAGGTGCGCCGCCCGCCCGAGCCGTTCAAGGGCTCGCACATGCACACCCTCTACAAGCGCGGGCTGGTCGAGGACGCTTACGACCGCTGCTCCTGTGGATCGCCCTGCTGTTCGGGCTTCACCAAGCTCGGTGGCTACAAGGCCTCCTGGAAGGGCCGCCAGCACGCCAAGAAGTACAAGAAGTGAGCCAATGATCGACCCGCGTGACGTGACCAAGTTCGACCGCACCGACGCGGAACTGGAAGAGTGGTGGCTGTTCTGCTGCATCGTCGCGGGCAAGACCGCCGACATCCAGGCCCGCAAGCTCGACCAGATGCTCCACGCCATGGTCGGGACCACGCCGTTCGGCAAGCTGCGCTGCGCGATCTTCGAGAACAAGCTGCGGCCCTATATGGAGATGTTCGGCATCGGGCAGTACGCCCGGCTGGAGGCCTGCTTTGCCCAGAGCGCCTGGGGGCTGGACCTGCGCCACGATCCGGTCGAGAAGTTCGAGGCCATCCACGGGGTCGGCCCCAAGACGGCCCGGTTCTTCCTGCTGCACTCGCGCGCCGATCAGCGCCTGTCGGCCCTGGACACCCACATCCTCGCGCATCTGGCCCAGAACGGGGTGGAAGCGCCCAAGGTGACGCCGGGCAACCCGAAGGTCTATCGTCGCCTGGAAGAGGCCTTCCTGGGCCTTGCCGACGCCGCCGGGATGAGCCCGGCCGACTACGACCTGATGATCTGGACCGAGCGCGCTCGGGAAATTAAGGAGGCGGCGTGATGCGCCCTGGTGAAGTCGTGAACATGACGTCGTGCGAGATCGTCTCGGAGGACGGCAACCTGCGCATCCGCTACAAGGCCAACACCGGCAAGCGGTTCGTGTTCCTCTGCCTGGGCGAGGAGCCCAAGGACGGCAGCGCGCCGCTCGACTGCCACGCGGTCATGGAGCGGATGGGCTGGCAGAAAGACCCGGCCGCCTGGGAAGGCGATCCGGGTCTGGAAGCGCAGAAGACCTAGTTGGGCGCGCCGCAGGGCGGGGTCCAGGTGGCGATGGTCTTGCCGGCCTCGTTCATCACGTAGACGTTGCCGCCGACGTCGACGTGGGTCTCATGCTCGACGAAGCCGGGCACGGTCGCGGTCTTGACGGGATCGGCGATGTAGAGCCGCAGGTAGCAGTAGGGCTTGCCACCCGCCACCTCGGGCTCCTGGACGATCGGATGGAAGGACTTCACCCCGGCATAAAGCGAGAAGCGCTTGGAGGGGTCGGTGTCGGGCAGGTTCTCGTCCGACATGATCTTGACGATCAGGGTCATGGTAGTTCTCCTTGTGACCGGCTGATCTCTCAGCCGTGCCCCGACCGTGCCATGGTTAACGCCTTGGGTCAAGTCATGAATCTTGACATGTGACGTCGTCATGGGCGACATTGCCGCGCGTTAACCACGTGCGGACCCATGGCATTTATCGACTACCGAGACGGCTACTTCTGGGCCGTCACCGAATGGGAAGACCGCAAGCGGTTCCAGGAGGCCGGCTTTAGCTGGAGCCCGCCGCGCAAGGCGCTGATCACCCACAATCCCGCCGTCGCCCTCAAGGTGGCGGGCGTGGTCTGGAAGGCCAACGCGCTCGACGAACTCGGGCGGCGCGAGCATCTGGCCAACATCAGCCGCGAGCTTTCCTACAAGGCCGACTGCGATTTCTGGCCGCCGATCTCCAAGGCGGTCGAGGCCAAGGGCTGGGACTTCAAGCCATTCCAGCGCGCGGGGATCGACTTCGCCACCCTGCCGGGCCGGCGCGACACGCTCATCGCCGATCCGCCCGGCCTGGGCAAGACGATCCAGGCGGTCGGCGTCTCCAACGCGATGAAGAAAATCCGCCGCGTGCTGGTGGTGGTGCCGGCGTCGCTGAAGGAGAACTGGCGCCGCGAGTGGAAGCTCTGGTGCAGCAAGGGCCTGACGGTGGGGATCGCCGAGACCCGCTACCGCGAGACCGTGCGCGACGGCTTCTACAAGAACGGCAAGCCGCGCTTCAAGAAGGTCGTCCACCCGCGCTGGTGGCCCAAGACCGACGTGGTGATCATCAACTACGACATCCTGGAGCGCTTCTCCAAGGAAATCCACGACGCTCCCTGGGACCTGCTGGTCTGCGACGAGTGCCACGCGATCAAGACCCCCGACAGTGGTCGGACGATCTTCATCCTGGGCGGCGAGCAGATGGACGCCCGCTCCAAAGCGGCCGTGCGCAAGAAGCGCAAGGAGGCCAACGCCGCCGAGATCAAGAAGGCCGAGGCCGAGAACCGCGAGCCGGTGCTGGCCGACATCTGGTTCAACCCGGTCGACGCCAAGCGGCGGGTCTTCCTGTCGGGCACGCCGATGATGAACCGCCCGATCGAGATGTGGTCGATCGTCAAGGCCTTCGATCCCGACGGCCTGGGCAAGAGCTACAACGACTACGGCTATCGCTACTGCGAGGGCTGGTTCGACAACACGCGCGGCAAGAACGGGGCCTACAACTTCACCGGCGCCTCGAACCTGGAGGAGCTAGGCTATCGCCTGCGCTCGACCTTCATGGTCCGGCGCAACAAGCGCGAGGTGCTGCCCGAGCTTCCCCCGAAGTTCCGGCAAGTCGTGCTCCTCGACAGCCCGGAAATCCGCGAGGTGGTGGCGCGCGAGGACGAGCTTACCCAGGCCCTGAAGCTCTACGAGTCCTCGGTCCTGGCCGGCGACAACGAGACCGAGGATCAGCGCGACATCCGGCTGGGGCTGGCGGCCCTGGAGACGGCCCAGGCCTACGGTTTCGACAAGGCCGTGGGCGTCGACGGCGATCCCGACAAGCCCAACTCGCGGGCGCTCAACCTCGACTACGCCGCCGCCGTGCTGGGCCTTGCCCCGCCGGCCGTGGCGGTGCTGTTCGAGGAGATCGCCGCCGTCCGCCGCGAACTGGGGATGGCCAAGCTCCCGGCGATCATCCCGTGGGTCAAGAACTTCCTGGACGGCGGCGACAAGCTGATCCTGTTCGCCTACCACTCCGACGTCGTCAAGGCGCTCGCCGAGGCCCTGGCCGACTACAATCCGGCGATGATCTACGGCGGGACCCCCGTCAACAAGCGCCAGCTTCAGGTCGACAAGTTCCAGGAGGACGAGACCTGCCGGGTCATCGTTTGCAACCTCCAGGCCGCCGGTGTAGGCTTCACCATGACGCGGGCGCACGACGTGGCGTTCGCCGAGGGGGACTGGACGCCGACCCTGATCGAGCAGGCCGAGGACCGCGCCTGCCGGATTGGTCAGACGGCCGAGAAAATCATGTGCTTCTTCCTGGTGGCCAACGGTTCGCTCGACGCGCGCATCGCCCAGGCCGCCAAGGAGAAGGAGGACAACATCGCGAAGGTCATGGACACGTGAAGAAGCGCCGCTGGCTCCCGAAGATCAAGGTCTACCACGAGCCGACCTACCGCTGGGCCGGAGGCAAGGTCGAGCCCCAGGGCCGGCGCAAGGTCGTCCAGGTCGGGCTCCACCAGTACCCCAGCATCCGCTCGGCGCTGGTCTATGAACTCTGGCGCCGGCCCCAGGCATGGTGGAACGGCCACCGGCTGATGCAGAACATCGCCCTGGGCGGGTGCGAGCATTGCGGCACGTTCTGGCGGCTGGCCATGGTCGGCTCGATGACCTGCTACCACTGGGACGGCAAGGGCGAGGACCCAAACCGCGATCGCCGCTACTGTCCGCACTGCACCGAGGAGCATGAGGCCTACTGGGAAGGGATGTGGCGCGATTACTACGGTGGGCGGATTTAGCGTCTGTGTTGTAAAACCGACATTTCTACTAGCAAGGGTAGATGGTAGACAGCCTGCTCGGTTTGAGTAAGTGTCCCAACCCATGATTGATGGCGTCCCCTACGAGAACATCTTTCGCGCTGCCGCCGACGATGTCGCGCGCCAGCCGCTCCATCCAGGCCAGACCTTGCCGGGCGTCTGGAACCTGACCAAGGAGACCCCCGCCACCGTCCTTGTGGTGGCGATCGTCGCCGGCGCCCTCTCCCGGCTGGCCAAGGCGCGGGACCTGGAGTTCGAGCCGCTGCTGCGGCGCTACGTCGAACTCTCCCCCGCCGTACCGTTCCGGGCCGTGGGCGCGCCCGACCTCATCGCCAAGGCCCACCTCCAGGACGTGTCGCGCTACGCGGCGATGGAGCGCTCCCAGGCCGCGCGGAAGCTGCGGGTCGTGGAATAGGAAAGCCGCCGAAGCTAGGCTCCGGCGGCTTTGGTTTGACTGCTGTCAGGAAGGACGCGTCGCTACCACGGCGAAGGTAGCAGATCGGTCGCGGTGGTCAAGCCGTTAGGTCGGGCTGGACTGGACGAGGCGGATCGTGACGTTGTTCGTGTACCCGTAGTTGCCGACGGAGTCGGTGACCTTACAGCGCCAGATGGTGGTGCGGTCGGACGGACGATCGCCCTGGTCCAGGTAGAAGTAGCCAGAATCGTTGGGCTTGCCGTTCACGGTGCCGTAGGCCACGTACATGTTGGCATAGCCGCTGACCTGCTCCCAATCGAACGAATAAGGCCCGGTGCCTTGGCTGATCGAAACAGTCACGTAACCCGAGACCGCCTGCTCCCCAGGATTGGACGCGAACACCGTCAAGCTGCCGTTGCTCACCCCAGGGGTCAGGGTCGGGCTTCCGCCACCGCCTTCGGCCAAGTTGTTGACGGTGATCGTGAAGCTGTCGGAGAGCGTCGTCGCGCCGCGCGTCGCCTGGACCGAGATCGAATGGCTGGTCGCGGTCTCGTAGTCCGTCGGCGTCGAGCCAGCGACCAGGGAGGAACCAGAGATCGCGAACCGGCCGCCCGCGCTGTTGGTCAGGACATAGCTGGCGCCCGACGGCGACGAGGAGAAGGTGCCCACAAAGGTGCCCGCTCCCGAGTTCTCGTCGATCGACGAGCCCGACAGGCCGAAGCTGTCCAGATCAGGCGCGGGCGGGGCTTCGTTCACGTCGTTGACGCTGATCGTGAAGTTTTGGCTCTTGGTCTCGCCCAGGCGCGTGCCTTGGACGGTGATCTGGTGGCTGGTCGCGGTTTCGTAGTCGGTGGCGACCGAACCGGCGACAATCGTGTTGCCCGACAGCGCAAAACGGTTGCCCGCGCTGTTGGTGAGGCTGAAGCTCGCGCCGGCCGGCGACGAGGAGAGCGTTCCGACGCCAGTCCCCGGTCCCGAGTTCTCGTCGATCGACGAGCCCGAGAGGCTGATGGTGCTCAGTTCGACGAGATCGTTGACGGAGATCGTGAACTGCTGATCCTTGGTCTCGCCCAGGCGCGTGCCGCGCACCGTGACCGAATGGCTGGTCGCGGCCTCGTAGTTGGTCGCCACCGATCCGGCCTGAAGCACGCCGCCGCTGATCTGGAACCGCCCGCCCGCATTGTCGGTGAGCGAGAAGCTGGCCCCGGCCGGCGACGACGTCAAGTTACCGACGGTCGTACCCTGCGGCGAGTTCTCGTTGATCGACAGGTTGTCGAGCGAGACGCTGCTGATCTCGGTGATGTTGGTCACGTTGATCGTGAACGCCTCATCGTAGGTCTCGCTCTGGCGCGTGCCTCGGATGTTGACGGTGTGGGAGATCGCGTTCTCGTAGTCCGTCGGCGTCGCCCCCGTCTGGAGCGCGTTGCCGTTGATGACGAAATAGGAGCCCGCCGGGGACTGCGAGATGATCGAGAAGGTCGCCCCGGTGGGGACCGACGCCAGGGTCCCGACGGTGACGCCGGCGGCCGTGTTCTCGGTCACCGTGTTGCCCGAGAGCGTGATGTCGTTGATCTCGTCGATGTCGACCACGTTGATCGTGAAGTTCTTCGACAGGGTGTCGCTGCCAAACGTCGCCTGGGCGGTGACCTGATGGCTCTGGGCAACCTCGTAGTTGGTCGCCGTTGCGCCCGTCTGGAGGGTGTTGCCCGACAAGGCGAACCGGTTGCCGGCGGTGTCGGTGAGGGTCAGCGGCAGGCCGGGCGGCACGGTCGCGAAGGTCCCGACGGTGACGCCGGGGGCGGTGTTCTCGTTGACCGACGCGCCCGTCAGGGTGATGTCGCTGATCGAGTTGACGTTGTCGACCAGGATCGTGAAGGTCTTGTTGAGGCTCTCGTTGCCGATCGTGCCGCGCACGGTGATGTCGTGCTGGGTGGCGGTGTCGTAGTTGGTGGCGACGCTGCCGGCGACGACGTTGTTGCCGGCCAGGGCGAAGCGCGAGCCGGCGTTGTCGACCAGCGAGAAGGTCGCGCCCGACGGCGTGGAGGTCAGGCCGCCCACCACCGTCCCGCTGCCCGAGCCCTCGGCGATGTGGTTGGCCGAGAGCGTGATGTTGGTGATCTCGACTTGGTTCAGCACGAAGACCGGGATGGTGAAATTGGCCGTCTCACCCTGGCGGGTGGCGGCGATCGTCACCGGGTAGGAGTGATCGGTCAGGTTGGGCGCGGTCTCGTAGTCGGTCGGCGTCGACCCGGTCTTCAGGATGTTGCCGGCCGCGACCGTGAAGTAGCCGGCATAGGGGCCGACGACCTGGAGCGTGGCGTCCGCAGGGTTGGGCGTCAGGGTCCCGATCGTCACGCCGGCGGCCGAGTTCTCCAGCACGGTGTTGGCCGAGAGGGTGACGCCGATCACCTCGGTCTCGTTGAGGATCGTGATCGGCAGCGTGGTCTCCAGCGTCGATCCCGCGTACTCGGCATGGACCAGGACGTTGACGACGGGCGTGGCCTCGTGGTCCAGGGGCGTGGAGCCCACGACCAGGGTCGAGCCGACGAGGTCGAAGCGATTGCCGCCGGTGGTGACCAGTTCGATGTCGGCGCCGGCCGGGATCGTGAAGATGTCGCCCACGGGCGTGCCGGGTGCGCTGTTTTCCATGACGCGGTCGTTGGTGATCCCGATCAGGACCACGCCATTGGGGCCGCTCGGCCCAGCCAGTTCGTCAGCACGGCGAATACGGATGTCGCGCTTCAGTTGCGCGGGCGTGACGACGCGCGCCAACGCGACGGAACGAGTGGATCGAGCCACGACACAAATCTCCTGAAAGTCAAGCGGCATAATGCCTAGCTCAACCCGGAGTGTCAAGATTCACGACAGCAAAACGGCCGCCGGGTCGCCCCGACGGCCGCCTGCTTTTTGGAGGTACGACCTGGATTTGAACCAGGATCGGGAGCTAGTCCCTCGGCTTATGAGGCCGATGCCTTACCTGTCGAGCCACCGTACCAAACCAGCTTTCCAAGCCGCATGCCCTAGCCCTTGGGCCGGGGACTAGCCTCATCCCCTGACACTGCCCTACGGCCGAAGCCTGCGGTCTTGTGCGCCGGGCATGCGGCCTGGAAAACTGGTCCCGTCTCTCCAGGTGTCACGCCTGCTCTCGCTTCGGCGTCCGCTACATCACGGTCTCATAGCCCGGATTGCAGTGCTCGTTCTCTCCGAGCGTGTCACGCCGTCGTTCTTTGGGAGTCCCTCGGCGTTCAGGTCCTGGGAGCGGGAAGGGGATTTGAACCCCTGATCTTCTGGTTATGAGCCAGACGAGGACAACCGGACTCCTCTACCCCGCGTCTTTTAGACGGTCTTTCGACCACCTTTCGAAGACGGGGACCCAAGGTGAACATCCATCGCCCGACAGACATCCGAAGTTAGGTCCCCGCCTGCGAAAGGTGGGTGGCGGACTGGCCCCGGTCCGTAGATGCAGGGCCTTTTTGTGACACGCGCGTCCGCCGGGACACGCCTCTACCGCTTATTAGGCGGCGATGGCTTCACGCACCGCGAACGGAGCGTTGTCATTTGCAGCGACATTTCTGTTGCTTCGACCCGATCACCAGCAAGCTGGCCTGGAGGTCACCCACCGTTGCGTCTTCCAGTCACATGCGCCAATCGAAGCTGATCGCCCCCAGCATCAAGAACCCCCGGCTACCTTTGGCTCGGGCCAGCAATGGTCCGCCAGGGTAACACTCCCTGCCCAGGAGTCGCGTACTCCCAGCGCCAGGGGCTCGTGGTGGTGGAGGCGGGGGGAATCGCACCCCCGTCTTGCCGCCGTTTCCGTTGTCCGAATTACAACGATGCCTGTTCTCTACCAGAGCCTAATCGAAGGTGTCAAGGAAAAAGTCATCGCTCACGACACATTTTTCGTTGCGGACGCGTGAAGGCTCGGCTATAAGGATCGGCGTAGGAGGACCTCACTCGCGCTCGCAAGAGCCCGGAGGTTAGGGTGACCGGCGCCGGAAGCCCTTCGACTTGACGGCTTCAGTCGCCTGCCACGCCGTCACGGTGCTCCTTGGGACAGCTACGGCACTCCCTTGGGTCGTCGGGAACGGGGCTGGGCCTTCGGGCGTCAGTCCCGTTTTGCTACGGTGGTCCGAGAGGTTAGGCGCGGGACTGCAAATCTCTGCTGGTGGCGACACCTATGAGGGTTCGAGTCCCTCCCGTAGCTCCAGAATTTGAAAGGCCCCGATCGCGAGATCGGGGCCTTTTGCGTCTTGATGATCTTGGGGACGCATCCCTCAGACGAGCGGTTACAGCCACCCAGCTTTCGTCGTCGCCGGGCCAGGGAGGAAGGTGGCTCTCCGCTGGCTCTCAAAATCGGGCTCGCGCCCGTGCCACCATCCGCTCAATGAGCTTTGCTGCCGCCGGCGCGGCGAATGGAGTGGGACCTCTGGTCCCCGTCACGCCTCGTGCCATGTCTTGGCCGGCGTTCGCCTCATGGACGGGTGCGTCGTCCAAACCGTCCCCGGCGCAGCGGCAGTCCTGCTCCAGAGTGAGGCTTCCAAGCTCCAGGACCGGGAGCCGAACATGGTCCGATCGTGAGGCAGTGCTGCGCCTGATTGATGGTGACGCTAGAGGCGGATGCGGGAGAGGTCAAGCCCCTCCCGCCCCAGGCCGTTGATCATCTCGGCCGGCCTCGCCTCACGACCCGCAACGTCGGGCGCCCGCTGCGTCAGAAGGAGCACGGTCTCTCCTGCGCATTGCATGGAGCCACGGACCCCGAGCCTTTCCGCCCGCACCGCTTGGCCCACTCTTTGGGGAGCAGAGCGCTGCCTCGCTCTGGATTCCCTTGCTCAGCAGGTCCGGCGCATCGCCCTCGGAAAGGCTGGAGAGCGCGCGCTAGGAGCAGGAGACCGCCTCGTCGAGGGTGTGTAGCGTGGTGCGTCACGACAGTCAATGTCGTGAATCTTGACACCCTTCGTTAACCATGACATCCCTCCTGGCCATGTCTCTCTCCGATGCCGGTCGCAAAGACCCCTCCATGCTGGGCGCCTCGGGCTATGCCAGGAACCCCTTGGATTTCTATCCGACGCCTCGTCCCGCGTTCGACGCGCTGATCGAGGCCATGGGCGACGAGTTCGCCGGCTTCTATGCCTGGGAGCCCTTCGCGGGCAACGGCGCGATCGCCAACCCGCTGCGGCCCTACGTGCAGGAGGTCCTTTCCACGGACATCCGTCGCTACGAAGGCTTCGACGTGGACGCGGTCGAGGACTTCTTCAAGCTCACCCCGGACGACCTGGATCGCCTGGGCGCGCTGAAGGCCCGGCCGGCGGTGGTCCTCGACGACGAGGGCAAGGAGCGCAAGGTCACCCCGCTGCCGGCGCGCCCGGACGCCATCATCTCCAATCCGCCTTACGGCAAGGACGCCGAGCGCGCCGCCCGTCATGCCCTGAAGCTGATGGAAGCCGACAAGGGCTTCGTCGCCTTCCTCTGCCGCCACGAATGGGACGCCGCGCGCTCGCGCGCCGACCTCTTCGATCACCCCGCCTTCGCCGCGAAGGTCACCCTTCGCCATCGCCCCCGCTGGATCGAGGGGACCAAGGGCGCACCGCGCTTCGCCTACGCGTGGTTCGTCTGGGACTGGTCCAAGCCCGTCAGCGCCAAACCGGAGCTTCTCTATGCCGGCTGAGTTCGAACACGCCTCCAAGGCCGCCAAGCGGATGAAGGTGACCCTGCCCAAGGACGGTCCCTTCGACATCTACTCGGTCGAGCCGATCGAACTGCTGGCGATGGTCAAGAAGGCCGGCGGCCAGCGGGCGTTCTCCCGCAAGTACAGCGTCAAGCGCACGACCCTGCAAAATCGCCTCTACGCGATGCGCAAGGACCCGTTCTCGCACCGCCCGATCCCGGAAGCGCGGGTCATCCCGGTCGGCCCCGACACCGGGCGCCGGCGCTTCATCCTGTCGTCGGCCCAGGACGCCACCTACGTCCATGACGAGTTCGTGGACAACCTGGAGGCCTACGCCGAGTACCTGCGCCAGGACGCGCCGTGCGACATCATGATCGCCGGCTTCACCTACTCCAAGCGCCTGTTCGAGGATCACGCCAAGCACGCCTCGGTCTACCACGAGCGCGTCATGGACTACCTGATCGTCGATCGCGTCCAACTGGGCGACCGCGTCGAGTTCCTGGGCAACATCAACGCCCTGCCGACCAACGTCAACCCGATCTCGGGCCTGAAGACCTACTCGGGTGAGCGCTGGGGCATCTTCCCGCACGCCAAGGTCCAACTGGCCAGCATCGCGACGATGAAGGACCAGCCGTCCAAGCAGAACATGACGACCGGCGCCGTCACCAAGCCGAACTACATTCCCAAGCTGGCGGGCCAGAAGGCCCAGCACCACCACCAACTCGGGGCTGTCCTGGTCGAGATCGACGAGGACGGCACGTTCTTCTGCCGCCACCTGCTGGGCGACAAGGACGGCTCGTTCTACGACCTGGACCGCTTCGTCCAGGACGGCAAGGTCACCGAGGCCCACCGGATCACCGCCCTGACGCCGGGCGACATCCACGTCGCCCAGATCGACCCTCAAGTCTCGGCCGGCACGTTCGGGTTCTTCCCCACCGAGCAGCGCTCGGCGAACGGCCGCGTCTGGGTCAAGCAGGCGACGCCCAGCATGATCGACGTCCTGCGGCCCGAGAACGTGTTCCTGCACGACGTCTCGGACTTCCGGGCGCGCAACCACCACAACATCTCCGACCCCCACGACCGCTACTGGCTCTACATCAACGGGACCGAGAGCGTCGAGGAAGAGCTTCGCGAGGTGGCGATGTTCATGTCGGTCCTGGCGGCCGAGCACCCCGACACCGAGATCGCGGTGGTCGAGAGCAATCACGATCTGGCGCTGGAGAAGTGGCTGAAGACGGCCGACTACCGCCAGGACCCGGTCAACGCCGAGTTCTTCCTGGAATGTCAGGCGCGCAAGTACCGCTCGATCCGCGAGCGCGAGAGCGGGTTCTCGATCTTCTCCTGGGTCATGCAGAACAAGTTCACGGCCTGGGCCTGCGAGGGGGTCAAGTTCCTCTTCCAGGACCAATCCCACATGAAGGGCAAGGTCGAGCACTCGGTCCACGGCCACAACGGGACCAACGGCTCGCGCGGCAACATCAAGCAGTTCGCCGAACTGGGGCCGAAGGTGACGTTCGGTCACACCCATTCGCCGGGCATCTACGAGAGCGCCTACAACACCGGGACGACCTCCCTGCTCGACATGGGCTACAACAAGGGTCCCTCGTCCTGGGCGCACACCCACTGCGTGCAATACCCGAACGGCAAGCGCGCGCTGATCACCTTCACCGGCTCGCGCTGGCACCTGTAACGAGGCCCCGATGACCCTTCTCGTCTCCCGCCGCGTGCCGTTCCCGACGCGCCCGAAAGGCGGCTTCCTCTACGCCCTGGTCACCGATGAGACCCAGTCGATCCAGATTGGGCTCGGGCACGAGTCCGCCTCGGGGCTGAACGTCACCCACGTGATGACGTTCAACCTCAAGCCGGGCTTTGCCTACGAGGTCGCCGACAAGATCGAGCGCGAGGGCTTCTCGTTCAAGGCCGGCAAGCTGGCCCCGCTGTTTGGCGTCGACAAGACCCTCGACCTCACGACCGACGACATGTTCGTGGCCGGCGGCGAGATGAAGTCGGTCACCTCGCTGCTGGCCGAGGCCATCCGGATGGCGCACGACGCCGTCTGGGGCCACCCCGAGGACTGGAAGGTCGACGAGGTCAGCCTGGGTGACGGGCGCCTCATCTGGCTGGCCTACGACAGCGCGATCGACAAGATCAGGCTCGGCATCGGCTACTATGACGACACCAACACCGCGATCCTGGGTGACCAGTCGTTCTCGGTCAACCAGCGGATGGCCGGCGACTTCGTCGTCGACGCCTACACCAAGCCGGGGGTGATGTTCTTCTACGCCCTGCCCCCGCGCTGGCCGCTGTCGATGGCGCGCCACATCGGCCACGAGAACAAGCAGAAGGTCGCCAAGGCCTTCCTGAAGATGGCCGACCGCGTCTGGCGCGGCGAGGTCAAGACCACCGGTCGCCGGCTCCTCACGGACGCCGAGATCGCCGCCGCCAACGGTCAGAAGTAGTCGTCCCTGACGACATTTCTTGACGTGATTCACGACATCGGTTAACCATACCTCATGCCCCCGATCCTTCCCCAGGCGGACGCCTCCGACGTCCAGCCGTGGACCTTTGCGACCCTTTGCTCCGGCGCGGACATTCCGTCCTACGCCTGGGAGCCGAAGGGCGGCAAGGCCCGCTTCTTCAGCGAAATCGCCTCGGCGCCGATCAAGCTCCTGGCCCACCACTGGGGCGAGGTCCCCAACCTGGGCGACCTGGAGCAGATCGACGGCACGGCCCACGAGGGCAAGGTCGACGTCCTGTGGGCCTCGTTCCCCTGCCAGCCGTGGAGCGACGCGGGCCTGGGCCTGGGTCTGAGCGATCCTCGCGGCCGGCTGACGCTCTCGGGCGTGCGGGTGATCGACGAGATCGACCCGCCGATCTTTTGCTTCGAGAACGTCGTCAAGCTCCTCAACAACAAGGAAAACGCCTTTGGAAAGTTCCTCGGCCGCCTCGCCGGCGAGCGCGACGCCCTCCACCCCTACGGAAAGCCCGACGGTGTCGACATCCAGGCAGGGCGTCGGTGGCCGGACTGTGGTTATGTGCTGGGACCCCGTCGCGCCATCGCGTGGCGGGTCTTCGACGGCCCCGAGTTCGGCGTCCCCCAGTCCCGCCGGCGGCTTGTCCTTATCGCGTGTACTCGACGCTCCGGAATCGATCCCCGCCGCATTGTACATGAGCCCGTCCCGCCGTGCGACGCTCTTGGACAACGCTACGAAAGCGGGGCGGACGTTGTCCCCGGAATTGACGGCCGCCCTGTCTTTCGGGCTCGCACCGTCGCCGTCCGGGGCCGGGTGATCAACGGCTTCGACGGCCAGCAGATCGAAGAAGGCGGCCAGATCGCCAACTGCCTGCGCACCGCCTCGGGCGGCTCCAGCATCGGCATGCTCCTGGTCCACGAGCGCGGCGACTGGCGCATCCGCAACCACACCGTGGCCGAGTGCGAGCGCCTGATGGGGATGTCGGGAACCCACACCGACGTGCCGGGCCTCTCCGACACCGAGCGCCGCACCATCATCGGCAACAGCCTGATCGTCCCGATGGTGGACTGGATCGGCGACCAGATTCTCAAGGTGCTCCATGAAGCTGCGTAAGCGCCGCCTCCTCTTCGACTTGGAAACCGATGGGCTGCTGCTGCAACTCACGCGCATCCACATCCTGGTGATCAAGGACGCTGACACGCGCCAGCGGTGGGTCTTCCACCGCAACAAGCGCGAGGACAACATCCTCGAAGGCATCAAGATGCTGAACGAGGCCGAGATGTTGATCGGCCACAACATCGTGGGCTTCGACTGCGAGGCCCTGAAGAAGGTCTACGGCAACAAGTTCAACCCGCAAGGCATCCTGCGCGACACCCTGGTGATGACGCGGATGCTGTTCGCCGACCTCAAGGACGACGACTTCCGCATGTGGAAGCGCGGCGACCTCTACGGCGGCTACATCGGCTCGCACGAACTGGGGGCCTGGGGCCAGCGCCTGGGCTTCCCGAAGGGCGACTATGCCGACGTCGCCGAGGAAGAGGCCAAGGCCAAGGGCATCACGGACAAGGCGGAGATCAGCCGCTACGTCTGGGGCACCTGGAACCAGGACATGGAAGACTACGCCATCCAGGACGTCGAGGTCACCGAGGCCCTGTGGCGCAAGATCGAGAGCCGGCCGTGGTCCAAGACCGCGACCACGCTCGAACACATGGTCCACGACATGATGGAGCGGGTGCAGCGCAACGGCTTCCCGTTCCACCGCGAGCGCGCGCGCCGTCTCGAAGACGAACTGCGCACGGCCCACACCAAGATGTCGGACGAGGCGATCAAGCACTTCGGCTCCTGGTGGGTGCCGGGCAAGTGGCTGCGAAAGAACAAGTCGACCACCTACTGCTCGCCCGAGACCGGCAAGCCCGAGAAGGATCAGGTCTCCTATCGCCCGCGCCCGGAGTTTGGCGAGGACGATACGCGCGAGCACTGGGCCGAGGTGACGGTGCCCTCGCGCGACGTCAAGTACAAGGACCCGATGAAGGGCGACCGCACGGCCGGCGCCCCGTTCTGCCCGGTCAAGATCACCGAGTTCAACCCCAACTCGCGCCAGCAGATCGTTGACCGCCTGACCAAGGTCTACGGCTGGGAGCCGCAGGAGTTCACCGAGAACAACGCCCCCGTCGTCGACGACGAGGTGCTGCGCGATCTGGCCAAGGCCGAGGACGAGAACACCAAGAAGCTGGTCATCCCGATCTGCGAGACCCTGGCGGAAATCTTCTACTACAAGAAGCGCCTGGGGCAACTGGTCGACGGCAAGAACGGCTGGCTGGCGAAGTGCGAGGAATGGAACGGCGACGGCAAGATTCACGGCCGCGTCAACGTGGGCGGCACGGTGACCAACCGCGCCTCGCACTCCAACCCCAACATCGCCCAGGTCCCGCGCGTCGTCTTCAAGTCGCCGCCGCAGTGGAAGGACGAGGCCAAGAAGGTCCCGCTGCTCGGCCCGGACGGCAAGCAAATCCGTGGCCGGCCGGTGCTGACGCCCGAGGGCGAGTTCACGCTCAACGAGAAGGGCGAGGTGGTCACCAAGAAGGTCCTGATGAAGGGCCGCGAGGGCGACCACGGCTGGGATAGCCGCGACCTCTTCTACGTGCCCGAGGGCTGGGTCCTCATGGGCGCCGACCAAGCGGGTATCGAACTGCGCTGTCTGGCGCACTTCATGGCGGAGTTCGACAACGGGCAGTACGGCAAGATCGTTCTGGATGGCGACGTCCACGGCGTCCACCAAGCCGCCATGGAAATGGAGTCTCGCGACACCGCCAAGACCTTCATCTACGCCATGATCTACGGCGCCCAGGACTACAAGCTGGGCTGCACCGTCGATCCGACCCTGACGATGAACGTCGCCAAGGCCAAGGCCCTGGGCTCGGAAATGCGCCGCCGCATTATGACGCGCATCCCGGCGCTGCAACAGGTCGTCAAGGCCGTGCAGCGGGAGGCCAAGCGCGGCTATGTCGATGCGCTCGACGGGCGCCTGCTCTACGTGCGGGCCAAGCACTCGGCGCTCAACACCAAGCTCCAGGGCGCCGGCGCGACCATCGCCAAGGGCTGGTGCGTCAACTTCGAGACCTTCAACGAAGACGACGGCCTCGTCCACGGCTGGGACGGCGACTACGCGGTGCTGGCCTGGGTCCACGACGAAATGCAGGTCGCCGTGCGCGACGACCCGGCGATCAAGGAAATCTGCCGCCGCAACATCGTCGACGCGGCGAAGGAAGCCGGACACCGGTTCGACTTCCGCCTGCCGGTCGACGTGGACGTCAAGTGGGGCCGCACCTGGGCCGAGACGCACTGATGGACATCGAGACCCTCAGAGCGGTGCAGGGCGCCCTCACACCCGAGCTTCTGCGCGAGCCTTATCGTTCCGCGTACACGGCTTCGAACCCGACCGCCGGGCACTGCTATGTCGCCTCCGAGGCGCTCTGGCATCTGTCCGGCGGTCTCGACGGCCCCTGGCGGCCCATGGTCGCGCCTGACCCTGACGGCGGCACCCACTGGTGGCTGGCGAACAAGGCCGGCGAGCGGCTGGACCCGACCGCCGAGCAATACCTCATCGAAGGGTGCGAGCCGCCCTACGCCGCCGGCCGCCTCTGCGGCTTCCTGACCAAACAGCCTTCCAAGCGCGCGGCGGTGGTGATCGACCGCGCCCTCGACACCCTGGAGCACCACATGGCCCTCGCCGACCACGCCGACGACATCGTCCTGCAATTCACCAGCTTCGCCCCCGTGCCGTTCATCGCCCAGCAGTACGGTGTCTCGCGGATCGCGATCTACCGCTTCATCGACCGCCACGCGCCTGAGGCCAAGGCCAAGCGCGAGGAGACCAAGAAGGCGCACTACGCCTGGACCGCGAAGCGCTACGCCGACGGCGAGCCTGTGTCGTCGATCGCGGCGGACCTGGGCCTGTCGGTGCAGCGCATCTACGAGATCATCAAGGCCGTGCGTCATCCTTCGTGACTTTCGATGTCGTGAATCTTGACACCCATCCGGAACTTGGTTAACAAGACACTCCCGAACGAGATCGCCCCGATGATCCTTTTTTACGACACCGAGACCACCGGTTTTCCGGACAGCAAGAAGCCCTTGGATGAGCAGCCCCGCATCGTCCAACTGGGTGCGATCCTGGCTTATCCGGACCGGCGCGAGGCCGCCCGCCTCGACACGATCCTGAGCCTGGGCACGGTCCCGTCCAGCGTCCTGAGCGATTGGACGATCGGCCGCGACGGCAAGGGCGGCGCCGCCGCCATCCACGGCGTCTCGCCCGACATCTCCGAGAAGATCGGCATGACCGAGGCGATCGCGATCGAAGCCTTCATGGACATGGTCGCCGTCGCCGACGTGATCGTCGGGCACAACCACATCTCCTTCGACAACAAGATCGTGACCAACGTGGTGCGCCGCGTCCTGGGCCGGCCTGACGCCGATCCGTTCGAAGGCAAGTCGATGTTCGACACCATCGTGGCGGGCACGCCGCTGATGAAGCTGCCCTCGCGTCAGGGCGGCTATCGCAAGCCCAAGCTGATCGACCTGCACAAGCACCTGACCGGCGAAGGCTTCGAGGACGCCCACACCGCGATCGCCGACGTCGAGGCCACGCGCCGCTGCTACTACGCCATGCAGGACATGGTGGAGGCCAAGCGCCAGGAGAAGGCGGCGTGAACGACTTCATCCTGACCCTCCTGGTCGCCGCCGCGATCTGCGGCCTGATCTGGCTGCGCAACCGGCTCGACCGGACCTAGTTCCCGCGTCCCAGGCCCGTGACCCTGGATGAACCCTAGTCACGAAACCAGGAATTTATGACGGCGGTGCGCTAGATGGCTGCGATCGATTTCAAAGACGGCTTCGACAAGTGGGTGAACTCCCGCCAGAAGGTCTGGAAGCACGACCGGACCAAGTCCGTGGGCGCGTCCGAGGCCTTCGGGTGCCTGCGCAAGGTCTGGTATGCCAAGCATGGCGCCGACAAGGACCCCGACTACGAGCAATCGTGGGGCGCGCTCCAGCGCGGCGACATGATGGAAAACCACTTCGTCGAGCCCGGCGTCAAGTGGATCATGGAGAACCTGACGCGTGACGCCCAACTGATCTGGGGCGGCGCCAACCAGAAGACCCTCATCTCGCCCGAGGCTCCGCTGTCGGCCACGCCCGACGGTCTGGTGATCTACGCCGATGACGACGCCCTGGCCCAGTACGGGATCGCCTCGCTGGGCGGCTCGCGCAAGGACGTCGAGCATCCCTCCAACTGCTTCAACCTGGAGATCAAGTCGGTCGACCCGCGCGTGAACCTCAAGGAGGAGAAGGCGATTCACCGTGGCCAGACGATCGTCCAGATGGGCCTTACGCGGCAGCTTTCGTCGTGGCGGCCGAACTACGCGGTGATCATCTACGTCGACGCCAGCTTCTTCGACGACATCGAAATCTTCGTCGTGCCTTACGACCAGAAGGCGTTCGACGTCGCCATGCAGCGCGCGCGCGACGTCTTCGAGATCGAAGACCCCTCGGTGATCATGGCCGAGGGCAAGATCGACAGTTCCTGCACGTACTGCCCCTACAAGGTCGCCTGCGCGCAGACCATCAAAAAGTCAACCCCCACGAAGGGCGAAGCGAACTCCAAGGAGACGCCGCTGCCCATCCTGGCTGAGTTCGAACGCCTTGTGGTCGAGGAGCGGTGCGCCTCGGCTGCGAAAAAGGCGGCCGAAGTGGGCCACAAAGCTGCTTCGGAGGCTCTGAAGCAGTGGTTCACGAATACTGGGGTCCGGGTCGCGAAGTCTGCGGACGGCAAGATCAAGGGCTCCATCTCCTGGATCAAGGGTCGCAAGACCCTCGACACCGGCGCGGTTCGCGAAGCGCTGGCTGAACATGGTCTCAATATCGAAGACTACATGAAGGAAGGCGAAGGCCACGGCCGCCTGAACATCTCTGAAAAGGGTGCTCAGAAGGCGGACGAGGAATAGCTCTACTTCGGTTGTCTTCTCTCAGTCCTAGCTAGTCTCAGTCTAGTCCTAGAAACAGCCCCGGAGGCAATCTCGCTTCCGGGGAACTCCCAGAAAATAGGCATCAGCACTATGGGTAACGAAGTGACCACCCGTTCGAACGGCGGCTACCTGACGTCGAACGACGATTTCTACGCCATGATCGCCACCGAGGCCAACAACCTCAAGGGCGGCGGCGACGGCAAGGCCTTCATGAAGTTCGACGGCAACGACGGCTCGTTCTCCTACGGCGCCGAAGACGAGCCGCTGAAGAACAAGACGCGGATGGCCGCGAACCTGCGCTCCTACAAGCGCGGCTGGGTGATCTGGGTGGACGGCAAGGTCGTCTACGAAGAAATGGTCGCCCTGGCGGACGGCCCGCAGCCGACCAAGGGTAGCCTGCCCGACCACGGCCCCTACGGCGAAGAAGACGGCCCGGTCGAGCAGTACACGATCGACTTCCGTCTGATCGACGAGCCCTACGTCGAGATGGTCTTCCAGGCCAACAACGTGTCCAAGCGCCGCGCGCTGGCCGCGTTCCTGAAGGACTTCGGCAACAGCTTCCGCAACCACCCCGGCGAACTGCCGATCATCGAACTGGACTCCAACGAGTTCGAGGGCAAGACCAAGGGCGGCCGTAAGGTCACCAAGTACGCGCCCAAGTTCAAGATCGTCGACTGGATGTCGGAGAAGGACCTCGCCTCCCTCGTCGAGGGCTCGCAGGAAGACTACGACGCCGGCAAGGGCAAGGCCCTCGAAGACAAGCGCGGCTCGCGCCGTGGTCGCGAGGACGAAGACGAGCGTCCGGCCCGCCGTTCGCGCGACGACGATCGTGACGATCGCAGCGAGCGCGAAGAGCGTTCGACCCGCCGGTCGAGCCGCGACGACGAGGACGATCGTGAAGAGCGCTCGACCCGCCGCTCGGCCCGCGACGACAAGGAAGACGAGCGCGAAGAGCGTTCGAGCCGTCGTTCGAGCCGTGACGACGAGGACGACAAGGCCAAGGACGACCGCGAGGAACGCCCGGCCCGCCGCTCGCGTGACGAGGACGAAGAGCGCCCGGCGCGTCGTTCGAGCCGCGACGACGAGGACGAGCGTCCGGCCCGCCGTTCGCGCGACGACGATCGTGACGACCGCGACGAACGTGAAGAGCGTTCGAGCCGTCGTTCGAGCCGCGACGACGAGGACGACAAGGGCAAGGACGAGGAAAAGCCGCGCGCGCGCGGTCGCTTCTAAGCACCTCCCTGCTTCGACCAACCCGCCCGGCTTGTCCGGGCGGGTTCCCTTGCTCGCGCCCGAAAGACCCCGATGACGACTCTCAGCGATCAACAGGACAAGTGCCGCAAGGTCGTCGTTGAGAAGATCAAGGACGGCCAGCCTCTGACGACCATGACCGGCTTCGCCGGCTCGGGCAAGTCGACCATCCTGCCCTTCATCCTCGACACCCTCGGCATCGCGCCCGAGACGGTGGCCTTCGTCGCCCCGACGGGCAAGGCCGCCAAGGTCATGCGCACCAAGCTCAAGGCCCAGGGCTACCCCAACACCAACGCCGGCACGATCCACTCGTCGATCTATCGCGCCAAGCCGGCGCCGATCTCGCAACTGGAAACCGACCTGGAAAACCACCGGGAAGCGCTCTCGGAGGCGATGTACCTGTGCGCCATGGACGGCGGCGATCCCGACAAGGATCAGCACATCTTCACGCAACGCAAGCTGATCACGCGCCTGGAGGCCGAACTCAGCGCCGCGTACCGCGAGGACAAGATCAACTTCCAACTCAACCCCGACAGCGCCATCCAACTGGCCAGCCTGATCGTGGTCGATGAAGCCTCCATGGTCGGCCGGCGCATGACCGACGACCTGATGGAATTCGGCGTGCCGATCTTCGCCATGGGCGATCCTGGTCAGCTTCCGCCGGTCGAGGACGCCGCCGGCCTGCTGGCGAACGACCCGGACTTCTTCCTGTCGGAAATCCACCGTCAGGCCAAGGACAACCCGATCATCCACCTGTCGACCCTGGCGCGCGAAGGTAAGGACCTGCCCTACCGCGACTACGGCAGCGGCGTGAAGGTCATGCGGCGCCAGGAATACGAGGAGGTCTTCGATTTCGAGGACCGCCCGCAGTTCATCGTCGGCCGCAACAAGACGCGCTGGAACACCAACCAGCAACTGCGTTCGGAGTTCGGCTTCGTCGAGTACCCCGGCGAGCGCGTCGGCCCTCAGAAGGGCGAGCCGCTGATGATCCGCAAGAACGTCCGCGACAATCCCGACCTGACCAACGGCACCGAGGTCACCTCGATCAAGGACGTCAGCTTCACCAAGGGCGACGCCACCTTCATGGGCTCGTTCCAGGAAGAGAACGGGGTCGAGCACCACGACAAGATGATGTTCCAGGGCATGTTCGAGGAGCACTTCTCGCGCACGCCAAAGGGCTACACCGCGCCCGAGCAGAAGGCGTGGCGGGCGCTGAAGAACTCGATCGTCGCCGACTGGGCCTACGCCATCACCTGCCACGCCTCGCAGGGCTCGCAGTGGAAGGACGTCGTCGTGATCGACGAGTCCGGCTGCTTCCGCGCCGACGAAGACAAGTGGCTCTACACGGCCGTCACCCGCGCGGCCGAGACCCTCACCGTCCTTCGCTAGGAGACCCCGATGAACATCGTCGCCATCACCGGCCCCCGTGGACATGGCAAGTCCACGGCCGCCGCCGCCCTGGAAGCCAGGGGCTATGTCCACATCAACTTCGCCGACCCGCTGCGGGAGATCGCCAAGATCGCCTACGGCGTGACGATGGAGGAGATGCTGGACCCGGTCCTGAAGGAGACCAAGCTCGAACGCTGGCCGTTCAAGAGCCCCCGCGAAATCCTCCAGCACATCGGGACGGACATGTTCCGTCATTACGTCGACGACACCTGGGTCCAGGCCTGGGGGAACAAGGCCAGGGCCTATCTCGATGGCAAGGTGACCAACGGCTTCGGCGGCGTTCGGGAAGTCGCCGGCGTGGTCTGCTCGGACTGCCGGTTCCTTAACGAGGCCGAGATGGTCCGGCGCCTGAAGGGCGTGATCATCCGGGTCCAGGACCCGCGCAAGCGCGCCACGGATGCGGCCTCCCAGCACGCCTCCGAGACCGAGATGGCCAAGATCGTCCCGGACTGGACGATCACCAACGATCGCGAGATCGCCGACCTCCACGCCGCGATCGAAATGATCGTCTTCGACAAGGACTGACATGCCCACTCTCGACTTTGTGCAGACGACGCCCCTGGCGTCGTCGATCACCCATGACGGCAAGCGCCTGGACAGCCTGCTGCTGCGCTATCCGCGCATGGTCCACGCCGACTTCATGACCCACCGGGTGTTCAGCCGCAACGCCTCTTCGAGCCGGGCCATCCCGCTCAAGAAGATGCTGCTGGACGCGCCCTACATCCCGCTCTTCCGCGAGAACCAGCCGGGCATGCAGCCGGGCGAGTACCTCTCCAACGCCGACCAGGAAGCGGCCGAGGCGATCTGGATGGAGATGGCCGACGCGGTGCGCGCCGGCGTCGCCAAGCTGGGCTTGCCGCGCGCCGAGGGCGGTCTCAACATCCACAAGCAGTGGGTGAACCGCGCCACTGAGTTCTTCGGCTACATCTCGGTGGTGGTCTCGGCCACCGACTGGATCAACTTCCTGACGCTGCGCGACGACGCCGGCGCCCAGGATGAAATCCAGGTCCTGGCCCGGCGGATCAAGGCCGACCTGGAAGCTCAGAAGCCGCGCCTGCTGCGCGAGGGCGACTGGCACCTGCCGTTCGTCGATCTGGAAGCCGACGTCGAGGCCATCAACCGCCTCTGCGCCGACAATCAGGCGCTGTTCGAGCAGCTTCAAGATCAGATCGATTTCGCGTTCAAGAACCTTCCGAACGAGACCCTGGTCAACCGCCTGCTTATCGTCTCCTCGGCGGCCCGCAGCGCCCGCGCCAGCTATCGCGACTTCGACGGCTCCAAGGCCACTGTCGAGCGCGACGTCGGCACCTTCCTGAAGCTGGCCGGCTCCCAGCCGGTTCACGCTTCGCCGCTGGAGCACCAAGCTCGGCCGGCGGGGCTCAACAGCCAGTTCCAGGGCAATTTCCGGGGCTTCCAGCAGTTCCGCAAGTTCGTGCCGGGCGAGGCGGTCTGGGACGCCTGACAAAAGCGCGCACCCCCGCATTAACCACGTTGACCGATGTCGTGAATCCTGACATCTCTTGTCGGGAGACACGACATCCCCCGGAGCCGCCCATGAACGCCCCGCTCGCCATCCCCGAAGACCTGGAGCCGCAGTTCTCCCTCGCGGCCTACGTGCCGGCCGATGGCGATCGCGGCGAGGTCGACCTCATCATCCACCAGACGGTGCCGAGCATCCGCCGGCACGCCTCCCAGGCGCTCCTCTACGGCCTCGCGATCATGACCCTCGACCAGCAGGGGGTGATCGCCGACACGATCGACGCCCTGCTCGCCGCCGGCCCGATCAACGAAGTCGACGCCGTCAACCGCATCGCTCTCCTCATGCAGCAGGAATCCCATGACCTCCCCCACTGAAGATTTCATCCCGGTCCGCGAAGAGGTGATCACCGCCCAGTCGGTGCTCGCCCTGACCGAGAGCCCCACCAACCCCGGCGGCTTCACGATCGGCCTGTCGCTGGCCTCGTTCAACGAAGCCGACGGCGAGACCATCCGCATCCCGGTGGTCGACATCGTGATCCTGGCCCTGGTCAACATCCTGAAGGACACGCCCGACGTGTTCAAGGCCGAAGTCGACAAGATCAACACCGCCGTCTCGGACCTGTCGGCCCAGATCGCCAGCGGCCAAGACGTCGACGCCGCCCTCGACAAGTTCCGCAGCATCGTTGGGGTCCAGGGCGTTGTCCGCTAAGCGCGCCAAGAAACCCGAGAAGGCGAGCACCAGCGGTCCTCGCCTTCCCCGCGAAACCGGCGCCCTGATCGCGCCGCTCGGCGATGGGCTGACCATCCTGGAGCGGGCGATGGCGGCGCTGGGCGACCGGGTCCGCGAAACCAAGACCTGCTTCCTGCTGGACGGAAAGCCTTGCAATACCAAGGACATCCTGAAGGCGGCCGGGATGAAGTTCGCCGACGAGTAAATCCCAGGGTCTGTCAAGGAATCTTTGAGGGGTTCGCGACTGTCGTGAATCTTGACTTTCGGGACCCCTCAGGCTATCTTAACCATCCTTTGCTTTCATCTTAAGGCCCTGATTTCTCAGGGCTTTTTAACGCATCGCGCCTTGTCGCGAGAACGAGACCCCATGGCTGTCGCAACGCACGAAATCAAGATCGATCTCACCCGCGACGCCCTGCTCGACGACTTCACCCTTCAGACCCTCCGTGAACGCTATCTGCTGCCTGGGGAAACTTCCCCCCAGGAGGCCTTCGCGCGCGCGAGTGCGGCCTTTGCGGATGACGCCGAGCACGGCCAGCGTCTGTACGAATACGTCTCGAACCTCTGGTTCATGTACGCCACCCCGCTGCTGTCGAACGGCGGCTCGGCCCGTGGCCTGCCGATCTCCTGCTTCCTCACCGCGATCGAGGACAGCCGCGAGTCGATCTCCGAGCACTATGACGAGGTCATCTGGCTGTCGTCGATGGGCGGCGGCATCGGCTCCTATTACGGCGCCCTGCGCGGCCTGGGCGAGAAGACCTCCAAGGGTTCGCAGTCGACCGGCGTCATCCCGTTCATGGCGGTGGACGACCGCCTGATCCTGGCCGTCAGCCAGGGCGGTACGCGCCGGGGCTCCAACGCCGTCTACCTGGACATCCACCACCCCGAAATCCGCGAGTTCATCACCGCGCGCAAGCCGACGGGCGGGGACCACAACCGCAAGATCACCAACCTGCACAATGCGGTCAACGTCACCGACGAGTTCATGATCGCGGTGCGCGACGACACCGACTTCGCCCTGCGCTCGCCCAAGACGGGCGAGGTGATCCGCATGGAACGGGCGCGCGACCTGTGGCGCCTGCTGATCGAGACGCGCGTGCAGACGGGCGAGCCCTACATCCACTTCATCGACACCTCCAACCGCCACTTCCCGGACCGGCAGAAGAAGCTTGGCCTGAGCGTTCGCCAGTCGAACCTCTGCGTGGCGGGCGAGACCGAAATCCTGACCCGCAACGGTCACCTGCCGATCGCCTCGCTGGCCGGCGGCTTCCATGACGTCTGGAATGGCGTCGAGTTCAGCAACGTCCTGATTCACCAGACCAACGCCACCGACGAGAAGGCCGAACTGGTCCGCGTCTGGTTCGAGGACGGCGACTTCGTCGACTGCACCCCCTACCACAAGTTCTACACCGAGGCGGGCGTCGAAGTCCGCGCCGGCGAACTGAAGGACGGCACGGTGTTGGCCAAGGCCAATGTGCCGATCACCGAGGGCGTCACCGACGCCAGCCCGCCGCTGGAAGTCGCCTACACGGCCGGCTGGACGACCTTCGCCGGCTTCAGCGACAAGAACCGTCTGTCGGCCTTCGTGCCGGCGGGCCTGCCCGACGCGGTGCTCAAGACCCTGTCGGCGCTGTCGCTGAACCTGGAAGGTGACGAGGCAGGCACCACCCTGCGCTATGACCCGCTGACGCTGGCCACCGGCGTCGTGCCGTTCCATCACACCCCGAGCCGCCGTCTGGCGTGGCTGGGCGGGGCGCTGGACGCGGCCGGCGAATGGGTCGAGATCGACGGCGTGCGCTGGCTGACGGTCGGCTCGACCGACGCGGACCTGATCCGCGAGATGCGCCTGATGGCCGTCGAGACGGGCCTGCACCCGCGCATCCGCCTGACCGACACGGTCAGCGCTTTCTCGCTGTCGGCCTGGGACGTGGCGTACCTGTCGAAGATCGGCGCGGTGCTGTCCAAGACCGCCGAGCAGATCGACGCGGCCCACCAGATCGAGGTCGCGCCCAAGCTGGCCGCCACGGTCGCCAGCGTTCATCCGCTCGCCCACAAGGCCGACGTCTTCTGCGCCACCGAGCCCAAGCGCAACCGGCTGGTCTTCAACGGCTACCTGACGGGCAACTGCTCGGAGATCATGCTGGGCACCGGCCGCGACGTGTTCGGCAAGATGCGCACGGCCGTCTGCTGCCTGTCGAGCGTCAACGCCGAAAAGTGGGTCGAATGGAAGGATCACCCGACCTTCATCGAAGACCTGATGCGCATGCTGGACAACTGCCTCCAGGTGTTCATCGACAACGCGCCGGACGAGATGCACCGGGCCTCCTACAGCGCCGTGCGCGAGCGCTCGGTGGGCCTGGGCCTGCTGGGCTTCCACTCGCTGCTCCAGTCGCTCGACATCCCGTTCGAGAGCATGGCGGCCGAGACGCTCAATAAGACCATCTTCCGCCACATGCGCCGCAAGGCCGACGCGGCGTCGCTGGTCCTGGGCGCCGAGCGCGGCGAGGCCCCTGACATGGAAGGCTCGGGCGAGCGCTTCGCCCACAAGCTGGCGGTGGCCCCCAACGCCTCCTCGTCGATCCTCTGCGGCGGCGCTTCGCCGTCGATCGAGCCCAACCGCGCCAACACCTTCCTGCACAAGACCCTCTCGGGTTCGTTCCAGGTCAAGAACCGCTGGCTGCGCGCGTGGCTGGCGAGCCTGGGCGCCGACACCGATGAGGTCTGGAAGACCATCGTCGCCAACGAGGGCTCGATCCAGCACTTCTCGGTCGAGTTCTTCGAGGCCCTGGGCATCGAAGTCGACCCGGCGGTCCTGGACCACAAGAAGCGCGTCTACAAGACGGCGATGGAACTCGACCAGCGCTGGGTCGTGCGGCTGGCCGTCGGGCGGACGGAGGACATCTGCCAGGGCCAGTCCCTGAACGTCTTCCACCCGCACGACGCCACGGCCGAGACGCTGTCGGAAGTCACCTTCCTGGCCTGGAACGAGGGGTACGGCGTCAAGTCGATGTACTACCTGCGGTCGACGACGCCCAAGCGGGCCGAGAACACCAACACCAAGGTCGAGCGCAAGCAGATCGACGTCGCCGAGGAGGTCCCGACCACGGGGTCCGCCGAAGAGGCCGCGCTGCTGGCCCTGAACCCGACGTCGGACTCCACCTGCGTGGCCTGCGAGGGCTAGGGCGCCGCCGGCGCCCTTCACCTCCCCATCCCTCCTTTCGAGACCTCCCACACATGTCCCTGCTCAAGCCGCGCGACTACTACAAGCCCTTCGCCTACCCCTGGGCCTACGACGCCTACCGGATCATGCAATCGCTCCACTGGCTCCCCCACGAGGCGCCGATGGACACCGACATCCAGGACTGGAACGAGAAGCTCAAGCCCAGCGAGAAGAACCAGCTTACGCAACTCTTCCGCTTCTTCACCCAGGCCGACGTCGATGTGGCGCGCGGCTACTTCGAAAAGTACGGCCCGCGCTTCCCGCACCCGGAGGTGCGGATGATGCTGGCCTCGTTCATGGCGGCCGAGGCCAACCACATCGACGCCTACGCCACCCTGATCGACACCCTGGGCCTGCCCGAGGTCGAGTTCCGCGCCTTCCTGGACTATCAGGCGATGCGTGAAAAGCACGAGTACATGTTCGAGCGCGAGAGCGGCACGTCGATCGCCGACCTGATCGTCGACATCGCCGTGTTCTCGGCCTTCGGCGAAGGCATGCAGCTTTTCTCCTCGTTCGCCCTGCTGATGAACTACCAGCGGCGCGGCCTGATGAAGGGCATGACCACGATCGTCGAGTGGTCGATCCGCGACGAGACCCACCACGTCGAGAGCATGATCAAGCTCCTGCACGAGTTGATCAAGGAGCACCCGCGCGCCTGGAACGACGAGACCAAGAAGCGCATCTACGACGCCGGCCGCCGGATGGTCGACCTGGAAGACGCCTTCATCGACCAAGCCTTCGCCCTGGGCGAGGTCGACGGCGTCACGCCCGAGGACACCAAGAAGTACATCCGCTACATCGCCGACCGCCGGTGGCTGCAACTGGGCATGAAGCCCAACTACGGCCAGAAGGAGAACCCCTTCGACTGGCTCGACTGGATCATGAACGCCCCGACCCACGCCAACTTCTTCGAGCAGCGCTCGACCGAGTACGGCAAGGGCGAAGTCGCCGGCTGGCCGACCGCGTTCGCCTTCCTCCAGCGTCCGATGTGGACGCCCTACGCCGCCGGCGGCTGCACCGACGAGGGGGTTTGCGAACTGCCCGAGCCGCTGCGCTACTGGAGCGTCACGCGCCCGGCGGTGTCGCCCGTCAAGACCTACGATCCGGACGTGACGGTGTACCGCGTCTACACCAAGAAGGACTGCCCGCACTGCGACCGGGCCAAGGCCTATCTCGACGACCTGGGCATCCCCTACGAGGCGGTCCAGCCGAGCGATGTCGGCCGCCGCGCCAAGTTCGAGGAGGTGCGCAACCACTGGGGCCATCCGGCCTGGAACTCCTCGCCGATGGTCTTCCTGCTCGACGCGGACGACGGCTCCGAAGAAGCCTTCATCGGCGGCGCCGATGATCTGGCCGACCATCTCGACATTCCCCGTTAACCAGAGGCCCGAAAATAATGTCCCCGACCCGCCTTTACAGCAAAGCTGTCGTCTTCTACCAACGGACCGCGCAAGCCGAGCAGGCCTACGCCCTGGCTGACACCCTGGCGGCGTCCGGCATCGAGGCGGAGGTCAAGGTCGGGGGCGGCCAGGACGTCGAACTCTACGGCCGGTTCACGCGCGACGTGAAGTTCGTCTCCTGGTCGGAGGCGCTGGAGATGACGCGCATGAACAGCAACGAGCCCGTCCTGAAGGTCAAGCGCCTGACGCCGACCGCCAAGCTGCCGACGCGCGGCTCGCCCAAGGCCGCCGGCCTGGACGTCTACTATGACGGGACCGAGAAGGTGACTCTGCGGCCTGGGGAGCGCGCGCTCCTGTCGACGGGGCTGGCGATGACCGCGCCCGAAGGCACCTACGCCCGCGTCGCGCCCCGCTCGGGCCTGGGCGTCAAGGGCCTGGGCGTCCTGGCCGGCGTGGTGGACGAGGACTACACCGGCGAGGTCAAGGTCATCCTGACCCACCACGGCAAGCAGGCCGACGTCTTCGGCGCGCCGTTCTACGGCGAGAACGTGGTGATCAATCCGGGCGACCGGATCGCCCAGATCATCCTTGAGCAGTGCCTGATCGTGCCCGTCGTCGAGGTCGATGACCTCGCCTCGACCGCGCGCGGCGCCGGCGGTTTCGGCTCCACCGGGAATTAGTGCAGCCGCACCCTTAAGTCGACCTGTCAACTTTTTTCTTCTCTGGCCTTGATGTGTTGCCAAAGAGGGTGTAAATCCCTCTTTGTCAACATTGGCAAACAGACGTTGCGTCTGGGAACCATCGCGAATGTCATGGGTTACCACGACACCCAATGACGCGGTTCTCAACGGACGGAGGAGAACGATATGCAAACCGTGATCGAGATGAAGCCGGGCGTTGCTGCGCACCGGTCTCGTTCCCTGATCCACAAGGATGCCGATCTCGCGCATCCTCGCACCATCGGCCAGCGCATTACCGCCTGCCGCATGGGCCTGGGCCTGACCCAGGAACAAGTCGCGTCGCGGGTCTACCTGACCCAGCAGAGCAATTCGCGCAAGGACGTCAGCACCAAACCCGGCTGGGAGCCCAAGCAGGCTGGCGAGCGCCGGCCGCTGGCGCGCACCGCCTACATCATGTACGAGTCCGACAGCGTCAAGCCGCACATCGATGTGCTGGAGCAGATCGCTCACGTCTTGAAGACCACCCCCGAGTACATCACCTTCGGGGTCGGCGCGCCCAACCCGGTCGAGGAACTGACCTTCAAGCCGCGCACGGGCGAGTTCCAACGCCTGCGGACCTGGAACCTCGATCCGGACTGGCTGCGCGAGCGCTTCGAGGCCGAGCCCACCGATCTGGCCCTGGCGGCGATCCATGACTTCGCCCCCGGCCTCAATCCGGGCGACATGGCGGTGGTCCGCCGCGACGTCGAGCCCAACGCGGCCGGCGGCGAGTTCGTCTACGGGCTCAACAAGACCATGCAGGTGGCGCACGTCACCCGGCCGAGCAAGTCCGGCCCCTATCGCATCTACGACGCGGACCTGAAGGACCACATCGACGTCGACGCCGCCAAGCTCGTGATCCTGGGCAAGGTGGTCGGCAAGGTGGGCGCCCTGACGCCGGCGCTGCCGGTCGCCTCCAAGGCCCGCGCGCGCGCCTAGTCGGGCTCCTCCGCTCCAGACAGAAAAAGACCCCGCCGGAGCAATCCGGCGGGGTCTTCTGCACTTCCAGACACTTGGGCTTTTCAGCCCTTCTCCGCATCACGCGTGAACCTCTTTCGAGGTGGTGGGGTCTATCGCCCGAAGGCTCAGGAAGCCTGTACCCCGTTTGGGACGTAGAAGCCTAGCGTTCCAGCCGGCTACTGCGTGTTCCGGAGGCTTGACCTTACGGCCTAGCATCGTTCCGGCTACCGCCTTGGTCGCGATCGTGTCCCTGCGAACGGTGGGTCGCGAGCCATGTTGGACGGTGGGATGCCGTCGAAGAAGCGCGACCATAGTGCAAGAACGCCGATATGTCAAGGATCACGACATGCGACCGGATGTCGCAGGTCTATCCGTAGTCGAGCGGGGCGAGGGCGTCGCCGTCCGGAAAGCCGGTGCTCACGTCGTCCTTGACCGGGATGATGTCATCCTTGATCGGAAGGATGCCGCCGACCAGCCCGTCGATGATCTTCAGACCGCCATAGCCTTCGCGCATGGTCCCTACTCCGTGATAGCGCCGGCGCCAGAGCCGGCAGGGGGATTGGGTTCGCAATCACGCTCGCGACCGCGCCAGCGGCCGTGGTCGTGATCATGATCGTTGTCGTCGGACAGGCCATCGCCGGTCCCCGCCGTGGTCTCGATGGCGACGTTGACGCCGCCGGGTGCGGCGATCCGGATGCCCTTGATGATCCCCAGGAGCGCCACCTGGGACAGCGCATAGAGCGCCAAGGCCCCATAGCCCATGTTGCCGATGATCGGGATGACCGCCAGGGCGGCGGCCGTGTCAGGACCGTGCAGCCCGAAATAGACGAGGATGTGAATGATCAGCAGGATCAGCGGGAAGGCCGCCATCCCCGAGCCGATGATCGACAGGCGCTGAAGGTGGTCCGGACGATCGCAGAGATTGTCCAGCGTCAGGCGCACCCAGCGGAAGAAGTTGCCGCAGACCCGCAGCGGCGCGGCGGCCCAGGGCGGCATCACTTCTTCCCCTTGAACTTGGCGAGCAGCTTGCCCGCCGGCCCGGCGTTCATGGCCTTGTACTGGGCCTCGTACTTGACGGCGCGCTCGTTCCAGGACTCGACCTTGTCGCGGCAGTCGGCGCCGGCGAGGTGGTCATCCTTGACGTAGCCGGCCTGGGCGTCCTCGGAGCGCGGCGCGCCGGGCGCGGGGCGCGGCGGGACCGCAGGAGACGGCGCGCAGGTGCGAAGCTCCTTCGGATAGAGGTCGTCAGGGGAGAATCCGACCGGGAGACTTTGACACGCCGTCAGGGACAGGCTGAGCAGCAGAAGGGCGGGGATCAGGAACGCCTTGATCGCGCGCGAACTCGTCGAGGAGGGCGTCGAGCTTTTCGCCAGTCGGGGCATTGTGGATAACCTCTTGGTACTTGGCCCCCTGCTGGGCGCGCTTGACCTGCTTTTTGATGTTGTTCTTGACGACCTCCTGGCCGTCGTCGTGGGCCTGCTTCTGCTGCTCGACCTGCTCCAGGCGCTGCTCGGTCTTGTCGAGCTTGGCCTGGAGATGGGCATAGCCGAAGACCACGGCCGCCACGGCGACCAGCAGCCAGAGACGCGCGTCGCGCAGGACCTTCCAGAACAGCGCCGGGCCGCCCAGGAACCACAGGCCCGTCAGGGCGGCGATGGTGATGAACAGCACGCCCATGACGGCCGGGTTCATTAGGAACTTCACGGCCAGGGCGATGATCGCGAAGAGGCCCATGTCAGCAGCCCTTGAAGGCTTGGGCGGCTTTGACCGCCTCGTCGGGATTGTGGCCGCCGTAGACCAGGGCCTCGGACAGGCGCCGGCGGAACAGCCCCAGCGCCCACTTGCCGTTGAACTTGTTCCAGCGGACGAAGGCCACGGCGACGTTGTCGATCGGCGTGGAGAGCTTGCTCTTCTGGCAGAGGTCCGACAGCGAGACGTCGCCGACCTTGCGCTTGCCGGCGTTGTGCATCCGCAGCAGGGTCGAGGACTGGAGGTTGGCGACGCCGCAGTTGAAGGCGAACGACACCAGGGCGTCGAACTCGGCCTGGGCCGCATTGCCCGCCACCAGCTTCTCGACCTGCCGCTCGAAGTAGGTCACGTCCTCGCGCACGAGGTCCACGGCCTGGGCCTTGGTGATGGCGCCCTTGCCGAACTTGCGCTGCATGGATTCGGCGGCCAAGGCCTTGGCCCTGGCCGCGCCGAAGACGTCGACGTCGATGATCTGACCGGTCGGCGTCTTCAGGGCGTGCCCCCAGCCGACGGTCCAAACCTTGGCCGGGCAGATGTAGGGTTCGAGGTCCACGGTGGCGGGGTTACCGTCGCCGAGACCTTCCCAGGCCTGGATAAGCTTCAGGCCGGCGTCAGAGACACGCATGTGGGGAATTCCGGGAGTGCTGAAAATCAGGTCTTGACCATGGCCTGGATTTGTGCCGATGTCAAGATTCACGACATTATGCCCGAAAACGCATAGCCCGGATTTATGCGCTTTCGCGTATAAATCCGGGATATACGGCGAAGCGTATAGGGCCTACCAGGACTGGCTCCAGTAGGACACGGAGAGCATCGCGCTCTGGGTGTCGGTGTAGTTGAGCGAGCAGCCGAGCCCGATCTGGTCGGGCTTGGTCGTGAACCCGGTGGTCACCGCCTGCGAGACCACGGTGCGCCAGAACTTGCCGTCGGCCGACACCTCGGCCTTGAGGGTGCTGCCCACCAGGGAGAGGCGATACCACTGGGGCAGCGACGGCGAGGGCCGGGCGTAGTCGTTGGCCGTGAAGCCCGAGAGGCCCGGCAGACGCGAGTAGCGGACCTGACGCATCGGAACCGAGAAGCTCGATCCGGCGATCTCGCACCCGAACAGCACGATCTTACCCGTCGAGGACTCGCGCATCACGACCCCGACGGCGTTGTAGTAGACCGGCGCCAGATGGTCGGTGATCTTCACCGTCAGGTTCCAGTCCCCCGTCGGCAGCGCCTTGAGGACGGCGCGCTGCACGTCCCCTGAGGCGCTGGCCCCGCAGTCGATCATCAGCCCGACCTCGTCGTCATAGGTCAGGGTCAGGGGCACGGTGCCCACGGCCGTGGGGAAATCGGCCGCCACGGGCGGCGCATAGCCCCAGCGGGACTTCTGCTTCCAGGTCGAGGTCGTCGCGTCATAGGTCAGCAGGTCGCCGTTCTTGGGCGTGCCGATCGTGACGTCCTTGAGTTCGTCGAGCGCGCGGGCGCCCCCGACGCGGGCGATGCCGCTCGTCGGCAGGACGAACGTGCGCTCCTCCCGGTCGCCCCAGCCGGTCTGGTTGCTGAAGGTGACGTAGGTGAACCACGACGCGCCACCGTCATCGGTGTACTGGATCGCGAAGTTCTTGGGCGAGTTGGTGCTGTTGAAGTCGGTCGACGTCGAGGTCAGCTTGATCGAGCCGACATCGACGGGCGCGGCGAAGATGTAGCCGGGGCCGGCAAGCTGACCGGTCGAGGTCTGTTGGAGCGAGGACCAGTAGGTCGTGTTGTTGCCGTCGAAGGCCTGCTGGACAGGGTAAGAGGGGTGGGAGTAGGTGTCGAAGAGCTTCCCGCCGGTGGTGGCGATCTGGACGCCGCTACGGTCGAAGAACTTCAGTTCCCCAAACGTGGCATAGGTTCCCGTCTGGCTGTCGATGGTCAGCATCCGCCAGCCCTGGTGGGGGCCGTGGAAGTCTCCGGCCTCGACCGCCGAGGGCGAGATGCCTTCATCCCACTCGAACTGGAGGTAGGTGTTCTCGCCGAAGTTGGTGACCGGACCGTTCAGGTCCCGGTTGGAGCCCGAGTCGTGATAGACGAACAACTCGTAGTAGTCCCCTTGCGTGACCGGGAACCACTCAGACGTGAAATTGAGATGCGACTGGTAGAGGCCCGCGCGCGAGGCCGCGACGGGCGAGCCGCCGGTAGAGCCGATCTCGACGCCATTGCGACGCAGGGCCAAGCCCACGATCGAGGTGGTGACCGGCGTCACCCAGTTGGCATAGGCCGTCACGCGCGCGGCCTTGACGCCCGCCGGAATGGTGACCCGCGTGTTGGCACCGCTGGTGAAGGCGTTGGCGGCGTCTTCGGCCTCGGTGTCCCACTGGACCGCCGTCCAGGTCGAAGTCGGGATCGACTGGATAGCCGCGCGGTGCAGACGCGTGCGCGGCGTCACGCCGATGTTGTACTTGTTACCACCACCCGAGCCGCCGGCCACGGTTCCCGGCTTGAACTTGTTGGTCGCGCCATCAAAGACCAGGGCTTGACCGTTCGAGGGCGGCGACGAGGTCAGGTCGACGTCATCCAGTTGCGCCAGGGTATCAGGCAGCTTGATCCAGTCGTCGCCAACGCCCGGCTCTTCGGAGGTTCCACCGACGCGGCAGAGCCAATAGGACCCGGCATAGGTGATCGTGTCCCCGTAGACGTAGGGGTTGGTCAGCGTCTTGAAGTAGGTGATCTGCGAGATGTAGACGGTGTCGTCGCCGACCGCCAGCGAGCCGTCCTTGCTGTACTGGAACCGCAGGGTGTGGTCGCCGGTGACCGGGAAAGACCCTTCCTCGTACAGCCCGGTGTTGCCGCTGTCGGTCAGCAGCGTGGTCGTACCGTCCTGGATGACCCGGAAGAAGTCCGGACCTTCGGAGGAGACCTTGTAGCGGACCTTGAAGTTGGCGATCCCAACCACGTCCTCGACCGGCAGGTCGCAATAGCAGGTCGCTCCATTGCCGATCGGACGGAACTTCAGGGCCAGGGTGGTGCCCGAGACCGTGTCCGGCTGGATGACGACGTTGAAGCCGGCCGCATCATAGGTGAAGGCCGGATTGAGACTGCCGTTCTCGAAGTTGAGAATGACCTGCTCGGAACCCGAGGCCCAGGCCCCGCGATAGCTGCCACCCCCGCCGCCACCACCCGTGCCGGGGGTGTAGAATTCCAGACCGTCCTCAGTCATCTTGACGCGCACGGCGTTGCCGCCCTCGCCCGCATAGGAGGTGGGCGCGTCGGTCAGGTCCGTGAACGCCGTCGGGGTGATGCCCGGCACCGAGGTGGGTTTGAAGACCCCGGTCGCGTCGTCCCAGGCCAGGACCTGCCCGTCGGTCGGCGTGCCGGTGACCTGAACGTCGGTCAGGTCGTCGAGCTTGGTCGGGACCGAGGGCAGGGTGAAGAGTTCGAGCGCGGTCTCGCCGGCGTTGACCCGCAGGACCTTCAGCGCCTGACCGATATAGCTGGGCGGGGCGTCGGCCAGATCGGTGAAGAAGAGGTCGATCGGGGCGTGGAACTCGCGGGTCTGGCCCGGCGCCCAGCCGTTCTGCCCGGTGACTTCCCAGGCGGTGGTGTAGGCGACGCCGTCGTCGCTGTACTGGACCGAGAACGAGCGCGGCGAGGTATCGGGCTGGGACTGCGAGCCCTGGAGGGTCACATAGCGGACGTCGGCCGGCGTGGTGAAGTGGTAGGCGATCCACTCGCCGTCGTTGGGCGTGTTGGAGAACCACGCGCCGGAGATGACGTTGTCGAACGCTCCGGCGACCGTGCCGAACTGGTCGCTGCTGGCCGAGGGCGTGCCGCCATTGGCCAAGTCCGCGCCGGTCTTGGAGTGCTTGAACTGGATTTCCTGGATGCCGTACTGGCTGGTGCTGCCGTCGGTGGTGTGCAGCAGCAGGCGCCAGTAGGCGTGTTCGCCGTAGGAGGGCACGCCGATCGAGCCGCCACCGCCGCCCTCGGGAGCGTCGATGTTGGTCCACAGGCCCAGGTCGGCGTCGTAGCCGAGGATTTGCCCTTCGGTGGGCGAGGACAGGCTGATGCCCGCCAGCTTGCTGAAGGCATAGTAGCCCAGCTTAAGCACGGGCGTGCCGGTGACGATCGTGACGATCGGCACCATGTCGGTCTTGCTATCGTAGGAGGTGTCGATCGCGTCGTTCAGTTCCAGGAACGACAGGTTGACCGAGGAGGCCGCAAAGCCCAGGCCCGAGCCATCGCCCTTGACGTAGACGTACTTGCCCTCGTTGCCCGCGTAGGCATTGGGCGTGTCGAGCAGGCCCAGGAAGGTGGGCGTGTCGTTGACGATCGCCGTGCCCGTCGGGCTCCAGCGCAGCCACTTGTTGGCCTCCGGCAGCGGGACGTTCGACAGGTCGCCAAAGGCCAGGGTGCTGAACACCACGGCATTGCCCGAGCTATTGACGCGCAGCACCTTGTTGGCCGCGCCCGTGTAGTTGGCCGGCGTGTCGCCCAGGCCCAGGAGCGTGGGGGTGTAGAACTCCAGGCCACTGACGTCGGACTTGACGCGCACGGCCTTGCTGCCCTGACCCGTGTACGCGTCAGGCGTGTCGGTCAGGTCCAGGAAGTTGTCGGGGCCGCCCGAGCCGGTGTTGAACTCAAACCCCGTGCCGTCGTTCTTGACGCGCACGAACATGCCGGCCGCGCCGGCGTAGGACCCCGGACCGTCCGACAGGTCCGTCAGGCGGACGCTGTCGAACTCCAGTCCCGACATGTCGGCCTTGACGCGCGGGAACTTCTTGGCCTGCCCGCCATAGGTGTTGGGCGTGTCGGAGGCTTCCAGGAAGGTCGGCGCGGCGAAGATCAGGCCCGTGCCGCCGGGCGAGACCTTGACGGTCAGGCCGGCCGCGCCCGAGTAGCTGCTGGGCGTGTCGTCCAGGTCGACGAAGGAGTTGACGTTGGCGGCCGAGGAGACGAACTCCAGGCCATCGCCGGCAGCGTTGACCGCGACGATCTTGCCGTTGGCGCCGAAGTAGTTGTTGGGCGTGTCGGTTAGTTCGCCGAACGAGAGCAGGAAGGTCGAGGGCTTCCACAGGTTCGACGGCGCATCATAGCGCAGGACCTGCTTGTCGGTGGGCACGCCCGAGACGTCGGAAAGGTCCTGGAGCAGACCCATGCCCGCCTGCGGCACGACGGTGCGCAGGTCCGCGCCATCGGAGACCACGAGGCCGATCTTGCCGGAGGGAACCTCGAACGGCAGGCCGCCCGAGACGCCGGCGCAACGCACGGTGATGGCGAAGCTGCCGCCGTTCTCCACGGCGAACCAGCGCGGCTGGCCGGCGGGGACGGTGATCTCGTAGGCGGCGGTCTGGCCCGAGAAGCGGTGCAGGAAGTAGCGGGTGAAGTCGTCGTCGGTCAGGGCGAACGGCCCCGCGCCCGTCAGGGTATAGGGCTTCACGTTGTTCATCGCGCTCTCCAGGATGGCGAGCGCGGTGTTGATCGTGTCTTCCTTCTGGTTCTGGTTCGGCGCGACCTCAGGCAGCTTCAGGATCGGCGTATAGTCGGTCATTGCAGGATGACGCCCTTGAGGGAAGCGACGATGTCAGCGAGGGTGGCGTTGGAGGTGGCGGGACCGGTGATGGTCATGATGTCGCCGGCCCCGAAATTGACGGTGACCGAGCCGGCCCCGACGTCGGTCGAGAAGGTGGCGGTGGTCCCGGTGAAGGTGATGGTGCCGACGGTGGTGGTCGTCACGCCCGTGGTCTTCTTGACCGTGAAGACGGCGGTGCCGGTGGCGGCGACGCCGGCCTTGGCGATCGAGCCCAGGAAGTCGGCCAGGAAGCGCACCGGGCGCAGGAAGAGCTTACGCAGGACGACGCCGTTGTTGCCCGTCGTGCCGTTCGTCCAGAAGTCGGCATCGGCCGGCAGGTCGGCCGGCTCGAACCGGCTGGTCGTGGAATTCCACACCAGGGTCTGTCCGTTCGAGGGCGTGTCGGAGCCGTCGACGTCGGAGAGATCGAAGATGCGGCTGACGCCTTCGGAAACCGCGCGCAGGGTGGTGCCGTCCGACTGGAAGAGCACGATCTTGCCCGGCTGGATGGTCACGACGGGAACCTGCCCGAAGACCTTCAGCCCCATGGCGAACCCGCCCTCGTTGGCCAGAGCAAACCAGCGGGCGGAGGTGGGGATGACCGCGACCACGGTGGCGTCGGCGTGGCCCGAGTAGCGATGCACGAAGGCCTTGGTGAACTGGTCGGCGGTGACGTTGTAGTTGCCCGACGTCACGGTGATCTGCACGTCGTCGTTCTGCGCGGCCTCCAGGATCGCGAAGCCGGTGTTGATCGTGTCTTCTTTTTGGTTCTGGTTGGGCGCGACTTCGGGGATTTTCAGGATCGGCGTGTAGTCGGTCATCGTTCCACGGCTTTTATGACAAGGACCGATCCCGGATCGCTCCGGGATCGATGGGATTGTGGAAGGGGAGCTTAGAAGTCCTGCCAGGACTCGATCGAGCGAGCGCCGGGGAAACCCCGACCAACAGCCGAACTCAACTGATAGATCACGACGTGGAGAGTGTCAAGATTCACGTCAAATCCGTCAGCCGTCTGCTCGGCCGCCGTGTAGGTGAAAGTGGGGCTCGTGAGGTCGTATTTCCGCACGAAAGCCGCCGGCGCGTCCTGGCGCGAATGGTCGCCCGTGAACGCCGTGGCCAGCACATAGGCCTCGTAGGCTTCGCTGCCCTCGTTGACCGGAACCACGCCCGTGCCGTCCTTCATGGTGGCCGTGAAGCGCGTGCGGCGCTTCCAGGTCACCGTCACGTCCCCGCCCGCGACCGCGCGGCGGATGTCCGACGGCCGGTAGGGCATGAGGTCGCGCGGCTGGTAGTTGATCTGGGTGGCGTCGGTCTCGAACAGCGACATGCCCGAGCCAACGGCCTTGTACCAGCGGTTCTGCCCGGCGGTGTCGAGGTTCTCGGCCTGGAGTTCGAGCGAGCGCTCGTCCAGGAAGATGAACTTCTCGCCCGCGACGTGGGTGTCGCAGGCGTACTGCGTCCCGCGCCGACCGCGCAGCAGGTTCCAGATCGTCCAGGTGCCGTCGGCGTTCTCGACCGCGTCGCGGAACTGCATGACCTCGTTGCCGACCACGAAGCCGTTCTGGCCTTCCCAAAGTTCGTCGTCGGTGATCGACTCCAGTTCGAAGAACTCGACCGCCGGGACGATGGTGATCTTGGTCTCCCAGTCCAGCGCGAACCAGCCGCGCGAGGCCGGCGGGACGATCCCCTTGACGGTGCCCCACTCGGCGCTCTCGGTCTCCTGGTAGAGATCGACATAGTCCTGGCTGTTGGCGGACTTGAACATCGTCCCGCCATAGAAGGTGCCCGGCGCGCCCTGACCGATGGCGCTGTACCAGTTGGAGAAGTTGGCGCCGGTGTCGTGGGTGTCGCGCAGCAACGGCAGGTTCATGATGAAGCCCACGACCGGCTTGGGCGCGTGGACCACGGTCGGCCGGCCCGCGCCGCCGCCGTCACCGACCTTCTCAGACAGGTAGGCGCCGCTGTCGGTGCCATAGGTCTCCAGGCGCGAGGAGAAGTCGGCGCCGAACTCGATCGAGCCGATGCGGTCGAAGTAGTTGCGGCCGTCCTCCATGGTCACCGAGATGAGGTCCGAGGCATCCAGGTGCGCGAACGCCCAGGGCAGGGCGGTGTTGTGCTGGGTGCGCTCGTCCCACTGGGTGTAGAGCATGATGTTGACGCGGTTCTTGGCCTCGGTCGCGTCCATGACGAGGTTGCACTCGGTCTTGACCTGCTGGCGCGACATCATGGTCGCCACCGGCGAGGAGATGCGCTTGGACTTGGCCGTCGACGGGTTGTAGTCGTCGTCGATGTTCATGTAGGTCAGGTCGATCGCGGACGGGAGGTCGGACTCCGACATCCGCGTCTCCTTCCAGTATTCGGCCTTGTCGTCGCTGGGGCCGCTCTGGGAGCCGAGAAGCTGCCAGGGGACCTCGGCGTCCGCCTCCTGGTCGCCGCGCACGCGCGCCACCAGCTTGCCGTCGCTTTCGACCAGATCGAACATGAACAGGTTGCGCAGTTCGGAGATGATCGACTTGACGTCGGTCGAGGTCGCGTAGCCGTAGCCGCGCACGGGGATTTCATAGAGCGGCGTCAGGTCGTAGTCGTTGGAGGTCAACTGCCCGGTGGTGACCAGCAACTGCTCGACGATGCGGCCGACATTGGTCTTCTGCCCGGTGTAGGCCCCGACATGGACGATGCCGTTGGTGATCTGGGGAGACCCCAGGCCGATGACGATGTTGCGGCGCGGGTCGTAGATGACGTGGTCGGAGGCGACCTCACGCGACAGCAACTGCCCGCGATCGCCGTCATTGACCTGATCGGCGGTCTTGTCGTTCTTGGTCTTGTAGAAGTCCTGGTCGAACGTGCGGTCGATCCACTTGCCCGTCGAGGTGTTGATCGAGAACAGGTGGTCCCTATAGACCCAGTGGAGTTCGTTGTCCTTGATCCGCGCGTCCATGCCCCAGACCGGATAGCCGCAGATCGGGTCGCTGTTGCGGAGTTGGGTCTGCCACGCCAGGGCGCCGGTCGTCTCCGACCACTTGGCCAGATAGCGATCCTGGTTGCCGTCGGTGTAGAAGAAGACCACGCCCGGATCGCCTTCGTCCCAGAAACACCAGCCGGTGGCGCCGGCCGCGCCAGGATGCGGCAACGGGTGATGATAGAGGGTCTCGCCCAGGCTGCACACCGACAGGGTCGGGCCGCCGTCGTAGGTGACGTGGTAGAAGCGGCGCGCATTGGGCGAGCCGCCCTGGCGGGCGGTGATGAACATCGGCGTGCCAGGGCCGTTCCAGCCGGCCATGTGCCCCTTGGACATGTAGGTCATGCTGGACGGATCGAAGATGTTGTACTCGCCGAAGACACCCAGCGTCAGGGTCAGGTAGTTGCCCTTGTCGTCGCGCGAAGTCTTGAAGTCGGCGTTAGAGAACTCCAGGCTCCGTTCGGGGCTGGTTTCGAAGGGGAAGCTGCGCCCCACCGTTCCCAGCGAGGTCCAGGAATAGGGATCGAGCTTCTCGATCCGCATGTAGTTGTTGACGCCGCCGAACACGCAGAGCAGTTCGCCCTTCGACGTCAGGCCACGCACGGAGGTCAGGGACGGGCTGTCATAGACCGACGGCGGCGTGGTCGGGGCGACCTGGACAAGCTCGCGCCGGTCTTCCTTGCCGTTCGACAGCAGGAAGCGCCGCAGGACGCCGCCGCGCGGGTCCGAGGTGCTGTCGACGAGGTAGAAGTAGCCGCGATCGGTGTCGATGATGCACTGGTCAAGCTGGAAGGAGCCGCCGGGCTGCTCCGTGTCATCGCCCAGCGAGGTGACGTCGGTGATCGCCGTGCCGCCCTCGTCGCCGGCATAGACCTCGGCCATGATCTGCGGGATGCGGTTGCCGAAGTCAGCCAGGGCGAAGTCGTCGAACACGACGTAGCAAAGGCCCCGATAGGCCGGGGCGTAGTCCAGGCCCTTGTCTTCCGAGACGAGGCTGTCGGGAAGCTGCTCTTCGTCCCCGGAGTAGAAGCGGAAGCGGTACTTGTTGTTGTCGACCACCTCCGAGCCGCCGGTGGTGTCATAGATCACCTTGCCGTCGGCCCAGATACGCCGCACCTCCTTGACCGGACCCTTGCAGAAGCCCATCGCGAAGTCGCAGAAGTAGGTGTACTGGTTGTAGTAGGAGCCGCCCTTGCCGGCGCGCTTCTTCTTCTTCTTCTCGGTGAAGGGCTTGGACCAGATCATGTTACCGGCCACGCGCGCGGTCCCGAAGATTTCGGGGATCACGTTGCCGTAGGTCGAGGCCGAGACCTTGGTGTCGCGCAGGCGCGGACCTTCGTCCGGGAAGATGTAGCTGATCGCCGTGCTGACAATGGCCGAGACGATCGGAAGAGCAATAGCTGCGCCCATGCTTAGTCCTCAACGCCGGGGAAATCGAACGCCATCCGGAACCGGGCGGCGTAGCGGCGATCATAGATTTCTTCGACCGTGCGCTTCTTGTCGGCGGTCGCGTGGATCAGGGTCATGACCCCGTGCTTCTGGGCCAGGATGCCCACATGGCAGGGCCGGGCGTCGTCGTTGAACAGGACGAGCATGCCGGGCTTGAGGTCGGTGGGGTCGGCCAGGGTCATGTGGGCCTTGATCACGTCGACGAACCGCTCGCCGTCGGGCGTGCGCGCGTAGCCATCCTGGTCCATGTATTCCAGGTTGTATTTCTCGAAGATCATCACGGCCAGCCCGATGCAGTCGAGGCCGCGCTCGGTGCGGCCCCGGTGACGCCAGGGGGTTTGGAGCGCCACATAGCGGCGCGCTTCGGTCACGATGTCGTCGCGGGTCATTCCTGCTCCGGCGCGTTGGGCGTGCGATAGTAGATGTCCTGGCCGGGCACGTCGGGCTCGGCGCGGAAGTTGAGGATGTTGTTGAACTTGTCGCCGCAGGTGCTGCGGCGCTTGTCGCAGCCGGGATAGACCACGAAGCGGTCACCCTCGGTGATCGGGTAGTAGGTGCGCTGGAAGAGCGTGAAGACGCCGCCCGACCAGAGCTTGATCTCCTGGGCGCGGCCGGCGTTGCGGCCGGTCTCCCAGTAGAGCACGCCACCGTCGTAGAAGCCGCCCTGCTCGCCAATGCCTTCGGGGGTGAAGGACTTGTTGGAGTCGACCGCGTCGACCGTGCCCACGCGCTTGTAGTTGGTCACGCACTGCCAGATGACGGTGCCGTCGTTGAAGGTGGCGCCGATCTCGTTGGTCCATTCGGGCGGGGTGTCGCCGCTGACGCCCGCCTGGATGCACTTGAACATCACCCCGCCGTAGACGTCGGCGTTGCCGGCCGTGCCGTCGGGCAGGTTGATCGAGGCCTTGATGCCGTCGTAGGCCACGCCCTCTTCGTGGACGTTGCGCTTCTTGGACCACAGGTCGATGCGCAGGGTGCGGGTGCCGGCCGGGATCAGGACGTCGTCGGCGTTGACGGCGACCCAGCGGTCCTCGGGGTACTTCTTCTCGCCGGTGTCCCAGATCGTCTCGACCGACCCGTCGGCCTTGATGCAGGTCAGGCGCTCGCGCGACTGGGCGCGGTTGTTGAGACACGCCACGAACGACTTGTAGCGGACGCGGCAGAGGCCCGAGTCGAGGTCCTCTTCGGAGACGCCAGCACTGAGGAGGCTGATGTCCTGGAACATGCCGGCGATCTCCTGCTTGTCGTCGATCGACGTGCGGGTCGCAGCGATGAACTTGTCGCCCAGTTGCGGGCGCGAGAGGTTGTACCAGTCGTGCTTGTAGACCCAGCGGCTGGTCGGATCGCCGTAGGCCACCCAGCCGGCCGGCGCGGTGACGACGGTGTTGAGGTCGCCGGACTCGAAGCTCCAGTTGATGACGTCAAGGTTGACGAAGGAGTTCGCGGCCGAGACCTCGCCCAGCACGCAGGTGCTGGTGGCGTAATAGGTGTTGCCCTGCCATTCCTCGGGCATCAGGCCGATCTTGCAGCGGCGATCGCCCAGGTCCGCGCGGCACTCGGGCGCATAGGACTCGCCGACCCGATAGGTCAGGACCTGGGTCAGGCCACGGATTTCGGCCGTGAACGTCTCGTCCTGGTTCATCACCACTTCGCCGAAGGTGCCCTTGCGCAGCAGGATCGCGCCGTCCTGCGGGCTGGTGTAGTTGAGCAACTGCACCTTGATCGCGGCATAGTCGAACAGGCCCGAGGCCACGTCATCGCGCGTGACGCCGTCGGAGGTCAGGAAGGCGGTGATGTCGGCCGTATCGACTTCGAGTTCCGACGACATCAGGATCGACGTGCGCTGGTAGGAGTCGTAGGGGACGAAGTGCTGGTTCTCGAACAGGATCGGCCGGTCGTGGTCGGTCAGGAAGAAGGCCTTGCCGTCCTGCCGCACGATCGTGATGCAGGTCGCCAGCGTCGTCACCTCCTGCTGGATGTGCTCCATCAGGAGCGGCGGGACGGATTTCACGGGAGGATGATCTCCTGATAGTCGCGGATTTCGACGATGGCGATGTTGGGCCACGTCTCGCGCATCCAGAATTCCTGGGTCACGTCCATCATGTCCGTGTCGAAGCGGACGGGGACGTGGAACTCGCCCAAGCCGATGGTGACCGGGGCGTCGGGGGCGGGCGCGTTGACGAAGGTCATCAGGCCGGTCGAATAGTCGACCTCGTAGTTGGTCGGGGCCACCTGGACGACCGGCCCGACCTTGACGCCGGCGATCGAGTCCCACTTGGGCTTGCGGATGTTGCGAGTGTAGGTGTAGTCGGTGCCGTCGTGTCCGGTGCTGGTGTAGGTCTTGACGATCTGGAAGGTCTTGGTGACGCCGTCGCCGACGCCGATCAACTGGTTCTTCAGGCGGAAGTCACCCCAGTCCTTGTAGCGGAAGCCGTGGGCGCGGCCGTTGCGGGCCATGAAGAAGGCGCGCAGTTCTTCCATGTCCTCGGTCGAGCGGATCGACTGGGCGACGTCGTACTCGTGCCGCACGTCGCTCCAGTCCTTGTTGCGTTGCTCGTAGCCCGAGTCGGCCTGGAAGATCGTGGTCTTGAACTTCGGACCGCCCGACGAGCCGTAGCTGATGGTCTCGGGGAACAGCACGTCGTGGAAGCTGTAGTTCGGCATCACGTTAACCATGCGAGAAGGGAGTCCCTGGATGCCACGACCATCCAGGGACGTCAAGATTCACGACAGTCGTGGGTGATGTCGTTAGGCCGCCATGGTGGCGTTGCGCAGAGCCGCCCGGCGCAGGGTCTTGTTCTGCTTGCGGGCGATCTGAGCCTGGGCCGGGCGGAAGCTGTCGGCGTCGTTGGCGTAGACCGTGATCGGCGAGATCACCGTCGTGGAGTGGCCGCCGCCGGCGCCGTTCAGTTCGACCGGGATGTTCCGGCCGCGCGACAGCGGGATGACCGCTTCGTCCGGGTGGACGATCGCGGGCATGCCCCCATTGGCGAGGCTGGTGTTGGGCGTGCCTTCGGCGTAATGCGGCGCGCCCGAGAACAGCGACGCGGTCGAGTAGTGGTTGACCGGCGCGTTGGTGTAGCCGCCTTCCTTGAAGCCGGGGAAGCCACCCATGCCGCCGCCACCGCCGAACATGCTCATCATGCTCATCGGGCCGCCGCCGCCCATGCCGCCGGTGAAGAACTGCATGGCGAGGTTGGCGATCTCGCCGAAGACGTTCTTGCGCGGACCCAGCAGGCGACCGGTGACGGTGTTCTGGCTGGCCTGTCCGAAGACACCGTTGGGCGTGCGGTAGGTGTCGGGCGCGTTGTTGCGCTTCTTGCCGCCGGTCATCAGGGCGCCAATCAGCGGGCCGGCAAAGCTCATCGCGCCCTGCATCATCGGACCGATCGCCGAGAAGAAGCCGCCCAGGCCGCCGCCACCGCCGAACGGCGTGATGTTGAGGCCTTGCAGCGCCGAGCCCGCCGCCTGGAAGCCCGGACCGCCCGAACCGTCCATGGTGAAGGCGCTCAGCATGTCAGGCAGGCCCACGGCGTTGTTGGTCAGGCCCGACAGGTCCGCGCCGCCGCCAAAGCCGCCGTCGCCGCCGCCGAACAGGTTCATCAGGCCCGAGCCGGCCGGCATGAAGCCGGGGCCGCCCGAGCCGTCCATGGTGAACTGGCTCAGCATGTTGTCGCCGACGCCCACGGTGCTGGTGTTGAGGTTGCCCAGCAGACCGCCCAGGCCGCCGCCACCCATCGCGCCCATGCCGCCGGCGCCCGGCGCGCCGCCAGGGGCTCCACCGCCGCCACCCGCGCCGCCTCCATTGATCGTGGCGTTGCCGATCGAGATGGTGGCGCTGCCGATCTGCATGGCGTTGGTCATGCCGGCATTACGCGACAGATCGCCGCCCATGGTCAGGGCGTCGGAGATCGCCGTCGAGCCGCCGGCCGCCGAGGTGCCGCCGACCATGGTCGAGGTCTTCTGGAGACCGGTGACGCCGTTCATCGCACCCAGGACACCGAGCAGGCCACCCGAGGTCTTGGTTTGACCGATGGCGCCCAGGCCGCCCGGCGCGATCGCCGTGCCGCGATTGCCGCCGAAGCCGAACATGCTGCCGACGCTCGACAGGATGCCGCCGACGCGCTGGCCGAAGCTGCGCGCGCCGGTGTGCTGGGTAGGATCGCCGCCGATCAGCGAGCCCACGCCCTGCACAGCGCTGTTGATGCCCTGGGCGGCGAGGCCCTGCATCGGGGTCATGCCCGGCTGGACAGCCGTCGACATCGGACCCATCGGACCCTGGGCGCCCGGCATCATGCCCGGCGCGCCGGGGACACCGCCCTGCGCGACCTGGAGCAGGCTGTTGGCGGCCTGCTGGAGGGTGTCGCCGGCCTGCTTCTGGACGTCGGCGGCCGAGACCAGGGCCTGGGCTTCCGGCGTCTTGGCGGCGGCCTGGGCGTTGGGGTCCTGACCGGTCAGCCAGTAGGTGACGTTCTTGAGCCCTTCGTCGACCTGGGCGCGAAGCTGCTTCTTGAAGGTGTTGTGCAGCATCTCACGCCAGTCGACGTCTTCGCCGAGCAGCGCGTCGGTGATGCCGCCGCCCAGGTCATCCATGAACTGCGACTTGATGTCCTGGAGGCGCTTGTCCAGCGGCTCCAGGGCGTCAGCCCACTTCTGGAAGCCCGGCGGGTTCTCGAAGTCCTGCTTGGCCTTGACGAACGACTGGGCAAGCTGCTTGGTCTGCTCGTCAGCCGAGTCGAGCAGTTCCTTCAGCGAGGCGCCCTGCTTGTTGAGCAGTTCGCCCAGGATGTTGCGGTACTCCTCGTAGACGCCGCGCTGGGTGTTGTTCAGGCGTGCGCTCTCGCGCATGATCTGAAGCTGGGACTGCATGCTGGCCTTGGCGTCGGCCAAGCGCGAGCTTTCCATCACCCCGGCGGTCTCTTGCAGAGCCTCCAGGGCGTTGCGGCCGTTGGGACCCACCGAGCCGGCGAGACGGTCTTGGGTCTGGGTCAGGCTCTCGCCTTCCTTGCCCTTGCCCGCGATCAGGCCCGACAGGGTACGGTCGTAGCTGGAGCCGGTGCGCGCGATCTGCGCCTGCTTGGCGTCGTTCAGCGCCTTGGTCAGGTCGAGTTCAGTCTGGAGCGCTTCCTGACGGCCCTGCTGGTAGCGCAGTTCGTCCGGCTTCATCATCAGCGCCTTGACGTCGATCTCCAGGCCCTGCTTCTTCAACTCGTTCAGGTACTGGGTCCACTTGGCCTCGTCCTGCATCAGGTCGACGTTCAGGCCGTCGTTGCGCATGTTGGTCAGGCGCTCTTGCCAGTCGGCCTCCTGCGACAGACCCTTGGCGCGCAGTTCCAGCACGTCGTTGCCTTCCGACAGCAGACGCGCTTCCTTGGCGATCGGGTTCAGCGCCTCGACGATCGAGCGGTTCCACTTCTTCTGGGTGGCCGCCAGGGCTTCGAGGTTGGTCTTGTTGAAGAACGACTGCCCGTCGGAGCCGACGTCGGTCATCAGCTTCTCTTCCGAGACGATGATGTCGCGCAGCTTTTCGAGGTTGCCCTGGTAGTCGGACAGGGCGTCGGCGGCCGGCGAGGATTGGCCGGTGATGGTGCCCAGGGCCTTGAAGGCGTTCATGCGGCGCTCGTAGCGCGAGCCTCCCTCTTCGCCCTGGCCGTCCTTGATCGCGCCGCCCAGGAAGCTGGGATCAGCGCCCGAAGCACCGCCCGTGCCGGTGCGGCGGAAGGAGACGACCTGATCGGCCTTGAAGTTCGAGACCTTGACGCCGCCGCCCTGGTTACCGCCCAGCAGGCGGACGCTGCCGTCGCTGTTGAAGCCGTCCAGGAAGCCAACGTGACCCGTCGTGCGCTTGAGCTTGTCCTGCGGCTTGAGGACGACGATGTCGCCCTTCTTGGCGTCGGCGCGGCTGACTTCCGAGCCGTAGTCCTTGAACGACGACGCCGCGAGCGAGCCCGTGCCCGAGAGACCGTTTTGAGCCAGGACCGCGTTGACGAAGGCCGCGCACCAGGACAACTTCTTGGGGTCGATGGTGACGCCGTTGGCCTTGAAGTAGGCTTGCAGCGAGGCGCCGTCCTTGGCGGCGGTCTGCCCCATGTGCTGGCCAGCCGTCGCGTACACGCGATCGCCCATCGAGGCGATGGTCGCCTTGACGGCAGCGGCATTGGCCTGGGTCTGCGCCGGCGACGGAGCCATCAGCGCGCTGCCCGGCTTGGAGGCGGCGGCCGTGCGCTGGAAGGTGCCGTCGGCCAGGGCCTGGGCGCGCTTGAAGAGGTCGTTGAAGTTGAGCGGCGCGAGGTCCTTCTTGAAGTTCGCCGTGGCGTCCTTCAGGTCAGCCGCAGCCAGGGCCTGATCGTCGGCGGCCTTCATCTGGGCGAGGGCCGCTTCCGTCATCTTCTGGGCGGCGTTGGCGCCTTGCGTGGCGGCCGTGTCGCCGGCGGCCGACTTCAGGGCGCCGTCGACGATCGACTTGCGCGTGCCCGCGTAGTCCAGGGCCTTGCCCCAGTCCTGACCCAGTTCCTTGCCCAGGTCACCCCAGCGCTTGCGGCTCTCCTTGCCGAACTGACCCAGCAGGATTTCACCCGAGGCCGCCGCAGCGCCCTTCAGGTCGCCCGAGGACAGCTTCTGACCCAGGTCGATCCAGGGGATGATGATGTTGGACATCATCGTGCCGAGGATTTTGCCCAGGGTCGAGGCCAGGGTGAAGATGGTCTTGCCGAAGACGATCAGCGAGGCGGAGATGTCGACCAGCCAGTCGCCGGTGCCGGCGGCCTTCTGCTGGGCGCCCAGCAGGCCCCGGATGCCGTTGAACAGCCCGGTCAGGCCCATGCCAACCTGATCGCCTGCCGTGCCCAGGGCGCCGGCGGCGATGTTGTTGTAGGAGACGGCCTTGTCGTTCAGCTTGGTCATGCTGTTGCCGAAGATCGCCAGGGCAACGGCCGCCGTCAGCGCAACGCCGGGCAGGAGGTTGATGACCTTACGCAGGCCGCTGAACGCGGTGGTCGCCGCCGTGGCAGCGCCGGCGCTTGCCGCGCCCATCAGGCCGCCCAGCATGTTACCGCGCGCGGCCGGGCGCGCGTCGAAGGTGGAGTTGCCGGTGAAGGGCTGGCGCTGGCCGAAGGTCGCGCGTCCGCGCGCAGCCTCCGTCGGAGCGCCGGTCAGGTAGGACAGTTGCGAGAAGGCCGGAGCCTGACGCACGGCCGGCGCGGCGGCCGAGCCCACGAAGGTGCCGCCCATGACGGCGTCACGGCTGCGGTTGGTCGCCATCGCCATGCGATCGGTCGCCAGCGACGCGGCGGTGTTGACCGCGCCGGACTTGTTGACGACGGCGCGCTTGGCCTGGGCGGTCGACTCAGCGGCCGAGACTTCCTCGATCGCCTTCTTCACGCCCAGCATGTTGTCGGCGAACTTGGCGACCTGGGAGCCCCACTTGGCGAACTCATTGCCGATCGCCAGGGCGCCGATGACCTTGATCACCGACACGACCTTGTCCATGTTGTCCGCCAGCCACGCCAGGGCGTTGCCCAGGATGTTGACGGCCTGGGCCAGACCCTTGCCGAACGAGTCAGCCAGCTTCTTGCCGCGATCGGTCAGGACGTAGTGGTCGCCCTTGACCACGATGAGCATGTCCGACAGGCGCTTGAACTGCGTGGTGAGGGCGCCGATGAACTGCGACTGGCCCACTTCCTTCTTCCACAGGGAGAAGGCGGTCTTGACCTTGTTCAGTTGGAAGTCGGGGCGCTTCTCAGCTTCCGGCAGCAGCGGCGCGAACATGCGGCTGACTTCATCGGCCCAGGCCTTCAGGAACGGCGCGGACTGGAGCGTGCCCTTGCGCATCTCGTCGAAGAGGTCGGCGACCGACTTCTGCTGGCCCGTCAGCTTCGACAGGGCGCGCGCACCCGCCTGGGCGTTGCCGGGGATTTGCTCGCCGATCTGGCGGTTGAACTCTTCGGACGAAATCTTGCCCTTGGCCATGGCTTGCGACAGGCCGTAGAAGGCGTAGCCGACCTGTTCGCTATTCGCGCCGACGGCGGTCAGGGCGAGTTGGGTCGACTTGTAAATCTTGTTGACGTCGTTCAGCTTCAGGCCGGCGGCGGCCGACGAGATGGCGAAGCGCGAGTAGGCGTCGGCGTTGTCCTCGACGGATGCGCCCAGTTGCACCGAGATGTCGATGAAGTCCTGCGACGCCTTCTTGGCGCCGTCATAGGTGCCGGTGACGAACAGCATGGCCTTGTTCAGCTTCTGGAACGAGACCGAGGTGTCGTAGATGCCCTTGATCAGCCCGCCGAAGGTGAACGAGGAGAACATGGCGCTGAACAGCGTCCCGGCCTGATAGGCGAGGTTGAACCGGCCCGACAGACCCGTCAGGCCCTCGCCCAGACCCGTGAGGCCCTTCTTGGCGGTGGCGGTGTGCTGGGAGGTCTTGGCGACCTCTTCGTTGAAGCGCTTGACGGTCGCGGCCGAGCCGGCGCTGATCCCGCCACTTCCACCACCCGAGCCGCGCGCGCCGCCCATGCCCGAGCGCGCGCCCTTCAGTTCGTTCATCGCCTTGGCCGCGCGCGTCGCCGCGCCGGCGATGGCGTCGAGGTCCCGAGCGATGCCGTTGGCGCCGTTGATGCCCTTGGCCGAAGCCAGGACGGTGAACATTTCCTTGATCGAGGCCAGCCGCGAGGGGCTGAGCGTGCGCACCTTGGCGATGGCGTCCATGGCCTCGGCCAGCGCCTTGATCGACGAGGTGGTCTGAGAGGGGAAGCGCAGGCGCGAGGCGCGCGCCGAGACGTCGATGAAATCGACCCAGGCCTTCAGCTTGGCGCCCGAGACGGCGCGCGCGCGGCCGGCCTCGTCCATCGCCTGGGTGAAGGCGCGCAGCCCCGAGAACGACTCGGCGCTGAACTTGAGCTTGGAGATTTGGGCGCCGACCTGGACAAACTTCGACAGGCCGGTCAGCTTGGCGGCGGAGATTTCCCGCGCGCGCGCCACGGCCGAGACGGCGTTGGCGAATTCGGTCAACTGCTTGGCGGGATCGCCCGAGAGCTTGACCTTCGAGAGTTCGGCGGTGACGCGGGCGAACTTCTCGATGTTCTTGGCGCCGCGCACCAGCGCGTCGTTGGACTTGTCGACCCCCTTGGCGAGGTTCGACTGCATGGAGCCGGCGGCCTTGGAAGCACGGTCGAGGCTCCGCGCAAGCGCATCCAGGTCCTGGCGCGCCTGCGAAGAGTCGATCTTAAGCTTGAGGGCTTCGCTGTCCATTGATCCTATCGGCGGCCCCGTCTATGGGTCTGGGGCTTCTGGCTGGCGGTTTCTCGTTGCCGCTCCTGCTCTTCGAGGACCTTTGCGACGTAGGCCATGTAGACCTCATCCATCAGGTCAACGAAGTAGAGGAACTCGTTGCTTTTGGCGTAGCCCCAGCGGCGGATGCGGGTGAAAGCCTCGATCTCCGAGGTGGGAATCCGCGCCGGGCCGGCCATGCCTTGAGGGCGTTTGTTGGAGAGGCGCCAGAAGCCGTCCCAGACCCACATCAGGTCGGGATAGGGCTGGACCCCCTGCGGCTCGGAGTCCTCGGCTTCATCCTCGGGGTCAGGGACCGAAGCCTTCTGCTGCTTGAAGCGGGCGAGCCAATCGTCGGTGGACTCGTTGGACTTGGCGGCCGATTTGACTCGGCCGCTCCCGCCCTGCTTCTGGTTCAGCGCGAACTCAAGAGCCGCCGTTAGTTTTTTGCGGCGTCCTCGCGGGTGCCGTCACGATAGTTCTGGGCGTCCGTCGAGTGCTGGGCGATGAAGCCGGCCATCTTGCCCAGCTTCGGGTTGCTCAGGACCGCATAGGCGTTGTCGGGGCTGTAGGGAACTTCCTCCCCACCGACCACGATGCCCTTCCAGTCCGCCAGCACGCCGCCGGCGATGACCTTCAGGTTGATTTCTTCGACCTTCTCGTCGGGCAGCTTGCCGCCGGCCCGGAGCAGGGACTGGTACTTCTTGGTCAGGTCGTCGCGCAGGTCCAGGACGGCCTTGGCGCCCAGAGCGCGAATCTTGAAGCCGACTTCCTCGGCCTCGTCCAGGAAAATCCAGGTGCCGGCTTCTTCCGACTCGCGGTCGGTCGAGAAGAGGTCCAGCATGTCGATCTTGATCTTGTCGGTCATTTTCGGGGAGTCCATGTATCGGGGAGGGTGGGCCGCCCGGCCCCGATTTCCGGGCGGCCCGTGCTCAGCGCTGAGACAACTGTCCTGTGGACGTTCGTCTATCGGGGGAAGCTGGAGGGGGCTGTCACGATCCGGGGGAATCGTGACATAGCCCTTAGTTCGTGTTCGCGAAGATCGAGGAGTAGCGGTCGATCTGGAACTGGCAGTCGGTGACCGGGTCGCGCTTGGCGGTGTACTCCAGGTTCTCCATGATGTCCTGGTTGCCGCCGGCCGGGTTCACGGTGTCGGTCGAGAAGTTCGCCGCCGGGATCGTGAACTCGTAGTGGTTGCCCAGCACGTCGGTCAGCGGGAAGCTCACCGAGACGGTCTCGTGGTTGATGAACTTGTCCCACAGGTTGCCATCAGCGAAGTAGGCGACCAGCGAGCCCGAGATTTCCATCCGGCCCGCGCCGATGCCGGCGGGGAACTTGTAGCCCACGGCCATCTGGTCGCGCAGGTTGTTCGTGCCGTTGATGGCGATCGACTGGACGGCCGTCGAGAGTTCCTCGCCGTTCATCGCGATCTTGCCGACGTTGACCGTGGCGTTGGCCACCGGGGTCGCGGTCGTCTGGAGCGCAACGTAGGGCGAAGCGCCCAGCTTGGTCTCGTTCTGGCGGGTCGAGGCGCGACCTTGCAGGCCGTAGGAGCCCGTCAGGATCGAGTTGGCCGCGATGTTCAGGCCGATCGTACCGATCCGCATGCCGTCGGCGAGGTAGTATTGGTCGACGTCTTCGAAGCCGGTCTCGAAGGTGAACGACTGCGCGGTGATGACGTCCGGGTCGGACGGGTTGCGCAGGGTCGAGGCCTTGATGTTGACCTTGGCCGTCGAGTTGTTCAGCGTGGTCGGAGCCGGGTTGACGCCGATCTTGTCATCGGTCAGCGACTCGATGGTGAAGATGCCGCGCACCGTGGCGTTGCCGCCCGAGAAGTTGGCGACGGTCACGTTGGCGTCGGCGACGGTCTCGGTGACCGAGCCGCCCGTCACCAGCAGGTTGCGCAGCGTCACGACGCCGGCAGCGGCCGAGGCCCCCACTTCCAGTTGCTTGCGGACGCGCAGCTTGTTGATGGCGTCAGCGAGGTTCTGGGCGGTGTCGATTTCGTCGGTGCCCAGGGGCACGACGACGATCGGCTGGGAGGCGCTGCCGCCGAATTGGAAGGTGACGTCCTTGGCGCCGTCGGCGATCTTGACGCGCGCGCCAGCCGCCGGCAGATCAGCCAGGGTGACGGTGCCCGTCTCGAAGCCCAGGCCCTCGACGAAAATCTTCTGACCGACCAGCAGTTGGCCGGCAGCGATCGCGGCGGCGAAGGCGTTGGTGCCGTTGGAGTCGAACGCAGCTTCGCCCGAGGTGCCCGCGCGGATCGCGACGTTGTTCAGGACGATGACGTCGTTGGCGTCATACATCGCCGAGTAGGCGGTGCCGCGCTCGGCGACAGCCGTCGACGCGGACATGTTGATCTCGGTGCGGTTGGCGCCGGCGTTGAACGTGATCGTGGCGATCTGCCAGTAGCCGTTGTTCGCGACGTTGATGAAGCCCTGCGTGCGGACGCGGCGGCCCGCGAAGAAGTAGGGGGTGACGTCCTTGCCCTTGACGTACAGGGTGTCGGTGTCGGACCATTCGAGCGAGACGCCCTGGACCGAGTCGAAGGTCATCGGGCGCGTCCACGCGCCGTACATGAAGGCTTCGAGCAGGTCGTCGTGCGAGCCAGCCGAGAATTCGACGTTGATTTCGCCAGTGGTGCGCGCAGCGACCTCGACGATCTCGGACACCATGCGGTCAGCACGGATTTCTTCCGAGAGGGTCGTGTCCTTCTGGGCGTTGACGGTGGAGCCGGTGTACCGCAGTTCGCGGGAAACGCCCGTCGCCGGGGTGACACCCCAGATGACGTTGTTTTCCTTGATGTAGCGCATCCGCGCGCGGTTGGAGTCGGCGAAGAACGATGCAGCCATGTGCAGGTCACCAATCCAGGGTTTTGTGACAAAAGGAAGGGTAGCGAGCGCGCCGACCCGGCCCTGCATCGCAAGTGTGGTGAACCTACCCTAGACTTCGCGGAATGTCAAGATTCACGACTATAGCAGCCGTGAAGCTCCGCCGTCAACCCCGGAGCCAGTGATCGGGCGCGTCGGGATCGCGGTGGTAGAAGTCGAACGTCGCCCAGACGATGACGTTGAAGAAGCCGTCGATCGGCTTGCCGTGCATGTCGACCGAGATCGGATCGAGCGTGACCCAGCCGTCGGGCGGGATCACCAACTGCTTGCGGTTCAGCGCCCGCTTGACGAGACCGCCGGCGCGGATGATCGCGCCGTTGCCTTCCTCCTCGGGGGCCTTGAGGGTGAATTGCAGCAGCCCAGCGGTCTTCTCATAGCCCTTCGGCCCAGCGACCTCGCAGGCCTTGGTCGCGCCGGTCTTGTGCCAGAACTCCGCCCAGTGGCGTCCGTCGGTCGGCTGGACGAACTGGGAGTTGTCGAACTTCAGGTCGAGGTTGGCCAGGACGGCGGCGGCGAGCGCCTGCTGTTCCAGGACTTGACGGAGCATGTCGTGTTCGAGCATCTAGTCCTCCCCGAGCCAGAACGAAACCCACGCCGCGAGATAGACGCGCGGCAGAATGATGAACGCGGGGATCACCCGAACACCTCTTTAACCGAGATTCGGACCATCCCCATGCTGTTACGGCTCTGGGCCTTGGTCGGCAGCAGCCCGTATTCGAGATCGACCGCGCTCTCGGCGGTGTTGGTCAGGTAGATGTCGATCGGCTCCTTGGCCCGCAGCGCGCCGGCCAGCGACTGGCGGGGGCGGGCCTCGTTGGCGCGGCGCCGGGGCTCCACGCCCAGGGGCATGTCGTTGGTGCGGCCAGGGTCGACGCCGCCGATCGGGTCTTCGTGACGCATGTCCGGCGCGCGGGTCGACCAGCGCCAGTTGTGGATCGTGTCGCCCTCCCACACCGGGGTGCGCGAGAGGATCAGTTCGTTCAGCCGGATCAGCAACCGGTCGGCGCGCTCGTCGTAACGCTTCTCGGCGGTGGCGAAGAAGCGCTTGAACGCCGCCTCCAGGTTCCCGTCGGTGTAGAAGTTGAGCTTGGCGCCGCCTACCTTCACGGCGTCACGATCCGGGAGGTGCGCACCTGGAGGATCGCCACGGCCTTGGCCGGGTCCGACAGGTCGCTCATGATCTCCCAGATCACGTCCGCCTCGTCGATGAGGTAGTCGGACGTCTTGGTCTCGAAGCCCTTGGGCAGGTAGACGCGCGGGAAGAGGAGCTTCTCGCCGACCAGGACCTGCCCGGTCTTGTCCTTCTCGTCCTTCTTGAAGCGCACCCGCACGGCCTTGGGGATGTCGATCTCGGTCGTGGGGTAGACGGTCTTGCCGCTCTCGACGTCGCGCACGCCAGTCCCCGAACGCTGGACATAGGTCCAGCGCTTGCAGAGGTCGTCAAGCTGGTTGAAGGCAACCAGGACCTGCGACTGGATGAACGCTTCGAGCGCCATTAGTGCCGGATGATCTTCTTGAAGGCCGGGCGCTGGCCGGTCTTGACCACGCCCAGGCCCTCCAGGATTTGCATGACGATGTCCGGCATCGAGCCGCGCTGGACCTCGGTGTCGAACTTCAGTTCGATGACGTCGACCTGGATTTCCTTCATGCCGCGCGTGGTCTGCGGCGAGGTCCAGTCGTTGTTGAGGAGCGCCGCCGCCATTTCGGCGGTGGCCTCCATCAACTGCTGCGGGATGGCGTCGCTGGGGATCAGGAAGCCGTCGACGTCATAGACCCCGGCGCGCGGCCAGCGCAGGCCGGAGTCCTCCTCGATCTTCTCCCCCGCCCATTGCACCGTCCGGTCCAGGTACTTGGAGGCGCGGACCAGGAAGCGTTCCTTGTCCTCGTCCTCCAAGGCGGCCCAGGCGGTGTTCGAGTAGACGTTGGCGTAGATGTAGTCGTCCGCGAACTGCACGTCGCAGTACGAGTTCGCGGCCGGGTCGCCGGCGCCGGTCTCAACAACGAAGGTGAAGGCCATGGTGCTCTACGTCTTTGTCACGATGCCACGGGTTTCGTGACATGGCCATTATCGATGAACGCCGGCAAAGCGTCAAGATTCCTGACAGCCGGGCGGTGGAAGCGCCGGGGCCGGCCGTCCTTGCCCTCGTGGGCGGAGAAGGCCTTGACCCAGGCCTTGGCCATGGGCGAGCGCACGACGTCTTCGTCGGTGAACTCGATGACGTGGATGGGGATGTCGTTGGCCTCGACGATGTCGATGACCGTGTCCAGCCCGGAGTCGTCCACGTCGATCTGGTCGACGTCGCCGGTGACCGCGTACTGGGCGTTCTCACCCCAACGGGTCAGGACCATCTTCAGGTCCTTGTAGTCGGCGTTCTGGGCCTCGTCCAGCAGGACGCAGCACTCGCCGAAGGTCCGGCCGCGCATGTGCTCGAAGGAGGCGAACTCGATCTTGCCGGCCTCCTGCAACTGCGTATAGGTCTGGGCGTTCATTTCCGCCTTGACGCCCTCGATCACCGGCACCAGCCACGGGGCCAGCTTGGCTTCGAGCTTGCCGGGCAGGAAGCCCAGGGCGTGCTTGGCCCGCGAGGCGGTGACGCGGGCGATGATCAGGCGTTCGGTCTTGCCTTCGATCAGCTTCTTGGCGAAGAGCCGGGACGGGATGTAGGTCTTCCCCGTGCCGGCCCCGCCGATGGCGATGGCGCTCTCGCCGGCCTTCAGCGCCTGGATGTAGCGCTTCTGGCGTTCAGTCTTGGCTTCGAGCGCCTTGTAGTTGGGCTTGTTCGCCGTGGGGTCCTTTTTCTGGCTGCGCTCCTGGCGCCGCGCCTGACGCGCAGCAGCCTTGGTGAGGCGAGGAGGGAACTGGGATTGGTCGAGCGGGTTGAATTCGGAAGACTCGGACACGTCGCTCCCTCTGGGATGGCGATTAAGGAACTCCCCCCACGATCCGGCAGTTCGAGAGTTCGATAGACGCCTGCTTGAGCAGGGCCTCGATCTCTTCTTTGACTTCCAACGTCATTTCACCAAGGCCCGCTTCTGAGGCGGTGTTGAGGACCAGAATGAGGCGCTCGTGCGCCGCGTCCGGATCGGTGTCCGTGGTGGTCGAAAAGTTCGTCTCGCAGGAGACGAGGGTAAGCGCAGCAGCCATCTAGGAAACTCCCCAGGAACAGATGACCCTATGGTTAGCTCGGGCCGCTGGGGGGTGTCAAGAACCGCGACTTCTGGCCGCAGGCGAACAAGCTTGACTGTAGGCTTAGTGGGGTTTGAAGATGCTCCAGAGAACGCCGATCGCGGTGACGCCGCCCGCCAGGGCGACGATGCCGGCAATGACCTTCTCGGGGCCACGCCACTGGGCTTTTTCGGCGATCCGCTCCTCGCGAATGGTGTTCACCTTGGCCTCGATCTCGTCGATCCGATCGGCGGTTTGATTCTTGATGGCGGCCAGTTGCTCCTTGGTCTCGGCGTGGCGAATGTCCATCTCGCGCCAAACGTCGCGCTCAAAGCGCTCCTGAGAGGAGGCGATGGTCTTCACCTTCTCCTTGACTTCGGCCATGTCCTCGCGGGTACGCATGTGCATTGCGCCAAGCTCATCCAGCTTACGAAAGATGTGTTCTTGGCTCTGCGTTGCGGAGCCGGTGTGGTCTTGCGACATATCGGCTCTCTAGTCCCCGACTTATGAGCGTTGGTGATGAAGGGGAAGCTACCGGAAAGGTGGTCGAAAGTCAAGATTCACGACACTACCCACGGTGGACTCAAGGTCGCATGACGCCCATGACGAAACGGCCCGCGCGGCGGGATGCCGGCGGGCCGTTTCTGACGACAACGCAGAGGCTCAACGATTGGGGCCTTCAGGCCCCAGCGCCGCTCTACGAGGAGGGTTGTAGCCGGCTCCGAAATGCGTGTCAACACATAGGAGCCAGAAAATTTCAGACCCTTTCAACCGACCCAGCGATCCTGGGTGATCTAGGTCGGCGCATCTCCGGGGTCGGGTCAGGCCCTGATCGACCCAGCGGAGCCCCCAGGAGGCCCAGGCCGGGATTAGGAGATGCTCGATGGTTCCTCCTACCTCGGCCCTATCCAGCACCCCTCCACGGCAAGCCGCGTTCGAAGATCGTCCAGAAACCGTGTTGGAACGCCGCCGGGCTGCTCCCTGGGTGTACGGCCAGGGCACCGACGGCGTGCAATCGTGGCCCACCGAGAGCCAGGGTCGAAGTTGGGCGATTCGGCATTGCCCGTCAAGTTTTGGCGCACGGGGAGGGACTCGAACCCCCAACCCACCGTGTAGAAGACGGCTGCTCTGGTTCCGTTGAGCTACCCGCGCAGTTGGCAGCGCGCCCCGGACTCGAACCGGGCCTCTTCGCCTTCGGAGGGCGACGCCTGACGATGATCCTGATCGGCCTGCGCGCTATAGATTTGGCACCCTGGAGTGGATTCGAACCACCCTTTTCAACTCCTGCTACGACTAAGGGATTCGTAATCCCCCTCGGTTACCAGGGCGCATGACCGGCCTTGGCCGGCGTGTTGGCTCCAGACCCCGGAATCGAACCGGGCTCACAGGCATTAACAGTGCCGCTGCACACCTTGTGCATTGACTGGAATGAACTCTAAAGCAGTTGGCTCTCGGCCAAGGAATCGAACCCCAATCCTCTGGACCAAAACCAGATGTCTTACCATTAGACGACCCGAGAACAACTTGGATGAGGGGCTAGGACTCGAACCTAGATTACCTGGACCAGACCCAGGCGTCCTACCGTTAGACGAACCCTCAACATGTTGGTGGGCGATGTAGGAATCGAACCTACGACCGAGGTATGTGGCACCCCTGCTCTACCATTGAGCTAATCGCCTACAGAACCGGCGCATCTCCACCGGGCCTGGGAATTGGTAGTGACAGGTGGTCTCGAACCACCGACCTCACGCTTATCAAGCGCGCGCTCTGACCCCTGAGCTATGCCACATCAGAAATGGTGCAAATGCCTGGACTCGAACCAGGGACGGGCGGATTATCGGTCCGCTGCTCTACCAACTGAGCTACACTTGCGTGGTTGGTGCCTGATGAAGGAATCGAACCTTCTCAATGCCGCCATGTCAAAGCGGTGCCTTCCCATCTGGCTCATCGGGCGTTGTTGGTGGAAACGGGAGGAATCGAACCTCCGACCTCCGGGGTTTCAAGCCGGCGCTCTACCTGCTGAGCTACGAGTCCATGATTGGTGGATGCTTGTGGGATCGAACCACTCCTCCGAAGAGAGGGGGTTTACAGCCCCCGGCTGGAGCCCTCCAGCTTTAAGCATCCATGTGGAGGACTAGCCCCCGTTGTTCATCTGCGATCTCCTGCGGATCAGCGAAACGGAAAAAGAAAAAGGCCCGCCTGGGTGTCCAGGCGGGCCTTTCGCGAATTGGGTTGAGGTGTCTGGACCTAGATAAAGGTCCCGCCATCATCCATGCGCGAACGGCCCGCCCGGAAATTCCGGACGACCTGAATCTGCACGAATTGACGGTACGACTTGCTCATGACGGGAAAGCTACACTACGTTTTCGGGAAGGTCAAGAAGAAAAGTTAACGTGGGTCGAAAAATGTGGTCGGGACGATCCCCTCCGCAGCGTTCCCGCGCGCAAGGGGCTCTGACGGCGCCCGTCGCCGACGATCACTGGATCGCGATGTAGGGGTCCGCCTCCTTGTCTGGGAGGGAGGCGGAAAACTCCACGGCAAGAGCTACTAGGGCTCGACGGGGCGCGATGCAACCGGCACATCCACCAACCCGGCCGAGGGCGTTGGCTCTGTCGTGACGTATGACATCGGTGCTGGCCGGCGTCAACATCAAAATGGCGGTAGGCGGAGAGCTTGAATCCCACACCCCCGGAGAGTGCCGCTCGTTTAGCAAACGGCGCCGGCGCGCCTGTCCGGTTCGCCTACCCTGTTGGCGGTGAGCGGAGAACTCGAATCCCACACCCCGGAGAGTGCGTCGCGCTTTCCAGGCGGACCGGGCACGCCTGTCCCGTTCGCTCACCATATTGGAGGAAGGCCGAGGTCTCGATCCCCACACCCCGGAGAGTGCGATCTGCTTTCGAGGCAGTCCCGGCGCGCCTGTCCGGTTGACCTTCCATGTTGGTGGAGTATGTGGGACTCGAACCCACCCCGACTTCCTTGCAAAGGATGCCTGCGCCCTGCGCATACCCCGTATCTGGTACTGACCCACGGGATCGAACCGTGCCTAGCGGGGACACAACCCGCTCCCCGCCCAGCGGCGATCAGCATAATCTCGTCGTCTTCCCGATCGGGAAAATCCGGGTGTCGCGAGCGCCGCGCCGCCTGGAATCTTCCCGATCGGGACATTGGTCGCGAAGAAGGGACTCGAACCCTCACGCCCCGAAGGGCGCCGGCCTCTCATGCCGGTGCGTCTACCAGTTTCCGCCACTTCGCATCAGTCTTGGTGCCTCACCTGGGGATCGAACCCAGAGCCCGGTCGCCCGGCCTGCTTTTTGAGAACAGTGCGTCTACCACTTCCGCCAGCAAGGCATGTCGTTGGTACGAAAGGTGGGACTCGAACCCACACGCCCCGAAGGGCACCGGCACCTGAGGCCGGCGCGTCTACCAGTTCCGCCACATTCGCACATGGAGCACAAGGAGGGACTCGAACCCTCGGTGAGGCTGGACGCCTAGTCGATTAAAAGTCGACGCCCTTCGCCGCTCGGGTCACTTGTGCATTGTTGGAGGATGTGGTGGGACTCGAACCCACGGTGAGCTTGCGCTGACGGATTAAGAGCCCGTTCCTCTCGCCACTGAGGTGACACATCCATATAGCCTGGAGGCTATGAAACTTGATCTCCGATATAGCCCGCAGGCTGTTTGATGGAGCCGAAAGTGGGGATTGAACCCACCTCGCACCCTTACGAAAGGCGCGTCCTCCCAGAGGCATCGGCGTTGTTGGTGCTGCTGGAAGGAATTGAACCTTCTACCGCCCCATACCAAGGGGTGGGCGCGAAGCCACGCGCAACAGCGTTGTTGGTCGGGGTGGCAGGACTTGAACCTGCGGCCTCGCGGCCCCCAGCCGCGCGCTCTCCCAAACTGAGCTACATCCCGATGGCGTTGGTCTGGGTGGCGGGACTCGAACCCACGGCCTCTCGGTCCCGAACCGAGCGCTCTACCGACTGAGCTACACCCCGATGATCAACGCGAAAAAGAAAAGGCGGTCTCCCTGGTGAGGAGCCGCCTTGCGCTAGGTCTACAGGATGTAGGTAGCGGGTGCGGCTCCAAGGCCTGCACCCGAGACGAGAGCCCTAGTGGGTCTCCGTCGAGTGCGAGGCCGAGGTGGTCGGCTTGGTCGAGGGCTTCGCGGCCGTCGCCAGCAGGGCAAGCGAAAGCGTCGCCGGGGAGGCGGCTTTCGTGCTCAGGCTGAGATGCGACAAGGCGAACATGACAACTCTCGACTGGCCACCCGCTGGCGGCCGTGAAAAACGAAGGATCACGCTTTTGCACTCCGAGGAGTGTCGTGATCCGTGACAGTCCATAAGCTCTCACAACTCCCGACGGATGTCAAGCGTCGTGGTGAATATTTTTCATCCCGCCCGCCACGTGTACTTCGCGAGCGGATCGGGGCGCGGGATGAGGTGCTGCGGAAACGGCGCGCTCGGGGCGAGGCGCCAGCCGTTGAACCGCGTCAGGAGCGGAACGAGGCCTCGGGACAGCAACTCGGTGCGAGCCGCTTCCGCATACGGAGATTGGGTGGAGACGTGGCGCAGGAGCGCGTCGCTCGACTGCGAGGAGGGATCGAAAAACATGGTAGCCTCGTGCATGCAGGCGCGCGGAACAGCCGCGCTGGAACCTGGATTTGCTGCGAGGGCTGGCGATGCCGACGGGACTCGAACCCGTTTCCACCGGGAGACAGCCGGTGATAATAACCCATATACGACGGCACCAAAGCTCAGAGATGAGTTGGGGGTGTGGAAGCCCGACGGAGACTCGAACTCCGCTCTCCTGATTGAAAGTCAGGAATCCTGCAAACCGCTAGACGACCGGGCCACATCACAAGAGGCCTCGGACCAAAACCGCTTTTAGGCGGTGGTGGTATCGAGGCCGGTGGCCTCGCGTTCGTAACGGGTGAGGAGGTGCGTCATAATGTTGAGGAGGCTCTCACGAAACTCGACGGCTGTCAAGCTTGTTGTTGAAGAAAATTGCCGGCTGGGCTCTTCACCCTTCCCTGCTGGGCCGGCGCCAACGCTCCCCTCCTACGATCCGGTCCAGGAATTCGGCGCATATGGCCTTCGCCGGTCCTGGCGGACGGGGACCCAGACGCTTGACCATACACTTCACCCACGGCCAGCGGGCTTTCTCGGTCAGAGGCGTACCTGGGGCGCACTTCGTTCGTGGTGGCGGGGTCCCCTGGTCCCGCATCTCTTCGGCTGGAGCCTACTTTACCGCCGAAGCGGTGCATGAGGAGGGCGTTCTCACCTCACCACGAGGTTGGAGCGGATAGCGAGGCTCGAACTCGCATCTTCTGCTTGGAAGGCAGCAACTCTCCCTTTGAGCTATACCCGCGAAATGGAGCATCCGTCGGGACTCGAACCCGACTCTACGCGTTGGCAACGCGCTGTAATCACCTATATACTACGGATGCGAAATGGCGCCGGACGCAGGACTCGAACCTGCCACGCGCGGTTTTGGAGACCGCCGCTCTACCCCATGAGCTAGACCGACATGGGACTGAGACCGAATTTCAGCAGAGTGGAAGACGAAGCGCCTTACGCGGCTTACGCGGCTTCGCGATCTTCCTCGGTCGGCACGTCACGCCACCCGTCGTCTTCGGCTTCTTCCGAGACGGGCGCGCTGACGCGCTTACGACCTCGCCCCTTGGGGGCTTCCGGCGCGGCTTCGACAGCGACGCGCTCGAAGGGCTGCGAGAGCCAGACCAGCCCGTCGGGACCATCACCCAGGCGCAGACGTTCGGCGGTCGACGGGATCACGTCGAACGGCTCGTTCGTCTCAGGGTGATAGATGCGGACAAGCTCAGCCATGGTGGCGCTCGAAACTCCAGATGAGCGCGCAGGTTAACCCCGATCTTCCACCATGTCAAGATTCACGTCTTGCGGGCCGGGAAAGGGCCGTCTATAAAGAGCGGGTGGGCCGCCGGGGAGCGGCCCGTCCCTCGCTCCCCCAGCGATACAAAGCCCCACCCGGCTCTCCCCACTACGCCGTCCAGCGCATCAGGACCGAATGATCCTGACCCGGCACGCCCGAGCGCCGCGCGGTCAGGCCCGGCAAACTGCCGATCCCCCCGCCGGTGTTCTTCGAGCCGCTGTAGCCGTGGATGAAGGAGGGCGTGTCCCCGATGATGTCCCAGCCCTGCTCCATGCGCGCGCCCGTGACCACCCCGATCGTCACCGCGCCGGTGGTTGCCAGGATCGTGCGGTAGACGCCGCGCTGGAGCGTCAGCACCGGCGAGAGGTTGACCACGTTGGCGCCCACCACGGGCGCGGCGACCAGAATGTCGGCCTGGACCACGCCGAAGCTGTCGACGATCCCCACCCGCATGGCCGGCGCGCCCGCCGAGCGGACGCTGAACGCCAACTGGGTCAGGGTGATGGAGTCGGACCGGACGTAGAAGGGCGAGAGGTCCAGATCGTTGGCCGCCAGGGCGCGATCGGCTCCCAGGCCTTGCAGCAGGACGCTGGGCATGGCGTGCAGGCCCGTCGCCGGCGGCAGATCGACCTTGACCTGCCCATTGACCACGGAGGACGGGGCCAGATGCGCGTTCCAGATCGGCTGGCCACCTTCCAGGGTCAGCGGCGCGCCGGTCAGGCCGTCGAGCGGCGGCGCCCGATCCAGATCGCTCAGGATGATCGGCACGCGGCGGCCCTCGGACCGGAACCAGAGGATGTCATCGGCCTTGTTGACGCCGATCTCGCCCGGCGTCAGGTGGGGCATGACGCCCGGCGTGGTGGAGTGGGGGTTCTGGATAGCCATTAGAACTTCATCGCCACGGGGTGGACCTGCTCGCTCGTCGCCCAGGGCAGGGAGCCCTTGACCGCGTCCAGAGTCACGGAGGACGCCCCCGTCCACACCCAGGCGTACACCCCCGGCGTCAAGGCCAGGGAGACGGGCACCAGTTGGGTCTCGGGCGCGGTGAACGTCAGGGTCTGGGCGAAGATTTCCGAGCCCAGGGAGCCGTTGAACGGGTAGAGTCCCAGGGTTACCGCGCCGACGCCGGCGGAGGCGTGTACACGCACGCTCAGGAGGACGTCCTGGAGCGGCATCTCGAAGAGAGCCATGCCACCGGACGCGCCCGGCAGAACGACCGTGTCCAGGCCCGTGGGCGCGATGCCCGGCACGCGGAACTCAGCCGCGTCGAACGGAGAGCCGCCCGCGCCGCCCTGGAGCGGCCCCCACTCGGAGCCGGTGGCGGTCTTGGTGACCACGTGGTCGAGCGGCGTGCCGCTGGGCCGGCGCGGGATGTAGCCGACGTCGAGCGGGATCGGCTGGACGCCGACCACGGTCTCGACATAGAGCTTGCGTCCAGCCTCGTCGATGTAGAGTTCGCCATCGGCCAGATCGACGGGCGCGCCGGCGCCGCCATTGAGCTTGACGTCCGCGAAGATCGTCGTGTCAGGCGGCATGGTGATGTCGGTCGACATGCCTTAGGTCTCCAGGGTCGCCATGACCGGCGCGGGCGCGCCCGGCGCGGTGGTGAAGTCCGGCGCGATCGCCGTCGGGGTGGTGGGAGCCCGGAACGAAGCCCCCGCCGCGCCGGTGACCTTGAAGGTGGCGGCGTACCAGCCCGGCGTCAAGACCGTGGCCGTGCCGGCGGCGGACTTGACGCCCGCCGTGCTGGTGCTGACCGTGCCGGTGACGATCGCCGCGCCCGGCGTGCCGGTGAGCGACCAGCCGATCAGGCCCAGTTCGGCCGTCGAGACGGCGGTGCCCACGACCTCGATCGACAGCGCCTGGATGTCGATGGTCTTGGCCACGAAGAACGGACGGGTGTAGGTGACGTCGAGCGTCGGCGTGAAGGTCGTGGTGCCGACCACGCCCTCGGCCAGGGCGATGCGCGCGCCGGCCGGCGGGGCGTTGCGGACCGGGAGCAGGTACTGGGTGAACGGCGTCTCCCAGGACATCCCGCCCGACAGCACCTTGCCATCGTCGGTGGCCGGCGGCGGAAGGCCTTCGCCGTGCATGAAGCCCAGCGGCGTGGACTTGACCGCGCCCGCGCCGTCGCGGGTGAACAGCAGGCCGTCGGTCTCGTTCAGCGCGATCTCGTGGGGCAGCAGGCTCGCGGGCGCATGTCCCGCCGTGTTGTTGCGGCGATAGCGGATGCGGTTCTTGCCCAGCGGCAGCGGCACGGTCACATAGGCGTCCGGCGGCAGCAGGGTGATCGAGGCGAACTCGGCCAGCGAGTAGGTGATCGCCTCGGGCGCGACAAGGTAGATCGTCGGGAAGCCGACGATGACCGTGGCTTCCTGGAAGAGGATCGCCTGCGGCGGCAGGGTCTGAACGACGAGTTCGTCGGTCGCCTGGATGAAGACCGCGCCCTGGCCTTGCGCCTCGGGCGGGGTGATCGTGATCGTGCCGATCTGACCCGACAGACCCTGCCCGGCCGAGACCGTAGCCTCGGGCGTGCTGGTGATCGTGATCGTGCCGAGCGCGCCCGAGGTAGCGCTGGGCACGCGGCCCACGCCCGTCGGGGCGGTGACGACGATCGGGCCGGGCAGGGCGACGGACTTGTTGGCGCCGGTGGTGAGCGTCGCGGCCGGCGGGGTGACGACGATCGTGCCGATCGCGCCCGTGCCCAGGCCGCGCCCGGTCGCCGCGCCATTGATCCCCGTGACGGTGATCGTGCCGATGTCGCCGGTGCCGAAGATGGTGTCGCCGGTCGCCGTGCCGATGGGCGCGGTGAGCGTGATCGTGCCGATGGTGCCGGTGATGGCGACCGAGCCGCGCGGTACGGCGACCGGCGAGGTGACGACGATCGGGCCGGGGAAAGCGAGCGAGAGGTTACGGCCGTTGCTGACGGTCGCGGCCGGCGGCGTCAGGGTGATCGTGCCGATCGCGCCCGTGGCAAAACCGGGGTAGGAGATGAAGACGCTGCCGTCGAACGGCGTGACCGTGATCGTGCCGATCGAGCCGGTGGCCGAGGCGGCGCTGCCGGTCGCGACCGAACCAGTCGGCGCCGTCAGGGTGATGGTGGTCAGTGCGCCGGAGGTCGAGGCCGCCGTGCCGGCCGTCGCCGTCGCCTCGGGCGAGGTCAGGACGATGGGACCGGGCAGAGTGAAGGACGCGTTCGCGCCGGCCGTCAGGCTGGCGACGGGCGGGGTGAGCGTGATCGTGCTCAGGGCGCCGCTGATGGCGACCGAGGCGAAGACCATGGCCTGCGGCGTGGTGACGAAGATCGTCGGCAGCGGCAGGTTGATGGCGACAGCGGCCTGATAGCCGCCCGTCGGCACGCCGATGGTGATCGTGCCCAGCGAGCCGGAGGCCTGGGCCGACTTGGCGTCCAGCGCCACGCCTTCGGGCGGGATGACGGTGATCGGCGGGATGTAGTGGAAGCGCGGCGGCTCAACGCCGATCGTGCCGATCTGGCCGATGCCGTTGGCGCTGATCTCCGGGCCGCCCGCCGGGGGCGTGACCAGGATCGGCGGACCCAGTTGCCCGCCGTGGAAGCCCAGACCCAACGCCTCGGGGCCGGTGATGAACACCGCCGTGTCGCTGAACGGCACGGTGATGTCGAGCGAGGCTTCCGCGTCGTTGCCGTTGATGACGATCGGCGGCGGCATCGCCACGTTGACGTTGGCGTTCAGTTCCGTTTGCGGAACCGGCGGCGAGACCAGGATGATCCAGTCGCCCGTATAGGGCTCGGCGAGGCCGTCGCCGCCAGCCGATCCATCCAGCTTGGACAGGATGATCGGCGCGAACGAGCCGACCATGCGCACGTCGCCGCGCGCGCTGCCGGTCGGCGTGGTGACCGACACGACCAGCGGATCGGGCAGGGCGTGGACGAAGTTGTCCTCGGAAATCCAGAAGCCCTGGCCGAACGGGGCCACGACATAGATCAGGCCCGGATCGACGTAGAGGTTGACGTCGTCGCCGCTGCTGGCGTTGACCGAGACGCCCAGCGGGACGATCTGGATCGTGCCGATGTCGCCGCTGGCGTCAGCCGGTTGACCCCCTTCGATCGCGTAGACCGAGATGGTGCCAATGTCGCCGGTCGCCTCGGCGCTCTGCTGAACGACCGCCGTGGGGACGGTGACCGTGATCGTACCGATCAGGCCCTCGGCCAGATCATCACCCTGGGCGCTGCCATCCAGCGCGGTGAGCGTGATCGTGCCGATGTCGCCCGAGGTGGCGACGTTGTTGTTGGTCGAGGCGTCGCCGTTGAGCGTGACGAGCGTGATCGTGCCGATGTCGCCGCTGGTCTCGACCGGGGGGATGACCTGGGTGGACGCCTCGGGCGCGGTGACCGGGATGGTGACGAGCGCGCCCGACGCCAGGACCGGCGGGATTTCGACCGCGTCAGCCTCGGGCGCGGTGAGCGTGACCGTCGGCAGGGCGGGGGTGGCGTTGGCGGCGGCCGTCTGGGTCGAGTTGAACGACGTGACGGTGATCGTGCCCAGATCACCCGTGCCCTCGGCGTCGATGGCGAACGGCGCGTGATCGGGCGGGCTGACCAGGAGCGAGGTCTGGTCGTTGATCGGAACGATGACGATCGCCTGGGCCTGCGGGATCGTCTCGGGCGGACCCAGCCCGATGACCGGCAGGACGCCCGACGCAAAGGCCGGCTGACCGGACGTGCCGACCGGGACGACGACATTGACCGTGCCGATCGCGCCGGTCGGGGTGCCGACCAGGGTGCCGAAGGTGTTCAGGCCCGAGACGTTGACGGTGCCGATCAGACCGGCGGCGTTGCCGGGCGTGGGCGTGATGACCGTCAGGACGATCCGGCCGTTGCCGCCGTCGCGAACGCCCGCCTTGCCGTTCGAACCGACCCCGATGCCCGAGGCGTAGTTGGGCGAGCCCATGCCGCCCGGCAGGTTGCCCGAGCCGCCCGAGGTCGAGCCGGTGCGATAGCCGCTCAGGGTGGTGTTGATGTAGCCCGAGCCGCCGCCGGCCGCCTTGTAGGCGCCGCCGCCGCCGCCGCCGTAATAGCCACCGCCGCCGCCGGGGCCGTTGTTGGCGACGCTGATCGTGGTGCCGCCCACGCCGCCTTGCATGAACGAGCCCGAGACACCGTTGGGCGTGCCCGTGCCACCGACGCTTTGGGTGCCGCCGGTGTTGGGGAAGGTCGCGTTGACGCCGTCGTAGCCACCCGAGCCGCCCGACGAACCGCCACCGGGGCCGCCCGCGAAGTCATAGGCGACCGAGCCATAGGCGCCGCCGCCGCCGCCGCCCGCCACGGCCGCCAGATCGCCGCCCGCCCACATGCGCGCAGAGCCGCCGCCGCCGCCGTTGAACGCGGTGAAGGCGGGGCGATAGCCGTTGCCACCGTCGGGATAGCCGCCGGCATTGATGCCCGAGGCGTCGCTGCCGCCGGCGGTGTTGGAGCCGAAGCCCCCGGACGGCGTCTGGAGCGTGATCTTGTCACCCTGGACAAGGTCCATCTCGTAGACGGTATAGCCGCCGCCGCCGCCACCCGTCGAGGTGCTGGAGTTGGTCGCCGAGCAGCCGCCGCCGCCCGCGCCCCACATCTCGACCTTGATGCGCGCCCCACCCGGATCGTCGACCGAGTAGTTGTAGCGCGAGCCGGTATAGGGATGGACGACGGTGGTGCCGGCCGCCGGCAGCGGATAGAAGGCGCCGGCGGCGGCCGTGATCAGTCCACCGACCTGGACGGTGCCGATCGGACCCGTCGCCGCGACCGTCGAGGTCGCCAGGAAATAGTTGATCTGCCCGTCGCCGCCAGGGTTGCCATTGGCGGGCGTGGTCTTGACGGCCGCGCCGACACCGCGACCGGCGGCATAGCCCGAGACGCCCGTGGAGGCCGGCAGGCCGTTGCCGCTGCTGCCGGCCTGGACCGTGCTCGCACCCGTCAGGCCCAGGGTGCGCTTGTTGCGGAACTGCTGGGGCTTGAAGTTCTGGCGGTAGCGGGCGACACCCACCGTCAGGCGCACCTCGTCGATCTTGCCGACGAAGCGCGTGCTGGCCCCCGCGATCGACCGGTAGTTGCCCAGGGTCAGGGTGGTGGCGGTGATCGAGAACGGCGAGCCGGTCGTCGTCGAGACGAGGATGCCGTCCTTGTAGACGCGCGTGCCGTTGATGTCGCGCGAGATCGCATAGTGCGCCCAGACGTTGGCGGCGCGCGCAGAGTCGGTGTACTTGGTGTCGAGCGTGGCGCCCGAGGGATCGGCGTTGTTGTACCGCAGGCCCAGGACCGTGGCCGAGGGGTAGTAGTGCAGGGACAGGCCGTTGATGCTCTGGTCCCCGATGATCATCATGACCCCGGTCGTCAAGGACGCGGGGTTGAACCAACCTTCCAGGGTGAAGTCCTGCTGGCCGATCGCCGGGATGTCCGTCGTCAAGTGGCCGGCAGACATGGTCAGGCAGGTGGTGCCGAACTTCGGGCCGGAGGTCGTCGTCGTCGGGGCCGTATCGAGCAGCAGGGTGTTCAGCTTGCGCGCATCGTCGGCCACGCCGCTGGGCGTGTCGAAGCTATACTGCAAGACCACGTAGTCGCGCAGGTAGTCGTACTCGGTGACGTCCCAGCCGTCCGCGACGAAGCCCGAGCCGCCGGCGCCGCCCAGCCAGCCGGTCGAGGAGGCGTTGGTGGAACCGGAGCCCGAACCGCCATAGAGGCCGCCGCCGCCACCGCCACCATGGGCGATGTTGCTGGTCGAGGCCGTGCTGCCTGCCAGATAGCCCGCGCCGCCCTTGAAACCGCTGCCCGAGGTGGTCGCGTCGGTCGTGCGGCCGGTGTTCCAGCCGCCGCGATAGGTCTGGCCGCCGGTGTTGAAGACCGTGACGGTGTCGGAGTTGCCGCCCGTCGTGCCACCGCCGCCGCCGGCGGTGGTCGTGGCCGTATGGATGCCGCCGCCGCCGCCGCCGCCCGCGACCAGAAGCAGGATGTCGTCGACATAGACGCGCGAGGAGCCGCCGCCGCCGCCGAAGATGCCCGAGACGTGCATGCCGCCCTGACCACCATCGGGCCAGCCGCCGGGACCGCCGGTGCCAACGAAGGCCCCAGAGACGCCGCTGGTATAGACCGCGCCATTGCCGCCCGCGCCGTTATAGACGCGCAGGATTTGGCCCTTCTTGAGGTCGAGCGTCGCCGCCGCATAGCCGCCGCCGCCGGCCAGTTCCGAGCCGCTGTTGGCGGTCATCATCGAGCCGCCGCCGCCCGCGCCCCAGGCCTTGAGCGTGATGGTGCCGTCGTTGCCGACCATGAAGGTCTGGACCGCCGAGGCCACGGGGACGTTGGCGCTGACGCTTTCGTTCAGCAGAGTCGGGATGTCGAACGAGCAGACGATGCGCCCGTGCCCACCATTGGTGACGGAGTTGCCGGGCGTGTTAGAGCCCTGGCCACCCACGCTGGCCGAGGACCCCCAATCGGGATCGGACAGGTTGGTGCCGCTGGTGGTGCCCGCCTGCTGGGTGCCCACATAGTTGGCGGTGATGTAGGTGGAGCCAGGGCCGCCGGGCTGGAAGCGGGAGTTGTTGGGCGCCGAGCCGGCGCCGCCCCAGTAGCCGCCGCCACCGCCGCCGCCCGCGAGGTTGTTGGGCGTGTCGATCGTGCCGCCGTCAATCTGACCGATGCCGGCCAGCATAAAGACGCCACGGTTGTTGCCTTCCGCGCCGCGCTGGGGCGAGAAGCCGCCATAGAAGAGGGACGAGCCGGAGGGGCCAAAGCCGTCGCCGCTGGGCGGATAGGACGCCAGACCCGCCGTGCCGCCGTCGAACGAGATCGCGCCACCGCCACCGCCACCCGCGACCCCAACAAGCTTGCCGTTGATGTAGACGTGGGAGGAGCCGCCGCCGCCGGCGTTGCCACCCGTGGCGTCGCCGGCGTTGCCGTATTCGCCGTTCGGGAAGCCACCGCGTCCGCCCAGGTTCGGGCCGGGCATGCCCTTGCCGCCCTCGCCGACCACGAAGGTGACGATGTCACCCTGGTTGATCTTGACGATGTCGACCTTGAAGAAGCCGCCGCCGCCGCCGCGCCGCAGCGTGCCAGACGAGCGCGTGCAGCCGCCACCGCCCGCGCCCCAGACCTTCAGGGCCATCAGGCCCGTGGTTCCGGCGACGTAATGCTCAGCCGCGTTGGTGAAGCTGAAGACCGTCTTGCCAGTCGGCAGGGTCGGCAGACTCGTCAGGGGGGTGACGGTCAGGTTGATCGCACCGTCGCCGCCAGGGCCGGTGGTGCCAGCCGACGAGCCGCCCGTTCCGCCCACGCCCACGCCAGCCGGCTTGGTGCCCGGATCGTAGGGCGCGCCGGTGGCAGGCGTCCCCGCCTGCATAACGCGGTTGTAGGTGTTATCGCCCGAGGTGTAGCCGCAGCCGCCGCCGCCCGAGCCGTGCGTGCCCGAGCCGCCCTTGGCGCCCCCGCCGCCGTAATAGCCGCCGCCGCCGCCCGCGCCAGCCGTGGCGATCGCGACGGTCGGGGATTCGATCGGCGAGCCGTGGCCGCCTTGCAGGAAATAGCCGCGACCCTGGCTGCTGACCGCGTTGACGCCGCCCCAGGTGCCGCCGGTGCCGTTGTTGGTCGTCTGGTCGGTCGACTGGAGGCCAAAGCGCCCGCCGCCCACACCGCCGTAGTAGAAGCCGGTCGAGCCGCCGCCGCCGGCCGCGATCGCCAGCAGACGTCCGTTGACCCAGACGTTGGTCGAGCCGCCGCCGCCACCAAAGTTGGGCGCCGCCGCCGCCGGGCGTCCGCCGGAGCCCCCATTGGGCCAGCCGCCCGCGCCGCCGGTCTGGCTGACGCCGCTCGGGGCCTGACCGCCCTGGGCGACCTCGACCTCGACGATGTCGCCCGGATAGAGGATGCGGGTGAGCTTGGTGTAGCCGGCCGCGCCGCCGAAGCGCGCGGCGTTGCCGCCAGAGGTATAGAAGCCGCCGCCGCCGCCGCCGCCCCACATCTCGAAGTCGACCGAGCAGATGTCGGTGACCTCGTAGACCTGCCGGGTTCCGGTATAGCTGAGCGTGCTACTGCCCGACGGCAGGGCCGAGGCCGTGGCCCCGATGTCGGTCAGGGCGAGGTAGGCAAAGCCGTTGCCGCCCGGCGTGATCGAGGCCCAGCCCGTGCTTGCGACCGTGGGGCCGACCCCGCCTTGCGCGGTGCCGGCCGGAATGGTGATGCCCGCCGGGTTGATCGGAGCGCCCGTGCCGTCCTGCGGCGCAACACGGCACGCGCCCGCGACGTCGGTGGCCTGGGACAGCCAGCCCGAGCCGCCGCCGCCCGAGCCGTGCGCGCCCGAGCCGCCGCCGTTGGACGCGCCGCCATAGAAGCCGCCGCCGCCGCCGCCGCCCGTGTAGGCGTTGGAGACGTTCGCGGCGGTGCTGGCTTGACCGCCCCGGAAGTAGCCGCCGGACTGGACAGCCAGCGTGCCCGAGCCGGCCACGCCGCCGGCAAGCTGCGTGCCGCCCGCGCCGGACGAGGCGTCGGTCGACGCCATGCCGAGCGCGCCGCCGCCGTTGCCGCCGCTGTAGAAGCCCGTGGCGCCGCCGCCGCCGCCCGCGACGGCGACCAGATCGCCGTTCTTATAGATGCGGGTCGAACCGCCGCCGCCGCCAGGAGCAACCCAAGCCGCGCCAGAGTTGATCGCCCCGAAGCCGCCATCAGGCCAGCCGCCCAGGCCACCGGCAGACGCGGTGGTGCCCGAGCCGGTCGGGACGCGCCCGCCCTGGCCCACCTCGACGGTGATGATGTCGCCGACATCGACCATGAAGCGGGCATTGGTGTAGCCGCCCGCGCCGCCGAACTTGTTGGCGTTGCCCGAACCGTTGGCATAGTAGCCGCCCGAGCCCGCGCCACCCCACAGGTAGATGTCGACCTGACCCGCAGCCTTGACGACATACTCCACCGCGCTGCCGGAATAGGCAACGGAAGCGGGCGTGCCGGCGACGAGATCGACCAACGCGGGAGACCTTTGACGGGAGGATGGACGGGAGGGCTAGGTCACAAAACCCTGGTTTCGTGACCTAGGGATTAGTTCTGGAAGCGCAGCGGCGACGAGAACGACACGGCGAAGTTCGCGTTGGTCGACGACACGTCCGTGCCGAAGTCGACGTAGGCGACCAGCGGCGAGGTCGAGGCCGTGCCGGTGTCCTTGTAGATCACGGCCGCGCGGGCGGTGATGGTGGCGCTGGTCCAGGTCACGGTCGCGAACGACAGGTCCTCGCGGTCGTTGGCGGTGTCGGGCGTGATGGTCACGGCCGAGGCCTGACCGCCGGCGGTGTAGCCCGCGCCGGTCACTTCGTTGGTGACTTGGTTCTTGCGGGTGTGGGTGTCCTTGTTCGGCGTGTAGGCCGAGGTCACCAGCATGACCTTGAAGGTGTCGGTGTCAAAGGCGATGTCGCCATTGACCAGATCGTGCAGCATGGAGTTGTAGACGAGCGAGGCCATGGTTGGGGCTCCTGAGGGTTAGAACGTACCGCCGTCGATGGTGACGTTGGTGAAGACGACGTTGCGGATCGCTCCGCCGGTGATGTCGACGTCATCGGCATCCTGGTACGCCATGGTGCCCAGGCTGTCGGGGTCGACCCCGCCTCCGCCGCCGCCGGTCGCGCCGATGTAGCGGTAGAGTTCGAGATAGATGCCGTTGGCCGCGATGCTGACGGAGCCGGAGCCGATGGTTGCGGTCTTGGCTCCCGGCACGGCGGTCGGGAAGTTGAGGACGCCGGCCATGTAGTCGAAGGTCCACTCTTCCCCGGTGGTGTCGGGAAAGATGCGGGCGGCCGGGCCGGTGTTGGGGTCCCCGATGAAGACGCGGGCGGCGTAGCCCGAGCCACCCACCGAGGGGGCGATGAAATTGGTCAGCCGCGTCGACGGCGTTCCGAAGGTCGAGGTGGCCAGCCACGTCTCGTTGGGCTGGGCCGTGGGATCGGCGGTCGCCCGGATGCGCGTGGCGCCCGAGTAGACCTTGACCTGGGCGCTGTCGCTGGTCGGCGGCAGCGCCGGCAGGAGGCCCTTCTCGTTCCAGATGTTCTCGGGGAACACCACGGACGGAGAGGGGATCGATTCGTTCGAGCCGCTCTTGTCGGACGCCTTGCCGGTCTTGGTGACCCCGAAGGCGACCAGCTTGATCAGGCGGTCGACGAGTTCAGTGCTATTGATCGCCATGGCCGCCCCCTTAGTTCGTGAAGCTCAGCGCCGTGAGCGTCTGCCCGGCGACGAACTTCAGGCGGACCAGGATTTCGTTGTTGGTCGCGTTGGTCGACGACTCCGTGCCGAAGGTGATCTGGAAGGTCCCGGAGGTCCCGTTCATGACCGCGCCCAGGGCGCAGCCGGCGTTGGGGTCCCCGGCCTCGCCCGGAATACCGGCGCCGTCGTAGGCCTGGAAACCGTTCCACCAGCCGTTCGGGGCGTTGGGCTGGGCGGTGGAGACGCCCGGCAGCTTGACCCAGCAGCCGGCGTAGGAGCCGGTGATGGCGATCCTGAAGGTCGAGCGCGCCGCGCGCTTGAACGACAGGGTGACGTACTGGGCGCCCGAGCGCCCCACCGACAGGTTCGGCCCCTGGGGCAGATAGCCGGTGGCGTAGTTGTTCTGGTTGTGCCCCATGATGCCGGCGACGCAGGCCGCTTCATGGGTCGCCAGAGCCGCCGTCTGATCCCAGGACTGGGGCGTGCCCGCCGGCGTGTCGCCCGCCCCCAGGCCCACGCGCAGGGCGTTGAGGCCGTTGGGGGTCGAGCCCATGCCGGTGACCGGCACCGAAAGCTCGTCGATCTTGCCCGTCGCGGTCCCGCGCTTGACCAGGATGATGGTCGACGACAGGGTGACCGTGGCGGATGCGCCGTTGACGTTACGCGCCACGCCCTGGATGACGCCCGAGGTGTGGACGTTGGTCCCGTCGATGGCGATCGACTGAGCGCTGATCGCCTGGGCGGCGGTGGTGTTACGCGCGAACGGCGTGACGAAGCCGATCGAGCCGTAGCTCAGGGACTTGGCGGCGATGATCGAGTTGGAGCCCGAGATCGTCACCGGGTCCGACCCGCCATAGTAGGTCTCGCCCGCGAGGTTGTTGTAGGACATCCCCACCGTCAGCGAGGCGCCCGTGCCGTAGTGTGGGACGCTCGACGAGTAGGCCAGGGCACCGGCGACTTCCTGGACGACGCTGCCGGCCGAGACCGTCGGGACCGCCGTCAGGGTGTCGCGGATGAACACCGCTTCGTTGGTCTGCCCCGCCGCCGAATGGGTCAGCTTGATCTTGTTGACGCCGACCGGGACCGCCAGGAGGTTCAGGCTGACGTCCATCGACTTCCAGAAGCCGGGGCGATCGGCCGGGTAGTCCTTCTGGTCGGCGATGACCAGACCCGAGTAGGTGCCCTCGTCCGTGCCCGTCAGGACCCGGCTGGCGGCCTCGGCGCCGTTGAGGAGCGCGGCGAGCGTGCCTTCCTTGCCCGGACCGATGTCGTTGAACGTGAAGGTCGAAACCCCCGAGGCCGTGATCCGGGAGACCGAAGTCCCCGCCGTCAGGCCCGAGGCGGTGTTGTCGGTGAACCCGATCGCCAGTCGCGGGTCGTTGCCCGAGACGTTGCTGATCGAGAGCGTGCCGTTCGGGAAGGCCGGCGGCTGCGGCGGGATCAGCTTGCCCAGGAGGACGTCGAGGTTGACGATCGACTCGCCGACCGACAGCCCCGTCAGATCAATGGCCCCTTGCGAGACATCCTCGTCGCCGTCGCTCAGGACGATGTCGAAGCTGTCGTCGAACGGGGTGCCGCCGCCTCCGCCCTCATAGCCCGCGTCGTTGAGGGCCTGGACCAGGGCGTCCTTGTCGTCGATGCCCCGGTCGAACTCGAACGGGAAGATCGAGCCGCCGCTCTTGGACAGGCTAAGCCCGAACTCGCCGATGATCCGGAACGGCGGATCAAAGGCGACCGGGTAGCCGGGCCACCAGACCGAGTCGCCGTCGATGCCGAACTCGGCGACGAAAGCGGCGGTCTGGCCCGCCAGCGGCTTGAGCGTGGACTCGAACGCGATCTCGCCGACGAACGAAGTCGCCTGCTCGATGTTCGACACCATGACCGCTTCGGAGCGGACAACGGCGCCGGCGCGTGCAGTCCAGACGCGAGCCATGGGTTAGGCGTAGCGCAGTTGCACCGCGCCCACGCCGAACGAGATCGAGTCCCCGACCGGCAGGGTGCGGGTGGCCGGCAGCGGGCCGTAATCGAGCAGGTCGCCGTCTTCGTTGAACACGCCCCAGTGGGTGACGGTGGGCCAGCCATCGGTGACGGTCGGGCCGAAGACGATCGGCACGGTGTTGGAGATCGAGGACTTGCCGGCGTCGACGCCCGTCATGCGGACGGTCGAGCCGAAGGAGATGGCTTGGCGTCCATAGCCGAAGACGCTGTTGGGCTCGACCACGCCAGTGCCGTCCGGGTTAGGGGCAGCGGTCAGCAACCCGAGTTCCGGGTTGCCGGCCTTGACGTAGGCGATGATGACGTCGTGGAGCTTGTAGGACTGGTTGGCCACGGGTTAGTTCACCTGGGTGATGTAGATTTTGCCGTCGGTCTCGCCGTCCGCCAGGATGAAGGCCAGCGAGCCGCCAGCCTCCATCGCAAAGCGCGCGGCTTCGTTTTCCAGCAGCGGACAATCGTCCGTGGTCGCCTCGGCCCCCGCATCGTTCGAGCGCGCCAGATGCACCTTGCGGTCGGCGCGGACGACGAACGTCTGGCCGTTGCCCGGATTGTCGAACGCGTCCGAGGCCGACGTCACGTCGAGCACCCAGGTCTTTGCGAAGTAGCCGAGTTCCAGCATGGCTTAGGCGCCCGCCTTGCGACCGCGACCGCGCGCCGGAGCAGCGGCCGGGGCTTCTTCCTCGGCGGCCGGCTCGACGACTTCGTCCTCGACTTCGGTGTCGTCAGCGTCGGCGGCGCCGGTGACTTCTTCGATCGTGCGATCGTTGCGGTGACCCGCCATGTCGAGGACGGCCTGGGCCGGCTCGGGACCGTTCTTGGCGGTCGAGCGGTAGGGCGCGTGCGCGGCCGGCGTGACGTCCGGGCTGGCGTTCTTCTTCCAGGTCCAGCCGGCGCCGTTGACCAGATCGTTGGCGTTCAGGCGGGAGTGCAGTTCGCGCTTGCCTTCGGGCGAGAAGACTTCGACGAGGTTCTTGTTGCTCATGGGGAAATATCCGTTTCGGGGAAGGCCGGCGCGCCTAAAAAGACGCGCGCAAAAGAGACCTTGACTTCTGGCATGAAACGGGCCTTGTGTCAAGATTCACGACAGTCCGGAGAGCTTCCGGGCTGGGTCCAAAGAAAAACCCCGGACCGCGAGGTCCGGGGTTTGACTTGGTCGACTTGCCGGTGGTCCGGCTCGCCCATTACTGGTGCGAGTGCGGAGCCACGAAGGCGAAGAAGTCGAGCGACGGGGCGGTGCCCGCGACGTCGATGGTCAGCTTCACCTTGGCCGCGTCGGCATCCTTCAGCTTCAGCGAAGCCGGGTGGAAGGCCAGGACGTAGGGGTCGCCGATCAGACCAGCGTCCACCGTGAAGGTGTGCTGGACAACCGGGTTGGCGCCGGCCGCGTCGGTGGTCACGACCGAGACCGAGTAGGTCTCAGCGACGGTGCCGCCGGTGGTGATCGCCTTGAAGTTGAAGACGATGTCGAACGAACCGATGCCGTAGCGGCCGGCGATGTCGCCGCGACCGTTGGCGATGCGGTACAGGTCGACCGAATTCACGGACGAACCGTCAGCGGTGACCGCAGCGGTGCCGACCGGCTGAAGCGCCAGGAGCGCGTCGTACTGGTGACGAATCTTGGATTCCATCTGGGGAGTTCCTGCTTAGATGGGGTTGACGAGGTCCAGGAAGGTCAGGGGGCCGAAGCCCCCTGAGCCATCACCCTTAGCGGGTGACAGCGGCCTTCTTGATGCCCCAGACGCGAGCGGCAGCACGGCCGCTCAGGACGGCCAGCGAAACCAGCCATTCCACGCGGGTACGCAGAACCGGCTTGGCGTCGATCTCGCCGAGGTCTTCGATCTCCATGATGCCGTTCTGGAGGCCGACCACGCCTTCGTCGCCGATGTTGACGACGTAGATCGAGGTGCCGACAGCGGCGCCACCGCCGGGGTTGGCTTCGTTGAAGTCGATGACCTGCTGGTTCTTGTCGTCGTAGTCGGTCACCAGGATCGGCAGGTCGGCGTAGCGCATGACGCGCATGCCGAACTCGTCCTTGTCCCAGGTCACGTAGCCGGTGACGTTGGGGTTGTTGGCCGACTGCGCGAGCAGGTTACGCATGCGCTTCGACATGATCAGGTGCGTCGCACCGTCGACCGCGTCGATGGCTTCGTCCAGGACGGCCAGCGACAGGGCGTCGCCGCCCGAGGTGTTGCCGGCCGGGAAGAGTTGCGAGCCGGTGATGCGCTTGCGCAGACCGTCGAACTCACGCGGGTCGTTTTCCGAGTCGCCGTTGACGATCTTGCCGGCGAGGTACAGGCTCAGAGCCTTGACCTTCATGCGCTCCTGCTGCGAGCGGACGTTGGCGCCGTGGGTCTTCAGCAGGGCCTTGTCGACGTCCAGGTCACCGCCGACGATGCGCAGGCGCTCGACTTGCGGGTTGATCACGCCGGTCGACGTGTCGTAGGACTCGTTGATGCCCCGGAAGGCGACGCCCGAGAGCTGGCCTTCTTGCAGGTAGGTGTACGCGCCGCCCTGGATGTCCAGGAACGGGATCACGCGCAGGATGTCGGGCGTCGCGAAAAGCTCGATGATCGCGGCGCGCTTGACTTCGTCGTTGCCGAGCGCCATTTCGGACGCTTGCAGCAGGGTCACAGCAGCCATTGGCTTGCTCCTTTTGGTGTTCGCGCCGGCCGTGTTGAGAGACGGACCCCGTCTCGGTCTGTCCCTCGGTCGACCGGCAGTCACCGAGGGAATTCTCTTGTCACGAAACCAGGGTTTCGTGACTTGACTTGTGCGAGCGATCGCCAGCTAGGCGCTCAAGCTCCGATGCCCGTTCAGGCGAATTGGCTCCGGGCTTTTAGGAGAGCCCGGCAACTCCTGCCCCGAAGGGCGCATCTCACAAAACCAGGGTTTCGTGACTTAGCGCAGACGCGCCGACTTCTCGTTGTTGGCGATCGCCAGCCGTTCGGCCGCCGACATGCCCTTCAGCTTCTCGGCCGAGACGCCATGGACCGTCTTGGTCTTGTCGCCACCGGCGCCGCCGCCGCTGCTGTTGAGGAAGAAGTAGGGCTTCTCCTCCTTCAGCTTGGCCAGCCACTCCTTGGCGGTCATCGGCGTGACGCCGTCGGCGCCGTAGATCGGAGCATCGCCCGCATAGGGGGTCAGGCGGCCCTGATCGTCGACCTTGAAGACGTCGAGGCCCGAGCGGACCACGTCGCCGATGGCCGTCGGATCGACGCCCGAGCCCTGCGCCATCGCAGCGGCGGTGATCGCGTTCGACACCAGCGACTGCTTGAAGCGGCGCTCCAGGTCGTCGTGCTTGGACTGCCACGCGGCGCGGTCCTTGCCCGTCTTCTGAAGCTGCTCGTCGTACTGCTTCCGCATTTCCTCGGTGCGCTTCTGAAGCGCTTCTTCGAGGGTGCGGCCTTCCTTCAGGTCACCGTCGGCCACCCGTTGGGCGATCGACTGAAGTTCGGCGAGCTTGGCCTGGAAGCCGGCGGGGTCTTCCCCGACGATGGGCTCCAGAACGCCCAGCCGTTCCAGGAGCGAGTCACGCTCCTTCGAAATCTTGATGTTGTTGTCGCGGAACTCGTCGATCGTCTTGGCCGGAACGACGTTCACGCTGAACTTGTCGCTGCCATCGACTTGCTTCGCCACCTCGCGCAGGCCCTCGGGGACCATGTCGAGGGTATCATACGTAAGAACAGGCATAGGTTTCTCTCTTTCCACGGACCCCGTGGAGTGGGCGACGACCCGTCGCGTTGCGAGACGACTGGCTTTGTCGGGGATGGGCGCCAGCCTCAATCGGGATGCTGGGAGTTCTAGCAAAAAATTCGTGGAATGTCAAGATTCACGACTTTTCGCGCTTGACTCACCCCAACCTTTCGGCTAGGTGCCGGTGGGGCTGGGCCTGCTTGGCAGGCTTGGTCATCTTCAGGACGAAGCCGTATTTCCGCATGTCGGAGGCCGACTTTTCCTTGTGGCAGGGGTCGGTGCAGAGGACCTGGACGTTCTCGGGCTCCCAGTAGGAGATGTCCCCGAAGGCCATAAACAACGGCTCGATGTGGTCGGCTTGCCACTTATCGTCCAGGTAGAGCCAGCGCTGTCCGCACATGCCGCAGACCCCCTGGTCGCGGAAGAAGACGTGGCGGCGCATCTCGGAGGGATCGGCCCGCAGGAGGTAGTGGGAGACGCAGACCTGCGAGCAGAAGGTCTTGCGGCGATTGATCGTGCCGTCCGGCTTGAAGATGCCGGCGTTGCACCAGCGGCAGTGGCCCGGCGCGGGCGCGACCAGCTTGCCCGGATAGGTACGGTGGGTGGCGGACGCCCCGACCGTCGAGGTCGCCGCCATCATCCGGTAGTTGCGCGGGGGCTTCTTGCGCCCCCGCCGGCTGGTCGGCCTCACGACAGCAGCAGATAGCGCAGGGCGCGCGCATCCCACAGGGCGTTGTGCTGCATCTCGGTCGCGCCCGCCAGCTTGGTCGGGTAGGCGTCGATGCGGATCATCTGGAAGGCCAGACCGGGGATCGGCGCCATCTGCCCAGGGCCGGTGATGATCGCGGCGCAGAAGTAGCGGATGTCGTCGGGCCAGTCGGTGACGATCATCGGCGAGGGATCGCCCTTCAGGAACTCGGCGATGTGGACGGCCCCCTGCTGCTGGTCGACCTCGGTGCAGGCGATGCCGGTCGGGCGCAGCTTGGGCAGGACGTTCTCGGCGACCCAGGGATCGTACTCGTCGAGCTTGGGGTAGATGAGGTAGATGTAGGCCCCGTCCTCGCGGACCAGGGCCAGCGAGATCAGGTCGCCGCCGAACGCGTTGAACTCGGTGTCCAGGAAGTAGCGCATCAGAAGGAGCCCTTGATGGACCTCAGGCGGTCCAGGTTGTTGGCGTGTACACGGAGCGCGTCCAAGAGCGCCTCGTAGGTGGCCGAGGCCCTCAGGCTGATCGCCTTCAGGGCCTCGTCGGAATAGCGCCCCACCTCGCCCGAGACCATGATGTGATGGTAGGCCTCGTAGTCGCGCCGCCAGTGCTTGGTGGACTCCTCGACCACCAAGCTCGACTCCTTGCACGTCTCGATCTGGGCTTGGAGCGCCTTGCGGCGGGACGGGGTCATCCGGCGTAGAAGGTGATCTGGACCAGCGACGAGGTGCCGAACAGCGCAGCCTTGAAGCTGTTGAAGCGCTGGGGCTCGTAGGGCCGGGCGCGCGGCTTGGGCTTCGGGGCGGGGATGTCAGCCGGGGCGGCGTCGACGGTGAAGACTTCGGGTTCCATGGGACCTCAGATGTGCTGGAAGTGGCCGCCCTTGGTCAGGCGGGGATAGAGGTGTTCGCGTTCCCATTGCTGGAACTCGTGGGTCTCGACCTTCTTGGCCTCGAACCACGCGGCGGTGGGATAGCGAACGAAGATCGCGGCGTAGCGCCGGCCGACCGTGGCGTGTCCGCGCTGCATCGGCGTGATGACGTGGACGGCCCTGGCGGTCGGATCGAGCATCCACTGGAGCCGATCGCGTTCTACGACGCCCTCGACCACCAGCAAGGTGCAAGGCGGGTTGGCGCGCGCTTCGCGATCTTCCAGCAGGACGATCAAGGCGCGCGCCAGGGTGTGCTCGTCCCCGTGGAGGATGCGCTGGCCCGAGAGCAGGCCGTTGGCGATCATCCGGGCGCGGTCGACCAGGAGGACGTCCTTGCGGAAATCGTAGGCCGGCGGCTCGGGCGGCGCCGGCAGGGTGCTTTCGTCAGCCACCGCCGACCTCCTGCTCAAACTGGTTGGCGACCCGGCCGAGTTCGCCGATCGCGCTGCGGAACTGCCGCAGCGCCACCTTCTTGGCCTCGGAGCAGGCATAGCGGTCCTCCAGGACCAGCACCGCCTTGGAGGCGTCCGAGAGCGCGGGGACGGCGTCAGGCATTGGTCTTGCCCGCGCGACGGGCGGCGAACTCGGCTTCGACCTGGGCGGCGGGGATGCCCGGACGCGGGTCGGCCAGGGCGCGCTTGATCTGGGCGGTGATGTGGTCGTCACCGTCCTCGCCTTCCCAGCCCTGCGGGGCCGAGAAGCCAGCAGCCTTGGCATGGCCGCCGCCGCCGTAGCTGGACGCCACCTGGGACACGTCGGCGCCGCCGTCGATCGCCCGCAGCGAGAAGGCCCGCTTGCCGGCGTTGTTGTCGAAGTAGCAGGCGGCGAAGGCCGGCATGGTGCCGTCCTCGTTCGGGGTCGAGGCCATCTTATTGGCCGCGTCGCTGGCCAGGGTGTAGGGCATGTTGGCGACCGGCACGCGGTAGCCGCCGATGATCATCTCGCGCTTGGTCTGGCGCAGAAGCTCGCCGATGTCCTTGTGGTGCTTCTTCTCGATCGCCGCGCCGGCGGAGATCACCGTGGGCAGGTCGATCTCGATCTCGCCGGCCAGGGCGTTCCAGTTGTCGAACGTGTAGTCGTGGGCGAAGATGTAGGCCGAGACCTCGCGCGAGCCTTCCTGGTCGAAGCGCCAGAGGTCGCGGTCCTCGACGTAGTTGATGATCTTCATGCGCGGGCTGGAGCGCATGAAGAAGTCCCAGGCCATGCCCGCGCCCGAGCGGTCCATGTCGAACATGGCGCGGATCGGCAGCTTGCCGGCGAAGTGGCTCAGTTCGGCGTACTCGTTCGGGGTCAGGTCCATCAGCGCGTCGCTGACGATGAACTCGCGCAGGTCCTCGGCCGCCGACTTGTGGTGGTCGATGATGGTCACCGAGGCGGCGATCCGGGCGATGCGCTTCAACTCCTCCTTCTTGAAGGAGAAGTCGACCAGCAGGATGTGGCGGCCCAGGACGACGTCGTCGCTGATCGGCCGGCCGTAGGTCGCCGGCAGGTACTGGGTCAGGCCGCCGAAGCGCTGGTAAACCGCCCAGGCGGCGGTGAAGCCGTCGGCGCACGACCCGTGATAGAGGCAAAGATCGGGGGCGTAAGCATCGGTCATTATAGGCCTCTCTTGTTCATTTGACGGAAGGCCTCATAAGAGCGCTCCCGATTTTCCCATTCTTCATCCGAGAGGCCCTTGCTTCCCGGCTGACGCATAGCTTGCTGGAACTCGATCAGGGCCTTGGCCTGTTCAGCCTTGATCCTGAGGTAGGGTTGAAGAGCCTTCAAAAGCTCTGCCGCCTGCTTGCTCCAAACCGTCCAAGTCCATGCTGGACGGTGGTGCGGTTTAGTTTTCTTGGGGCAAATCTTACCAAAGCCCGTAGTCTCAGACGCCCAGAGCAGAACCTCCTTGTTGGTCATCGCTACCGAGACACTCGACCTGTACGCGTAACCCCGACGGCACCCCTTAGCCGAGGCGTTCGAGTGCGTCCGACTGACGGAAATACACCCCTCGCCATCAATAAGGCCGGCGAGGTAGGCCCGATCCACCTCCACCATCAGGCGGCCTTCCTAGGCATGAAGCCCTTGCCGTCGCAGACCGGGCAGGACTTGGTGATGGGGATGCAGGTGTCGGGGTCGGTCTCGCCGGTGTCGATCACGCCCCAGTCGCAATCCGGCTCCGGACACATCAGGTTGCGCTCGTGGAAGTCGGCGAAGGCCGACTCCAGGCGCAGGTCATGGGGCTGGACGCGGGTGGACATCGGATCAGCGGTCGAGATAGCCCAGCCCGCCCGTCGGGCGAGAAGCGGCCTTCCACTCGATGACGAGGTCGCCGTCCATGCCTTTCTTGACCGTGTAGCCGGCGGCGCGCGCCTGCTTGGCGGCCCGGCCGATCACGGTGTCGTCGGCGTCGCCGTTCCAGTCAGGCACGCCGCGCACAACGTCCTTGCCGATCACCGCACGGCTCAGGCCGGCGGTCGCGGCGGCGATCACCGCGTTCTTGATCGCCTCGATCAGGCGGTCGGTCGAAATGCCGGCCGTCAATTCGCGGGCCTGCTCGGCGGAAAGGATCGCAGGCTGGTCGGTCAGGGCGGGGATCATGGGCATGTTCTCGTATCGTTCTACGTCAGGAGCGGACGTCAGGCCGTCAGGTCGGCGAAGCGGGCGATGAAGGCGTCGCGGGCGCGCTCGACGTCCCAGACCTCGATCTCGAAGGGCAGGGTCTCGACGCCCTTGAGCATCGCCCACTCGTCCTCGGGGTTGGGCATGATGTCGCGCTTCTCGGTGGCGAGCATGACGAGGTCGGCGTGCTTGACCTCCGGGCTCATCGTCGGCGGCAGGCCGTACCGGCGCCGCACGGAGGCCTCGGCGATGTCCTCGTAGTGCTTGTAGTCGGGCAGCAGGATTTTGAACGGCGTGGCCTTGTCGCCCAGCACGCTCTCCTGAGCGTCATGCAGCAGGGCCTCCAGTTCGAAGCCCTTGGGCACGATGTAGCTGGCCAGAAGCGAGTGCTGGGCGATCGAGTAGGTGCCCTTGCTGCGGGTCTGGGCCGTGAAGCGCGGCGCGCGCAGGCCGGCGGCGATCACCTGGATGTCCCAGGAGAAGGCGTCCGGGTTGGTGAAGTCGTAATACTCGCCGTTCGCGCAGAGGATCGACGGGTGCATGAAGGCAAGGCGCCGGTCCTCGTAGCGCGCTTCCTCGCGCAGCAGGGCGTTGGCCAGGACCCTGACCTCGCTCTCCGCCAGCACGCCGCCGTCGGCCACGATCTTGGCGTAGGTCAGCGCCTCGTACTCGCGCTGGTTGACGAGATTGAAGGTCATGGCCTACCCCTTGATCTCGGTCAGACCGAATTCCAGGACGCCCTCGCCGTCCATGCCGATCCAGATCAGATCGTCCGGCGCGATCAGGTGACCTGCTTCGTCCTGAAGCCGGTAGGCGTGCGGATGGCGCACGACCTTCAGCAGAGACATGACCTGCTCGGGCGTCTCGTCGACGTAGTGGGCTTCGCCGTGGACCACGACCGCCGCCCTGGCACCCGGCCAAGCCTTGACCTGGGCCTCGTTGCGGATCGGATGCACCTCGAACCGCAGGGTGTGGTCGAGGAACCAACGCTGGTCGCTGGAGGCCTCGTTGCTCATGTGCTTGGTCTGGGTCAGGCGGATCATCGGAGAGCCCGTCGTGGTTAACGAGGGGATGTCACCACAGACGACATGGGGTGTCAAGAATCACGACACCACTTTCGAAACCGGCCGGCGATCCGGTCATCCGGCCAAACCTTAATCCGGCCATTGCCGGACATTTGCTGGACACCGGTCGAGACTAAAAGTTCAATGAAATCAATGAGCGGTGGTGCTTGCCGGACATTTGCCGGCCAAATCCGGACATATCCGGACATGTTCAGCCCGCGCGCTTGGCCGCTTCGCGCTCGTGAACCCGCACCGGGCACATGCTGTCGTCGATCGGGCGGAAGGCCTTCCACAGGTCGCCGCGCCACGCCTTGGTCGCCGCCAGGGCCGCATCGCCCAGCGGGGTGCCCGGTCCGTGAACCTCGCCGTGCTCGTCGGTGACGTAGAAGCCCTTGGTCAAAAGGTCGCGGAAGGCGTCGCAGAGGACCTCGGTGGCGTTGAGCGGCCGGGTCACAGGGCGCCGTCCGGGATCGGCAGGACCAGCCACTTGTCCTGATAGGGGCCGGCGACCAGGGTGTCGGCCCGCAGCGGATTGCCGCACTCCTCGCCGCCCGCCATGTAGTGGACGATCGGCACGCTGTCGCCGCAGGTCAGGTAGACGATGTTGCGCACGCCGTCGATCCGCTCGACCTTGGGGAACCCCTTGAGGCCGAACGGCATGTTGTCGGGCATGTGCTGGTTGGCGTTCACGGCGTCTCCCGGAACGTGAGCTTCCACGGGCCGGCGGTGTTGATGAAGAAGACCTTCTCGGCCTCCCCCGGCAGGAAGACGAGCGTGCCCGGCGGCGGCGCGTCCGACAGGGAGACCTCGGTCATGGCGTCCAGGCGCACATCGCCGGCCGCGCCCGGCAGAGCCTCGAAGGTGAGGGCGACGGGCACGTCATTCTGCATGCGCACGCCCGCGCGCGGGACCAGCATCAAATAGACGGTGGCCTCGCCACTCATGTCCTGGCCGCTGATGGTCAGCTTCATTCCGGGGTGCTTTCGTAGATGGTGGCCTTGCCGCTCAGGTGGTAGCAGGTCCAGAACTTGTCGGCCCAGGACTTGGCCTGGAGGCGCTCGACGATCCGCGCTTCCTCCTCGGGGGTGCAGCGGCGGCCGGGCGCGTTGAGCGCGGCGATCACCGTCCACCACTGGGTCTCGCCGTCGATGTCGAAGACGCGGAAGAGCGGCTTGCGGCGGTCAAAGCCGTCGGCCGGCAGGTCGAAGACGCTCACGTCTTGACGGAGGCGGCGATCGCCGCCGCGTCCTCGGCCTCTGCCGCGTCCTGGGCGCCGAGGCGCTTTTCAATCGCCTCCAGGCGATCGGCGAGCCGGTTGATGGCGTCGAGGAGCTTGATCTTCTCGGGGTCCTCGCAGTGCGGCTGGCCGGTCTTGGCGTCGTATTCCTGGGCGGCCTTGTAGAGCGCCAGGAACGCTTCGATCTCCGCCTTGGTCGGGAGCTTGGGCTCCTGCGGCGGCCAGAGCTTCATGCCCGGATGCGCCGGGACGACCGGGGTGGGGAGCGGCCAGAACTTGGGCTCCATCAGATCAGGCCACTGCTGGCGGCCGTGATCCATAACGGCGGAGACGACGCACATGATCAGGCCTCGACGCAGGTGTCGACGATCATGATCACCTCGTTGACATGGCTGCGCACGGCTTCGAGATCGATGTTGGCGTCGATGTATTCCGCCAGGACCGTCGTCTGCCGGGTGCTCGCAGCCAGATCGTCGGTAAGGACCTGGATGCGCTCGTCGGCCTCGACGAGTTCCTGGGCCAGGGCCTGGGCGTGGCGGTCAGCCTGGACGAGGCGCTCGGCAAGCTCGTCGCGCTCCTTGCCCAGGCGGATGTTGGCTTCGCGGAATTCGTCGATCCTGACGGCCGGCACGACGTCGACCGAGACGGCTTCACCTTCGTAGTCGCCGGCGACCTTGGCATATGCACGAAGGCCTTCCGGCACGAGGCCGATCGAATCAAATTGGATGGTGGGCATGGGTCAGGTCCCCCGGACGCGGTCGAAGTAGGTGGTTTTGAGCGGCTCGCTGGCGGTCAGCTTGACCTTCTTGATCTCGTGCGGCGGCCAGTGGACGAGCACGTTGGGCGCATCCTGGTCGACGCTGCGGTAGCCGGTCTGGATGATCTCGAAGGCATGCTCGCGCGCGGTCGCCGCGTCGGCGACGTCGTACTCGCGGACCGTGCCGTTGTTGAGGTAGACCGAGATCGTGATCTTGGGCGCCGCTTGCCCGGCCAACTCGCGCGCGTAGACGTAGCCCTTGCCGTCCGGCGTCGGCTTGAACGGCAGGCCGCCCAGCGGCGTGTCGAGGAACTTGGCCGCGCACTTGTCGACCGACTGGTCGAGGTAGTCCTGCTCGGTGAAGACCGCGTCCGGCTTGCCGTCGCGGCGCTGGGCGGTCTCGATCTCCACGGCCTGTTCGACCTCGGCCTCGTAGGGCGGATCGTTCACCTCGAAGATGACTTCCCCGCTCTGCCCCAGGGCGATGCGCTGAATCAACTCCGCCACCGTCTTGCTGGAGACGCCCGGCTCGGGCAGGGCAAGGCGAAGCTGCTCGTCGACGGCGGCGGCGTCACGCGCGCGGACCTTGTCGTCGAACTGCTTGTCGAAATCGTCGCTCATCGAGGGCCTCTTGGAAGGGTGCGGACTTGCGGCGATTGGGAGGTGAAAGGACCGGGCCGGTGACCCAGCGGCGCCCCCTCCTGTGACTCACGCCCGTGGCCCCTCGCCCCAAGCGCTTCGCATCGCTGCCGATTTATCCAGCCCGTGTCCGTATGCGCCGGCTGGCAATTAGGGCGCCGTAGAACTTTAGCCGGCCTGGATGTACGCGCGCGCGGCGTCGAAGTCGCCGGCGTCGATCAGGCCGTTGAGATCGGTCTCGCCATCGCGGACCTCGGTGACGTAGAGGTCGCGCGTCTGGTGGACGTGGAAGGTGCGCTGGGTGCTCTTGGTCACGAACTCGATGGTCTCGGTCTCGACCAGTTCGCCGCCGTTCGAGGGCTCGTAGGCATCGTTCAGGTAGACGATGAGGTTGTGACCGGCAGCGGTGATGGAGACGGCGGTGGTCATGAAAAAGCCCTCGTGGTTAACGAGGGCGATGTCATCACACCTGACTCTGGGTGTCAAGATTCACGACGTGAGGATTTGCTCCAGGTCCTCGGGCATGGCGTAGCGGATGATGCCGATGATCATGTCGCCGGCCGCGATCTTGGCGGCCTGCTCGGGCGAGGGCACGAACTCGGCGGCCTCGTCGGGGTGCAGGGCCAGGACTTCGATGGTGCGCTCGGCGGCGGGGTCGCCGATCAGGACGGGGTCGGTCATGGAAGCCTCGGGCAGGCTGGAGGTGATCTCGTAGCGGCCGTCGATGGTCTGACCGCCGTAGAGGTTGATGGTCGTCTCGGTGGCCGACAGGATCGGCAGGAACACGCCGTCGTCGCCGCGCGGGTGCTCGCCCGTCTCCAGGTCGATGATGGAGACGTCGACCTCGTCGACCCAGTGGGCGATGCCGTCCAGGCGGACGGTCAGGACGTTCCAGCAGGCGGTGGCGTGGCGCATCAGGCCGCTTTCTTCGGGCGCCCGCGCTTCTTGGCCGGGGCGGCGGGGGCCTTGCGGATCACCGGCGGGGCGAGCAAGGACAGGTCCTCGTCGTCCAGTTCGGCGATGCCGTCAGCGTCGACGATCCCCTCGTGGTCGAGGTCATGGATCAGGTCTTCGAAGGAATCGTAGGAACGCGGCATCTGAACTCAGGCTTGCTGGATGGTCATCAGGTCGGGCGACGATTGGTGGGCGGAGCGCCCGGCGCGGCCGGAGCCGGCGGCTGGGCGGCGACCTTCGCCGCGTTCGCCGTCTGCTTCTTGGCGTTGTCGATGGTTGCCTGATCGGCCACGGCGGGCTTGGCCTGCTCGGGGTCGCCCAGCTTGCGCGAGCCGGAGATCGAGGTCGAGCCGGCGGCGTGCGCCACCTCGGCGTGACCTTCCTGGACCGCGACGCTGCGCTCCTGGATGTCGATCTTCTGCTGGGTGAAGTCGGCTTCGCGCGCCATGCGCGACTGCTCCAGTTCCTGGCCACGGTTGGTGTAACCGCGCTGGCGGGCCTGGGCGTCGGGGTTGTTGATGAACGAGTTCTCGTCGGCGCGCAGGGCCTGGAATTCCTCGAAGGTCATGTCGGACGAGATGACCTCGGCCTTGCGCATGTACTCGTAGAAGACCGGGTCGGGCAGCAGACCGTCGTTGGCCATAAGCTGGATGGCGCGCATCTCGCGCGCGCCGATCGGCGTCGACAGGAAGTCAGTGTTGACCTCGTAGCGCAGGTTCTCGGTGTCGGCCAGCGGCACGTCGCGCCACATCAGCCACCAGCGCACGACGTCGGTCATGCCGGACTCGCAGGCCTGGATGATGTTGAGGAGCAGCGACTGCTCGTTGGCCTCGCGAAGGACGGTCTGGTTGTTGCTCTCGGAGACCGACTTGGAGGCGCCCGGCATCATCCGGCCGCCGATCGCGGCGATCTGCCGCTCCTTGTCGTTGAGGGCGGTTTCGAGCGCCTTCAGGCCCTGGCCCGTGTATTCGAGGATGCCCGGCTCGGAGCCCTGCGGGACTTCCCAGACCATGTTCGGGCCGATGTGGTATTCGCCCGTGCCCTCGCTGTCGGTGCCCGGCGCGTAGTAGACCGGCAGGGCGGTGAACAGGCGGCCGTATTCGAGTTCGGCGTAGGTGCGGTAGTGCGACAGGTTCAGATCGCAGATGTCGAGCAGCGGCGGCTTTTCGACGTCGGCGGTGTTGCCCGAGGCGCCGAAGAACTTGAAGGGGATGAAGTCGAGCGGCTCGCCCCGGACGGTCGGGACGATGCGGGCGATCGGCCGGCTCTCGGGGTCCTCTTCGTAGAGGTACTGGACGTAGGCGAGCTTGACCTCGCCGGACGGCCACTCGATCTCTTCGAGCTTGAGTTCGCGGTAGACGGTGATGTAGCTGTAGCCGCCCAGGGTGCGGGCGGTCTGACGGACCATCGGGCTGCTGGCGCTACCCGAGGCCAGGGCCGCCGCGCGCGCCTTGCGGGCCTGGGCGGTGGTCAGAGGCTCGATGTCGGACTTCCAGCGCAGGTCGCGGACGAATTCGCGCAGCAGCACGCGGCTGGGGACGTAGAAGCCGCCCATGTCGACGACTTCGTCCCAGTCGAGGATGTTCTCGGCCGAGTAGCCGACGGCGAAGCTGGTTGCGACCGCGCCCTTGCGCGGGTTGTCGACCACGTCGACCAGGACGCCGAAGCGGCCGACGCCGGCCTGCTCGGACAGCACGGCCTTGGCGAACGTCGCGTGCGAGGAGCCGTCCTTGGCGAAGCGCCGCACGGCGTCCTTGAACTTGGGCGGCAGGTTCTTGACGATCGGGTCGCGGCGGAAGACCATCCCGGTCATGCCGTCGCGGGTCTGGGCCAGCATGTTGAAGAAGGTCGCGCGCTGGAGGTAGATGGCGTAGTCGTCGCCGTCCGCGCCCTTCATGGCCGGCAGGTAGGCTTCGGCCTTGCGCTTGATCTCGCGCTGCCCCGCCATCACGTCGCGCAGCTTCGTCCACTCCGGGCGCCAGTATTGGTACTCGGGATGGGTGACCAGATAGATCGCCTGCGAGGTCGCGCGGGCGACCCGCGAGATGTTCGTGGAGTTCGGAGTCTGACCGGCCATTCGGCGCCCGAGAAAGAGGCGGGGAGGACGAATCCTCCCCGAAGTTTGACGTGGGAAGCCCGCCGGATGAGGCAGGTGAGCCGGAAAATGGCATGGTTAACGTGCGGTTGTCAAGATTCACGACATTTGGCGGGTAGAAAAGTGGTCTGGCAACACACTTTGCCCTTGACGGCCGTTTCGCCTAGCTCTAGCGTGAAATCTCTCAAGCAGGGCCAGGGTAGGCCCTTGAAAACGACAGACCATGGAAGGAGACCGGTATGAAGTAGCCTTGACGAGAAGTGGGGCGGCCGAACACCCAGGAGGCCGCTCTTCTTCCCTGAACTCCTGTAGCAGCAACAAGCCCCGCTAGGCTTACTGGCGGGGCTCTTCTTATGCGAGAATGTTGCGCGTCACGACATCCTGTGTCATGGTTAATGACATTTCGGGGGTGTCGTCATGTGGCGCTGGATCGCGATCGTCTTTTTCTCGCTCGGCCTGCTCCTGCCGCTCGGCTGGTTCGCCTGGAGCACCCATCAGGTCGTCGCCGGCGGCCAGGATGTCCCGATCATCACCGCGCCGGCCCGCGACGCCGGTCATTGTCCTCAAGTCAAGCTGATCGCCGCGAGCGGCGAGGAAAAACGCGACTACGGGGGCAAAGTCGAGGTCTCGATCGACGGAATCACTGAATTCTGTCAAAAATTCACCGAAAATCCGCTCTGCAAGGCAAAAGCCGGCCGAAAATTGACGTTTTCGGAGGTTTCGGCGCAGGATTCGGCCCTTCGGAGCCATTACACCTACGTTTCGGACGACATCCTCTACCAGAGGAGCGATTTCTACGCCGAAAACGGCTTCTGCGGCGACTGCGAGGACTACGCGCTGACCCTGGCGCGCCGGCTGAGCGACGCGGGCGCTGACGGAGGCTCGATGTGGCTCGTAATCTGGAACCCGGTGTGGATCGGCGGGCACGCCACGCTCCTGGTGCAGACGGCCGACAAGGGCATGATCGAGATCGGCGTGGGCGATCCGCCCGAGCCCTACGCCGGCGGCCCGGTGCGCCTGGGGCGCATCCAGATGGACGGCAAGCTGGAGGTCCAGCTTTACGAGGGCGTCAAGTTAATCCGCCGGGGCGGCGACACTATTCTCAGCAAGGCCGACACGCGGGCCGAGGCGATCAAGGCCGGGTATCTCAAGGAGTAGCCATGCGCACGATCCAGAAGGCCTTCATCAACGAACTCGGCAACCCGATCCTGGTCACGGTCGAGGACGCGGTCGACGAGCAGGTGCTGGTCGCCCTGGAAGGCCCCACGTCGCTCGGCGAGCAGATCATCACGCTCAAGGAGGCCGAGGTGTTGCACGACCTGCTCGGCCGCTACCTCCAGGTCCGCCGGTTCATGGCCGGCGCCTGATACGTAAGGCATATCGGCCCTATATGGACGATAGGTAAGCCATTCGGCCTCAAATTGGCCACCGGTGGCCGATTGGCACGTGGTCAACGCAATCCCCACAGACCCAGCGCTCGCCCCGGATGCGCCAGCCCTCCTTGCGGAGTTGCACCTGCGCGGCCGTGTTGTCGCCCCGGATGCCGAGGTTGGGCTGCTGGCAGGCCCGGCAGTGGACCTCCCAGGTCTTGATCAAGATGCCGTCACGGTTCACTCGGCGTCCCTCAAGCGATAGCCCGCCAGGAAGCCGACGTAGCCGGCCTGGATGTCGTTGATCTCGTACTCCTCCGGGCGCTCGGCCGCGCGCATGAGGATCGACGTGCGGATGCTGTCCTCGGTGACCCAGGACATGCCCTTCTTCTCGCACGACTTGAGGGTGTTGGTGATCACCCAGGATTCGTAGCGCTCGCGCAGATCGGTCACAGAACCCCCAGGGCGTTGCGCAGCGCGGTCAGGCGCTGGGTCTCGGACCCGCCATCGTTGTAGTCGAGGGCGTGATGGACGCCCGCGTCCCAGCCGCTCAGGAAGTGGCGGGCATCGCGAGCAAAGCGCTGGTACATCGCCTCGATGTCGTCGCGCGCGAAGGTGTCCTGGCCCCTGATGCGCACGTCGTAGAAGGCGTCCGGCAGGAAGGCCAGCCGCAGCTTCTGGCGCTCGACCGCGACGAAGAGATCGCGCAGGGCGGGTTCAGGGACTTGAGTCACAATTTCACCAGATCGCCGTTGCAGATGCGGTTGAGCCAAAGGGCGCCCAGGACGGGCGGATGGTCATAGTAGAGCTTGCCGCAGGTCTCGCAAGTGCAATCGCCCGAGACCCGCCGCCAGTCGTTGTCGCGCAGCTTGCCCGCGTCCATCACCGACAGTAGATGCCCGGCGTTGCCCCACTCATCGTGCTGCTGGCGGACCTCGTAGGGGATCATGACTCTTCCTGCGGCTGCTGCTCGCGCTCGATCCGCGCCAGGGTCTCCCGCGCCTGGGCGTTGCAGGCGTCGATGCAGGCCTGGGCGCCGCAGTGGGCAACAGAGGACTGCCCGAACCAGCGGATCGCCGGCGCGGTCTTGCACATGTCGCAGGACCCGGTCGGCGGGCTCGCCATGATGCGGGCGTAGATGTCGGTCACGCCTCACCCTTCTCCAGCTTGCTGGCGATCTCGTTCAGCCGGTCGATGTGGTAGCCGTTCATGCCCATGACCGCCGGTGGGAGGTGCATCAGGCGCTCGGCGACGTGGCGGAGGAGATCGACGTCGTTCTCCAGGTCGGGCTCAGCATAGCTCATGATCAGGCCTTGAACTCAGGGTGGATGACGGAGGTGCGGGTGAAGCGCACGCCCCGGCGGGAGAAGGAGTCGACGAAGCGGCGGATGATGCTCTCATCGGTGCGCCGGGCGCCGCGCTCGTAGTCGGCGACGGTGGAGACCGCGCAGCCGGCGGCGTCGGCAAGTTCAGCCTGGGTCCAGCCCAGCAGGAGCCGCCCGGCCTTGCACTGGGCGCGCTTCACGACGCCCTCCGCATCCGGGTCTCCTCGAACAGGGCCGGGAAGTCCGGATCGGACGCCTCGATCCGGGCGATGCGCGCCTTGACGCCGTCGCGAAACTGCTCCTGCTCCTCAGGGCTCCAGGCCGAGCAGCCGAAGTCGGTCTCGTGCAGGTGACGGGCCTTGGCGTACTTGCGGAAGCGCTCCTTGCGATCCACGGGGTCGATCGGCGCGGTGACGAGGGTCTCTTCGATCACAGGTTAACCCCGGCTTTCGCGGCTTCGTCCCACAGGCGCTGGTTCTCGGCCGACAGTTCGCTCCAGCCGGGGAAGCGGTTGGAGTGGATGCCCTGGGTGTCGCAGTAGCGGGTGTAGAGGGCCTTGCCGCGCGACTCAGGCTTGGTCAGCCCCTTCTTGGCCGCTTCATCCCACAGGCGCTGGTTGTCCGGCGGCAGATCATCCCAGGAGGGCAGATGGTCGGCGACACGCGCCTTGGTGTAATAGGCCTCGTAGAGGTCCTTGCCGGTCACCGCAGGGCTCGGCGGGCGCACGTCGAAGCGCTCGACGGTGACCCCGTCGGTGGTCGAGTGGAAGCCCGGCTCATCGGGGACCGCCCGGCGTATCTCCAACGGCGGCAGGTCGTAATCCGGGAAGGCCGACGGCGCGTGCCCGCCAAACAGGGCGACATAGCCGCCGTTGCGCGCGGCCTTGGCCGCTTGGACGACCGGGTTGCCGGGCGGGAAGTCGTCAAGCGGCGACGGCACGCTGACCGGGGGCAGGAAAGCCGCGTCCGGCAGGGTCTTGTGCTCGCGCAGCATGCCGCGCTTCCAGACCTTGCGCGCGTCGATGCCCTCGCGGGTCAGGACGCCACGCTCGATCAGGATGTCGACCAGGGCCTCGAAGTCGCCGACCTCGTCCTGGAGAAGCTCGAAGTTGGGCTTGGCGTCGGGCTCGAACGGATTGCGGCCGTTGCCGAAGCGCTTGACCTTGGAGGCGACCTTGATCAGCCGGCCGACGAGCGGGGCGAACTCGATCAGGACCTCGGCGCCTTCCTCCTGGAGGAGGTCGAGGATGGTGCGGTCGAGCGGGTCGAGGGGTTGGTCGGTCATGGGATCAGGCCTTGTTGTAGTGACAGCCGTTGGACTGCATGCCGCGCAGGGCCTCAAGCTGGCCTTCGTAGTCGCGGGGGGCGATGGTGGGATCGGGCAGCGGGCCGACGTAATGGAGATGGATGGGCTTGCCACCCATGCCCGAGCGATCGTCCGCCGCGATGAAGAGGTCCAGGCCGTCCAGGCGCATCAGCAGCGTCCAGGCGCCGTTCAATATCCAGACGGTGGCGATGTCCTTGTGGATCGCCATCACGCGGCCAAAGATGTCGGGCTCGCTGCGGCCGTTCAGGTTGAGGAAGACGTAGTCGCCCATGGTGAGCGCCGTCTTGCCAGGACCCACGTGGAAGACCGGCTCGGTCAAGGCCTTGAGCTTGCCGGCGCCGGTGTAGGCCTTGACCGACTTCTTCTCGACGATCTGGCGGTCGACCTTGACCTCCAGGAAGACGATGTCGACGATGTCCTGGGCCTTGATCATGTCCTTCAGGTAGCCGGAGGTGATCGCGGACTTGGCCTGCTCCAGGGTGTCGTAGGTGTCCTTGACCTCGCCGCCCCAGTCGGTCCACGACCACCCGGTGTTGGGATAGACGTAGCGGTCGGACTGCTTGGAGAAGCCGCGCGGGACCCACTGGGTCTTCTGAGTGGCGTAGTCGCGGTCGAACTGGCCGAGGCGAAGATGGGTCAATAGAGGCGCTCCTTGCGGACCTTCGCGGCGCCGAGGATCACGCCCGCGCCCTGCTCGTTGAAGTAGAGAACGTCGTTGAGGACGCCGATGGGTTTCTTCGGGAAGAAGGCCGGCTTGGTGGCGATGAACTTCTCGGCCCCCTCGGAGGTGTTGTAGCGCGCCCAGCGCTTGACGGGCATCTCGCCCGGCTTGTCGACGACCCACAGGCGCAGCGGGACGTAGATGTTGACCCACGGCAGCGGCAGGCGCCGGCTGACGCGCCAGTCGAAGAAGGGCGGGGCGCTACTGCCGGACGAGCCCACGCGCTGGGCGCGGTAGCGCGGGTGCTTGGAGAAGCCCCACGACTTGACCGGCGGGCGGTTCTCCGGGAAGAACTCCTCGAACATGTCGGCGTCTTCGTGGGTCACGCGGCGGCATCCTTGGGCGGCAGGACAAAGCGCGCGGCCGGCAACTCGCGGTAGGCGAAGCAGACGGCGCAGTCGCGGTCAAGCTCGATGATCCCGCCCCAGACCCGCTTGTGGGCCGGCGGCACATCGCCCTCGGGCTCCCAGGTGCAGAGCGGGGCCGTGCCCGGCGTCTCCTTGCCGGTGCGCGGATCGACTTCCCACTGCTCGGTCAGGCGACCAAAGCGGCAGGTCTCGTGCCGGCGCTCGCCGACCGCCAGCAGATCAGGCTTGGACTTGCTCATAGGTCGCCTCGAAGATGGTCTTCTCGCAGGGGTAGATTTCACCCTTGACGCCGGTGATCAGCATGTCGCCGCGACGGAAGGCCATGGTGCCCTCCATGGTCGGGATCAGGTAGGTGTCGTCATTCTCGTGGGTGATCGGCTGGCCCTTGTAGGTGAACGACCAGGGCATGCCGTTGACGAGATGGGCACCGTGGACGGAAAGGCCGTGCTGGACCAGTTCGTCGAAGGTGATGGCCTCGATGACGACGGGCTTCTTGCGGAAGAGGGCCATGGTCAGGATTCTCCGATCGGGATGGTGTAGCGCTCCAGGCCGTAGCCCGGCTTGACGCTGAGTTGATGGCGCTGGACGGTCATGCGGGTTTTGTTGAGCCACAAGTCGCTCCAGACGCTGCGGGAGACGCCGGCCCTGCGCAGGGCCTCGGCCAGTAACGGGTCGGGCGTATAGTCGAAGTCAAGCGAGAACCAGTCCTTCTTGCCGATGCGGCGCAGCCGCCCGTCGATCAGCCGGCAAAGCTCGTCCTGGAAGGTGTCGACGATGAGCAGCTTCTCCTCGTCGCTGGTGCCCGGATCGACGGCCTTGTCGACGTCCATACGCGTGGCCCACCAGACGGCGGCGACCAGGGCGGCGGTCTTGGGGACGCTGATCGGCGCGACGCCGGCGATCCGGTAAAGGAGGCGCTTGAAAATGTTCATGCCGCCAACGGCCGCCGGGCGCGGTCCTCATCGGTCATGTGCAGTTCGAGCACGGCGATGTCGGCCTCGGTGGAGCGCCGATCACGCAGGCGCGACTCCACGAACTTGTACTGGATGGCGGCCCAGGAGCGCAGCCCCTGATCCCTGATCTCGTAGATGGCGTTGCGCATCCGGCGCAGGGCCGGCAGGTAGTAGGCGTGGTCGGTCATGCGGGCTCGCGGTTTTCCAGGTGCTCGTCGATCAGCTTCATGGCCATGGCGCGGAAGGTCTGACGGGTGGACAGGCGCGCTTCGGACCAGGACTTGCGGGGCTCGTCAACGCCGGGGCCGAACATGCGCTGCTGGCTCTCGTAGAGCCCGAGCGCCAAGAGTTCGACCTCGGCGACGGAGACGGCTTCGTCCAGGCCGTCCCATTGGGCGAGGCAGGCGGGGCAGGTGACGGTCATCAGATTTTCTGGTCCCGGCTTTCGAGGATCATGCGTTTGGCCTGCTGGCGCCAACGGGCGCGCTCCAGGGGGACTTGCCCTTCCCAGGAGGGCCAGTATTTGGCGCTGTCGGGACCCAGGGCGCGCACCTTGCTCTCGTAGAGCCCGATGGCGATGACCTCGATCTGCGCGCTGCGGTCGAACTCGCTGCTCATGTCTTGGCTTCCAGCTTCCTGAAGGTGTTGGAGATGGCGGCCGGTGAGCAGCCGAAGTGACGCGCCAGATCGGCGTTGCGCAGACCCTTGGCCTTGAGGGCGAGCAGTTCGTCGATCCTGATCTTGGCGCGCGGCGAGGGCCGGCGCTTGGACGGGCGACGGCCCTTGGCCTTGCCGCTGACGATCTGCTGGACCGCCGAGCGCGACACGCCGTAGCGCTGAGCCAGGGTCTCGTAGTTCTCCTCGCCGCTCAGGTAGAGGTTGACGGCCTCGGCGTGGTCGAACTTCGGGCGCGGGCCAGCCGGGCGCAGCAGGTGCGGCGCCTTCTTGGCGACGATCGTGCGCAGCGAGTTGTGCTGGCCTCCGATCTTTTCGGCGATCTCCATGAAGGTCATGCCGCTCTCGTAGAGGGCGATGACCTGCTCGTGATCGTAGCGCGAGGGGAGGTTGGGCATCAGCGGGCCGGGGTGTCGACAGCGTGCTTTTCGGTGGTCACCGTCTTGCCGATCATGCGCGTGGTCTCCCACTCGGTGCGGGCCGCGCCGTTCGGGCAGATGGTCGTGAAGACCTCTTCGGAGAGCATGCCCTGGCGGCGGACGATCTTGTGGACCGCGCAGCCTTCCTTGGTGGTGGCGATGACGTTGTCGGTGGTCTCGATCGGGCCGCCGCACGCCGCCAGGGCGAACGGCAGGGTGACCAGGGCCACGGTGAGGAGGAAGCCGAAGAAGCGCATCAGGCGACCAGAGCCTTCTTCGGAACGCCCTTGAGGACAAGGACGTCGGAGCGGCTCTTGAGCAGGTTGATGCCCGCGACGTCCGGCATGCCCCGGTAGTCGTAGGGACCCTCGTTGGTGTCCGTCATGCCCGCCGCGTCGACGCGGTTGGACCAATCGGTCTCCCAGGACAGTGCCAGCTTGGCCGCTTCGGGCGACAGGACCAGGATTTCCGTGCGCAGGTCGTCCTCGGGGCCTTCGAAGTCGATGACCTGCTGGACGACCGGGCCGCCCGTGTAGTCGGTGGGGATGATCGGAACGTCACCCAGCTTCATGATCCGCTGGCCGAACTCGTTCTTGTCCCAGACCATCTGGCCTTCCGTCGCGGGATTGCGCGACGACGCCGACAAGAGGTTGCGCATGCGCTTGTTCATCACGAGCGCGCCCTGCTCGCGGCTGATCTCCTTCAGGAAGGAGACGCTGAGCGGCTGACCGCCCAGGTCGATGGTCTTGTGGCCCGCCGCCAGGGCGCCCGGCGCGATCGCGCTGATGAAGGGCGTGGCGAGGATGGCGGTCAGGAAATTGCGGCGGTTCATCAGATGAGAATCCAGGCTTGAACGGCGAAACAGCCGAGGGTGATGACGAAGGCGGCGAGGACGAAGCGGTCGAGACGATCCATCAGACCTTGCCCCAGGCGCCGGCATAGCGGACCTTGTCGGCGTCGGTCATGGCTGGCACGGAGGCGACCATGCCGCCCGGCGTGACGATGTAGGTCTCGAAGACCTTGATGTCGTCCAGGGGGAAGTGGAAGTGGAACGGCACGCCGAAACGATAGTCGGCCCAGGCGCTGATGGAGGCTCCGACCTTGTGGGCCATGATGGCGGCCTCCCACTCGGTCAACTGCCGGCGGGCGACCTTCTCAGCCATGACCGGGTCGAAATAGTCGGTCGGGAAGGCGGGCAGGTGGCGGCCCAGCTTGTCGGCGGTCTCCCAGGCCTTGAGGAGTTCGTCGCCGGTCAGCTTGTGGGCGTAGGGCACCTCCTGGCGGTAGTGCTGGGCGATGGTCTTGCCAGCGCGGTCGTCCTTGGCGTCGAAATAGCCGTCCGGATCGTGGCCGTCGGCCAGGGCCATCATCTCGCGCTCCCATTCCTCCAGGTTGCGCTTCTGGTCCTTGGTCACGGCGGTGACGTCGCCGGCCTGCTCGGTGACGTACTTGTCGGCCTCCACCCGCCAGCCGTTGCGCTGCTCAGGCGAGATTTGCGCCCAGGTCGACAGGCCGTAGCCCCCGCCGCCGAAGACCTTCGACGGCGCGCTGACCAACTGCTTTTGGCTGAACAGGGCGATGGCCAGGGTCTCGCGCGCGGCGAGCAGGGCATAGCCGCTCGGATCGCTCGTCAGGATGTCGTTGGCGGGGGCGGTGGTCATGGTGACGATCAGGCCGTGACGGTGTCGGCGGCCAGCAGCTTGTGGCCGCCGGCGTCGAGGTTGAAGGTGACGGTGTTGTCGTCGTAGTTGTACTTGGTGGCCAGCAGCGGATCGCCGTCGAGGTCGTAGGCGAACTCGATGCTCGGCTTGGCGGCGATGGCCTTGAACTCGTCGCTGTCGCGCAGGAAACGCAACGGGCCGTCCTTGCGGATTTGGCGCAGCAGCGGCATCGCCTTGGCGGCCTTGACGTCGAACTCGTCCTTGGCCTTGGCCTTCTTGGCAAGTTCGGTGTCGGCGATGATCTGGGAGGCCTGCGTATCATTGACGCCGAAGGTGTCGGCGACCAGGGCCAGGACGTCGATGAAGACGTGGTCGTACCATTCGACGTCGGTGTAGTAGGCGCCGGTGTTGAGGTCGCGGTAGAGGCGGAACTTGACGCAGCGGCCGTCGACATAGTCGAAGTCGAAGAAGGTGGCCTTGCTCTCGCGGGGCTCGCCCGAATAGTCGAGGGTCGGACCGGCCTGATCGGCGGTGAACTTCTCGTCCGCCTGGGCGATGGCGCCGGCGACGCGGTCGGCTTCCAGCGGGCCGGCCTGGAAGTGGAGCATGCCCAGGCCGCGCGGCTGGCTGCGGGCGTAGACGCTCTGGACGATCTTGGCGACGTCGACATCCGCCGGGAAGGCGATGAAGCCGCGCCAGTCGAACGGGGCGAAGCGGGCGGTGGTGTTGGTGGTGTTGGTGTCGGTCATGGAGCCTCCTGGGCTTGCGTTGGCGTGTCGTGGAGCAACACTTAGCAGCCAGTCTGGTTCTGTCAACCGGGTTTATGATTTTGGAAATTTTTTGAGGGTCGATTTAGCGTTTGGGTTTTGAAAACGCCTTCCCGGCGGGTCCCCGACCGGAAAATAAAAAGGCCCCACCCCCGGTCCCTACATCCCGTGGACTGGGACGTGGGGAGAAGGGATGGGGCCTGGACCGGCGGTTAGTCGGGGGCGCCGCTCGGCCTGAACGCGCCCTTCTTCGCCTGAGGGTCTGATTATGTCAACCGAAAAGTTCAACGCTATCCTGAGGCGCCGGGGGGCGCCGCCAAAAATGGTTAACGTAGGGGGCCTTTGGGTCCCTCGTCCCAAAAAGAAACACTACCCCGGTAGGGCCGTCTCAATATGGGACAGCCCTACCGCGAGGCGACCGGGGGCGCCGGGGGTCAGGTCAGAGCACGCCCAGCGCGCGCAACGCGACATAGGCCAGAGCGCCAAGGCCAGCGCCCAGGGCGACGCACTGGCGAAGGGTCAGGCCTTGCGCCTTGGGCAGGGGCATAGGGCGAGCGCCCGGAAGGGTCAGGTTATGCGCCGAGAAGGTGGCGGCGGGCGAGAGGAGCGAGGCGGGGCCGGGGCGGGTCATGTGGGTGTCTCCTTGCGACCCCCCGACTATAGGCCAGGGGGTCTTAACAGAAGGTTACTAGATGCGGGTGTTAGCGAAGCGCCCGCGCACGCTCTGGGCGGCGCCTTCGGCCGCGCGCACGGCTTGCACCGGCTCACCGTCCAGCAGCAGCTTAAGGGCGGCGGCATAGGCGCCCAGAGCGCGGCGCACCGCCCCGCCTTGCATGGTCGCGGGCTGATAGGCATTGGTCAGGGCCAGGGCTTGCGCCGCGCACGCTGCACCGTAGGCGCGACGGCGATCGGTTTCCGTATGGTTGCGGCGCCAGGAAGCGACGAATTCGGCCGCGTCCAGCAGGTAGGAGAAGGCGGCGCGATCGGTTTCCGGGGCGGTCTTAACGACGCCGGCCAGGGCTTCCAGGCAAGCCAGGACGCGGGCGGCGTTGACGTTGAGCAGGTCAGAAGGGCGGGCCATGTGGAGCGATCCAAGAGAGGAGCGGCGCGGGATGCGTCGCCAACAAGGGGACACTATCAGCTAAACTCTTAACAACAAGTTAATACGCAAAGAAAAGCGCACCGCTTGCGAGGCGGTGCGCTAGGGGAGAGGCTAGGCCAAGGCCTAGGCGGTCAGGCGTTCGAAGCGGGCGGCCTTGTCCTCACGCTGGCGAGGGAGGAAAGCCGGGTCTGCGATGCGCGAGGGGCCTTGCACCGGGGCAGGGCGCGCCAGCGCCTCCAGGGCGGCGACGTAGACGGTTGAGCCGTCGGCGTGCTGGACGGTCAGGGCCGGGGCCTCGCACGGGGCGGCGTAGCGGGCGGCCATGTTCTCCAGGCGGCGCGCCATGCGCCCGCCCTTGGCGGTCCAGTCCGCCGACACCGTGAACGCCACACAGTCGGCGACGAACTCGGCGCCCGTGGCCTCATCGGTCCAGCGCTCGACGGTCGGGGCTTGGGTGACGTCGCCGAAGTGCTGCGACAGTTCCAGGGCGAAGACCATCAGCACGGGGCCAAGGTCGGCGCCGGCCAGGGTTTGGGCGGGGAGGATCACGGAAGCGGTTTGCATGGTAGCGGCTCCAGAGAAGGAAGGGCGGCGGGGCGGGATTGCCCGGCCGCAAAGTCACCCTAGCGGGTAAAGTCTTAACAAAGGGTTAAAAGCGCCAGAGGCAAGCCAGAAGCAGCAGCCAAACCAGAACTTTGTGACCCTCTAGGAGTTTTTCCAACGATTTCAATTCCTTGCGCTATGTCACGAAAACAGGCGTGAGCTTTACTAGGGGAAGTCGTCACGAGCCAAGTATTCAGCCCGTGACATGTCATAGACGATAGGTTTGATGACTTAGCCGGGCTTAAGGCTCGATTTTGGCCAGGAAGCGCAAGGCTTCGGCCGCGTTCGCCACGCCAGCCCAGCCCAGGCGGCGCGCCAGGGTCACGGCGTCGTCGTCGCTGGCCACGCCGTGCGGCGCGTCGATACCGTAGCGCCCGGCGGTGAGGGCGGCTTGATCACGGATCGGCGACGCCAGGAAGGTTTCAGCCTCCGACACGGTGGCGAAGCGCCCGACCACGGGGACGGCGTCGCCTTGCTCCAAGGTCACGGCGACGGGGAGGGCGTCGCCCTCGTCGTCGGCTTCCTCGCCTTCCTCGTCGTCATCGGTCGCCCGGCCGTCGGCGGTCAGGTGATAGCGCACCGAGTCCCAGCCGGCGCCGCTCATCGCGTCGCCGATATAGCTGGACTTGCTCGCCAGCCATTGGCCCGCGTCGTCGGCGTCGTCGAAAGCGCCGGGCGCTTCGGTGAGCACGTCGGCGGCTTCGAACACGCAAAGCGCGACGGGGCGGCGGTAGAGTTCGGCGATTAGATCGGCCGTCGAGACGGCGCCCAGGTCCAGCGCCGGGGCGGCGGCGGCGATCATGTCGGCGGCCTTGAGCATGGCGGCGCGGGTCAGGGCGAAGTGACACACATCCGTCACGCCGTCGGCGGCCTTGGCCAGGGCGGGGCCGGCGGCGAGGTTGGCGCGGGCGATTTCCAGGGCTTCCAGGGCGGCGGCGCGGGTCAGGGCGGGGGCGGTCATGCTCAGGCGTCCTTTCGGGTGATGGTGAAGCCGGCCGCGTCCAGCGCCGCCAGCACGTCGTCAGAGTGGTTTTCCGCGACCGTGGAGCCCAGGAACGGGGCGAGGGCTTCGGTGATCACGTCGGCGGGCGTTTCGCCCGTCTGGGCGGCTTCCAGGGCGTCCAGCTTGGCTTGTTCGGCGTCGGCTTCCTCAACCAGAGAGGCGCGGGCTTCGGCGCTGAGTTCCGCGCCCCGGATGCGGGCCACGTCCAAGCCGTGCGCTTCTAGCCAATCGGTGACGAACCCTAAGGCGGCGTGTTCGTCCAGCGCCTCGCGCGCCGTGTTGAAGTCGGAGTCGGTGGCGCGCTCTTGCGCCATTTCGACAACCCAAAGCAGGGTTGCGAGGACCGAGTCGGGGGCCTTGGGCGTATGGGCGCCGGCGCTGTAGGTGATCAGCGACTCGATGAGGCGGGCGCGTTCGCCCGGCTTGTAGGGCGCTTGCGGATTTTTCAGGGCTTCGAACGCCGCATAAAGCGTTTCGGAAAGCCCCTTACCGTAAGCGGTCATGTCGGGGAGGCGGTAGCGGGTGACGGTCATGTTAGGCGACCTTCGGCAGGGCCAGGGCGGCGGCTTCGGTGTACGCTTCCAGGGCGGAGCGCAGTTCGTCGGCGCGGACGGTGGCGACAGCGGCGGCGGCGCGGCTCTTGGGCGCGTAGCCCTCGCAGCCGTCACGCAAGGCGCCGTTGACAGCGGCGACCAGATGGCCGGCGGTGGCGTCGATGGAGTCGGCGAGGCTGTAAAGATCGCCGATCAGGTCGACAGCGGCGGCGCGCTGATTCAGCGGGTCCAGCCGGGTCAGGGGCAGGACCTTTTCCGCGAGCGCGATCAAGGCCAGGGCGTGAGGGTGAGTCATCGGGGGCATGGGGCGGGGTTCCTTCGGTTCGGGCGCGGCGGCTTAGGCCGCGACAGCGGCCCAGGCGTGGACGGAAAGGGCGTTGATGCGAGCGCAGGCTTGCGCCATGCGCCAGTTAGTGACCTTGCGTTGGGCGACGGTGGCGAGGCGGGCGGCTTCCTTGGCGTCGCCCGCCGCTTGGGCGCGTTCGGCGATCATCAGGAAAAAGCGCGATTGGCGGGCGTATTCGGCCGCGCGGCGTTCGTCGCTCCAGTTGAGGCGGGCGGCGCGGCGTTGGGCGCGGCGGCGGGCCTTTTGCTCTTGGGTGAGGGGCTTGCGCATGTCGGGCGATCCTTGCGGGGGTTGATGACCCCGCCACTCTAGGCGGCGAGGTCTTAACGAAGGGTTACGCGGGGTGGCGGTACAGGTGATCACGTTGCGCGGGCGTCATGGCTTCCCAGCGGGCCGACATGTCGCGGGCGGTGGCCAGGGCGTCGGCCTTGTCGTCGCTGTAGCTGGCGACGGCTTCGCGGCGCTTGTGCATCCACTCTTGAGCGCCCCGGCCGCCCGGCAGGGGGCCAAAGCGCAGGGTGACGCGATATTCGCCCGTCTCGCGCTCGAAAGAGGCGATGATACCGGGGAGGGCGTTCATTTCAGCGAGGGCTTGAGCGCGGGTCATGGGCTTGGTTCCGAGTGCGGCCGGGCGGGATTGCCCGGCCGCAAGGAGACATTAGCGGCTAAACTCTTAACAAAAAGTTAAAGCCAGGAATGTTTCAGCGCATAACCGCCGTCACGGTCCGGCTCGCCATTGCGCGAGCCATGGGGCTTTTTCGTCCCGTTCGGCCACAGGGTGCGGCCCAGGCTGTAAACGAGGTGAAAGCCCATATCCATACCGCACCCGCCGACCTTGATTCCTTGGCGGTCGGCGTCGAAGGTGTCGCCCATGGCCTTCGCGGCAAGCCAGCCGATCGAGCGGACGCCGGGGCGCGTGCTCTTGCGGTAGAACTTGACCTGACCACGGGGCCACGTCACCGACTCCGCGTCGCCCCGGCCGTCGGCGGTGGCCTGATAGGCAATGGTCACGGTGTCGGCGTCGAAACCCGTTACGGTTCCGGTCGAGAAGGCGCGGGGGGCGTTGCGCTCCGGCGGGGTCGCATAGGCTTGAACGCCGATCTTGAAGCCGCGCGCATCGGCCGGCAAGGTGTCGGTTTGGGTGACGGTGACCGGGATAATCAGGTCAATGACCCGCAACATGCCGGAGGTCGAGACGTGGCGGAGCACGGGATAAACCGTGTCGCCCGGCTTGATCATCTTGCGCAGGCTGGCGAGGGCTTCGGCTTGTTCGGCGGCGGTCTTGGCTTTGATCAGGCGGGCCATGGGGAAAATCTCCAGGTGAGGGCGCGGAAGTGCGCCGGCAAAGGGACACTAGCGGATAAAGTCTTAACAACAGGTTAACGCGTACACGGAAAAAGAAAGGCCGCGCCAGGGGAGGCGCGGCCGGAGGGTCCTAGGCTTCGCGAAGGCAACGCTTGAGATAGCGCCGGATGCGGCCAAGGTTGAATTTGTCGATCCCGCGCCGGGCGGCGTCGCGCATGTAATAGGCCGCGCCCTCTTCGGTCAGGCCGGCCGCAACATGGGCGTGAAACAGGATCGAGTCGAACAGGTACGGCTTGCCGCTGTCGGCGCCCAGCCAATCCAGGGCCGTTTCAGGGGCGACGAGGGCGCCGGGCGTCATCCAGGGGTCGCCCGACGAGTTGAACGGGAATCCGGCCTTGAAGGCCTCCAGATAGCGGCGGATGAGGGCAGGAATCGCCTCCAGTTCCTTGACGGTGGCGTCCACTTCGATTCGGCCGTCCGGGTGGACGGTGGCGCGCTTGGCGAACGGCTTGGACGCGGCGGGGCTGGACCACGTGACGGCCTCGCTACCGGCCGGCATGGCGCGGACCATGGCGCGGCCCTTGTCGCTGTAGACGCGCACGTGAGGCGGGGCGAAGGCGTTGATGCGGTCGCGCGTGGTCAGGGTATTCCAGCCGCCCGTGTTGATCTCGACGGCGCCGTTGACATGGAAGGTCAGAACGTCGGTGTCATGCAGGCGCACGCGGCGCACGCCGTCCGACGTCGTGTAATCGAGGGTGTTTCGCGCCGGCTTGCTGGCCTTGACCAGAGTGTCGCGGCGGGCGGCGGGCAGGGCGTCCAGCATGGCGGCTTTCGACAGCGGGGCGCGGGCGTCGGCGGAGAATTGACCAAAAGACACGGTATGGATTCCTTTCACGGAATGGACGCGCCGGGGTTTCCAGCCCCGGCGCCGGGACAACTCGACCCTAGAGGCCAAGTCTTAACAAAAGGTTAAAACAGGTAGACTTTTCCGTCCTCTTCGAAAGAGGCGTTTTGCTCGCTGTAGCGGGCGGCCTTGCTCAGGGCCTCGCCGATCTCGCCGAGTCCGCGATCCCAAAACCCGACGCCATGGCCGTTGCGGGTGTACCAGTAATCGCGGCCGGCTTGGGTTTCGTCATAGTCGCCCGCCGCGCCGCCGTGGTCATAGGCCTTGGCCAGGGTGTCGGCGTGCTCGCGCTTGAAGTTGGCGCAGTCGTTCAAGATGCGGTTGAGGGTGTCGGGCGCGAGGTCGGAAAACCCGACATCGCCCGGAATGTTGCCGTCCGCCGTGCCTTCGGTCAGGGCCTCTTGACACTCGGCGCCGAACCATTCGGCGCGGTCATAGGCCGGCGACGACTCGGTGAAAAACAGGGCCTCGATGTAGCCTTGAGCAAAATCGCTCAACTGATTCCAGGCCAGGGGGTGCGGCCAAAGCTTGGCGGCGGCGGGCGGGGCGACTTGGCCCGACGTATCTAGGACAAATTCCGGCATGGGAAGAACTCCAAGGCCGGGCGGGATTGCCCGGCGGCAAGAGGGACACTAGACGCCATTCCTTAACAAAAAGTAAACGCCCCGGAAAAGTTTTCCGGGGCGTCTGGTCTAGCGCTTGAAGGCCAGGAAGCGGCCGGAGCCGTCGCGCACGCTCTTGACCTGATCAGCCGGGAACATGGCGGCGAAGGCGTCGGCGGCGGCCTTGGCGGTCGGGTACAGCGCCCGTTTCATGTCGGCGTGAAACTGGACGCGCCAGCCGGGGCGGGTCCAGAACACGGCGAAGCTTTCGCGGGCGACTCTCACGCTTTCACCTTGGCGGCGTCGCGGCCGGCGGCCAGGGCTTCGGCGACGCTGTAGAACCCGCCGCACGAGTCGAGCACGTCGCCCCGGCGGTTCGAAATGACGAATTGGTAAACCTCGCCTTCGGCCCATGCGCCGTAGGTGTCGGCGACGCCTTGGGCGGTCTTGAGGTCGGCGGCGGGCCACTCGGCGCGCGCCAGGGCGATGACTCCGACCCGGCCGCTATCCCATTGGGCGTAGGGTCCGGCGCCGAACGGGTTTCCGGCGCCCAGCGCGCCGGCCTTGAAGGTCCGGCCGCTATGGTCCATCACCCATAGCTCAAAGATCGCCCATTCGGAGTCGGGCGCGGCGTTCTCCGCCTCGAAGGCTTGAACGTCCGCGACCGAGTCCAGCAGGCCGGCGGCGGGGTTCGTCCAATGGCGATGCAGGACGACGATTCGCACGCCCTTGTCGCCCGCGTAGGGCTCTTGGGCGCAGTCGTCGATTTCGACCGTGAGAACACGGCCGCGCGAGAGGTTGGCGGTTTCGATAGCGGACATGGGGCAGGGCCTCCAGGGGTTGGACATGGCCCCGGTATAGAGGCCATGTCTTAACAAAAGGTTAAAGGTGTAGCTCGCGCACCGGGTCGGGCGCGGGGTCGCGGGCGGCTTGTTCGGCGAAGCGCGCGACAATGGCCGGCGCGTCCGGGGCGGGGGCGAAATTCCAGCCGCCCGCCTCCCCGTTGTCATAGACCGAAGCGACGAACCACGCGGGCGGCTTGCGGGCGCTCTGGGCGGCTTCGAAGTGTTCGGCGGCGCGGTGATTAGGGCGCCCGGCGCGGGCCATGACGATGAGAGTCGAGCCGCACGGGTCGGGCGCCCACAAGATCACGTCGCCCGCCTCCAGTCCGTCAATGACCTTGGCGTCATGCACGGCGAAATCGTCGTGATAAGCCTTGATGACGGGGGCGGCATGGGTGGCCATAAGGCGCAAGAGGCCGGAATTTCTGGGCATGGGGAAGGCTCCGAAAGAGGGGCGGAGCGCCCCGGCGCGAGGCCGGGGCGCGGGGTTAGAGGTAGGCGACGAATTGGCCCGTCTCGTCGTCATAGGCGACAGCGTAGCCGGCGCCCTTGGACTCGACATAGTAGCGGCCGACGGGGTCGCCTTCGGTGCAGCGCGCGGCGATCTTGTCGGCTTCCTCGCGCGAGGCGACGGGAGTCCAGTGCTCGCGCGGATTCAGGATTTCTTGGGGAATCATGGGTTGCCTCACAATGTCAAAGAGCGCCGGGGGTGGCCCCGACAAGAGGGACACTAGACCCCAATTCTTAACAAAAAGTAAACGGCAAGAAAAATCTCACGGTAACCTTTTGTTAAGAATTGGCTGTCAGATTGCACGGGTCGGGCGCATCCCGCGCCCTTGGAGAACGCCCCATGTACTCAGGACCGCTTCGGATATCGGAGGGCGAACGCTTCGCCCTCGACAGCTACGGGAACGGCGCGGCGTACACGTTCCGCGACAAGACCGGCAAGGAGTCGGTCTGGATGCAGGACGACGACGCGAGCGCCTTCCGCGAGACATACGACGCCCTGCAAACCCTTCTCCCGTCGTTCGGGCCTGACGAAATTCTGGGCATACTCTGGAATGATCACGACTACGGGGCGGCGGCGTCGCCCGACGCGGACGCGTGAGGCGCACTCTGGCGGGTATGGCCGGCAGGTCATACCCGGTAGGGCCTGGGCTCGCCGGCGAGCGCCTGGGCGCGGCTGGGCGCCGGCCGTTAGGGTTAACGCCGGTCTGGCCCGTTAACCATGTTTGTTAACCTTAACGGCCTGGGCCGGGGCGTTAACCTTAACACGCTAAGGGTTAATGAGGCGGGCGCGTTAACCTTAACGAGTGATAGGTTAACGGCCTGAGGGTTAACAAACATGGTTAACGGGCCTTAACCCTTCCCAGGCTCGGCGGTTAACCTTAAGGCGCTCTTGGTAAATGAAACGACGTCAAGTTGAAAAACGGTCGGACGTCAAAACGCTCGCCCGTCGAATCGAAAATGCGCTCGCGTCAAAACGCTCGGACGTCAAAACGGCCGCGCGTTGAGTTGGAAATGCGCCGACGTCAAAACGCCCCCGCGTTCAGAGGAACACGAGGGCGTCAAGAGGGCCGTAAGGTCTCATATATGCGACCTTAGAGGGGTTAAGGGCTCATATATGACGCTTTGGCCGGGCGATACCGGCGGCGCGGGCGCGCGCGGCCGGGGTCAGGCGGGCGGTGGTGGGGCGATCAGCCGCCGTAGCGCCCAGATCGCCCAGGCCAGGGCGATGCAGGCGGCGGAGAGCCAGAAACCGAGGTGGGGCATGGGGTTGTCCGGTAACGGGATCGTGAAGCTGTCACGAAAGCGATGGTCTATGACATGGGCGCGCGGCGCCAGAGCAGGTATTGACACAGGCCCATGGTTGTGCATGCGGCGGCGAGGACGCCGAAGCTCCTCAGGAGAAGCACGCGCCCCCGGAGGTCCTGCCGCTCGACCTGGGCCGGCGGGATGGGCTGAAAATTATGCCCTTTTGGAGCCCATTTCTGGGGTTTTTGGGCAAAAATCCACCCCAAAACGACGAAACGGACGGCGAGGTCGTGGAAGAAGGTGCGGATCGACATGGCGATAAGCCTTTGATTTCGTTGTGGAATAATCCACCTTGTCATGAAACCTACAGTCCGTGACATAGGTCGTCAGGCCGGCGGGACGGGATTGCCGTTGCGGTCGCGGCCAGGGCTGGAGAAGGGGCTCAAGGCCCGCTCCAGGGTCAGGGCCTCGCTGACGTCGTCGCGGTGGAGCTTCCACAGGGTGCGCAGGCCGTAGACCCACAGGCTGATCGCCCAGACGGCCTCCAGGACGTGGTAGACGACGATCGCCAGCAGCAGGAACGGGGCGATGTTGAACAGCAGGCTCATGAGTTCGGCCATCGCCGGCTCCTTGATTTGCCAGGGTCCCCGAGCCACGATTCGCTAGGGTCCCCGAAGGTTGATTTTGGTGGGTCCCCAAGGGTTAATTTCCCAGGGTCCCCGGCTGACGATTCCCCTGGGTCCCCAAGGGTTAATTTCGATGGGTCCCTGGCCTGTTAACCATCGGTGTGTTAAGGTTAACAGGCCCGGACAGGGTGAACGAAGATGGTTAATCAGCCCATCGAGCCGACCTTGCGCGCGCCGAACCGCGAGCGCTTGGACTTGGCCCAGCGGAGGTACTGCGTCATGGCGTCGACTTGGTCATCGTGGGCGCCTTCGGGGAACTGCCCGACTTCGCGGATGAACAGGTCCAGCCACGGCGCCTTGTCGGGCAGGTAGACCTCTTGCGCCTCGATCATCGGGATGACCTCGTTGAAGCGGAACTCCTTGGAGTAGGTGCTGGGGACCTGGATCGCCTCGATCGGGGCCGGCGCGAGCCGGCGCTGGCTGTCGGTCTGGCCCCGCGCCTGGATGTAGGCGGTGCCGTTGCCCTTGTCCTCGACCAGGATAGAGTCGACGTCGAAGCGCTTGGAGATGCGCTCGACCATCTCGATCAGGTCGTTGATCTCGACCTTCTTGCGCTCCTGGTAGATCAGGTAGTGCTTGCGATCGTGGGTCTCGCCCCACACCTGGACGACCGTGTAGTCGTTGCGCGCGCCCTTTTTCTGGGCCGCGTCGACCGAGGTCACGATGCGGCGGAAGTGCTCCTTGCGGTCCGGGATCGGCCGGCCGCGATCGTCAACATGCCCCGCGTCCATGCGCGCCTTGAGGACCTTCGGGTCCAGGTGCGGCAGGTGCTGGTAGGTCTGGAACTTGGACGCGATCGACGTGTCCGAGGCGGCGTCCGCAAGTTGTTGATAAACCAAAGCAAATCTTTGGTACTTCCACTCGGAGCGCTTCCGTTTGAAGTAATGCAAGTCATAGTAGTCCCACAAAACTTCGCCCAGAGCGC